TCTTCTATTAGTTTAAAACAAGGTGCTTCATTATCAATTCGTCCTCAAACATTAAATTATTTAGTAAGTAATACATTTGAAACATCAGGATACACAGCAACAATTTCTGATGTTAGATTGATGAAAACTTTTGAAGGTGTAGGTATTACTGATCCAACAGTAACTGCTTTAAATTTAGCAAACCAAACTACTACTTTAGGTACCTCAGTATCTAAAACTGTAGTTGGTACTGTAATTAATTTAACAGCTACTACTGTAAATACATTATTTGGTACAAATAATTTCCTACAAGCCACTCTACAAATTACTGGTAGAGATAGTGGTGCTCGTTTAACTATTCCTGTAACTGTAACTAAAGCTTAATAAAAATATATAAAACATGTCTTTTGTAAGATTACAACCCGATGATTTTGTAGTAAGCTCTGATGCTATTTCTTCCATTTGTTGGACAACTGGAAGCCCGGCATTAACTTCTTTCTATACTTCCTCAACCCAAGTCAATGGTAGTTCAGGAAACTATTATATAAATGTATTTGATACCCCAACCACTTCCTCAGTTCAGTTTGCTATTGCTTACGGTAATGCAAATGGTAGTGGTAGTGCTAATTATAATAATTTAGTAAATGGTAAATCACCAACAGCAACAATTTATGGTCAATGGCAAGATTTAGTAATTGGAGACGAAAATACTAATTTTGTATTTGGTAACATTACTTCATCAGAATTTTTTGCTTTACCAATTGAAAGAGCTTGTTATAAAGAATCTATTTTCTTAGGATCTTTAACTTTAACTCTTAAAAATCCTTTAAATGCTTCTTCAGGTTCTATTTCATTAACAGACAATAGCAGTTTATATACTACAGGAAATGGTTTAGCAGTTCAATTTACTGAAGCAGGTAGAGTATTTCAATTAGTATCAGGTTCAGCAGGAACAATCAATACAAGCCGGGACTCAAACGGATATACATTAACATCAGGATCTTATGGTTGGTTATTACCTGATATTGGAGCCATTATTTTAAATCCTTTAGCTTTATCAGCTCCTACAGCAAGTGGAGGTCTTGGTTTTGCATATAGTGGATCAGCTTCAGCAACAGGATCTATAGTTACAAGTCCTAATCTGTCACTATTTTCAGCAATTTCAGCATCAGGTTATTTCCAGTTAAATTCCCAAGAAACTATCACTTCAGATTTCGTATTTGTAAGACCAAGAAGCTCAGAATTTAATTACTCAGAAAATCCAAGCTTTATTTCAGGTTCAACAGGTGAAGTATTGTATTCTAACTTCATTAATAATCCTCAAACATATATTACCACAATTGGTTTATATAATGATGCAAATGAATTATTAGCTGTAGCTAAATTATCGAGACCTTTATCTAAAAACTTCACAAAAGAAGCTTTAGTAAGAGTTAAGTTAGATTTCTAATGAATGGGTGCTTACAAACAATTTTTAGCATCGGATATAATCATTACTCCGTTTGAAGTAAATAAATCATTTACTTTTAAGGGAAATGCCTTAACTGGTTCTGATGTTGGAATTGATAGATTTGTAGGAAGTAACATAACAGGTTCCTTATTCAATCCCCTTTCAGATCCAACTACAGGATTTATAACTACTCAATATCAAAGATTAGTTTATAATTCTATTGAGGAATTATATTATTCAAATTATTCAAACAATACCTCAAGCTTTGGTTCACCTGCAGCAACAGCTAGTTTAATACCTGGTTCAGATCCTTCAGGAGATGTTTTTGTAGGACCAGCCTCTTCGGCAGGTAGATATTGGAATTATCCTCAAACAACTTTAACTTTTGAACATTATTTTCCTGTTTTACAATCAGATATAATAGGAGTTTTATCCGTACCTGTAAGATTATTTGGTAACTATATTCAACCAAATTCTTTTATTTGGACAGCAGATAGTGGTTCAATTTATGATGATGGACAGGGTAATTTAATATTCTCTGCCTCAGGAGAAATTTGTGGTAATATATTTTATCCTCACGGAATAGCAGTATTAACAGGAACCACTTATACTAGTGGAGGAACCTATGGTTCAGGAACTTATGGAACATCCTCTTATGGTGATGTTAATCCTGTTTCAGTTTTAAATTTTGTTACCTCTTCTAATGTAACTTGTTCATTTTCCTCTTCATTAACTTTATTTGAAACACAATACAAGTGTACCTCAAGACAAAATGAATTTAATTTTAGTTTAAATCCAACTATACTTTCAGGTTCAACAGATGATGTTCCTTATAGTTTTGCAACAGGTTCTTATTTTACCCCTTATGTAACAACAGTAGGACTTTATGATGAGGCACAAAATTTAGTTGCAATAGGAAAACTATCTCAACCCTTACCTCTATCCCCAGTAACAGACACAACAATTTTAGTAAATATAGATTTTTAATATGTGGTTATACAACGAAAAAGTTATAGAAAATATTGAGGATTTTCCTCAAGATACCTTTGGTTTTATTTACATAGTAACACATAAACCAAGTGGTATTTCTTACATTGGTAAAAAGGTATTATATTACAATGTAAAGAAAAAATTAACAAAAAAGGAACTAGCAGAACAAACAGGTCCAGGCAGGAAGTCAACCACAAAGGTGGTAGCAAAAGAATCGGACTGGAAAACCTATTATGGCTCTGCTAAACCAATTTTAGAACTCATTAAGGATGGTAAACAAGAGGAATTTACCCGTGAAATTTTACAATTGGTTCCTAATAAAAAACTTCTGACTTACTATGAATGTAAGTTTTTATTTAAATATGGTGTATTAGAACATCCTTTAGAATATTTTAACGATAATATTTTAGGTAAGTTCTTCACTAAAGACTTTAATTAAGCTTGGGTAACCAAGCTTTCTTTTTTATATTGTGGTTATGCTCAATCAACCTTTGATAGCATTAGCAAATTCGGTTTTAGGAACCGGAAAACAAACAGCAAGAGGTAATTTTGCTTATCATTGCCCGTTTTGTAACCACCATAAACCTAAATTAGAAATTAATTTTACTGAAAATAAAAAAGGAGAAAATCCTTGGCATTGTTGGGTTTGTGATAAACGTGGTAAAAGATTATCTCAAATATTTAAACAAGTTAGTGCCTCTCCTAAAGCAATGGAGGAACTAAGAGCACTTGTTAAAACTGAAACAGCAGAACGAGAAGCAGTTGTAGCTGAGGCTGTAAATTTACCTAAAGAATTTAAAACATTTAAAAGTATTACTTCCTCAAATATTATAGGAAGACATGCTTTAGCATATCTAAAATCTAGAAATATTACAGAAGAAGATATCTTAAAATACAATATTGGTTATTGCAAATCAGGACCATACAAAAACATGGTTATTATTCCATCATATGATGGTGAAGGTAGATTAAATTATTTTACAGGTCGTTCGTTTGAAAAAGATGTTAAAATAAAATATAAAAACCCATCTGTATCTCGCGACATCATACCATTTGAGTTGTTTATAAACTGGGATATACCGTTTATATTATGCGAAGGACCATTTGACGCAATAGCCATTAAAAGGAATGTAATTCCGTTATTAGGCAAAAATATACAATCAAAACTAATGAAGAAGATAGTAATGTCTTCTGTTGATAAAATATATATAGCACTTGATAAAGATGCTCAAAAACAAGCTTTATCATTTTGTGAACAACTAATGAATGAAGGTAAGGAAGTGTATTTAGTAGATATGAAAGATAAAGACCCAAGCGAAATGGGTTTTGAAAATTTTATTAATCTAATTACAGAAACTTATCCCCTAACACTCTCAGGTTTACTTGAGAAAAAATTATTTTTATGACAAAAATCAAACACACCTACAACCGAATTTTAGAAATTTCGGACGATCACAAACAAGTAACACTCCCTGACGCTAGATATTATAGACGAAATGGCCAGTATTATCCCTCAGTAACCTATGTTTTAGGTTATTATCCAAAAGGAAAACAATTTGAAGAATGGCTTAAAAACATGGGTCGTTCTGCTGACTACATTGTTAAAAAAGCAGCCGAAGATGGAACTAAAGTTCATGAAATGGTTGAAAAATATTTGAATGGAGAAGAATTAAATTTTCTAAACAAATGGGGTGATCCTCAATACGACACAGATATTTGGCAAATGTTTTTACGTTTTGTTGAATTTTGGGAAACATATAAACCTAAATTAATTGAAACCGAAGTTCATTTATTTTCTGATGAATTAAAAGTAGCTGGTACCTGTGATTTGATTTGTGAAATTGATGGTAAAATTTGGTTATTAGATGTTAAAACCTCTAATATGATGCACAACACATATCCACTTCAAACAGCAGTTTATGGATATTGTTATAAAGAATGTTATGGAGTTGATGTAGACAACTATGGTATCCTTTGGTTAAAATCCTCTAAACGTAGACTTAATAAAGAAAAAATGACTGGCAAGGGATGGGAAGTAGTTATGCCTGAACGTTCACAAGAGGAAAATCTAGAAATATTTAAAATGGTTAGGCGTTTGTTTGATATTGAAAATCCTCAGGACGCTCCTACATTCACAGAATTCAAAACTACAGTAAAGAGAGATTTGGAATCCTAACCTGTTTTCCATATATTTATGGCAAACTATATCCATGATTGGACTGATCTCTTTATTAAAAGAAATAGAAGGAACCCCAAAAGCTATTTTTATGGCTGGCCCAGCAGGATCAGGAAAATCTTATATATCTTCTAAATTAGTCCCCTCAGATTTTACAACAATAAATGTAGATGATACTTATGAGGAATTACTTAAATCCTCAGGTATTGGAATGAAATTAGCTCAAATGTCACCTGATGAATTAAAAAAAGCAGGTGAGTTAATGGGTCAAGCAAGAAAAGCTACTGATGTAAAATATCAAGATGCTCTCAAAGATGCTAAAAATCTTATAATTGATAGTGTAGGAGGTTCTCCTAAAACATTACTTAAGAAAAAACAACAATTAGAGGATTTAGGTTACACTACGTTTATGATAATGACTTATGTTTCGCCTATTACCTCACTAGAGCGTAATATGAAGCGAGATAGATCATTGTTACCAAGTATCGTGCTTCGTTCTTGGCGCGATGTAAATAAAAATATAGACACATATAAGCAAGCTTTTGGAGCCGACTTTGTATTATTGAATTTAGATCCTGATGATGCTAATAAAAACTTTGATGAAGAATACATTTATCAAACATTTATTAAACCTTTAGGACAAATAGGTAAAGAAAAATCACCTGAGGAAATAGCAAAATCCAAAGCAGAAACCCAACAAATCTATTCAGATATAAAACAAACTCTTAATACACAACCTGAGTTTGATACTTTAGAATCAGCCCAACAAAAAATTACTAATTTTATAAACAAATGAAGTTATTAAATCTTTTATTAAAAATTTATAAAGAAGAATATGATTTGAATCTTAAAGAGGGTTTAATCAAAACTACTAATATTGGTAAAACTATAAACTTACTCAGAGCATCTTTTGATTTTGGGTTTGAATATCAAAGAGATGATAATACATTTGAAGTAACCTTTCATCAAATTAATAAAAATATTTTAGATAATTTTTTAAAATATGTTAATAATTTAGGTTGGTTTCCTTCTTATATTTCTACTCCAGCATATAAAGGAAAATGGAGAGAAAATACATATGATGATTATTTGTCTAAAATTAGGTTTGAAGCAAAATTTGATGAAGAAATAGTTGAAAAAATACCCCAAATTCTTTATCATATCACTCCAACTCAAAATGTTAATAAAATTTTAAAAATAGGATTAGTACCTAAATCAAGATCAAAAGTATCTTATCATCCTGAAAGAATTTATTTAGGAAAATCTATCGGTGGTATAGAAAAATTAGCTCCTCAAATGAATTTAAGAACTGGAGATAAAAATTTTACAATATTAAAAATCAACACTGATCTAATTCCTGGAGAATATTTAAGATTATATACTGATCCTAATTATAATAAAGAAGCATTTTACACTTTAAATAACATTCCTCCACAAGCAATAGAAAAAATTAAAGACATACAATTATGAAAAAATTAATAGATTTACTTAACGAAATCGAAGAAAAAGACAACAAAAAAGTTGTTAAAGAAGAACCATCTGTAGTAGATGAGGTAGGAAAATTCTTTGTAGTTAAAAAACCTAAAAAAGGTATGACCAAAGAAGATATGGTATATGAAGCTACTGTATTCGATGAAGTAAAAATGGAAGAGGTAAAAGGTGTTTACAAAAACAAATCAGAAGCCAATCGCCACGCCACTGCATCTTTAATGGAATATGAAAAACAACTTCAGGAAATGGAAGCCGCTGTAGAAGAGTTCCGTGCCATGAAGAAAGATATTGAAGCAAAAAGAAAAGAAGCAGCCGAAAAAGTTAAAAGTCTTAAATGATAGATTCTATCCTAGAGATATTATTTGAGGAAGACTACACAAAAACAGTAGCCATTTATGGTGGTGGTTTTAAACCACCTACCAAAGGTCATTTTAATGTTGTTGAAAAAACATTACAAGAATTACCTGATATAGATGAAGCAATTGTTTTTGTTGGTGGAGGAGTTAGAGATGGTATTACCCAAGAAGAATCCTTAACCATTTGGAATATCTACAAAAAATATCTTTCAGATAAAGTTACTATAGAACCATCTGTAGCTCCTGTTAAATCAATTTTAAATTACGCTAAAGAACATCCTGAAGAAAAAGTTTATTGGATTTTAGGTGCTCGTGAAGGTAATGAAGAAGATTTGACAGATATTGCCAACAGAACTAAATCAATTGAAAAATATCCTAACATTGAGGTTAAAGTGATTACCTCCTCAGGTGGTGTTAGTGGTACTAAAACAAGAAAAACCTTATTAGACAATAATAAAGAACAATTTTTCCATCTCATTCCAGATATAGAGGAAAAAGAGGAAATATGGAACATACTTTCTCCAAAGGTTCAAGAATCATTAGAGGAAGGTTTTATAGAAAATGCACAAGAAAATATGAAAAAGTTGCTTTTAGCCATTAAACAAGAAGGCAGAGAAACAAGAGATGCCTTTAAGTTAGTTTTAAAAGCAGCCAAAGGTGAAATCCAACTGACAGACGAACAAAAGAAACAAATTGGAGATCAACTAAAAGATGTTTTGAAAATGGTTGGTTTAGTTAGTATTGCTGTTCTTCCTGGTAGTTTTATTGTTGGAGCTTTAATTAAAATTTTTAAAGCAGAACGTTTAGTATTTCCTTCATCATTGATGAATGAAGACAAACCCTCAGGTGATTCTAATCCTTTAGGATTAAAATATATTGATATTTGGCATGAGGGTCAATACAAAGCTGAAGAAAATAAAACAGAAGAAGCTATAAAATTAATGATTCAAGCTGCTAAAGAAGCTGAAGAATTAGAAAGTATTGGAGAAGCAAATTATTATAAAGGAACTATAGCTTGGTTAAAAAAAGATTATAATACTGTTAACAAATACATTAATGATAAATTTGTTAAATCAACAGGTAATGATGAAGTATTAAAACGACTTTTAAATAATAAAGATAAATCTTATAAAGAGGCATATAATACTTCTATAAATGAAGTTGGAGAAGCAAGTGCTAAAGTTTATCCTTTTTCTTCTGATAAAGATCCTAGTGAAATAATAAATTTAGCTAAAAACTTTTTTAGTAAAGGAACCTCATCTAAAGTTTATCAACGAGTTTTAACATATACTTTTTCTACAGATAAAGCCGATTACGTTGTTAAATTTAACATAGAGGTAGAACGTCAAACATATGTAAACTTCTCTAAAAACCCTGATTGGAAACCAGGTCCTCCATATAAAACATATGCTTCTGTTGGTTTCAATATTGAGGGAGAGGAAGAAGATAAAGATACTAATTTAAATGAACAGTTTTCTGTTTTATCTACAGTAACAAAAATTATTTTTGATTTTATTGACAAAATAAATGAAGCTGAAGGTAATTTAGTGTCATTAGTAATTGCTCCTAAAAGTGATACTGGTGAAGAATCATCATTGAATTCTAAACGAGGTAGATTCTACACAGCATACATTCAAAAGAATTTATCCAAATACCCAGAATATAAAACCAGAGATGGTAAAAATAATTCAGGGGGTGAATATGTAGAAATTTATAAAACAAACAGTGTAAATGAATTAGAAGAAGGTAGAAAAAAGAAACCTGATCCTAAAAAAGGAACAGGCAAAAAACCTGAAGGATCAGGTCGTAGATTATACACAGATGAAGATCCTAAAGATACTGTTAGTATTAAATTTAAAACCAAAGAAGATATAGTTGATACTTTAAATAAAAAACAATTTAAAGCTAAATCACATGCTCGTCAATCTCAAATTATTAATTTAATTCATCAACGAGTAAGAGCCGCTTATGGTAAAGCAAAAGATCCTGAGGTAAAAGCAAGATTAAAACGTGCTTTAGATTATATTGAGTCTCGTAAAGAGGCATCAAAAGAAAAAACAGAACGTTTACGTAAAATGAAAGAAGCATCCGACCCACAAGCAGGAACAGCTTTACCTTATGGTTCAGGATTTGCTCCTGTAAAAGAAAGTTACCAATTTAAAGTTTCCGATAAAAACTATGATGAAGAAGATAATTCTTTAATTTCAGTTGATTATAAATTTTCTACCCCAGATAATGATTATAGAGTTGAATTTTATTCAGGTGAATACAATCCTGAAGCTAAAATATTTGATGTTTCTTTTGGAATAGACAAATATGGTTCTAAAATTGATACTTTCCAAATGACAGGTGAAGGTAATGCTTTAAGTATTCTTAAAACTATTGTTGATATTATTAAAGATTTTACAAAACGTTTTGAAGTAAATAAGTTAGTTATTGATCCAACAAGCGAAAAACGTGGAAAAATTTATTCAATGATATTAAAATCATTACCCCCAGACATCTTAAATAAAGTAGAACTTATAAATGAAAATGATTTATTTGGTTTAAATAAATTGGATAAAGATTTTGTAAAAGAATCCAAAGAATTAAACGTTCAAGATTTAGCTTATAAACAAATACCAGGACTATTAGAAAAAGGAATTAATTATGGATTAGCCCATTTTAGAGGATTCATGAAATCTTCTTACAAATGGAGTGGTCCAAAGGATAGAAATGATTTTTTTGATTTTATAGAAAATATAAAAGGAGAAATAAAACGAGTTCCTTTATCATCTATAAAACCTTCTCAATCAGGTAATGATTACAAAAATTCCTCTTCAGAATATGAAGCAGAAGAATTTCAAAAAATATTAGATGGAGAAAAAAATATAGAGGATCATAGGAAAGAAGATTTTTATCCTATATTAGTTAATAAAAGAGATAATAAAATATTAGATGGAAATCATAGACATTATGCTTTATCAGCAATAAATTCACCCTATGCTGTAGTATTATATGTAGATGTTCCTAAACAATATATAAATGAAAAATCAGATCCTTTTGGTTTAAATAAATTTGCAAAAGACTTTGTAAAAGAAGTTTTTGAAGAAACTTGGAATCCCAAAGACTCGTTCGTATCTTTATCCGTATTTATGAAAGACAATGGAATGAACATAACCCCATTGCCTAAAATTAAGGTTATATCAGACGACAAAGAAAATGCGTCGCATCTTTTGGGTAAGACTGCTTACTACAATCCAGCAGATAAGTCAATTACTCTTTATACCTTTGGAAGGCACCCAAAAGATGTTTTACGCTCTTTTGCTCATGAAATGGTTCACCACGAACAAAATCTTAATGGTACTTTAGGAAATGTTAGTACTACTAACACAAATGAAGATGGTCATTTAGATAAACTTGAGAGAGAAGCATATGAAAAAGGTAATATCATGTTTAGAAATTGGGAAGATAGTATTAAGAGTTCAGTAAATGAAATATATTTTTTAGATATTCCTAAATTCAATTATCCTAAAACATTTGTGGATAAATTACGTAAATCCTTAAATGAAATTACTTTATCAAAAGATAATGCTGTGGAAATAAATGGAGATTTAACTAATGGAAAATTTCAAGTAGGAGATATAATATATGTGTATTCTATAAAAAATATACCAAATCCATATAAAGATGAAGGGGAATTTTATAATGTTTCTTTTTATCCTGAAGATAATATAATTTCTGAACCTTTAGAAGGAAAAGAAAATTATGTTAAAATTTTATCAACAATGTTCAAAATAATATCTGATTTTTCCGAAAAAGAAAAACCAAAATATATAGGAATATCATCTATGGATAACGACAACAATAAAAATTACCATAGAGTATATGCCAATTTAACAGATAATAAATTTAACAGAATACCAGGATACTTTAGAAAAGATGTTAGTCTAGGATTTGATACTCCTCAAGGAAAAGGTAGATTTGTAGTATTAAAAAGAAAAGATGTATAAACTTAAATTAACAGACATATACAAACAAATTAAAGAAGAGGAAACACAACCTCAATCAGCTCAACAATATACAATTTATTGTGATATGGATGGAGTTATTGCTGACTTTGATAAACGATTTAAAGATTTAAATCCTGAACATTTATCTGCTGCCCAATACCAAACAAAATATGGTATAGAAAAGTTTTGGGATTTTATAGATGAAGAAAATAAAGTAAAATTCTGGGTTGGTATTCCTTGGATGCCTGATGGAAAAGAACTTTGGGATTATATTAAAAAATACAAACCAACCTTGTTATCAGCCCCTTCTAAAAAACCACAATCTCGTTTAGGAAAAAGATTATGGGTTAAAAACAATATTCCAGGAACTCCTTTGATTTTAGCAGCAGCTGATAAAAAACAGAATTATTCTGGAGGAAATAAAATACTTATCGACGACAGAAAAGATAATGTTGACCAATGGCGCTCACAAGGTGGTATTGGGATAGCACATACCTCTGCTCAAGATACAATTAAACAATTACAAAATTTAGGATTATAATTATTATGTATAGATTAAGAGAAAATGAAGAAGATGCTCAATCAAGACTTGCCCTTGATTTTGACATTATTTTAACACCAAAAACCAGTGTTGAAGATGCTGTAAAAGCTTTAGAAAACATTGATAACTATGGTGCTTATGTTTCTAATATGAGAAATAAAGCATCAATTGAAAAAGCAATAGAAATGCATTTTGGAAACATGGATGATGAAGGTAAAAAAATATCACCTGCCAAAAAAGCATCTATTGAAAAACAAAGAGGTGAAAAATTTCCTGTTAAAACAAAACAAGCAATTGATGATTTAGTTAAATCATTAACCAGCAAACCAAATCTTTTAAACTATACAGTTAAAGGTAATACTCTTGTTTTCCCTAAAGGAAAAAATCCTTCAAAAGATGTAACCAAAAAAATAATCAAAACTGTAATGGACAATGCTGATATTACTTTTTCAGTAAAAGAAAAAGAATCAGTAAGTGAAGATGCAATTACAGATAAAATTAAATCATCTTTTATGTACCAAGTTACTGGTGGTAAAAAAGGTGAGCCAATGTCTGCTGGTAAAAAATTACCTGCTAACACTAAAATTAAAAAATCTGAACTAAAAGAAATTATTAAAAATTTCAACAAATAATGAAAAACCAATCAGTTTTAAAAAAAGAGTTTAAACAGAGAGATGTTCAACGTCTCCGTAACCTTGTTCAAGGCAAGTACGGAGAAAAATCTACTGTTGGAACTGGTTATCAAAAAGCAAAAGAATTTCATTCCGAAGGTGATGTTTGGGAAGAGGATGGAAGAACTTGGACTATTAAAAATGGTTTAAAACAAAACATTACTAAATTAGATAAAGCAAAAGAAGGCATTGTATTGCCTTTGTTTTGTCCTACTTGTTCTCGTACAATGAAACCACATTTGGACAAAAAATGGTTTGTAATGTATGGACACTGTTTTGATTGTCAAGTGGATTTTGAAGCAAAACTTAAAAAAGAAGGAAAATTAGAGGAATTTGAAAAACAAGTAATAAATGACCATTTGGAAGGTACTATCAATGATTTTGAAGCATGGTTTGATGAATTAATTAATTCAAAAGACCAATTCATTACAGAGACAGGCGATATTGAAAAATGGGATGGTTCCGGTAAAGAGCAGTTGTTAAAATATAAACAAGAAGCATTAGAATATTTAAACAAACAACGAAAAGAATAATGGAAATTACAATGATTACAACCATTCTTGTTGCTTTAATTACAGCCGTAATTGGTCCCGCTGTTTTAGAATGGGTTAAAGCAAAATTGAGAAAAAATGAAGACAAAGACTCTTCAGTAAAAGAAGCAATTGATGTCAATGAATTAGTTGACCATCAATTAGATCAATTGTTAGAGGAATTAGGTTGTGATCGAATTTGGGTTGGACAATTTCATAATGGTGGTCATTTTTATCCTACAGGAAAATCAATCCAGAAATTTTCTATTTTCTACGAAAAATTAACCCCAAGTACCTCAGCAATCCAACATATATTTCAACAAATACCTGTTTCATTATTTCCAAAAGCTTTATCTAAGCTTTACAAAGATGGAGAATTGGCTGTTGTAAATTACAATACTGATGAAACTTATGATTTAAGTATGTTTTCTAAAGACTATGGAACCAAATCTTTTTATATGTTAGCCATAGATGATTTGGACGAACATTTCATAGGAGTAATGGGAATTGCATTCAATGATAAAGAACATAAATTATCCAAAGAAGAATGGATATTTATACGACAGAAAGTAGGGGCGATTGGTTCCCTTTTAACAGACTATTTATACAAGAAAAAATGAAAGACATAAACAAAATTAAAGAATTTTTCTCTAAACCTTTAGAAGAAGCAAAAAGAGATATTGACAAGATTAAAAAACAATTAGATGCTTTAGGTGTTAAATATGAAATGTCAACCACTGATAAAGTTAGACCATTTAAAGTGATTTACAAACCAGTTAATAAATCAGATGAATTTTATGATAAATTTGAAGACATTGTTGATTTATTTAACTTAAAAAGTTTTGTAAAATCATCAATGAATGAAGCTAAAAAAGAAGATGCCGTTGATACAATTACAATGGATATTCCTTTATTCCTTCGTATGTTAGAATATTCAAGAGAAGATGCCTCTCAAGACATGGATTTACATGATGTTACCGAAAAAGCAAATAAATTAGGTAAAGAAAGAGGTATTTTATCCATGGAAGACTATGAAGAAATTGTAGGTGCTGCCGAAGATATTAACGAACTTTCAGATTATTTTAAACGTAGAAAAGCCCAAGACGATTACGCTGTTAATAAAAAAGACAAACCAGCAAAACCTTATAATCCCAACTCTTCAGGCAAAACAGACTACATGAAGCGTAGAGAAAAAGAATTAAATGAAAGAATTTCCGAAGCATTAAATAAAATCAACGAAGAACTTTGCCCTGCTGGTAAAGCATACATTAAAAAAAGAAAAGCAGCTGGTGAAAAATCATCTGCTTACCTTTCAGGTCGTGCTGTAAAAGTATGTAAAGGCCAAATGTCAGGTAAAGCTAAGAAAAAATAATGGACTTAATTAGATTACAAGAATTAGTATCTGAATCATTACGCGACTGGTTTAAAAAAGAAGACTGGGTGCGTATTGATACTCAAGGTAACATTACTGGTCCTTGTGGTACTATGAAAAAGGGTCAAGCAACAACTCGTTGCCTACCTCGTAAAAAAGCTCAATCATTATCTAAAAAAGAAAGAGCGGCAACTGCCCGCAAAAAAGTAGCTGGTTCTAAAAAAGGAGAACAGTTTGTAAAAAACACAGAAAAAGCAGAATACAAAAAAGGTACATATCATAAAAAATAACATATTTATACACATATATTATGAAAAAATTTGACTTAAAAAAGATGATAGCTGAAAACAAGGCTACATTCTTTTCTTCCTTGAACGAAGGATACGATGAATTCAAAAGAGCAGAAAAAGGCTCTAAAGATGTAACCGCTAAAGACAAAGGCGAAGAAGAAGTTTACGGAGCCGGAGTTAAAAAAGGTGAAGAAATCGAAAAGAAAAAAATGAAAGAAAATTTAGATTCAAGTTATGACGATTTATATGATTTTGTAGACCAAAAAATGGTTGAAGGTGATGAAGAAGCCGAAATGCTATTAAACTCAAACCCAAGTTATGATGATTTATATGATTTTGTAGACCAAAAAATGGTTGAAGGTGATGATGAAGCAGAAGCATTATTAAATAAAATAAATAATATTAATGAAAATAAATCTTCAAAAATGAAAATGTCTGAATTAAAAGCCAAAATCAAAGAAATGGTTTTAGCTGAAATGACTTTAGATGTTGATAATATGGAAGATGCCCCAGAATCAGAAGTTGATTTCTTGACTGAATTAGAAGCAATGTTAGATGAGGCTGATAAAGACACAGAAAAAGATACAGCCGAAACCGATGCTGATGTAACAATAGACGATACAGAAACTATTGATACTGAAACAACAACCGAAGTAGATCCTAATGTAAAAGCAGTACAAGATGCTTTAACACAAGCTCAAGCAGCTGCTCAAAAATTAGGTGATAAAAAATTAACAGATCAAATTGGTAACACAATTACCTTCTTCACTCGTACTCACGTTGTTGAAAAACCAGGTGGAGCAGTAGCAGAAAACTTAAATGAAGGTAGAGCAACTTTACCAAAGTTTAAACAATATTTCAAAATCATGATTGAAAACCAACCAAATGATGTTTTAGATTTAATTATGGATCTTCTTGAACATGATGGTAAAAATTTTGATGAATGGACAAGTAATATTGCTGATGATATAATAGATACTTTAGGTTAAAATAAAAAGATAATAATAAACCTTTAGTTAATGAATCAGTATTCCCAATGTTAAAGAAAATTTTAAAATAAAAGTATATGAACACACAAGAAATCTTTGAAAAAATTGAAGCTCTTTATGAGACATTCAAAGCAGAACATGCTGGAAAATCTAAAGCAGCTCACGGTCGTGCTAGAAAAGTCCTAGGTGAAATCAAGAAATTGGTAGCCGAATACCGTAAAGCCTCTATTGACGAGGACAAAAAGTAATTAAAATGGCCAAACGCGATTTAACCCCAGAGGAATTAGCTAAAGTTGAAGCAAAAATGAAAACTTTTATGGCTAATAAAGACTCTTGGGTTAAACGCTATGGTAAAGACGCAGAAAAAGTAATGCGAGGTCGTGCCATCACAAGCGTAAAAAAAGAAACCGAAACAATGAATAAACAAAAATTAAAAGAATTAGTTAGAAAATCTTTAATGAACGAAGCCGATATTGAAGTTGGTGCCGAAGAATATTTTGGAGAAAAAGACTTATCCAAAGCATCAATGATGTTGGACGATCTCGAAACAAAATTAAAAAATCATGATTGGTTTTATATGATGTCTGATGATAACAGAGCTTATACTAAAGGCTCTTTAGAACAACAATCCATCAGAAACATTATGAAATCTCTTGAAGACATGGGATATGGTGAGGATGCAAAATCACTCTTCAACCAATATGCTCCTAATGGTCCAGGAGGAAGTACCTTAAAAATGAAAGAAGCTAAAGGTAAAGACATGGATAAAGATGGAGACATCGATTCAGATGATTACTTGGCTGCTCGTGATGCTGCTATTAAAAAAGCAATGCAAAAAGAAGACATTGATTTAGGTCACGAAGACAACGAACCACATATGATTAAAGGCGAATTATACCAAATTGGTAAATACGCTATGGAATTATATGCTGCTTTAGAAGAATTAGAAGAAATGGGTGGTGAATATGATTTTCCTGCTTGGTGGCAATCAAAAATTACTACAGCCAAAAACATGATATCAGGTGCTAAACATTATTTAGAATTTGAAATGAATGAACCAAAAATTGATGCTGCTGTAGATGCTTTAACAGGTGAAGAATACCATGAAGGTGAGCCAATGATGGAAAAAAAGTTAACCAAAGCAGAAAAAGCCAAAAAAGAAGATATAGTTAAAGGAATGAAAAAAAGCTTTAAAGGTGATGAATCAGCAATGTATGCTATTGCCACTGCCAAAGCTAAAAAAGTAGCTGAAACTTTAGCTAAAAAACTAAAAAATGACTAAAGACGAGTTAAAAGAAAAAATCAAAGTACTTGTTCAACAAGTATATAAACCTGATACTCTACAGGTACAGGATAAAATTTCTTTAGATGCTCCCAAATTTCCAGTTTTAGAAAAATTCCCTACCTTAAAACAAGTTATTGTTAATTTATTAACAAACCAATACGAAATATTTGTAAAAGACATTCAATGGGTTGCTCCAAAGCCAACTACTTTCCGAGTTATACTTGCCAATGGAGAACCTTTTACGTTAATTTATACTCCAAGAAGCTGGGTGGCTCAAGTAGAAGGTAAAAAATACTACTTGTTAAACTTAAGCGAAGAAGAATCAGCAACCGAAGCCATTTCAAGAATATTAGCCTATGGGACGCAAGAAGAAACCACACCAGAAGAAGGATCAGCAGGAGGAACCGAAACAGGCGGTGAAACAGGCGGAGGTGAAGAAGAAACTCCTGCACCTGAAGAAACACCATCAGCTTAATTATGGACGCCTTAGATATATTTTTCAAAAAGTTCTCTTATAAATTCCCTAAAGGATACCCTGACATGAATAATGAACAGGATAGAGTATTATTGGTAAATTTATTAGAGCAAATAGGATTCCCTACTTACAATACTATTATAGTGAAAGAATCAGCCCAAGACATTAAAAATGTTCTTATTGATGCCGGTTACAGTCCTGAAGATATCGTAATCAAGAGCAGTAAACAAATACGTTTATTAACAAAAGGTAATGAACGTAAATCCACTATGGATAAACTTGTTCAAGATTTAGGTTATATTTATGACCCTAATTTTAAAGGTTCTTCTTTAGGAGCTATTATAGCAGATGACGGAACAGCCATTATTGTTAAGCCAAAAGAAAAACAAGGTACTGGTTCTGCTGGTTTAGATAATGAGCAAATGTTGGTTGATTCTATTAATCAATATACCGAAGAAGGTCCTATTAAAGTAGTATTTAAAGGAAGTAATAAAACTATTTCTTTTGATAATGTAACCAAAGCAAAATCAGTAGGAACAGCAACAGCAGGAAATAAAAAATCAGATGTAGCTCTATATTCTGGTGATAAAATAATTGGTAATCTTTCTCTTAAAAAGGCAAATGCCTCTATGTGGGAAAGTGCTGATAAAAGATACAAAGAATTAGTTAACAAACTTTCCGAAAAATTAATAAACAATCCCTTTCCTACTATTGGATTAAGAGAAACAGATAAAAAAGATATTTATCGTTTATATAATCCTAAAACAGGAACAGATTTAAGTGGAATTATTATTACAGATCTTCCGGACAATGAAAATGAATCAATTGTTTTTGGAACCGATGATCCTAAAGTTCAAGTAATTAAACATACATTCCAACCAAATGATTTTTCTTTCAATAATGGAGTTCTAACAATTAATTCAGGCACTACATTTACTGATTTATCTGATATTGAAGGTACAGAATATGAACCTATTTTAGTTTTAAGACATGATGTTACTCGTACAGCAAGTAAAGGTTTAAGACCAATTGTTTACAATAAAAGCCATGGATACAGAGATGGTGAAATAAAAGGATCTCAAGCCGAGTTAACTTATGATCAAGCTATCTCTTAATATTTATAACTATGGATTTAAAAAAATTAATTAAAGAAGTATTAGAGGATAAAGATTGCTGCAAAGCAAAAAAACCTACTAAAGCGCCTATATTAAACGAAAGCTTAGCTCCGCATGAGATATTGTCTGAGGGATTAAAATATCATATAGACAATAAAAAACCGCTTACCGAGCATGTTTACCGTGCTGGTTCAACTAATTATTTCCATTTATGGGCTGAAGCCAGAGCACTATATTCTCGTGGTATTCTAGATTTTTCAGGTGATGATTTAGCAATTTTAACTGAAACCCATTTAGGTGAATTTGGTTACATAACTGAAATAGAAATAGGAGACAAAGTTAAAGCATCTAAAGAATATGGTGGATTATCAGGTGAGGTAGTAGATATTAGAGGTTCTTTTATTGTTGTTAAAACAAAAGAAGGAAATCAATCATATCATGAATCTGATTTAAAAGTATTAAACAAAGAAGCTAAAAAAGTTCCATTAGATTTTATAATGGAAGAACTAGAAGAAGAATTAGACGAAGCTAAATCTAAACCAAAAAAGAAAAATCCCCCAATTGGAAAACCAATGCGTGGTGGTTCTAAAAAGTTTTATGTTTATGTAAAAGCACCTGGTGGTAAAATTAAAAAAGTATCATTTGGTCAAGCAGGTATGTCTGCTAAAATTAATAACCCTGAAGCACGTAGAGCATTTGCTGCTAGACACGATTGTAAAAATAAAAAAGATAGAACAAAAGCATCTTATTGGTCTTGTCGTTTACCTCGTTATGCTAAATTATTAGGATTAAAGTCTAATTTTTCAGGATTTTGGTAATGATTAAATTTTCAAATATATTAAATGAGGTAAAAAAAGTTAAAGAAACTTTTGAAGAATTTGCTGGAATTAGAGGTAAAGGTGCTGCTAAAATAGCCGAAAATGCAGAAAAAAAAGGTGGTTTAGCACTTTTAACTTGGCACCATTTTAAGGTGAAAGCTCCCTACTACAAAAAAGCAAATGAAGGTAAACTTGATTTAAAAGAAGCCGAAAAAGAATTTAAAGAAACATATAAAAAAATATCCTTAAACATGAGTCAAATCGAATTTCAAAGAGAGGTTGGTCGTTTAGAGGTTTTAGGTGAGCTTTTAATTAGAAATAAAAAGTGATTAAATTATTAGATATATTAAGAGAAGCTAAACAAGCAGGTACTTTATATCATTATACAACAATATTATCTTTACTTAAAATACTTGATAGTAATGTTCTAGGTGATGAAAGTCTTGGAAAATACGCTACAGTTTCTCTCACCAGAGATAAAAATTTTCATAAGAGAACTAGTATAATACCTACTGAATGTTGTATTGTTATAGATGGAGATAAACTTTCAAATAATTATAAGATTGTTCCTTACCAATGGAATGCAGCACATTTTAGTGGAAAAAAATCCACAGATACTGGAAAAATTGAGGACCAGATGGAAGAAGAAGTACAAGGTTCAATCAAAGGAGTTAGTAAATATATTAAAGAAATTATTATATATGAACTAGAACTTGATCCTTTACCATTTGATGATGATTTTACTTATGAGGCATCTAAAATAATTGATAAACCTAGTGATGAAATAACAGCAAATGATATTATTGAATGGATTGAAAAAAAGGGATATAAAGTATCATTAGCATAAAATATATTAACATGATTAAATTATTAGAAGTATTAAACGAATCTCCTCAAAGCAGCTATCCTCCCTACATGTATTCTCCTATTGGGTTTGGATGTCATGTATGTAAATATCATTACATAGAAGAAGGAAAACATATGTGTTCCAACAAATACTATCAAGAATACATTTCAGAACAGTTTCCTGATTTAGAGGATCCTGCTGAATTAGTAGATAATGAAGGTAATCCGATTAAAGATCCTTCAAAATGGTGTTCAAATTGGTTTATGCCTAAAGGTAAATGAGACCTTACATAGACTTAGAGGTTACAGATTCTTATATTATTCGTGAATTTAGCGAAAATATAGACCCTATAGAATTACTATGGCATCGTGATGATGAAAACAGAACAGTTGAAATAATTGGTGAAACAGATTGGAAATTACAATTAGATAATCAATTACCAACCTCTATAAATCAACCCATATTTATACCAAAACACGAATGGCATCGTGTTATTAAAGGAACAGGAACACTAAAATTAAAAATATACAAATCATGATTTTAACAGAAGAGATATTATTACTTCAAAAAAGAGCAGGCATCATTACTGAGGCCGAATACAAACAAAAACTTTCAGAAGTTGATGTTGAAGATGAAATGTTTGCTGCAATGAAATCTGTAGCCAATATGATAGATACAGGTGCAGATAAGGTAAAACCTTCAACAAAAGATGGTCAACTACAAGAGGTTGGTGCTTTAACTTTAGGTGCTTTAGTAACTGGTGCTCCTGGATTACTTTCTGTTTTGGGTAAAGGTGCTAATTTAATAGGAAAAGTATTTGGAAAAAATAAAAACAAAGTTGGTGAATTTTTAAAGAAAAAAGGACATCAATTAGAAGAATATTATCTTGAATCAATTGGAGGTTGGCTAAAATCAGCTTATCCTTCAAAATACAATGATCAAGATCCTTTAGACAAAACAACTCCTTTATATGATGCTGCCCATAAAATTTATGGATCTCTTTTAATAGGAGCAGCCCTAGTATCAGGATACGAAGCAGGACAAGCATCAGGAATAGTACAAAAAGGAGTTGAAGGAGGTTTAGCTCTTCTTAAAGGTAAAGAAGTAATTGATATTGCTCAAAAGATAGCTGCTGCTTAACTTATAGACCGATTCATAGCTTCTTATATATTTTATATATTTATAATAAAATACAATGATAGGAATCTATAAAATTACAAATCCTGAAGGTAAAATTTATATTGGTTTATCTAAAAATATTGAAAAACGTTTTAAAAATCATAAAAATTTATAATTTAATAAAAATAACTATTTTAGAAGGAGATGGATGGTATTTTCAAAGAGACAATGAATTACCTTTTGAACTTAAAGAAGGAGTTGACATATTTATACCAAGATTAGAATGGCACCGTGTTATTAAAATAAAAAGAAAACTAAAATAAAAATAGAAAAATGAAATACTCAGAATTAAAACAAATTATTAAAGAAGAAATCCAAAAAGTTTTAAAAGAAAATTCTATAAAAAAGGATATTAATTATGATGAAGAATATCAAAAAATTCGACAAGAAATAATGGATGATTGGGGTTTAGTAGATGATGATATGGATGATGAAGAAAATGAGAATGATGTTAACAGGGAGGCTGATGAAATTTTTTATGAAAAATTTGGAATAAACTTTTCAGATTTATAAATAATATTTACAGGCCGATTCATAGCCGGTCGCCCTTAATGGGATAAAATTATGATAGCTGTGGCATCTCCAAAAAAGATGCCACTTTTAATTTAAAAACAGGTGGTGGTCTGATGGGGTTTTCATATATTTATAATAGAATAATATGATTAGTATATATATTTTAGAAAAAAATAATATTCCTTTTTATGTAGGAAAATCAAAAGATCCTATAAGAAGAAAACATAGACATAGACAAATATATGGAGATGATATTGTTTTTTATGTAATAGATAAAGTAGAAGAAAATAATTGGAAATTCTGGGAATGTTATTGGATAGAACAATTTAGGCAATGGGGATTTAATTTAACTAATAAAAACAAGGGTGGAGGAGGGCCTACAAAATGGACAGATATTCAAAAAGAAAATATTAATCCCTCTCGAATTAATGAAATAAAAAATAATAAAGATAGAGGAATAAAAATTAGTAAAACTTTAAAAGAAAGAAACCATTCTCAATATTATACACAAGAGGTTAAAAATAAAATTAGCATAAAAAATCAAAAACCAAGACCATTTACTAAAAAACACATTGAAAATATGGGTATAGCTAAACGAAAACAAGCCACTCCTGTACTACAGTACGATTTAGAAGGTAATTTTATTAAAGAATGGGAAAGTAAAGGACAAGCCGCCCTTTGGATAAAAGAACAAACAGGTAAAACAAGTAATTTGGTTTCTCAAATAAAAGATTGTATATTAGGGAGACAAAAAACCGCTTTTGGATATAAATGGAAATATAAATAATAAATAATATGGATAAATATAATAAAAAAATTGTAATTGTTGGAAGTGGAGTAGCGGGAGCTAACGCTGCCACTAAATTAGTAGACAATGGATACCCCGGTCATCTGATAACAATGATTGATATGGGTAATGATCCTTATGAGCGTAAACCTGAAGAAGTAATGACAGGTTGGCTAGGTAGTGGAGGGTGGAGCGACGGCAAATTAACTTACCATACAGCAATTGGAGGTCAATTATCTAAATATGTTGGTGAAAAAAAAGCAATGGAATTAATGGATGAAGTCATTAATAACTTCAAACGTTTTCACCCTAAACCAGAGGAAGTACAATGTTCAAATCCAGAGGAAGAACCAGAATTTATTAAACCATATTTCGGATTAAGACTGTTTCCTGTTTGGCACGTAGGAACTGATTACCTACATGAAATTGGAAAAAATTGGTATGATTATTTAGTTTCTAAAGGTGTAGAATTTATTTGGAATGAAAGAGTATTTAAAGTTGATTTTGAGTCTCATTTAGTATATCGTACTGTTGATGGAAAAGAAGGTCATTATGCTTTAGAATACGACCAACTTATTTTTGGAGTAGGTAAATCAGGTATTGACTTTGCTCAATCAATCCAAGATGAATATCAATTAGAAACAGAACCAAAATCAGTTCAAATTGGAGTTAGATTTGAAGCACCACAACACCATTTTCAAAAATTAATTGACATTTCTTATGATTTTAAATTGTATCGTAAATTTGAAGATAAAGGTGTTTCATTACGTTCGTTCTGTACTAACAACAATGCTGCTTATGTTGCTGTAGAGGAAACTTATGGTGATTTGTCTTATAATGGCCATGCTAAAAAAGATCCAAAATATAGAAACGATATGACTAATTTTGGTATTTTGATGGAAATCAATGGAATTAATAATCCTTTTGAATGGTCACGTAATGTTGTAAATAAACTACAATTTGGAGGTAGAGGTTTGTATTATTCTCCCTCTCGTACTCCTTCTAAAACATCTGAAGGTGAAGAAGTTAATGCTTTCCAAATTGATTTTTTACATGGTGTAAAAGAAGTTATGGGTGAATATTGGAATTATATAGAGGATTTTATTGAGGATATGAAAAAAGTATTCCCAACACTTAAAGATGATTGGGGAGTTTATATTCCTGAGGTAAAATATCTTTCACCTGAACCCCTAGTTTATCCAAGTGATTTAGCTCTAATTGATTACCCAGATGTTCATTTTGTTGGTGATGCTTTATCAGCAAGAGGAATTACAGTAGCCGGAAGTCAGGGAATATTATCTGTTTCTAAACTAATTAAAAAAGAGGATGCGTGGGATAATATCCATGGTGATATAGTTCATTGGTAAAATTTGGCTTTTTAAAATAAATTTATTATATTACAGTTATGAATACGAAATACGAACCAAGTAAACGACTGAAAAAAGCAGATGGTACTATTGCTTATGTTTGGGATGGTAAACTACATAATTGGGAAGGTCCTGCTTTAATTCCTGAAGGCAACGAACGTAAAAGAGAATATTATATTCATGGTATTCAATATACTGAAGATGGTTGGAAAGAAGCAAGACGTAATCGTGAGGGATTACCATGGTTTAAAAATCCATCAATTACAAATTCAAGAACAGCTGGTTAATTATGAAAATAGGATTATGTGGAACAATGAGTGTAGGTAAAACTACATTAGTAAATGCTTTAAAGCAATTACCTGAATTTGCAGATTATAATTTTGCAACTGAACGTTCAAAGTATTTACGTGATTTAGGTATTCCATTGAATACTGATTCGACATTAAAAGGTCAAGTTATATTTTTGGCAGAAAGAGCTGCTGAATTAATGAATGAAAATATCATTACTGATAGAACAGTTATTGATGTTATGGCTTTTACTAAAGTAGCTCAATCAATTAATTACTATGAGGCAGAAACTTTTTGTGATTTAGCTAAAAATCTACTTCATGAATATGATTATATATTTTATGTATCTCCTGATGGTGTTGAAATGGAAGATAATGGAGTAAGAGAAATTGACTTGAAATACAGAGAGCTTATTGATAATATTATTCAATTAAATTTAGAAAAATATAAACTTCGTATTAAAAACCTTGCTGAAATATCAGGAACAACTGAAGAACGGATTGAAAAAATTAAAGAGACAATTTTTGGTTGATATTTATAATCATGAGAAAATCTGATTTAAAAAACGAAATCAAAGAATATATCTACGAAATATTATCTGAAGTAACAATGGTTGGTCCTGATACAGAACTTTCTGATATCCCTTCTATAGCCAAATCAGAAAAAACAAATCCAACAACAGTTAAAGCAGCAATTGATCAAGCTAAAAAAACAAAACAAGCAGTTGCTGTAGCTGAATCTGATGATGAAGATAGAGAACCTACCAAAGCAGAATTAGCAAAAGAAAAAGTAAAAACTGTTTCTAAATTCAAAATCCCAAACTCTGAATTTGAAGATTTTAAAACTAAACTTAAAACTTTAGTTAAGAAAATCAAAGCAATGGAATCAGGTGAAGAAAAAACCAAAAAGATGGCCGCTTTAAAACAATTCATTAAAAAACCAGAACTGGTTAAAGCATTCAAAGAAAGAGACGTTCAAATTGATACTGACGGATTAGTCGGTTAATATTATATGAAAAAAGGGTTTCCTTATTTAGTAATAGCAATATTAATTGCTGTAATCATTTGGCTTACTAAATGTAACGGTGATACTATTGTTACTAAAATAGATACCCAAACCACAATAAAATATAAGTGGGATACTTTTACTAAAAAGGAAACTGTTTATAAACCCAAATGGGAAAAAATTTATTTAACAGATACTATTCATGATTCAATTCCTGTATATCAAGTTTTACCTTTTGTATTAACAAAAGATTCAATGATTATAAAAAATGATTCTACAGAAATTAAAGTAAAATATGAAATAGTTAGTGAAAATCCTTTATATAAAATAGATAAAAGTATAAATTACAAAATTAGATACAAAGAAATTGAAAAAATAATAACAAAAGAGGTTGTTAGAAAACATGCCCTTTTTGCTGGTCCTTCAGTAGGTGTAGGTAAAACAAGTTATATTTCCTTAGATGGTTTATATGAAAGAAAAGGTAAAATCATCTATAGAGCAGGAGTAGGAGTCAATACTCGTTTTGAACCTATGCTTAAGGCAGGGGTGTATTGGCAAATCTCCAAATAATATGAGTCAAGATCTAAGACAAATAATCAGAGAAGAATATCTAAAGTGCGCTCAAGATCCAGCCCACTTTATGAAAAAATATTGCCACATACAACACCCTCAACGTGGCAGAGTAATATTCAATTTATACCCCTTTCAGGAAAAAACATTACGTTTATTTAGAGATAATCCATATTCAATTGTATTAAAATCTCGTCAGTTAGGTATTTCAACATTAGCCGCAGGTTATTCTTTATGGTTAATGTTATTCCATAAAGACAAAAACGTACTTTGTATTGCAACTAAACAAGAAACAGCTCGTAACATGGTTACGAAGGTTAAGTTTATGTTTGATAATTTACCTTCTTGGTTAAAAATAAATGCTGAGGAAAACAATAAATTATCATTACGATTAAGTAATGGTTCACAAATTAAAGCCACCTCAGCAAGTTCAGATGCTGGTCGTTCAGAAGCAGTATCTTTGTTGATAGTCGATGAGGCAGCATTTATTGAACAAATTGGTGAAATTTGGGCTTCTGCTCAACAAACATTAGCAACTGGTGGTGGTGCAATTGTATTATCAACTCCTTATGGTACCGGTAACTGGTTCCACAAAACTTGGGTTTCAGCAGAAAATGCTGAAAATGATTTTTTACCAATTAAATTACCTTGGTATGTTCACCCTGAACGAGATGAAAATTGGAGAAAACGTCAAGATGAATTATTAGGAGATCCTAGATTAGCAGCACAAGAATGTGATTGCGATTTTAGTACTTCAGGTGATGTTGTATTTTATCCTGAATGGGTAGATTTTATAAAACAAACAACTATTAAAGATCCATTAGAGCGAAGAGGTGCTGACCAAAATTTATGGGTTTGGGAACCAGCAGATTACACTAGAGAATATATGATAGTAGCTGACGTAGCTAGAGGTGATGGTAAAGACTCCTCAGCATGTCATGTTATTGATATAGCAACTAATACACAAGTTGCCGAATATAGAGGACAATTACCTCCTAAAGAATTTGGTTTCTTTTTAGTTGGGTTAGCCTCCGAATACAACAATGCAATGTTAGTAGTTGAAAATGCCTCTGTTGGTTGGGCTACTTTAGATGCTATTATTGAAAGAGGTTATCGTAACTTATATCATTCACCAAAATCAGACCAATTAACTGCCGAATCATACCTAAGAGTATTTGAAGGCAGTTCAGATATGACTCCTGGTTTTACAATGTCTTTAAGAACAAGACCATTAGTAGTAAATAAATTTAGAGAATATGTTGGTGATCGTTCTGTAACAATTCGTTCAAAACGATTGTTAGAGGAAATGAAAGTATTTGTTTGGAAAAATGGTAGACCAGAAGCTCAAACAGGATACAACGATGATTTGGTAATGAGTTTTGGTATAGGAATGTATTTGAGAGATACTTCTTTAAAATTCCAACAACTTTCTCATGATATGACTCGCGCTACACTTGGAAGTATGAAAAAAGTCACGTATACTGGTGCATACGGTACCAACCAAAATAAAAATCCTTTTCAAGTAGAAAATCCATATGGTGGATTTGAGGACATTAGTTGGATATTGTAATATTTATAATATATAATTTATTCTAAAATGGCAGACAAAAATCTATTCTCCCGATTACAACGACTGTTTTCAACAGACGTCATTATAAGAAATCAGGGAGGAAATGAATTAAAAGTTATGGACGTGGATTCAATCCAACGTTCAGGAGACATAGCAACAAACTCTTTAATGGATAGATACAATCGTTTGTATTCTCCAGCATCAACCTCTTTATTAGGAGCCCAATTAAATGTAAACTGGCAGTATCTAAGAACCATGGTTTATTCAGATTATGATAACATGGATTATGATGCTATTGTTGCCTCCGCTCTTGATATTATTGCCGATGAATCTACTTTAAAAAATGATTTAGGTGAAGTATTACATATTAAATCTAGTGATGATGATATTCAACAAATACTTTATAACTTATTTTATGATGTATTAAATATTGAATTTAATTTATGGAGTTGGATTCGCCAAATGTGTAAATATGGTGACTTTTTCTTAAAACTAGAAATTGCTGAAAAATATGGTGTTTATAATGTAATTCCTTACACTGCTTTCCATATTGAAAGACAAGAAAATTACGATAAAGAACATCCAAATGCTGTAAGATTTAAATATTCACCAGAAGGTATTTATGCTGGTGGTTCAGGATATTATGGAACTCCTGTATTAGGAACTTTTAATAATAACGAAAACCAACCAGGTATTTTCTTTGACAACTATGAAATGGCTCACTTTAGATTGTTAACAGATGTTAACTATCTTCCTTATGGTCGTTCATATTTGGAACCAGCTCGTCGTATTTTTAAACAATATGTGTTAATGGAAGATGCTATGTTGATTCATAGAATTTCTCGTAGCCCAGATCGTCGTATTTTCTATATTAACGTTGGTTCTATTCCTCCTAATGAGGTAGAAAATTTCATGCAGAAAACTATTTCTACAATGAAACGTACTCCTTTAATGGATAACCAAACAGGTGATTATAATTTAAAGTATAATATGCAAAACTTATTGGAAGACTTTTATATTCCAATTCGTGGTAATGATGTATCAACTAAAATTGAAACTACACCTGGTTTACAATATGATGGTATTCAAGATGTTACTTACTTAAGAGATAAATTATTTGCTGCCCTTAAAGTTCCTAAAGCATTTATGGGTTATGAAAAAGATTTAACTGGTAAAGCAACATTAGCAGCCGAAGATATTCGTTTTGCTCGTACAATCAACAGAATACAAAGAATAACTCTATCAGAATTATACAAAATTGCCTTAGTACATTTATATTCTCAGGGTTATACAGGTGAGCAATTAACTAATTTTGAATTAGAATTAACTACCCCATCAATTATCTATGACCAAGAAAAAATTGCCTTATTAACTCAAAAGGTAGACTTAGCTCAAAAGATTATGGATCTTAAAATATTACCTTCTGATTGGATTTATGATAATATATTCCACTTTAGTGAAGATCAATATGATGAGTATAGAGATCTAATTGTTGAAGACCAAAAACGTGCCTTTAGACAAAAACAAATTTCCGAAGAAGGAAATGATCCTAAAGTAACAGGTAAATCTTATGGTACACCACACGATTTAGCATCATTATATGGTAAAGGAAGAATGTATTCTGAACCTGAAAATGTACCTGTTGGTTATGGTGATGATTTAAAATTAGGTCGTCCTGAAGAAAAATCAACTAATCGAAATACACAAGATGATAATTTTGGTAAAGATAGATTAGGTGCTAAGGGTATGAATGATAAAGATAACGAAAATGAACAAGGAGGAATTAAACCAAACTATAAAGGAGGTTCACCCTTAGCTCTAGAGGCAAATCAAGTTTACCTTAAAAATAAAACTTTAATTGAGGGATTATTTAAAAATTCCACTCCTGAAAAAACAAACGAAGGAGAATCATTGTTAGATGAAAGTAAATTGAAGGAGTAAGGATCTTTATATATTTATAACAAAATCTTTAGGGATGAATATTAAACACTCTAAGTATAAAAATACGGGAATCTTGTTTGAGCTTTTAGTAAGACAAATTACCTCTGATACTTTATCAGGTAAAGATTCAAAAGCATCAAGTATCCTTAAAAAATACTTTGTAAAAACCGAGTTAGGTAGAGAATACAAATTGTATGAAACTCTTACCAAACACAAAAACTTAACAGAAGGTAAAGCCGAGGTTGTAATTAATTCAGTTATTGAGTCCTCTAAACATTTGAATAGAGGAGCTTTAAAAAGACAAAAATACAATCTGATTAAAGAAATTCAAAACCATTATAACTTGGAAGAGTTCTTTAAAACTAAATTACCTAACTACAAAACTCACGCTGCATTATATACGTTGATAGAGATATATAACAGCGAAAACTTATCCAACCCCGACCAACTAATTTCAAACAAAATTGCTATTTTAGAAAGTTTAACAACCAAACAGGTTAATAAACAAAAGGTTGAGGATGATTTAATAACTGAGTTCCAATCTTACGATAAAGACTTACGTATTTTAACTTACAAAGTAATGTTGGAAAAATTCAATGGTAAATATTCTACATTGAATGATAATCAAAAAATAGTATTAAAAGAATTCATTAATTCAGTAGATTCTACTCCAAAATTAAGAGACTTTTATAATACTAAAGTTACAGAAATTAAAGAAGAATTAAATAAGTTATATAAAAAAGTTACTGAAAAAGTAATTCAGATTAAATTAAATGAGGTTACTAATTTATTGACTCCATTAGGAAAAACATCTAATGTGGGTAATGATGATTTAGTAAATTTATTACAATATTACGAACTTTTAGAAGAACTTACAAAAGCAAATGGGTAAATATAAATTCAAATTAAGCGAAGTTGATAGAAAAGTCCTTAAACCAAAGGATGTTGACCCTGCCTTAATTAAAAGAATAGAAGCCCAATACGGTCCTGTTGATATGGTAAATGACTTCTTCTCCAGTGACCTAAAAACTTATTTTAAAACAGACAGTATTAACCCAGAAACAGGCTCAATTAGTCATGAATTGATTCAATTGGCTTCTTTTACTGAAAGTTTTTCTAAATTATATTCTACTATACAAGCATTTAAAAACTTATTAACTTCCCCTGAAGGTAAAAACGATAAGGTAGTAAATGATACTTTAGTTAAATTAAAAGATCTTTTTAATGCTTATAGAACCTACCTTCGTAAATACTATCCTGACCAATATGAGGCTGTTAAATCACAATTGGATGAAATATCTTCAATAGCTTCAAATTCCTTTTTTACTTCCGGAGGTGAAGGTGAAAACCATACAGGTCCTTCTCCACGTAAATCTACTTACGGAGCTTATACACAAGCCGGATTCAAACCAGTAAAAGAAGGTCCTGGAGCAACATTAGGTCCTGGTCCTAAAGCTGGTCCTGAAGGTGTTAAAGACAATATGTATGTGAAGAAGTTCAAATACAAATTAGTTGACCAACCTGCCTTAAATAAAGCAGCCAAAGGAATTGAGGTTAAAAAATTATGGGAGGCAGAAGATATTGAACAGTTTTTAAATGACATGCAGATAAATGATCCTAAAAAAAGAAAATTTGTTGCATCTCGTTTACTGGCTTTTGATTCATTAGAGGATAAATTAAATCAATTAGTTCCTATGATGCAACAAGCCAAACATAAAACTGTTGATTATTACAGAGAAAATCCTGAATCATATGAAATTGTTTATGGAACAGATTTAGCTCAAGAATACTTAAACGACTTATTACAATTATTTAAAGATTAACATATGGCAAATATACCAGTAAACCCACTAGGAGTAGTAACAACAACATCAATAACAGGTAGTTTCGCAGGCTTTACAGTAGTGTCAGGTTCTGCCACTATTACAGGCTTAAAAGATGCTAACGGAGGAGAATTAACAACTACTGACTGGGTTATTCCAGCAGGATTCACTATTCCTATTTACGTAACAAGTGCTTCTCTTTCATCAGGAGCAATATTACTTTATCCTTAATATTTATAACAAATGGAAAAAACATTGCAACAACAATACATCCTTATTAAAGAAGGAAAAGGAAACAAAGATGACTTTTTAAAAAGTGCTCGTCGTGTATTTCCTGAATACATTTCTCCTTTAACTGACTACAAAACAGCAGTTCATATTCTAAAAGGTAAAAGTGTTTTATCTGAGGGTGTAGGAGGAATAGCTACCCAAAACCCAAACAAACCAGATTGGTTTAAAATTTTTAACGAAAACTTGAAAGAAGCCGTTGGTGTTAAAGATAAAAAAGAATACGGTGACCAAAACACATTTGAAAAAATTGATAAAGATGTAGCTAAAGCCTTAGAAAGCAACTTTGATAATAAAGATCCTAAAAACATAGATAATGTTTATGGTCAATCATTTTTGTTAGGTTACTACACCGAAATGAAAGATCCTAAAAATGCTGATAAAACAGTTGATGAATTAAAAGCCATTGTTTTAAAAAACATGGATAAAGACATTAACTACTATCACACAGAAGCATCTTTTGGTGTTAAAGGAATCGGATACACTAAAGAAGCACCAGGATTAGGTGAGCCAAAAGCACCAAAAGGCAAATACAAATCCTCAGGATACGGTGATTTAGATAAAAAATAAAATGAAACAAGTATTAATTGAAACCATACCATTTACAGTCTCACGTGAACAATTACACGAGGGTCTTAAAGCATCTTCAGGCAATCCTTTGGTTGAAGGAATACTTGCTACAGCCGAGGTAAAAAATGGTAATGGTCGTTATTATCCAAAAGAGTTATGGGAAAGAGAAATTGACAAGTATCAACAAATGATTGATAGTAATACTTCAACAGGTGAGCTAGATCACCCTGATTCCTCAATTATCTCTTTAAAAAATGTTTCTCACATCATCAGAAAATGCTGGTGGGATGGTGATAAAGTAATGGGTAAAATAGAAATTTTACCTACAGTGTCAGGCAACATATTAAAAGCCCTTATTGATAATGGAGTTACAGTAGGTGTATCCTCTAGAGGAATGGGTTCTCTAAAACAAATTGGAGAAACATTAGAGGTACAAGATGATTTTGAATTATTGTGTTGGGACTTTGTATCAACACCTTCAAATCCAGGTTCATATATGACATTGGTTAAAGAAGGTAAAGAAGTTCAAGCATACAAATATGGTAAAGTAAATTCTTTACTAACTGAGATCCTTTGTGCAAACGGATCTTGCCCAATATTTTAACCCCCTCCTTGGATAGTATCCCTGGACCGACCCTCCCCTAAAAAGGAGGGTTTCATTTTGCGACCTTTAGAAATTCCCATATATGTATATTTGAATATGCGATCTCTATATCGCATTTATTGAAAATATTCTATTACGCTTCGACCTTCGTCAGTCATCAATAAGCGTACTTCCAACAAAAATTATTTGAGGACAAAAACCAAACAAAATGGCAAACAGAGACTTACTTAAAGAAGCCATTGCCGATGCTAAAGCTGTTAAGGAAACAGCCATCGCCAATGCAAAGGCCGCTCTTGAAGAAGCTTTCGCTCCACGCATGAAAGAAATGCTATCTGCAAAGTTAGCAGAAATGGATGCAATGGATGAAGCTGAAGAGATGGACGAAATGAAAAAGAAGGAAGTTGAGGAAACTTACAGCATGGACGAAGCTGATTACATGGACGAAGCTGATACAATGGATGAAGCTGAAGAAATGAAAGAAGCTGAAAAAATGGATGAAGTTGATCTTGACGAACTTTTAAGAGAGCTTGAATCTATGGAAGAAGAAACCATGGAAGAAGCTAAAAAAGAAGACAAGAAGAAAAAATCATTAGAAGAAGAAGTTGAAGAAGCTTTAGGAACAATTAATGACCCTGACACCCCTACAGCCCACGGTAACGTAGCTGAAGAAGAGGATGTAACTGTTTCCGATGATGAAGAAATCGATCTTGAAAACATGTCAGAAGATGATCTTAAATCTTTCATCGAAGACGTAATCGCCGACATGGTATCCGCTGGTGAATTAGAAGCCGGTGAAGGTGCTGAAGAAAAAGGCGAAGAAAAAGGTGAAGAAGAAATTAAAGTTAGTGATGAAGAAGATGTTAATCTTGATGAATTAATGTATGAAATCAAGAAAGACAAAGCAAACAAGGAAAAAGAAACAAAGAAGAAAATGGAAGAAATGAAGAAAGAGTTAGACGAGGCTTATTCTGCATTAGCAACCATCAAATCTGAATTGAATGAAGTTAACTTGTTTAACGCTAAACTTCTTTATACCAACAAAATCTTCAGAACCAAAAACTTGACTGAAAGTCAAAAAGTAAAAGTATTGGCTAGCTTTGATAAAGCCACTAGTGTTAAAGAAGCAAAACTTGTTTATGAAACCCTTTCAGAAGGATTTAATGAAAAGAAAGCTCCTGTCAATGAATCATTGTTAAGAGGATCTGCTTCTAAACCTGCTGGTGTCGTTAAAGAAAGAAAACCAATCATGGAAGTAAACGACCAATTTGCCCGTTGGCAGAAATTGGCTGGAATTAAGTAAAAACAAAACAAAAAACAAACAATTAAAAAAACTAAACAAAATGTCACAAGTACAACAATTACTCGAAAGCGCAGCTGGCTCATGGAAGTCACTCCAGAGCGATGCTGCTAAATTGGCCGGTAAATGGTCAAGAACTGGATTGTTAGAAGGTTTAGATGAAGTTAACAAAAATAACATGTCTATCTTGTTAGAAAACCAAGCTAAACAGTTAGTAACTGAAACTAACACTATCTCTTCTAACTCATTTTATCAATCAGGTGGTCAAGGTGAAAACTGGGCTGGTATTGCTTTGCCTTTAGTTCGTAAGGTATTCGGAACTATCGTAGCTAAAGAATTCGTTTCAGTTCAGCCTATGAACATGCCTTCAGGTCTCGTGTTCTTCTTAGATTTCCAATACGGAAATAACAAGACTCCTTACACTGCAGGTTCTTCAATCTATGGTAACAGAAACACTGCTTCTCAGTTCCCATTCTCTACTCCTGCTGCCGAAGGTGGTCTTTATGGTGGTCCTGAAGGTCGTTTCACCTACTCTACTAACCAATTCTCTGCTTCATTCACAGCAACTGGTTCAGTAGGTGGTGGTACTTTACCTACAGTTACTGCTGGTAACGCTACTGTAGTTACAGCTTCTTGGGCTGAATTAAATTTTGATTCTGATTACTCATCTTCAGTTATTGCTAACCAAATCTACAAAATAACTATCACTGCTTCAAACGCTACTTTACCTAGCTTTGATCAAGATGCAGTTCGTGGTTTCGTAGGTTCAGGTAGCACAGCTGGTTTCGGTACTGCTTTTGCTCCTGCTAACTTATTACCTCAGTTCACTACCTACAACTACAGCGCTAACAGCATTAGCTTGTTCTATACTGCTTCTGCTACCGCTACTTGTTCTGGTTCTTTCACAGTATTCTATGAAAAATCAACTTCAAGAGATGGTCTTAATGTAACCTCAGGTGACAACGTAACCTCAGGTAATTACTCAGGTCGTGGTGATTTCGAAGCTGATGGCGCTTTCTCAATCCCTAACGCTGCTTCTGCTACTCAAATCGTTATCCCTGAAATCAACGTTAGAATGCAGTCACAGCCTATCACAGCTAAAACCAAGAAATTGAAAGCTGTATGGACTCCTGAATTTGCTCAAGACTTAGCTGCTTACCAAAACATCGATGCTGAAGCTGAATTAACCAACATCATGAGCGAGTACATTTCTATGGAAATTGACCTCGAAATTCTTGACATGTTGATTGAAGATGCTGCCGCTGGTACTGAATACTGGTCAGCTGTTAACAACCAGATCTACAACGGAACTACTTTAGTAACTAATGCTTCTGGTTTCTACAACACTCAAGGTCAGTGGTTCCAAACTTTAGGAACTAAGATCCAGAAGTTAAGCAACAAAATCCACCAGTTAACTCTTCGTGGAGGCGCTAACTTCTTAGTAACTTCTCCAACTATCGCTACTATTCTTGAATCTATCCCTGGATTCGCTTCTACTAACAACGGTGAAGCTGATCAAATGGAATATGCTTTCGGAGTACAGAAAGTTGGTTCAGTTAACGGTCGTTACAAGGTTTATAAAAACCCATACATGACTGAAAACTTGATCTTGTTAGGTTACAGAGGTAGCCAGTTCCTTGAAACAGGTGCTGTGTTTGCTCCTTACATTCCTTTGATCATGACTCCTCTAGTGTACGATCCTGATACCTTCACTCCACGTAAAGGTCTCTTGACTCGCTACGCTAAGAAGATGTTACGTCCTGAATTCTACGCTAAGATCTATGTTAGTGGATTAAACACTATCTAATCTTAGAGAAAGGATAAACAACTCACAAAAGGGCCTAGATTTTTCTAGGCCCTCTTTGTTTTTAGGTATTCCTACTATATTTATAGGAAACACAGTTATAAAAATAAATTTTATGAAACAAACACCAAGTCAGTTACCTATTCAAAGTTATGTAATGAACTTTCCTTTCACCTTATCAACCTCAGATCCAAACAATATTTGGATGCAGGAATTAACAGATGAGGAATTATCAATTAATAAACCTAAAGCCTATAAACAATTTATGGACCTGTACAATTTTATGGCAGGAGGTTCTTTAGTTTATTTATTGCCTTCAGAAGGTAATTTTCAAGACCAGGTTTATGTAGCTAATTTAGGTATTCAATTACCCCATATTAAAAACGAAAACCACATTATTTTATCAAACTTTTCTTCTGACCCTCGTAAAGGTGAAGAATTGGTTGGTGAAAAATTCTTTCAACAAATGGGTTACAAAACAGCAATTTGTCCTTACAAATGGGAAGGTGAAGCCGATTTAAAATATCTTTATGGCAACAAATACATTGGTGGTTATGGTATCCGTTCTAACATCAAATCTTATGAATGGATGGAAGAACAATACAATATGGACATCATTAAGGTGGCTATGGTTGATGAATATCTTTACCATTTAGACTGTTCTATATTTGCTCTAAACGCAGACCAAACATTGGTATGTACAGAATTATTTGACCCTGAAGAACTCGCGTTAATAGAAAAAGAAACAGAAATTATTGATATTGATGTTGATGATGCTTTGTGTGGATTAACCAATTCAGTCAAATATGGAAACATGATTTTATGTGCCTCCAACATTTCAGAATTGAAAAAATCACATGAATATTATGAAGGTGAAAAACACAAATTAGAAACATTAGAAAAGATTTGTGGTGATGCTGGTATGGAACCTGTTATCTTCAACCTATCAGAATATATGAAATCAGGTGCTATGTTGTCTTGTATGGTAATGCATTTGAATAGAGTAGACCATAACAAAGTATTACTATAATGGCACAGACTTTACAAGAATGGTTAAGCACTGAAGTTAAACAACTTCAAAAGATGCCGGTAGGTGATCTATCTAATACTTTCTTTTTTAGAGATCCTATCCGCCCAAATTTTATAGACCATGAGCACTTTTATAGTCCTGCTGATGGTACTATATTATATCAGAAATTTATCAAAGATCCTACTGAACCAGTAGTTGAAATTAAGGGAATAAATTATACATTACAAGATGTCGTAGGCGATGATGAATACAATACCCCCTCATTAGTCATCGGTATATTCATGTCGTTCTACGATGTTCATATAAATCGTATACCTTATGGAGGTATTTTAAAATATAAACCACTAGACGCGATACAATCAACTAACAAACCTATGTTGGCTGTAGAAAAGGATATCTTAAATAAAAAGATTAATCCTGCCAATATGGAGTACTTAAAATACAATGAAAGAATGTGGAACCAAATCTATGTTCCTTCATTGGATTACAAATATTATTTAATCCAAATTGCAGATGAGGATGTAAACGTGATTGCTCCTTTTACTATGGATCAAAATGATATTTTTGCACAAAATGAAAGATTTTCTTTAATTAGATGGGGTTCACAAGTTGATCTTGTATTACCTTTAGATAATAGATTTGACTTCGAGTTATGTTTAGAGGATGCTATGCATGTGAATGCTGGCCTAGACAAGTTAGTAAAAATCAATTTTAAAGATTATGACAACCATAAGTCATGAAGATGAAATCTTCAAAGAAAAAAGAAAACCAAAAAATCCTATTAAGTTTAAAATCCAATTAAACGAGGAACAAAAAGAAGCCAAAGCTAAAATCCTAGAAAACACTATAACATTGTTAGCTGGAGCAGCAGGTTCAGGAAAAACAATGTTAGCTTGTCAAATTGCTTTAGAAAAACTCTTTATGAGAGATGTTGATAAAGTAATTATTACTCGACCAACAGTATCAAAAGAAGATATTGGATTTCTACCAGGTGATTTAAGAGAAAAAATGGATCCTTGGGTACAACCTATTTATCAAAACATGTTTTTACTTTATGATAAAGATAAAATAGAAAAGTGTATAAATGAGGGTCAAATTGAAATTGTACCTGTTTCATTTATGAGAGGTAGAACATTTGTAAATTCTGTAGTAATTGTGGATGAGGCACAAAACGTTACACATGAACAAATGGAAATGATTGTTACTCGTATTGGTAAAGGATCTAAAATGGTTATTTGTGGTGATGATGCTCAAGTAGATTTAAAACAAAAGAGAGATTCAGGATTTAAATTTTTATATGCGGCAGCCAAAAAAATTAAAAACTTGTGTGCTATATCTTTAAAACAAAACCACCGAGATCCTATTGTAGAAGACTTGATTAATTTGTACAATGATGCCTACGAACAAGGCTTTAGTTTAAACACAAACGGAACTTCTAAAAAATAGGACGAAGCCATAGCTTTTTAATATTTATACCCAAAAAGCATGGCAACTTTTACTTCACAAATAATTGAATCCTTAACTTTAAATGGAGACAAAATAAATGCCTCTGTTGTTAATATAATTAATAATATAAATTATGTTGACAATAGAGTTTTAAACGCTCCTTCAGGATCAGTAACAACATTATTTTCATTTGATTCTTTACCTGGTGCTGGTACTTTTGTAACAAGCAGTGTTCAATACATTAGAGTAACAAATAATTCAACTGCTGTTCCTGTTAAATTGATTGTTTCCTCTTCAGTAGAGGCAATGAGTTATTTAATTGCTACTGGTAGTTCTTATATGTTATCTACTACTAAAGTAACAGGAAGTACTTCAGGATTTAATTTTAATGACATCAAATCAGTTAAAGTAGAACCATCAGGAAGTTCTGCTTCAATTGAATATTACATAGCAACAAATTAATAAATTATGGCATCAACAGTAATTCCAATTTGGCCTGGCTCCTCATCATTTGCTCAAGTATATAATAATTATTACTTGACAGGGAGTTGGCCTCCTCCTACTCCATTTGGGTTTTATGATAATGACCCCCAATTCCAATCTGATGCTAATAAAGTAGCTAACTTTTGTGCTTTACGTTTAGGTTATCCTATTGAAAACGTAGAATTACAAGATATTAACTTTTGGGCTGGATTTGAAGAAGCAGTAACAGTTTATGGAAATGAGGTTTATGCCTATCAATTAAGAGATAATTACTTATCTTTAGAAGGTGCTTCATCTTTTATTGATGTAAATGATTCAATATTTACTCCCTCAATGGATGGTATTGTCAGATTATCTCAACAATATGGAGAGGAAGCAGGAGCAGGGGGTAATGTAACTTGGTATAAAGGAAGACTTGATTTAACACCAGGTCAACAAAGATATGATTTGTCTGCTTGGGCTTTAGAACAAGGTATTTCCGGTGGAATTGAAATTAAAAATGTTTGGTATCAACCACCACCTGCAATCAATCAATTATATTCTCCATTTTTAGGAACTGGTCCTGGTGGTTTAGGAGGTGTTCCTGCCGCTGGTATATATGGTTTAGGATATGGTTATACAAACTATCTTATGATGCCTACCAGCTTTACTATGCAAAACATTCAAGCAATTGAAATGCAAAACACAGTAACTCTTTCAAATTATACCTTCAATGTTATAAACAATGTTTTAACAGTATTTCCTATTCCAGGTACTGGATTAGCAGGAGGAGAATTTGATGGGGGTGATGCTTTATATTACGGCGAGTATCTAATTTTTGATTTCATAAAAATACAAGATAGAATTGATGCATCTTTTTCAGATGGAACAAATAAAATAACAAATACTTTTGATGTTCCTTATATAAATCCAATTTATTCTAAAATAAATTCTGTAGGTAGAAGCTGGATTTTTGAATATGCTTTAGCAAAAGCAAAAGAGGTACTAGGTTTAGTAAGAAATAAATACTCACAAATCCCAGTACCAGGAGCCGAAGTTACCTTAAATGGTGATAGTTTAATCACTCAAGCTACTGCTGAAAAAGAAGCATTAATTGTAAGATTAAGAGAATATTTAGATTCAACATCACGTCAAGCATTGCTTGAAAGAAGAGCCGCAGAAAGTACAGCTCGACAAACCGAACTTTTACAAGTACCAATGACAATTTTTATAGGATAATATGGCACTATACGGACAAATGAGAGATATTAGTATGTTTCGATTCATTAATCGTGAATTGATACAGAAAATTATTTCTCAACAAGTAGCCTTTTACAAATATAATACCACATCCACCAAAGTAAACATGTATGGAGAAGCATCCGAAGGTAGAAACTTTGCTGATCCTGTTTTACTATTTGGATTAATTGAAACAAGTCAATTTGAATATCCTGTAAGTGATTTTGGTCCTGATTTTAGATGGCAAGTAACTTACAAATTTTTAAAAGATGATTTAGTTGATGCTAATGTTTATCCTGATGTAGGAGATGTAATTTATTTCCAAAATGGTTATTGGGAAATAGATAATGTAAGTACTGCTCAATTCTTTATGGGTAAAGATCCTGAATATCCTTATTTGGATGCTGCTGGAAACAATCCTTATGAAGAAGACTTAGGACAATTTGGTTACAGTGTTTCAGTAATTTGTAATGCCCATTACGTCCCTTCAGACAGATTAAATATTCAATTATCAAGATTATAATGCCTAATAATAGAAAACCAATACCAAAAACCCAACAACAGCTGTCTAAAGAACAGCATACACCTTATTATCCACAGGCAGGTAATCCTAATGATTTTATAGAAACTCCTCAAACCAATAGAGCATTAAATACCTCTTTTAAAGGAGATACTACAAAACCATTTTCGATTGGTATTCAAGATATTGATGAATCGGTTTTTTATTATTTTCAAAATGTAATTAAACCAACTGTAATACAAAATGGCTCTCGTTTGCCTGTTCCTGTAATCTATGGTTCTCCTGAAAAATGGAAATCATTTCAAAAGGATGGTTATTACAGAGACCAAAAAGGTAAAATCATGGCTCCTTTAATTATGTTTAAAAGAACAGACATAACCAAAAACAGAGCCATTGCAAATAAATTAGATGCAAATTACCCTAATCTATTCCAGGTTTTTACTAAAAATTATAGTCCTAAAAATGCTTATGATAATTTTAAGGTATTAAACAATAGAGTTCCTCAAAAAGAATATTATGCTGTTGTTATGCCTGATTATTTGACTGTAACTTATGAGGTAGCAGTATTTACTTATTACGTAGAACAGTTAAATAAAATAGTTGAAGCAATGGAATATGCTTCAGATGCTTATTGGGGTGATCCTCAACGTTATCAATTTAAAGCAATGATTGATTCATTTGGATTCCAAACCGAATTAGCACAAGATGATGAGAGAATTGTAAGAAGTACATTCAGTGTTAAATTAAATGGTTACATTATTCCTGATACAATACAGAAAGATGTTACTGCTCTGAAGAAATTCTCTAATAAAACTAAAACAGTATTTAGTCTTGAGGCCTCTAGTATAGATAATATTACTTTAGATTCAAGATTCATAGATACTAACAATAGAAATAGTACCACTTTTATTGATCCTTCACCCCCAGTAACACCCCCTCCAGCAACAACTGATTCGGCTTTTTCTTCTGCCTTTAGTAGTGCTTTTAATGTTTAAAAATATTAGTTTTTAATGGCTATATTAAATAATTCAAATGGTTTAACCTTTTTAAAAGTTTATAGTGGAAGTGTTCTACTAACCACTTACCTAAATGAATTAGTTATAACAGGTTCTGGAGCTGGAGTTTCAATAGGAAATTTTAACAACCTAACATTAGATATTTCAGGAGGAGGTGGAGGAGGATCAGTTAATACAGGTTCATTATTAACTACTGCCTCTTTTTCAAATCCTAATCTAATATTCACTAAAGGAAACGGAAGTACTTTTCCAGTAAATTTATCTACTTTAACAGTTACAAGTGCTTCTTATGCTTTGACTGCTTCATACATTGATGGAGGTACATTCTAAACGGTTTATTACCTTATATAATAAATGGGAGAAATTACCCCGGTAAATATCAACATAAACAATCCTCTTGGTGTTATAACGCAAGTAGAACTAGTTAACTGGAATGAAGCTGATGTTACCTGGGACCAATATTTTGGAGACAATGCTTATGCTTCTTATCTTTATGAGGCATTTGATTTAGAAATTCCTCCTCCATTTGCGGTACTTTGGAATCATGCCGTAATACTTACTGTTGCTTTTCCTTCCGGTTACGATTATCAAGATCAACAAACAGGTCGTAAAAAGCGAAAGAAAAAGATAAAGATAATATTTATGATAGATGATTTGACTAAGGTCATTGAAAAGGATAAAAACCTTGAGGTTAAAGCCGAATTCAAAGACAAAGTTGAAAACATCCTAACAGAAAAAATAGGACAAAAAGTAGTATTAGAAAATGTTCAAATTATACACAGATAAAATCAACACCTTCAAATGCAAAGTAGTTTTAGAAGGTGCTTCAGAATCCTCGGCTTTAGCTCGTTTAGTAGTTGAAGGAGAAAACCACAATTTAATGTTTGATGGTAAAATCAAGGATGGAATTTGTGAGGTAAACATTGGTAAATTTAAAAACTTTGATAATTTCAAAGGCAAAGGTATCATGAAATTAGAGGTTGTGGCAGATGATGTTTATTTTACTCCCTGGAGATCAGATTACATGATAGAACAATCCAAAAATGTGTTTGTTGAAATGATAGATGAAAAAACCTCTTCAAAACCACTTGTAGAAGTAACAGAGGTTTCTTATATTGATTACGATACTAAAAAAGTTAATTCTGATACCAACGGAGAAAAGATATATAAAAAGCTAGTTAAAGAAAACATTGATTTTACAAAATATCCCTCATTGGATGTTATGTTAAAAACAAATAAAACAGCAAAAAATATCGTTAAAAACCACATTTTAGAAAACCAAATCTCAGGAAAAGTATTAGAATCAACTTTAGAATATCTTGTAGATAAATTTTAAGTTGAAAACTAATGCCATTCAATTCAGGGTCAATAACTGATTTTACTAATACAGCCATAAGTAATACCTACCAAAGGGTAGTTCAAACTGATGGTACATTATTGGCCGATGGTACAGGCAGTATTTTAGATAATTTAAATCTTCCTAATTTAAGCATCAGTGGTAACTTGTATGTAAGTGGTACTTTATATGCAGAAAACACAGTAACAGTTACCCAATCTTATTATTCAGGTTCTCAAATATTTGGTGACCAATTAACAGATACTCATAGATTTACAGGTTCTATTTTATCAACAGGATCAAATGTTTTTAATGGAGTAAACACCTTTACAGGGTCAGTAAATATAACAGGATCCCTAAACATAAATGGAGTTGATTATAATCAAACTAGTGCCTCTTTTGATACTAGAATCCTAAATAACAGCTCTAGTATAGCTTTATTAAGTGGAAGCTTCGAATCATTTAGTGGTTCATACCTAATAGATAGTGCTTCTTTTAGTTCTAGTATTGCTTTCTTAAGTAGTAGTTATTTGTTTTCTAGTGCATCTTTTGACACAAGAATTTTAAACAACAGTTCTAGCATTGCTTTATTAAGTGGAAGCTTCGAATCATTTAGTGGTTCTTATTTATTAGATAGTGCCTCATTTGACACAAGAATTTTAAACAACAGTTCTAGCATTGCTTTCCTAAGTGGTAGTTACCTATTCTCAAGTGCCTCTTTTGATACTAGAATCTTAAATAACAGCTCGAGCATAGCTTATTTATCATCTTCGTTTTTAACTTTTAGTGGTTCATACAATACAGGATCTTTTACAGGTAGTTTTACAGGTTCTTTATTTGGGACTTCTTCTTATGCACTGAATGCTTTAACAGCTTCACATGCTCTAACAGCATCCTCTGCTGACTCATTTGTTGTAAGAAATTCATTTACAGCAAGTGGATTAAGATATCCAATAGCAGATAATGGTGAATTTTCTTTTATACAAACTGATGGTCTTGGTAATTTAAGTTTACAATATGTAAATACATTGTATGAGGTTATTGTTAATGGTGAAACAACAACCATTACAAAAGGAACACCAGTTTATGTATCAGGATCACAAGGTGCTAATTCAATAGTTTATAGAGCAGATGCAGGAAACCCTGCTAAAATGCCTGTAATCTATATTTCAGCCGATAATATAGCAGCAGGAGATACAGGCAGAGGTGTTGTTTTAGGTTTAATCACCGGAGTTAATACAACAGGATATCCAGCAGGAACAGAAATATTTGTAGCCGTAGGAGGAGGTTATACAGCAACAAGACCAACAGGATCAGCAATAGTTCAGGTACTAGGAATTGTAACCAAAGAAGGAAATGGAGGACAAGGAGTAGTATTAAACCCCGGTCCTGCAAACTTACCAAATTTACCTTCAGGATCGGTTTGGGTTGGAAATAGTGGAAGTTTTCCTACAGCAGTATTAACTTCTTCTTTAAGTGTCGCTAGTGCTTCTTTTGCAATAAGTGCATCTTATGCTTTAACTGCATCTTATGTTCCAATAATAGATGGAGGAACTTTTTAATATTTATAAACAATGAGCAGTACCATAATAATAAAAAATAGTGCAACTTCGGGAAGTGTTCCACCATCTTTGGTACAAGGTGAATTTGGTATTAATGTTTACGATGGTAAATTATATTACGGAAGTGGTTCAGGAAATGTTGTAAAAGAATTTAATTCTTCCTCTTATGCAAGTTTTGCTGTAAGTGCCTCTTATGCTGCAACCTCTTCCTATGCAAACAATTTTAATGTAGCAGGAACTTTAACAGCTTTAAGTGCCTCTATAACTTATTTAGTAAATGTTTTTGAAACATCATCAACAATTTATTCTTCCGGTTCAAACCAATTTGGTGATGATGCAAGTGATTTACAAACCTTATACGGTACAGTAGATATAAAAACAGGTCCTGTTTTAATATCAGGCTCTTTAATTACAACTGGTTCAAATACTTTAATAGGAAACACTTTCTTAACAGGTAGCTTAAATGTAACAGGTTCCACTACTCAAGTAGGAAACAATACTTTATTAGGAAACACTTCTTTATCAGGTAGTATTATAATATCAGGATCACTTGGAACAAATAATCCAACAGTTAAAATATACGGTGATACAACACATGATGGATATATCCGTTTTGACCCAGTATCAACAAATATTGATAATACAATATCTGCCTCTTATATTTATGTTTCTGGCTCTACAAACGATTTATACTTTTCTCAAAATGGTAATGGATATAATAATACAACTCGTTTAAGATGGTTAGAAGGTAATTTATATACAGGTTTATTAAATGGAGGTGTAATTACAACCCAATCAGCTACTGTTTATCAAATATCAAGTGGTAGTGGTATTATTGTTGATTTAAATGCAAGTTTAAGTGATAACCCATACCCAACAATACAATATTTAAATTGGGGAAATTTATCAGCAAGTATTGCTGCTTTTACAGCATCTTATCAACAAGCCTTTGTTGGTATTGATTCAACAAATAATATTTTTGCACAAGGAGAACCGTTTACAAATGGTCAATTTGATAGTATAATCAATATTGGTAATGTATTATTTCAAAATGGATCTACAATTAACGGTGTTAAAACACAGCCTTCAGTAGCATACGGCTTTGAACAACAACAAAACATATTTAATAGAGCATTTGGACCTTTAAAACTTTCAGGCTATACTTTAGCACCAAGTGCTTCCTCAACAGGCAGTCTTATAGTTGGAAGTGGTACCGCTTATGCTCCTGGTTCCAATTATATAAATGACCCAAATGAATCCTTCTATACCGTTGATAGTGGAACTAATATATCTAAAATATTTAGATACTATCAATCAGGATCTACTTGGGTTTATTTAACAAATGCTGGTGCTGGATATCCAACAATAGATCCAACTCAATATTCTAACAACGGTACTTTAACTGGAGTAGGTGCTGGTAATTGGTCTATACAAAGGTGTTTTTGGTATCCTAATTCAGTAACAAAAGCAATTGTTGTTTATTATGGTAATGCTATTTATCCAACAGAGGCAGAAGCTTTAGCAAATATTAGTTTTGAATCATTTACTGAAGCACCAAACACAGCAGCCAATGCCATTTATCTTGGTGCCATTATTATAAATCAAAATGGTGTATTTACAAATACTAATACTTTTACAATTTATCCTAGTGGTTTATTTAGACAAGTAGGAGGATCTGGTGGGGGAGGTTCAATAATAACAACCACTTTATCAGGTTTATCTGATGTAAATATTTCTGGACCAACCGATGGTCAGGCTTTAGTTTATAATGCTACTGCTTTAAAGTGGGAAAACGAATCCTATTTTTCAGGCTCTATTTCAGGAAATGCTGCAACAGCAACAAGTGCCTCTTATGCAACAACAGCCTCTTATGTTTTAAATGCTGTAAGTGCCTCATTTGCTACTACTGCTTCTTTTTCCACAACTTCTCTAACAGCTTCTTTAGCTTTAAGAGCATCAGGATCATTAACAGGTAGTTTATTAGGAACAGCCTCTTATGCCTCTCAGGCCTTAAGTTCATCTTTTGCAACAACAGCCTCTTATGTTGCAAATGCCTCATCTTTCCCTTTTACAGGTTCAGCCATCATAACAGGAAGTCTAAGTGTTATAGGACCTTCCACAGTAACTGGTTCTTTTACAGTAATAACTGGCTCCTCTATTGAATTACAAGTTACAAACACAGGAGTAAAAATAGGAAATGCCTCAACCGATACTCATACAGTAACAGGTTCTCTACAGGTTGCAGGACAAACCCGTATTTCAGGTTCCTTCAACACAGCAATTTCAGGAACCATTTTAACAGTAGTAGGATCAGGCTCTACACAACCAATCTTTACTGTTCAAGGTTCTCAAGGTGAATTATTCTCAGTAACAGATTCACTTTCAGGATCTTTATTCAGTGTAAACGATATTTCAGGTTTACCAATCTTGGAAGTATTTTCAAATAGTACCACAAACATGGGTAACTATTTGGCTCCAGCCCTTTACACAACAAACAAAATAACACAAACCAATTCAGGTTCGTTTGTTGTTTATAGTTTACCAACAGCCTCTTACGATGGAGCATTTTATGATTACACAGTAAGATCAGGCTCTAATGCAAGAGCAGGTCAAATTATGGCAATTTGGAGTGGCTCTTCTGTAAACTTTACAGAAACAACTACAACATCTTTTGGAGATACTTCAGCAATAAACTTTATAGTTATAGTAACAGGTTCAAATATGGCTTTAACAGGTTCTTCAGCAACAGGTTCTTGGACAATTAAAACAATAATAAGGAGTATATAATGGCTTTTAACTATAGTCCTAAGGTAATTACAGATGGATTGGTTTTGTATTTAGATGCTGCCAATACAAGATCTTATCCTGGTTCAGGAACAGCTTGGAATGATTTAAGTAGAAGTGGAAACAATGGTACTTTAGTAAATGGACCTACTTTTAATTCGGCTAACTTAGGTTCGATTGTTTTTGATGGTACAAATGATTATTCAGAAGTAACAAGCAGAAATACAAACTTAGAATTTCAACCAACAAGTGGTTATTCCTGTATGGTTTTTTATAAAAGTACTGCAACCTCTACTACTAATGGAGCTTTAATTTCAAATATGGTTTCAAGCCCACCATATCAAGGATGGGATCTTTGGTTTAATACATCTATCAGTAATACTATAGCTATGCATCTTATTTCATCATGGGGTGGTAATGCTATTAAGGTAGCTGTTGACTATAATTATTCAACTTATACTAATCAATGGTTATGTTTTGGTTATACTTATGATGGTTCTTGTCCTACTACAACACAAGGTACTTTAAATAGTGTAGATTTTTATTTAAATGGACAATTATATACTTCCGGAAAACAATTAGGTGAATCTACAGCAGGTTTTGGAGACGGATTTAATACCTCCTCAGAAACTATAACTTATAATACTTCTCAAAGATTTAGAGTAGCAAGTAGATGGCTTTCAGGAACATATTCAGCGGGATGTCCTGCTACAATAGGAACAATACTAGTATATAATAGAAAACTACCATCATCTGGAATGTTACAAAATTATAACGCCTTAAAAGGCAGATTCGGACTATAAACAATGGCAGGCAGAATAGCATATTACGGTGGAATAGTAACAAATGGTTTAGTCCTAGATTTGGATGCAGCCAAAAAAGATTCTTATCCCGGTACAGGAACAGCTTGGAATGATATTAGTGGAAATAGAAACAATGGTACGTTAATTAATGGTCCTACGTTTAATTCAAGTAATGGAGGTTCAATTGTGTTTGATGGGACAAATGATTATGTGAACTGTGGAAATAATAGTTCAATAAACATAACAGGAATTGAATTAACATTATCTGCTTGGATCTATAGAACAGCAACAAATCCTAATAGTTACTATAGAAGAATTATAGAAAAAGCAGCCGCTTATCCTGCTTTACAATATTCATTAGTTACAACCCCTCCCGAAGCTTCATCCGGTGAAGGTAGAGTATTATTTGATTTATATATTAATAATTCATTACCTACTTCTGTAATAGGTTCAACACAACTTCAATTAAATACTTGGTATAATGTTATTGCAACTTATGATGGTAGTTTTAGAAGAATATATTTGAATAGTGTTATTGATGGACAATTAGCAACAACAGGAAATATATCATCTACAGTTTCAAGTTTAGTACTAGGAGACTACCTTTCAGGAGCAGGAACATCATATGTTTGGAATGGAAGAATAGCTAATACTCAAATCTACAACCGTGCTTTAAGTGCAACAGAAATAACTCAAAACTACAACGCCTTAAAAGGCAGATACGGACTTTAAAATATTTATAATAAACCAATGGAAGAAACAACATTAGAATTACAAGAGTATGACAACAGAGAATTTATGATTTTCTCCGTTACCGAATTAGATCAAATAGACTTTACTCAAGTTTTAGAAACATCAATCGATACAGTAAGAAAATCTGTTGACGGATTAAAAACATTTGTAAAATGGGATGGACCTATTATTCCTTCATCAGTGGAGGCTTTAACTACAAAGGAAGGTCCTTACACCTATGAAGAAATTTTACAAATTTTATCTACCCCTGAGTGGACAGATCCAAACCCATTTCCTTTAGGAGTTTAATATGAGTACCGTACAAGGAGGTCAAGGAAATATTGTAACAAGTGGATTGGTTCTAAATCTAGATGCAGCCAATCCAAGAAGTTACTTACCTCCTTATAATGGAACTACTTGGAGAGATCTATCAGGAAATGGCAACAATGGTACTTTAACCAACGGACCTACTTTCAATAGTGGGAATGGAGGGAGTATTGTGTTTGATGGAGTGGATGATCGTGTAACTGATACAGATACAAATTTTCCAAGCGGAGGAAACAGTAGAACATTTTCAGTCTGGTTTAAAACACCTTCCTCGCTTCCTGGAGCAAGTGATATTCCTATGTTTTTAACATATGGTACTTATGATTTCAACAAGAGTATGTTTTTTGGATGGGAAGGAAGAAACTTCCCCGGTATTACTTTTCCTTATAGACTTATGGTTTCAAATTACGGAAATCAAGTTTATAGCAATACAGCTCTTTCTACTAATACAATTTATAATGCCACCGTTACAAAAACCTCAGGAAGCGAATTTTATACTTTCTATTTAAACGGAGTTGCTGATGGAACTAATACTTGGACGGGAGGATCTTATACTACCACTAACACTGTATTAAATGGATCTTCTAACATTGGAGGAAATACTTTTAGCGGACAATATTTAAAAGGTAATTTATACAATATGCTAATCTACAACCGTGCCCTCTCAGCCTCAGAAGTCAACCAAAACTTCCAAGCCACTCGAGCACGTTTTGGAATTTAATAATATTTATAACAAACCTGGAAAGTGAAAGGTAACTTATGCCAAACGAATTTATAATAAGAAATGGACTTGTTGTCCAAAGTGGTACAACCACAATAACCGGTTCGGTAACAGCAACTGGAGACGTTGTAACACGAACCCAACTAAAATCAATGTATCAAGCCGGAGATGAAGGTGGAGAAATTTTTCTTAGTACTCCTGCTACTAATACAACTATACCTAATGGTGTAACTATAGATGTTTACCAAAATAGGTTTAGAATATTTGAACAAGGTGGATCAGCTAATGGATATTACCTTGAGATGCCATCAGGAAGTGCAGGTGTAGGAACAAATTTAAGCCCAATAGGATTTACAGGTAATGTTCCTATTGCTGGAAATCCTCCTGGATTTCAAACCTTAACTTTTAGTAACGGTATTTTAATTAGTGTATCTTAATTGATTTAATAATATTTATAACAAAACATGGCTTTAAATCTCTCAAAAACAGGTATATCAACCTCACAAACTATTGAGGCATGGCACGTTACCCAAAGTATTGATGCTTTAACTGGAGTAGAAGCATACAATATTACGATTTCTGGTTCTTTTACTTTGAATGGAGGAACCACAGGAAGTGGATGGTTTACTAATGCAGTATCATCTTCAAGAGCAATAGATGCTACTTTTGCTGATAGTGCCTATATTACTTCTTCTGTAGCAACTTCCCCATTAGCTATAGCATTATTTAATAGTACTTCTTCAAACAATGCTACTTTTAGGTTTGATAACGATGATTTAAAATATCAACCTTCAAACAATACATTGTATGTTACAAATTTAGTAGGAACAGCTTCATTGGCAACAACAGCAAGCTATACTTCAACTGTAGGATCAGCCAATACTGTAGCAGGAACTATAGTTCCAAGTGGTAGTAGTCCTATTACAGCTAATTTAAATTTTATAGCTGGAGCAACACAAACAGATGCTTCAATAACACCAACAGCAACAGTAGTATTACCTGCTTTAATTGGAAAAACTTTAGGACAAAATTGTTTTGTAACTATTGGAGTTACAGGAAGTGCAGCCACTGATTTAGTTGTTGTGAGAAATTTATTAGGAGCCAATTTAACATTTGATTCAGCGAACGCAAATACAGATTTTTATTATCATATAATTTACACATAAACATGGAAAAACAAGTTTTAACACAAGAAGAGTTACAAGAACTAACAAACTTACGTACAAAAAGAGATCAAATTATGGCCGATTTTGGATACATTGAACTCCAAATTCAAGAGCTAGAATTGGTAAAAGAAACCTTAGTTGAAAATCTTTCGGCTTTAAAAGCAGAAGAAGCACAATTAGGTACAATGATACAAAACAAATATGGAAAAATCTCAGTAAATATGGAAACAGGAGAAATTACTTCTGTAGACTAATTTTTGAGGTTCCCTGCCATATTTATCATAGAATAAAACAAATTATAATTTAAAGAACATGGCAGAAACATTAATATCACCTGGCGTACTAGCATTAGAAAACGACCAGTCATTTGTATCCCAACAACCTGTTACCGTTGGTGCCGCTATCATTGGTCCTACAGTTAAAGGCCCTGTAGAAGTTCCTACAATTGTTACCTCTTACAGTGATTATCAGAATAAATTTGGTACTACTTTCTTAAGTAGCAGCCAAGTTTATACTTATTTCACTTCTATCGCCGCTTACAATTATTTTGCAAACGGTGGTCAAACATTATTGGTAGCAAGAGTAGTAAGTGGTTCATTCACTTCAGCTACTACAGCAACCGCTTCTGTAACTGGTCCTTCTGGTGGTGGAGTATCTATTCTTAACTTTAATACTTCTCAATCTTTAGTATTAAACACTATTTCTCAAGGAACTGTTATGAATAGTTCAAGCTCCTTAGATTCAGCAGGTGCTTTGGCTTCAGGTTCATCTGATAACATTAGATGGCAAATTGCTAACGCTGATACATCATCAGGTACTTTCTCATTACTAATTAGACAAGGTGATGATACTACTCTTACTCCTACAGTATTAGAAACATGGACTAACTTATCAATGGATCCTACAGCTCCTAACTATGTAGCAAGAGTAATTGGTGACCAATATAGACAATACAATGTAGCCGATAACCAAATTGAAGTTTTAGGTACTTATCCTAATGCTTCAAGATATGTTTATGTATCTAGTGTTCCAACAGCAACTCCTTTCTATTTTGATAACAACGGTATAGCTAAATCTAGCTTTACTGGTTCTATTCCTAGAAATGCAAGTGGTTCTTTTACAGGTGCTACTGGTAATTTATTTGGAAACAATGCTAAATTCTATAGTAATATAGTTTCTGGTGTAACAAATATTCAAGGTGTTTTAAGTTCAAGCTATGATAACATGATTGCTTTATTAGCAAACCAAGATGATTATGTATTCAATGTATTAATGACTCCTGGTTTGTTTGCTTCTGAAGCCCCACTTGGTTCTTCTCAAGTAACTTCAATCATTTCAAACACTGAAAACAGAGGTGATAATATCTATGTAAGTGATTTAGTACCTTTTAGCTCAAGCATTACATCAGTAACTAGTCAAGCAAATTCTAAAAACACTTCATACGCTGCTACTTACTGGCCTTGGGTTCAAGTAATTGATCCTGATTCTGCTCAATTAGTATGGGTACCTGCCTCAACAATGATTGGTGGTGTGTATGCATTTAACGATTCAGTTTCAGAACCTTGGTTTGCTCCTGCTGGTATTAACAGAGGTGGATTAAGCACAGTAGTAAGAGCTGAAAAGAAATTATCTCAAGCTAACCGCGATACTTTATACCAAAATAAAGTTAACCCAATTGCAACATTCCCTGGAAACGGAGTTGTAGTATATGGTCAGAAAACATTACAAACTAAAGCATCTGCACTTGATCGTGTGAATGTAAGAAGATTGTTAATTGCTCTTAAATCTTATATCTCTCAAGTTGCTCAAAACTTGGTGTTTGAACAAAACACAATAGCTACTCGTACTAGCTTCTTAAACCAAGTTAATCCATATTTGGAATCAGTTCAACAGAGACAAGGTTTATATGCCTTCAGAGTAGTAATGGATGATTCAAATAATACTCCTGATGTAATTGATAGAAATCAGTTAGTTGGTGCTATTTACTTACAACCAACCAAAACAGCTGAATTCATTTACTTAAACTTCAATATTTTACCAACTGGAGTTTCTTTTGAATAATTTTTTAAAGATAGAATATTTATAACAAAATAAAATAGATAAATAAAATGGCAGTATTAAATCCAAACGAAATATTTTTCACAGCCTTTGAACCAAAACAGGCAAACCGTTTCATCATGTATATAGACGGTATACCAGCGTATGAAATCAAAGGTGTTGGTGCAGTCACATTAACCCAAGGTACTGTTCCTTTAAACCATATAAACGTACAACGCTTTGTTAAAGGTAAAACAACATGGGGTACTATCCAATTCACATTGTTTGACCCTATCACTCCTTCAGGTGCTCAAGCAGTAATGGAATGGGTACGTTTACATCACGAATCAGTAACTGGTAGAGATGGTTACTCAGACTTCTACAAGAAAGATTTAACTTTTGATGTATTAGGTCCTGTGGGTGATATCGTATCAGAATGGATTATCAAAGGTGCTTTAATTACAGAAGCCAACTTTGGTGATTACAACTGGGATACTGTTGATACTGCTGTAAACATTACTATGACCGTTCAACCAGATTACTGTGTATTGAACTTCTAATCTAAAAAAGAAAATCATAAAAGAGCTCGCATTTTTTGCGAGCTTCTTTTTTTCTATAATATTTATAACAAAATAAGTTTATGAGCGAATTTAAGTTTCCAACAGAAGTTGTGGAGTTGCCTTCAAAAGGTTTATTATATCCTGAAGGCTCACCTTTAGCAGAAGGTAAAATTGAAATGAAATACATGACTGCTAAAGAAGAAGACATTTTAACTAACCAAAATTACATTAGACAAGGTATTGTAATTGACAAATTGCTTCAATCCATGATTGTAAGTGAAATCGATTATAATGATCTTTTAGTGGCAGATAAAGATGCTATTATGGTTGCAGCCCGTATTTTAGGTTATGGTAAAGATTATTCTTTTAATTACGGAGGTAAAGAAGTAACAGTTGATTTAACCTTAATGAAAGAAAAATTATTAGATGAATCTTTAATCAAAAACAAACGAACCAATGAATTCCATTTCACATTACCCCACTCAGGAAATGAAATTTCTTTCAAATTATTTACTCATGGTGATGAAAAGAAAATAGAAAAAGAATTAGAAGGTTTAAAAAAGATTGACCCTAAAGGAAGTTTTGAATTATCTACAAGATTAAAACACATGGTTTTATCCGTTAATGGAAACAGAGATACCAAATCAATCAGGGAATTTGTAGATAATGTATTTCTAGCCAGAGATTCAAAAGCATTTAGAGATTATGTATCCAAAATATCTCCAGGAATTGATTTAAAATTTGATTTTGAAGATGATGGTTACGTTGAGGAGGGCGTAAATCTTCCTATTACTGTTAACTTTTTTTGGCCTGACGCCTGATTATAGATGGACTCTTTTTACTCAAATACATGAAATATGTTTTTGGGGTCAAGGAGGTTATGATTATGAAACTGTTTATAACATGCCTATTTGGTTAAGAAAGTATACTTTTAATAAAATTTTAGATTTTCATAAACAAAAGAATAATTCTCAACAAAATGATGTAGTTGAACAATCTATAAAAAATATGAAATCAGCAGGATCGGTTAATAATAAAAAAATACAAGTTCCTGATTATGTAACGAAGGCATCTAAAAAATGATGCCTTCAAATATTTATCATAAATAGTTTCTAATGGCTAAAAAAATAGATAATGAACAAGATTTAAGAAAATTAACTAAAGAAACTTCTGTAGTTGTTGAAGATGCACTTAGAAGTATAGCTAGTAATGTTGGTAGTATTTTTAAACAAGCCTTAGAAGAAACTCAAGATGTTTCAAAATCTTTAGTTAGAGATACTACTTCCTCTTTAAATAGTTTAGCTAAAGTTTCCAATGTTTTAGCAACAAACATGGAAAAAGCAGCTAATGGTACTTTAAAACAAAGTGATGTCCTAAAAACAATCCAGGACAGACAAGCTAAAATAAAAGCTCTTGAAGCTCAAATAGCTATTGCTAGTAATAATAATACAAAAGCTAAAGAAAAATTAGAAAAACAACTTCAACAAATTAAAGAATATGAAGAAGAAGTAAATATTCAATTAAAACAACAATTAGAACTTTCTAAAAAAGTTAATAAAAATATGGGGGTTACTGGAGATATTCTTAAAGGAATATCTAAGATCCCAATTTTAGGAAATTTTATAGATGCTGAAGAAGCTTTGATGGCTGCTCAAGTAGAAGCTTCTAAACAAGGTGCTACTAGAGCTAAAGCTATGAATGCTGCTTTTTCTCAAATGGGTAAAACCATGAAAGAAAAATTAACAGATCCTTTAGTTTTATTTGGAGTTGGTTTATCTATTTTTAAATCTTTAATTAATTTAGGATTAAGATATGATCAAGTTACAACTGATATAGCCCGAAACCAAGGAATAAGTACCTCAGAGGCTGAAAAAACTCATCTTTATTTAAAAGAAGCAGCAACTACTTCACGAGATTTATTAGCTACTACTCACAATTTTGCTATGGCTCAAGCATCCTTAAATGATGCTTTTGGAACATCAGCAGATTTTTCTGCAAAAACATTAGAAGATTTTACTAATTTAACCAAAAAACTTGGTTTAACTAATGAAGAAGCAGCTGTTTTTGCAGGCTTTAGTGCAACTACTGGTAAAACTTCTGAACAAATTGTTAACAGTATAGGTAAACAAAACAAAGGAGTTATAAATAATAAAAAAGTAATTTCTGAAGTTGCCAAAATTAATGGACAATTATATGCCCAATATAAAGGTAGTCCTATAGAATTAGCTAAAGCAGTAATTCAAACACAAAAATTAGGAATGAGCTTACAACAAGCTTCATCCGCTTCAAAAAATCTTTTAAATTTTGAAGAATCAATTTCAGCAGAATTAGAAGCAGAATTATTAACAGGTAGAGATTTAAATCTAGAAAAAGCCAGATATTTGGCTTTACAAGGAGATTCAGCGGGAGCTGCTGCTGAATTAATGAAAAATGTAGGTAGTTTAAAAGATTTTACTAGATTAAATGTTATTCAACAAGAAGCATTAGCAAGAGCAGTAGGAATGACTGCAGATGAGTTAACTGATTCTTTAAGAAAACAAGAACAAATAAAAGAACTTGATAAAGGCCAAGTAAAACTTTATCAAAAACAAATTCAAGATTTAAGAGATAAAGGAAAGATAGAGGAAGCAAATGCTTTGGAAAAACAAATGATCCAAGGAAAAGACTTTGAACTATCCAAACTCCAGTTATCTGCCCAAGAAAAATTATCAGCTGCTGCTGATAAACTTAAAGACACTTTTGCAGCTATTGTATCTGGTCCTATTGGAGGTTTTGTTTCTAAATTTGTTGATATAATAGCTAAAATAGCTTCTACAGGTATAGGTAAATTAGCATTAGGAGGAGTAGCAATAGTTGCTTTAGGAACAGCTATTTTAGCAATGACCAAAGTATTTGGTAAAATGGCTATATTAGGAGCAATGCCTGTTATTCCTGTTGGTGGTGGAGGAATAGGTGGAGGTGGTGGAGTAACAGACATGTTAGGAAAAGGATTAGGTGGAGGAAGATCAGCAGGTTTAGGTAAACAATTAATGACCGCTGCTACAAAACCTAAAGTTTTAGGAAAAGCTCTTAGTCGTGCTGGTGGTGGAAGTATGCTTAGAGGACTAGGTAGAAGTGCTTTAGGTGGAGTAGCCGGTAAAGTAATAGCTCCTGCTACTTCTGTTGCTATGACCTTGGGAGGTCTTTATGATTTCTTTTCAGAAGATAAACTAAGAGATACAGGTGTAGGAGGATTTTTTGAAAGTTTAGGAGGTACAGGAATGCATCTTCTTGATACCTTAACTTTCGGAGGTACTAAACTAATCACTAATGCCACAGGAATATCCATTCCAGGAATGGATACAGATGATGTAGCGAGTGCTAGAGCAATTTTCCATGATTCAGGTAGAGACCCAGATGATAGTAGATTCCCTATTTCTACCGATAACAAACAATTAATTGAAGATATTCTAAAAAACCCATCTGCCTATCCTGAAGGTATTGTTCAACAAGCCCAAGGAGTTAATATAACTGAATTGGCTGTAGGAGGTATGGTTACTAGACCTACAAGAGCTTTAATAGGTGAAGCAGGTCCTGAAGCTGTTGTTCCTCTTGATAAATTTTATGCCAAATTAGATGAATTAATAATGGCTGTTAAATCAGGAGGAAATGTATATTTAGATGGAACTAGAGTAGGTACAGCAATGAATGTTAGTACGTATAAAGTTCAATAATTTTTAATATTTATAACAAAATAAAACTATGAGCTCACTATTAGATAAATTACAAAAAGGCGGTTCTAATTTAACCGCTTTTGATGGAACAACCCCAAGAGTTAATCCCGGAGCAACTAAACAATCTAAATTACATGCTTCAAACCAACAACCAGGATATTCTTTAGATGGTGCTTTTAAAGGAGAAGTTACTACTGCTTACAATTCTTATTTAGATGGTGTTACTACTAACAAATTACCCCAACCATCTCAATTGGATTTAAATGGTAAAATCCCTGCAAACAATTACCTAAGTAATCCCCCAGAACAAGGAATTTCTCAAAGATTAGTTGATTTGACACCTCCTCGTTAATGCCTTTAATTAACCTACAAACTAATCTTAAGTCCCTTAAATATGGGAGAGACAGGTTTAATGGTGGAGATAGTGGACAACCCTATATCCAAACCAATATCCCTGATGAGATATCTCCTTATATTGGTACTACAGATTTTTTATTAAGAGGAGGACTTAGAGCAGTTCAAGATTCAGTTGTAGATGTTGAACGTTTAGGTAAAATGTTTGATAGTACTAAGTCTCCTAACGGAATACTTTTTACTGCCAAACAACAATTATTATCTCGTACCGCTGTCCGTACTCAAACCAGTGGTATACTGAATGAAGGCGTCTATACACCATTATCTACTTTGGCTCAAGCCGGGCTAGTGGCTTTTGGAAACCATTTAAATAAACAAGGTATAGACCCGTTTGCAAATACAGGAGCTTTTTCTACAAATACAAATCTTTATCAAAATAAAGTAACCCCTTCCCAATTACCTAAAGATAATAGATTAGTAAGATTAGCCGGAGGAGTTATTTCTAAGGAACCTACAAAAATAAATAATATAACCTTAACATCCAATAGTCCTGTTGACATAATGACTTATGGAGGAGGACCAGGTTCTGATTTAGGTATTGGTAAAACAGCAATAAGATATTCTCCAACATCTAAAACATTTTTAACCCAAAATCCAGGAGATTCTATTTATGGAGGTATAATTAAAAGTCCTTTTTATTTTGGGGCCAATTATTGTTATGTTTACAGTTCTCAACAAGTCTTTAATCCATATACAACTATAGGAAATAGAAATGGAATTTCTTCATCCCCAGAAGCTCAGGTTAATGGACAAAATCAAATCCAAAATCATTCAAACCCCAAAATCCAAGATTTTAGAAGAATAATAAGAAATAATTTAAAAGATATAAATATTACTAAAATAGCAGCCGACAGTGGAGTTCTTCCGGATAATTCATTTTCAGAAACTGATGTTACCTATGGTATATCCTATACCACTGATCCTGGTCAAAGAGCAGGAAAAAGTTACGCAAATTATGTTAAGGGAGTAACTAATTCTTTAACAGGAAAATCTGTATATAATCCCTATAATACAGGGTTTGGAGAAGGTTCAGGAACAGGTACTTTTTATCCTGGTTTAGATGCAATCAATTCCGTCCCAGTATATAGAAGTGAACAAGCAACCCCTAATTTACCAGATTATGTTCAATTTAGAATAGCTATTATAGATAATGATGCTCCATCATTTAAAACTTTTATACATTTTAGAGCATTTATAGACTCAATGAGTGATTCCTATACAGCTGATTGGACACCATTTAAATACTTAGGAAGAGGAGAAAACTTCTATAACTACCAGGGATTTTCTAGACAGATTTCATTATCTTGGACAGTTGCTGCTCAATCAAAAGAAGAACTAATTATAATGTATAAAAAATTAAATTACTTAGCTTCATCTTTAACCCCAGACTATAGTCCTAAAGGTTATATGAGAGGTAATTTAGCTCAATTAACAGTAGGAGGTTATCTTTATGAACAACCAGGAATTATAACTAGTTTAACTTATGATATTCCTGAAGAAAGTCCTTGGGAAATAGCTAGTGATATAAATGGACTTATAGGAGGAGATGGAACGGTAAAACAGTTACCTCATATTATTAAAGTAACAGGATTTAATTTTATTCCTATTCAAAGATTTAGACCTTCTATTCAAGATCTTACTTTTAAAAATACTAATAATACAGACAATACATTAGATGATAGAGGATTTATTAATACTTATGGTCCTCAACATTATATATCTTTAGCCAATTCTTTTGGAAATAATTATGATAATTATAATACAAACCCTATAGTGAACACAATTGTATCTCAAAATAATGAATATTCTTTCCTTCCAGGTGAAGGACCTTTTATTCCTTAATTTAAATTAAATGAACAGATATCAAAATATACCAAAAACCAAAATAGATGGAAAAGAAGTTTATGTAACTTCTCGCTATCCTGAGGTTCCATTATCAACAAATGATATTTATGTTTATACTACTCAAGGAGATAGATTTGATATTTTAGCCCAACAATATTATGGAAATAGTTCTTTATGGTGGGTTATTTCAATTGCCAATACCGGTAATGCTGGTGCTAATACATTAGTAAGTTTACCTCAAAATACTTTAGTTATACCTGAAGGTATTCAGATAAGAATACCTGCTAACTATTCAAATGTTGTAAGAAATTTTAACACAATAAACGCTTAATATGGGAAATATTATAGGTGAAGGTTTTGCTCCTGAAATTATTAAACAGATTAATGTAAGACAAACAATATATGGTTCTGTAAATAGAGATAATGAACAATTATCATATCTAGAAGCAAGAACAGGATGGTGTACTTTAGTTTCTTCAGTTGATGTTAAATCTGTTTTTAGAAACCTCCCATCTTATGGAGATTCTTTAGCTACAGAATTTGTTTTATGGGGAGGTGTAACAAATGAAAGAAATCGTTATGGACAATCTAGTTTTCAACGTTTTGGAGTTTGGGATGGACAAGATTATATTGATGTAGGAGACAACCGTACTTCCCTTGACCAGGCTTATAATTATTATGCTTATGGTGTTGGAGGAACAGAATTTGGTTTAAAACCAATGCCAGGAATAAAATCAGCCTCTATTAAAACAGAAACAAGAGGATCATTAAAAACAGCAACTATTCAAATCCAAGCCAACAATAGAGCTCAATTTGATATTATTGATGCTTTATATTTACGTTTAGGATATACTATGTTATTAGAATGGGGACATTCCTCTTATTATGATAATGATGGTAATTACATACAAGATAATCCTTATTCTTTTTCAGATATTTTTCTAACAAGAAAAAATGGTAATCAAATTTTATCATTAAGTGAGCTTCAAACAGATATAAATTATATTCGCGAAGCCTCAGCTGGTAATTATGATGCTGTAATAGGAAAAGTAGTAAATTTTAATTGGACTTACACTAAAGAAGGTACTTATGATATAACATTAACTTTAAGAAGTGTAGGAGATGTTATTGAATCTCTAAAAGCAAATTTACTTCTACCGGGTGGATCTTTAAATACCCCAGAAGACAAAGTAACTCCTGAAGATCCTGAAAACCCAACATCAAACGATCTTATTGAAGCTTTTGCTAATACAAATGAAATAACAAAATTCTTTTTTACAATCCAACAAACTTTAAAAAATGAACCAGTAGCCACAAACGGAATGGCTGTTGCAAAAACAGATGATATAGTAGATGCTGTTAAACAAAATTATAATGGTCATGGGTATGAATATTATATAAGATTTGGTTATTTTTTAGATTTTCTAGCAACCAAAATTATTCCCTATATAGACAATAATACAGCAGACAGATTAATTTATATAGATACTGATGTTGAATCTAATATTATCTATATGGTAAATAGACAAATAAGCGCTGATCCTAGAATATGCTTATTTAATACAGGATTTAGAGGTACACAAGGTTCAACTTTGTCTTTTCTTCCGGATGCTGAACCTTTTGAAATAGAAAAAAATGGTAACACTTATGGAAAAATAATGAATGCTTATTTTAACATGACGTGGATTATTACTAGTATGGAAGAACTAAAAGATGATAAAGGAAAAGTTAGTTTATATGATTTAATAGATGCTTTATGTAAAGGATGGAATCAGTCAACAGGTAACTATAATTCACTAGAACCAATAATAGATTCTGAAACTAATACTATTAAAATTATAGACGAAAGTCCTTTACCTGATAAAGATACTTTTTTAACAGAAAATAAATTACCAACCCAACTAGCTTCTTTTGATGTTTATGGTTATTATTTAGGTAATGGTAAAGATGGTTATGAGAATAACCAATATCATGCTGGTTTTATTAAAGATTTAAGTTTTAACACTACTGTTCCTCCTAACTTAGCAACAATGATTACTGTTGGAGCAACATCTCAAGGTTATATTGTAGGACAAGATGCTACTGCTTTATCCCAAATGAATGCTGGATTAATAGATAGATGGAAACCAACAATAAATCAACCAGCTCCTTCAGGATCAGCTTCTACTTCTTCTTTACAACAAGATTATGCTGGTCCATTGGAAGCCTTTAATAAATATCTTGCTAATATATCCTCAGTTAATGGGGGGTTACCGGGATGGGATGAAGAAATTATTGATACTTTTGTTTCCAATCAGACTCAATTTCTTGAATATGATCAAGCAAAACAAACTCAAGCACGAACAGGTTCAGCTTCCCCATCAAACGGATTTTTACCTTTTGATTTATCCTTAACTATGGATGGACTTTCAGGAATGAAAATATATCAACAGTTTACCATTGATTCTGATTTTTTACCTTTAAATTATCCTAGATCCTTAAACTTTTTAATAAAAGGTATAACTCATGATATTACCTCAAACCAATGGAATACAACCATAGAATCTATAGCTGTATCTAAAAATCCTAGTGGTACTGTAAAAAGTAGAAATATACAAATAAGTTCTACAACAGCTAATATTCCTGTTGCTACTCCTCCTAATTTCTCTGCTGTTGATACTGCAACGGATTTAAGAACAGCAATAGTAGAAACAGCTTTAGCATATGCTAGAGTTCAACCTGGTTTATATCCAATTGGAGGAGGTCGATTTAATGAAGCTTCATTTACAAGTGATATGCAGTCTGTAGGATATTCTGGTCAAGCTTGGTGTAATTTATTTACTAAATTAGTGTGGAAAAAAGCATATGAAGCTGTTGGAAAAAATAATGCCAACATAAAAAATATAGCATCTTCCCAATTTGGTAACTTTAGTGTAGTTTCAGGACCTATAACTTCTTATGTTCCTACTACTTTCGCTAATATGTTTGCAAAAGGAAAAGCAGCAAACTGGCAAGGAAAAAATGGTTTAATTAAATTAGTACCTGGAGATATGGTAATATATGATGTAATAGGAACAACAGGACACCAAGAAAGAGATCACATAGGAATAGTAGTAGCTGTAAATTATACTAATGGAACCTTTACTTCAGTAGATGGAAATTTCTCAAATAAAGTAACCCAATATACTCAACCTATGGATGGAGTAGCTAATGGACAAAGATTATATGCTGTTGTTAAACCTATAGAATAATTATTATAGATAATGCCTTACTATCCTAAATCTCAAGTAAAAACTAATTTATATACTAATGGGACAAGTCCTACTTTATATAAAATAGAAGACCAAACAATTTATTCAGGTTATTATCATCAATTAAGCAATGGTAAATATTTCTCAGGTAAAACACCACAAGATACTCCTAGTTTTGAATTAACTACATTTACAAGAACTTCTTTTCCTTCTCCTATTACTCTAAATTCAGTACCTGTATATCCTGTTTTAACACCTGAGGGAACAGAAATATATGTTTCTTATCCTAATGATTTTAGTAGTCAAGAATACCCTAAATTTGAAGAGGTAACTCTTAATTCTCCCTCTTATAACCCAAATTATCCATCCCCTCAAGATTACCAAATAGGGGAATTTAGAAGATATTTCTGTAAAAAAACCAATGAAATAAAATATATAGAAATAGATAAAAATTATTTTGATTCATTAGTAGCCAAATCCACAAATGTGCTTTGGTCATTATATTTACCTTTTTATTTAGATTGGCAATTAACAGGAAACGAAGAACAAGTAGCTAGAGTCAATAAAAACAATGCTGAATTAACAGCCCAAAGATTAAAATTACCTGGTTTACTAGAATATCTAAGATTCGATTTTACAAAATATTATAAACCTTAATTTGGCAACTTAAAACCTTGATGGTACATTCATCTCAATCAAGGTTATGTTTTGGTTAATTGAAAAAGAAGAGCATTTAGATTATTTAAGGCAAAGGCCAATCCAAGAAGCATTTGTTGAAATAATCCCATATCACGACAACATACACCCTGCTTTAAACGATGTGTCTCTAGTGTATATTAGACCGTTTAATGACACGAAAGGTTATATGCTATGCGTTGACCATAGTGAAACTGACTCGCTTAATAAAACGGTTATAAACGGTATACTACAAAATATAGATAAGGTGTGGGTACAAGATAAAAAACAAGCATTATATTATTTTCCAATAAAATGTTTGCATGACCTATCCCAATTCTCTCCTCCGTATATACAAAACACTAAAGCACACGAACACTTTTATTTCAAAAATACGGATTATCCAAAAGTAAATAAACTTGTGCCCGTAAGCAAACACTATGAAAAATGCCAACATATTTATAATCACGTTCGTAGTGTTATACCTCAAGAGCTACCTTCATGGTTTGATTTTTACAACAACAAGGTAGTATTGGCGTTTTTCGGAATAGAAAAGAACGGAATTAAAATAGATAAATATGAATTTGATAAACACTATGAGCTTAATCACGAATTTTATTCAATCCAAGGCGATAGAACAATCCATCAGGATTGTTTCAGGATTTACACATGCTACAATTTGGCTACAACAACACGTAGACCAAGTAACTCTTTTAATGGCATTAATTTTGCCGCAATAAATAAAGATAATGGCGCAAGGAGGAGCTTTAGATCGAGTCATGGTTTCATTGAGTTCGATATTAGCGCATACCATCCTCATCTTGTTTCTCGTATGGTTGCCTTTGATTTCCTCGATGGTGATGTCCACCAAACGTTCGCGAACCTCTATGGCACCTCGTATCAAGAGGCAAAAGAAATCACCTTCAAACAACTCTATGGTGGTGTATTTAAAGAGTACGCGCATTTGGAATTTTTTCAAAAAGTAAGTAAATTTGTAGACGATAACTGGAAAGAGTTCAATAACTCAGGCCAAGTTATTGTACCAATTTCAGGTTATTGTTTTGAAAAAGACAAGCTGGAGAATATGAATCCACAGAAACTGTTTAATTATATGTTACAGAATGTGGAATCGGCTGTCAACACTTATATTTTAATGGATATACATAAGTTGTTGAGAGGCAAAAAAACAAAAATTGTATTATATACTTACGATAGTTTCTTATTTGAAATGGGAGAGGGTGAGGAAGACATTGAAACAGATATACAAAACATTTTTAAAAAATATAAATTAACAACAAAAACAAAACGAGGTTACGATTATGACTTTACAGGAAAATAAACATATGTATATGGGATACGATTTTGAACCCATAACTACGAGAGACGTGAATAATAAACTGTTTTGTACATTTACAAACTTAGAGGAATTAGATTATTTGATCAGTCAACTGACAAAGTCGTACTCTATTATGTACAATAAAATGTTTGTTTTGTATGTAAAGAGTACAGACGAGTATGTTGTTACTTACAATGTAGAACAAGGCAACGTTGATTCAATTCCTTTAAATACTATTTTAGTACATAGAAAGAAAGAAACCAACACATTATATACAATTAATGCGTTGAATGATTTGATAAAAAAATTAAACGGTGGAGTGGTTGATCCTTCTTACCGTGTAAACTGGCAACACTATAAAAACTGTATTTTGTTAACCAACCACAATGAGTTGAAACAATTGAATACAAAAGTTTATAAGATTGTTGAACTTTAACTTGGTTATACAACACCTCGTTCTTACATTTCCGACATTAAACTAATTAATTTATAATCATGGATATTGCATCAATTAAACAACGACTAAATGCTTTACAGTCGACGAACAACACAGGCAAGAAAGAAAAAATCGATTACTCAAAAGTTTACTGGAAACCAAAAGAGGAAGGCAAGTACCAAATTCGTATTGTGCCATCTAAACTAGATCCTAAAAACCCATTTAAAGAGGTTTTTGTTCACTATGGGTTTGGAAAATTTCCTATTTTTGCTTTAACCAACTGGGGTGAAAAAGATCCAATCGTAGAATTTGCCGCTCAATTAAGAAAAACTAATGACAAAGAAAATTGGTCATTAGCTAAAAAATTGGACCCTAAAATGAGGATTTATGCTCCCGTTATTGTTAGGGGTGAAGAAGAAAAAGGTGTGCGCCTTTGGGAATTTGGTAAAGAAATTTACATGCAGCTTTTAGGTATTGCAGATGATGAAGATTATGGTGATTACACAGACATCAACGAAGGTAGAGACTTTACAGTTGAAGCTATTAAAGGTGATGTAGGTGGTCGTCAAGGATTGAAAACATCTATCCGTATTAAACCTAAAACCACTCCCGTAAGTACAGATGCTACTTTGATCGGTACTTTCCTTAGTGAACAACCCAATATTTTGGAAGTTCAACGTAAACGTACTTACGAAGAAATCAAAGAAATTCTCCAAAATTGGTTATCTCCAGAAGAACCAGAAGAGGGTTCAATCATTGATGATGAGGACACACCCGAAGTAGAAGAAACAGTAACTACAAATGCTAAAGCTTATACTTTGAACCAACCTTTGGCTCCTAAAACATCAAAAGCAGACAAGTTCGATTCATTGTTTGAAGACGAGGACAACAACGATCTGCCTTTCTAATTAATTAAATTGAAGTTATGGCTAGAACTAAGAAAAGCGAATCGCTAACGGCAGCAGTCTCCAAAGAGATTAAAGCCAATTTTAACCTTGATAAATTCAAGGAAAAGAAAATGCTTAATGGCAACGTTAAGTTTAAAGAACAAAAGTGGATTCCCCTTAGTCCAGCATTTCAAGAAGTAACAAGTGTGCCTGGTATTCCTACCGGGCACATTGTTCTACTTCGTGGACATAGTGATACAGGTAAAACAACTGCTATGATTGAAGCAGCAGTTAATGCTCAAAAAATGGGTATTTTACCTGTGTTCATTGTTACAGAAATGAAATGGAATTGGGAACACGCAATGCAAATGGGTTTGCAAGTTGAAATGGAAATGGATGAAGGAACAAATGAAGTTAATAACTACAGTGGTTTCTTCCTTTATGCCGATAGAGAAACTTTGCACACTATTGAAGATGTAGCAGCATTTATTTTGGATTTGTTGGATGAACAAAAGAAAGGTAATTTACCTTACGATTTGTGTTTCCTATGGGATTCAATTGGTTCAGTTCCTTGTGAATTGTCAGTTAAATCAAATAAAAACAACAATGAATGGAATGCTGGTGCTATGTCTACTCAGTTTGGTAATAATGTAAACCAAAAAATTACATTATCACGTAAAGAATCATCACCTTATACTAATACCTTGGTATGTGTAAATAAGGTTTGGACAGCAAAAGCAGAAGTACCTATGGGTCAACCTAAGTTGATGAACAAAGGTGGTTTTGCTATGTGGTTTGATGCTACGTTTGTTATTACTTTTGGTAATGTTTCAAATGCTGGTACATCTAAAATCAAAGCGATTAAGGATGGTAAGCAAGTTGAATTTGCTAAACGTACAAACATTCAGATTGATAAAAATCACATTAATGGTATTACTACTCGTGGTAAAATCATTATGACTCCTCATGGCTTTATTAATGACACTGATAAAGAAATTAAGGCCTATAAGGATGAACATGCTAGTGAATGGATGAAAGTTTTAGGTGGAATGGACTTCGATATTTTTGAAGAAGATGAAACCTTTGAAACATTAAATGTTTTTGAACAAGAACCAGATTAATGTTGGCTTTGTTTAAAATTTTTATTACATTTACAGTATGAACAAGAGTGAACTATTAAACCTCCTAGATCAAATGGATAAACAGGAGTCTTCTCCTTCCAACCCACACGACAGAGTATTGCTTATTGATGGGTTAAATTTGTTTTTTAGGAATTTTGCTATGATGAACTTTGTGAACGAACAAGGTGTTCACATTGGTGGTCTAGGAGGTTTTCTTCGCTCTTTAAATTCTCTGATAAATCAAGTACAACCAACCTCTGTTTATGTAGTGTTTGATGGTGTTGGTTCTTCAACAAATCGTAAAAACATGCTACCTGAATATAAATCAGGTCGCAATTTAGTTCGTATTACCAACTGGGATGTGTTTGAGAGTTTGGACGACGAACATGATGCTAAAGTAGATCAAATTGTTCGTTTGATTCATTATCTCAAATGCCTACCAGTTAAAACATTGAGTTTAGATAAGGTGGAGGCCGATGATATAATCGCCTATTTAAGTGATATATTGCCTATAAAACACAATTCTCAAGTTTTCATAGTATCCAACGATAAGGACTTTGTTCAATTAGTAAACGATAAAGTTACGTTGTATCGTCCTGCTGAAAAGGAATATTATACACCTCAAACAGTAAGAGACAACTTTGGTATATTAGCTGAAAATTTTATTATTTATAAAACACTATTGGGAGACCAATCAGATAAAGTAGAGGGTGTAAAAGGATTAGGTCAAAAGGGTATATTGAAAAAATTCCCTGAATTAGCAGAACGATATATTAGTTTCCAAGAATTAATTGAAATATCTGCTGCTAAACATAAAGAACACGTTGTGTATTCAAGAGTAGTTTTTGATATGGAACGTTTGGAAAATAATTTCCGAATTATGGATTTAGAAAATCCATTGATTGATGACAATGACAAAGCATATCTTGAAGAAGAAACAGAAACCCCAACTCCAGCTTTGAATCTTGAAGGATTTTTACGACTTTACAATGAGGATGGTTTAGGAAAAATGATTAAAAATCCTGAATTTACAATCAACGATACATTTAAAATATTAAACAGTTTTAGAAAATAAGTTATATTTATGACCATGAAAAAATTAGAATTAATACAAATTATTAGAGAAGAAATCAACAAGATTGTTAAAGAAGATTTTCGAATTGGTGGATTTCTACATTACACATATAATGAAAAAACACCAGATTTAGAATACCCCTTATCAAATCCAAAAGATGTTTGGACTTTTTTCTATTACAACTTTATACATCCTAGTAAAAATGCTGGATTTTATTTACCTCCCAGTATTAAAAAATGTAAAAATGAAATTGATTTTTTTAAACTAAAAAATCAAAAAGAATCAGATGTCGATCCGAAATATAAAACAGAACTGAAAGACTATGATAGTCCGACTTTTACAGCAGGTTTGGTAGGAAGTATTGAAAGAGCTATGAAGCAAAGAAAATATACCGATAAGGAGACAACTTTTACTAAAATGGCTATGCAAATTCATAGAATACTTTAAATATTAAACAGTTTTAGAAAAATAAGTTTTAGAAAATAAGTTATATGACATTAAACAATTTATCTCAATATGGAATAGGATTCCAGATTAAGGTATTATCATCACTTTTAACACACAAAGAATTTCTTCTGAATATTCAAGATGTGTTGAGTGAGGAATACTTTGATAATCAAGCCCACAAATGGATTATTAAACAAATCCTAGATTACTTCCAAAAGTATCATACTACTCCTTCAATGGATGTTTTGAAGGTAGAATTAAAGAAAATCGACAATGAAGTTCTACAAGTTTCTATTAAAGAACAATTAAGAGAGGCCTACAAATCCTCAGATGAAGATCTTAAGTATGTTGAGGAAGAATTTTCTAACTTTTGTAAAAACCAACAGCTTAAAAAAGCGTTGTTAACAAGCGTAGACTTTTTGAATGCAGGAGACTATGATTCAATCAGATCAATTGTTGATAACGCATTAAAAGCAGGTCAAGACAAAAATATGGGACACGAATACAACAAAGATGTTGAATCTCGTTATCGTGAAGACCATAGAACAATTGTTCCTACCCCTTGGGAATCAATCAATGAATTACTACAGGGTGGTTTAGGAAATGGAGACTTTGGATTGATATTTGGTAATCCTGGTGGTGGTAAATCTTGGTCATTAGTTGCTTTAGGAGGATTTGCTGTTAAATTAGGTTACAATGTTTTACACTATACTCTAGAATTAGGTTCTGATTATGTAGGACGAAGATATGATGCTTTCTTTACTGGAGTAGGAGTTCAAAACATTACCAAACATAAAGACCAAGTTGAAGAAGCAGTTACTCAATTACCAGGACAATTGATTATTAAAGAATACCCAACAGGTAAAGCCTCTATTTCAACAATTGAGTCCCATATTAAAAAATGTATTGACCTAGACTTTAAACCAGATTTGATTATTATTGATTACGTAGATCTTCTCCGTTCAAAAAGAAAGAATCGTGAGCGTAAGGAAGAGATAGATGATATTTATATTAGTACTAAGGGACTTGCTAGAGAATTGAACCTACCAGTTTGGTCTGTTTCTCAAGTAAATCGAGCTGGTGCAAAAGATGATATTATTGAAGGTGATAAAGCAGCAGGTAGCTATGATAAAATGATGGTTACCGATGTTGCTATATCCTTATCAAGGAAACGTCAAGACAAAGTAAATGGGACAGGAAGATTTCACATCATGAAAAATAGATACGGTATGGACGGCCTAACGTTCTCAGTGAAAGCAGATACTTCTACAGGTCATTTTGAAGTATCAACCCATATTGAAGACGACGAACCTGAAACATCATCTACACCCTCGTTTGGAAATCAGATAGATTCAGTAGACAAAGCCCTTATTAAACAAAAATTTTTCGAACTACAAACAGATTAAAATTATTAAAAAACAATGTTAACAACAGAATCACAAATTTTGTCGGAAATTACTACCCATTTGAAATATGCTAAATTCGTACCCGAAAAGCATAGAAGGGAAACGTGGGATGAGTTGGTTACCCGAAACAAAGAAATGCACATCAAAAAGTTTCCCCAATTGGCTGAAGAGATTGAAGCCGCTTACAAGTACGTTTATGACAAAAAGGTATTACCATCAATGCGTTCAATGCAATTTGCTGGTAAACCAATTGAAATAAACAATGCTCGTATTTTTAACTGTTCTTATTTACCAATTGATGATTTTAGAGCATTTTCTGAAATCATGTTCTTATTACTTTCAGGTTGCGGAGTAGGTTATTCAGTACAAACACATCATGTAGAAAAGTTACCTGAAATTAGAAAACCACTTAAGTGGAAACGTTATTTAGTAGGTGATTCTATTGAAGGTTGGGCTGATGCAGTTCGTATGTTAACCAAAGCTTATTTTGGTCAAACATCAACTGGTCCTTTATTTGATTTTAGAGACATTAGAGCAAAAGGTGCTTCATTAATTACAGTTGGAGGTAAAGCACCAGGTCCTGAACCATTGAAAATTGCTTTAATTCATATGCAAGCGATTTTAGACCATAAACAAGATGGTGAAAAATTAACTACTTTAGAATGTCACGATATTATTTGTCATTTGGCTGATGCTGTATTATCAGGTGGTATTCGTAGAGCAGCTCTTATTGCTTTGTTCAATCTTCATGATGAAGATATGTTGACTTGTAAATTCGGTAACTGGTGGGAAAATAACCCTCAAAGAGGTAGAGCAAACAACTCAGCTGTATTACTTCGTAATATGATTGATAAAGAAACATTTATGAGTTTGTGGGGTAAAATTGAGGCATCTAATAGTGGAGAACCAGGTTTCTTATTTACAAATGATAAAGATGCTGGAACTAACCCTTGTGCCGAGATTAACTTAAAAGCTAATCAATTCTGTAACTTGTGTGAAATCAATGCTTCAGATATTGAAACACAAGAGGAATATAATGCAAGAGCTAAAGCAGCAGCTTTCATTGGTACACTACAAGCTAGCTATACTGATTTCCATTACTTGAGAGACATTTGGAGAAAAACAACCGAAAAAGAAGCATTGTTAGGTATTGGAATGACAGGTATTGCCTCAGGTGCTGTATTAAAACTTGATATGAAACAAGCAGCTAAAGTAGCAGTATCAGAAAATGAAAGAGTAGCTGGTATTTTAGGTATCAATAAAGCAGCTCGTGTTACTACAGTTAAACCCTCAGGAACCACTTCATTAGTATTAGGTACAAGTTCAGGTATTCACGCTTGGCACGATGATTACTATATGAGAAGAATTCGTTTAGGTAAAAATGAAGCTTTGTATACTTATCTGAATGTTTACCATCCTGAAATGTTGGAAGATGATTTCTTTAAACCAAATCTTCAATCAATTGTTTCTGTTCCTCAACGTGCTCCAGAAGGTGCTATTACACGTAAAGAATCAGCTATGGATTTGTTAGAACGTATTAAAACCATCAACAAAAACTGGATTAAACCAGGACATAGAAAAGGTGCTAACATGCATAACGTATCAGCTACTGTTACTATCAAGCAAGATGAATGGCCTGCAGTTGGAGAATGGCTTTATGAAAATAAAGAATACTTTACAGCATTGTCTTTCTTACCATTTGACGGACACACCTATAAGCAAGCTCCTTTCGAAACTATAACAAAGGAAGAATTCGAAGCAGCAGTTAGTTCATTACATAAAGTAGATTTATCTTTAGTAATTGAAATGAATGATAATACAGCATTAATGGAAAATCTTGCATGCTCTGGTGGGCAGTGTGAGATAGTTTAATATTTATACGGTATGTGGAATAGTATAAAAGAAAGAATATTTTATTAAACTTTGTAAATTAATAACAGAAAATAATATTTATAAACATGAATAATTTCGATTTAAAAAAATATTTAGTAGAAAATAAATTAACTAAAAATAGTCAAGTAGAAGAAAATGAACTTGAAAATATATTTAAACTAGATAATCAAAACAGGCAAATTACTTTTGACTTGAGAAAACTATCTAATTCAGAATTTGAAGAAATATATGATTCATTGACTAATAACCCTGATATATATAGAATAAGAACTTATGGAAATGGTTTTATAGAGGTTGATTTAAATGAATTAAATAATGAAAATAAATTATTATTGTTGAAATACAAAGATAAGATAAAAATTAAATAAAAACAAATAAAGTTAAGCTTGGGAAACCAAGCTTTCTTTTTTACATTATTGATTATAAATTATGTTTCAAAAAATTAAAGAAAGAATATTTCCTTTCCTGATAGCATTTTCTGCCTTATCAGTTAGTGCATCAGCTGCTTTTTATAGCGTTACTGGTCTCAGCATGTTATTTGCTGGGGCTAGTTTCGCTGTAATTATTATTTTCTAAAGAATTAGTTTTTTCATTACTTTTTAATTAGAATTAATATATTTATAATAAATGAAAAAACGAGAACATTACACAGGAAGACCTAAGGGTTTATCCAAAAAATATAAAGAATTAATTTATATAGGGGCTAAATTTGGTAGTTGGGAAGTAATTAGTGAAGAAGTAATAAAGAGTAATTACGGTAAAAACACAATTAGATGTAGATGTAGATGTGGTAATGAAAAAAATGTTGATGTTTACACATTAGGCAAAGACTCACAAAGTTGTTTTAATTGTGGTCATAACAAAATAGGTTCTGAGCATCAAAATTATAAGGGATATAAAGAAATACCTCAAAAATGGTTTAGTAGATATACACGTAGAGATAGAGAATGCAATATTAAAATAGAAATGATATATGATTTATGGCTAGAGCAAGATAAAAAATGTGCTTTAAGTGGAATCCCTATTGACTTTAAAAATACAAACCCAAACCCAAAAAACTATAGATGTAATGCCTCTTTAGATAGAATAGATTCTACAAAAGGTTATATAATAGGAAATATACAATTAGTACATAAAGACATTAATAGTATGAAAAGTGATTTTGAACAAAATTACTTTATTAAAATGTGTAAATTAATATCAATAAATAATGAATAAAAAAATATTAGCATGGCTAATTACTTTTTGTGCTTTAGGATTAGGAGGCACAGCAGCTTATTACAGTGTAATAGGTTTGTCTAAAATGTTTGCTGGAGTTTCAACAGCTGTTATAATTATGGCTAGCTTTTTGGAAATTTCTAAATTGACTTTAGCTACTTTGTTACATACTTATTGGGAACCTTTAAGTAAACTTTCTAAAATATATTATATAATTTCATTAATTATATTATCTTTAATAACATCAGCAGGAATATACGGAATGCTTAGTAGTGGATACCAAAAAACAGCAGACCAAACCAGTATTGTTGAATCTAAAATTGCTGCTTTAGAATCTAAAAAGAAATTATTTGAGGAAACCAGAGACAATATTTTAAAAGAAAAACAATCTATAGCTAATTTACAAGGTAGTTTATCTCAAGCATCTACTACTCAATACACAGATAGAAAAGGTAATCTAGTAGTAAGATCAAATGATGCAGCTATCCGTAATATTGAATCAGCTTCTAAATCAAATGAAAAACTATCAGCCAAAATTGATGTGGTTAATGATTCTATTTTTTCTATTGAATCTAAAATTCTAGAGGTTAAAACAACATCAACTGCCGAAAGTGAATTAGGTCCATTAAAATACTTAAGTAAACTTACAGGAATTGCTATGGACCGAATCATTAACTGGTACATATTAGTTATTATATTTGTGTTTGATCCATTAGCTATTGCTCTTGTTATAGCCGCTAACTTTGCTTTTGCTCAACTTACTAAACGTGATAAAACACCTGTTGAAGAGCAAGTAGATGATTTAGAAGAGGAAATGAAAGAGTGGGAAGAAGCTAGTTTGACAGATCTTCATATTTTAGAAAAAGAGGAAGAGGAACAAGTTAAAGAAGAATCTATTGTAGAAAACCATGATACAGAACGTGAAAAAAAGGTAGAGGAATCTTTGGAAAGAATAGAACAAATGACTCATAATATAAACAGTGTGGAATTTTATAAAAAAGAAGCAACTTTGAATGAAATTCAAAAATTAAGGGAATTTTTAAAATCAAACAATAAAGACGAGGATACTATAACTTATTTTTAAAGTTATTTAGAATCATTCTAAATGAAAAAAAGATTTGGAGGGGCGAAAGCCCCTTCGTACATTCATATCATAATAATAAGAGTTATGTTGAATCACGAAATTTATGAAGCAGAGCAAGAGTACAATAAGTATCAAGAATTGATGTTTGGTAAAGAAATTCTTACTCAAGAAGAGTATGAGTTTTGTTTTTCTTGGGACCATGAAGAGACTCGTATTTCAACTACTAAAATAGGAGAAGGTCGTTACTTAAACCTTAATGTGTATTCTGAGGTTGAAAAAGAAGAATATGATTTAAGGAGAGAAATGGGTATATGATTACAATTGAAGATTTTTGGGAGTGGAAGTCCACTTATGATCCTGCCCCTCCAAAACCAAATAAAACATACAATAAGTTTTTTTGGTGGAGGCGTTATCAAGAACACAAGTCACTACCAAAAATGGCCTCTATTTGGGATAAAGCAGCCAATGGTGATTATGATGTTTCACCTTATTGGAAACAACGTGAGTGGGAGTATTGGTTTGAAGATCAAGAAATTGCTAAATTCAAATCTACTTACACAGGTCATATAGAAAATTTTAGTTGGGCTGAAAGACAAATTACAAAATTGTTTTGGGAGCGTAGAAAGCGTTTACTGAATGATGCTGAACGTGATGAATACAATCGTTGGCAATTGCTTATGAAGGATCTTAAAAATAATTTTGGTGGTAACGAAGATGATATCAAAGCAATGTTTGAATCGTTTGAAGGTACAATGATAGAATTTATCACCGCTTATCGTGATTCAAGAAATCTTCCTAAAATTCAACCTCCTCCTAAATTTTAATTTGATAAACCCAGTATTTATTATTATATTACAGTTATGAAAATAAGTCATGAAGTACCTTTATGTTTGCTAGAAGATAGTCTTTCATTTAACGATTATGATTATGCTTTAGTTCATTTATTAGATAAAGATGAAGACTACGCTAATTTTTTTATAAAAGCAAAACAACAAGGTCGTTATATTATTTTAGATAACAGCTTACATGAACTTGGAACAGCATATCATGATTCAGGTCTAATACACTGGGTTGAAAAATTATTACCAAATGAATTTATTGTACCTGATGTTTGGCAAGATACAACTCAATCAATTGTTAATGCTAGAAAATGGGCACAAATTGAATTACCTAAAGAAGTTACTAAAGTAGCAGTAGTTCAAGCAGAAAGTTTAACAGGTGCTATGCTTTGTTATCAAACCTATAAAGATTTAGGTTATAAGAAAATAGCATTCTCTTATGGTGCTGATTATTATTTGAATCATTCATCTCATCCTAATAAAAATATTGCCAAATCTTTAGGTAGAATTGAGGTAATAAGCAAATTATATAGTATGGGAATCATTTCAAAAAATGATAGAGTACATTTATTAGGATGTCAGGTACCACAAGAATTTAGTTGGTATAAAGATATGCCCTTTATCGAAACAATTGATACATCTAATCCTGTTATGGCAACTTTAGATGGTATTAAATATGGTGAAAATGGTTTGACAGAAAAGCCAAAAGCAAATATGAATGACCATTTTTATACAACAGATATAGATTATGATTTGTTGGATTGGAATTTAAAAATGTTTAGAAAATTATTAAAATAAAAGTATATGAGTAAGTTTGAAAAAATTTTTAACAAAGGTGTTATTATCATCAATGTTTTGGCTGGGCTGGTTAGTATTATCTGTCACAACTATGTGTTAGGTATGAATCAACTACTTGTGGCTTGGTTTGCATTTTTGTATTACAACGAAAGGAAAAAATAAGTTATGGAACAAATGTTATCACTTTTTGATTACCTAGGTTATGCTGCTGGTTCTAAATTAGGTAAAGATGTAGCAAAGGCCGCAGCAGCCGAAAAAGTTGGGTTCCAAACTAAAATAGTACAAAATCCAGCCTATTCAGGAGAAATAATGATGTATCCAAAATCATTTTTGGATAAATTTTTCAAAGGAGATGTTAACGACGATTTACCCTTTTAATTATGAATACAAAATCACACCCTTCAAAACCAATGAAAGATATTAATTCGGCTTGGGAAGCAGAAATTAAAAAACAATTAGATGCCGTTTGGGAAAATCGTTTTCGCCTAAGCTTGAATAACCTAGAAACCTTACGTAAATTAGCTAATAAAACAAAAACATGAATAAACAAGCAGTATTGTTTTAAAAGTTTATGTTTTTTTATGGGGGTTATAATATTTATAACCGCCATAAAATTACATTAATATGCCTAGTAAAGAATATATGAAAGAGTATAGGAGAAATAAAAATCCTAAACTCAAAGAAAAAGAAGAACTTGCACAACAAGAAAAAAAACGTTGTACAAAATGTTTAGAAATAAAACCTTTTAATTCTTTCACCCCCCAAAAAGCAGGATTTATGGGATTAAAATCTCAATGTAAGGAGTGTGATTGTTTATATGATAAACATTTTCAATCTAAAACTAACTTTAGATCAGAACGAGATAAAACAGATAAAGCTAAACAATATAGAAAAAATTATGTAGCTGAAAACTTAGACTGGTGGAGAAAATATGAAAGAGAATATAGATATAATCGTAGAAGAGAAGATATGTTTTTTAAAATAAAAGGAAACCTATCAGGACGACTATCTGATTTAATAAATAAAAGAAATTTATCTACTAATACTTTTGAACTTATAGGATGTGATAGAGAAACTTTTTTACAATATATTGAAAAACAATTTGTAGAAGGAATGACATGGGAAAATTATGGTTTAAAAGGATGGCATATAGATCACATAATTCCTTTATCTTCTTTTGATTTAACTAACGAAGATGAAGTAAAGAAAGCATGTTATTATACTAATTTACAACCTCTTTGGTGGGAAGATAATTTAAAAAAAGGAAGTAAACTTGGAAATTAGAAAAAGATTTATTATATTAATATTATGAACACAAATAAAAAACAAGCAGTACTTAGCCTCTCAGGAGGATTAGATTCAAGTACTTTATTATTACATTTGTTAGCTAATGGGTATGAGGTTTGTGCCCTTTCTTTTGATTACGGACAAAAACACTCAGTTGAACTTGAACGTGCTAAAGAATTAGTAAATTATCTTAACCAAGAACAAGATTATCAATTGTCCTATATTGAATCTAAATTTAGCAAAATTAAATATCAAGTAATTAAACTTGATGGTTTATCTCAATTACTTAATTCAGCACTTGTAACTGGTGGAGCAGAAGTTCCTGAAGGACACTATGCTGAAGAAAATATGAAAGCAACAGTTGTTCCTAATCGTAATAAAATCTTTAGTTCAATTATTCAATCCGTTGCTTTATCAATTGCTAATGAAACTAAAGAAGAAGTTAAAATTGCTTTAGGGGTACACAGCGGTGATCATAGTATTTACCCAGATTGTACTGAAGATTGGAGATCAGCAGATGAACATGCTTTTAAGGTAGGTAACTGGGATTCACATTTGGTAAATTATTATACTCCATATATGGAAGGAAACAAATTTACTATTTTACAAGATGGAGAAAAATGTTGTGAACAACTAGGTCTTGATTTTGATGCAGTATACAAACGTACTAATACATCTTACAAACCAATCAAACATGTAATTTTTTATGATGATGAAACCTCAAGTGAAGAATGGTTTTCTGATTACAAATCAGCATCTTCAGTAGAGCGAGTAGAGGCATTTATAAAATTAGGTAGAAAAGATGCTGTATCTTATGCTGACGAATTCGGACCAGTAACTTGGGAATTTGTAAAAGAGTACGTATCTTCCGTGTTAGATGAGTATCAGAAGACAATATAAAAAATCAAAACCATTTCCTCAAATGTATGTAATACTTAACAAGTATGGACAAGTATTTACAGGAATGAAAAAAGGTTATATCCAATGGTCAGACAATTGGCTAGAGGCTAAACCTTTATTCGAAGAAAATACTACATTATTACTACAAGAAAACAAAGGAGCAGAACTAATTAAAGAAGAAGAATTAATATGAAACAAATATTTTATTTTACAGCAGACTGGTGTCAACCCTGCCAATCATTAGGACCAATTATGGCTAAAGTAGCCCAACAAATACCTGTTGAAAAAATCAATATTGATTATGAAGCAGATAGAACAAAAGCAGCAAATGTAATGAGTGTTCCTACTGTTGTTTTGGCTCAAAACGGACAGGAACTTCGTCGATTTGTTGGTGTTAGAAGTTTTGAACAAATAATGCAATTTATCAATGGGTAGTTTTAGATCAACAAAAGTATTTGATGGTTACTCAACAGTATTCCGTCAATGGAAAGCAGAAGGAACACATTGTAGGTTTCTTCATGGCTATGGAGTAAGTTTAAAGGTGTGGTTTGAAGGTGAACTTGATGAACGTAATTGGGTTTGGGATTTTGGAGGTATGAAACGCGCTAAAGGAACTATTGATGGTATGAATCCTAAAGCATGGTTAGATTATATGCTTGATCATACTACAATTGTAGCCGAAGATGATCCATATTTAGAAAGTTTCCAACTAATGGAAGAAAATGAACTCATCCAACTTCGTATCATTCCAGCTACAGGAGCAGAACGTTTTGCTGAATATTTTTATAATAAACTAAATGATTTTGTTCAAGCAGAAACAGAAGGTCGAGTTAAAGTAGTACAAGTTGAATTTAGAGAACACGAGAAAAACACAGCATTTTATAAAGGATAATTATGGATAGTAAAGTAACAGAAAAACAATGGTTAATTGAAGAACCAGGTCGTATTGAAGATTATAATAAAAAACTCCCAATACTTGAAATTTATACCTGTGTACAATCAGAGGGTTCAAGACAAGGTCGTCCAACAGTAGCAGTTAGGGTAACAGGTTGTACTCATAGATGCTGGTTTGGTGCCGGAGGTTGGTGTGATTCTTGGTACACAAGTATTCATCCTGAAAAAGGTATTTACTGTTTTAATGACATTGTTAAAATATATGATGAAAATCCTCATATTAAGGAAATGATGTTAACAGGTGGTTCCCCTACTATGCAACCAGCATTGGTTAATGAGTTGACTCGTTTTGCCTATAAAAGAGGTATTTTGATTACTATTGAAACCGAAGGTTCTCACTTTATTAAAACAGATTTTCCTATTGGTTTAATTTCTTTAAGCCCTAAATTCAGCAATTCAATTCCTAAAATTGATGTTAATACTCCTATGGGAAAATTGGTTGACCAAAAAATGATTGATCAACATGAAAAGTTCCGTTTAAATAAAGAGGTAATGAAAATGATGATGGAATACCATACTGAATATCATTTTAAACCTGTATGGGATGGAACAGAGGAAAACCTGGCTGAAATTGAGGCATTCAGAGTTGAAATGAATATTCCAAAATGGAAAACTTGGTTGATGCCTGCTGGTGATACTAGAGAAACTCTAATTGAAATGTATCCTATCTCAATTGAAAAATGTATGGAAATGGGTTACAACTGGACTGGTAGAGATCACATTATTGCTTACGATACTAAGAGAGCCGTTTAATGGATCTACTCTCAACTCATCCAGTCAAAAAATTAGATTTAGGTTTCCACGGCAATCTATTCGGAGGTAAATTACTCTCCTGGATAGATGCCGCGGTTGCCGCTTATGCTATGGAAAAATGTAGAAGCCAAAACATGATTACTGTAGCAATGGACAGATGTGTTTTTAAAAAACCAGCCAAAGAAAAAAATCTAGTTAAAATTTATGCTGATGTTTTGAAAATAGGAAACACATCAGCTACTTTTAGGGTAGAGGCAAGAGCATACAATGTTTTTAGAGGTGATGAAGTTACATTATTAGAAACAAGCATGACTTTTGTAAGAGTAGATGACGAAGGAGCTCCTATATCCATTTCCCAAACAGTAAAAGACAAATACAAAATTCCTGAATCTAAACTTTAATATTTATTAAAAAATGAAACCAAAATTAACTTATTTTTATAGCGATACCTGCCCCAAATGCAGTGAATTAGAACCCCTAGTAAAAGAATTAGAACAATTATTTGAAATTACTTATGTAGATACTTACGAAGATGATCTACTTACAGAATCAAACAACATTGAATGGATTCCTACATTTGTGTTGGAAGATAAAGATGGAAAACATAAATTTGAAGGCGCAAAACAAATTAAAGAGTTTTTAAGAAAAATCATTTCATGATACTATTTACAGAAAAAGAAATCCAAAACAAAGTAGGAGAGATTGCCTACAACCTTAAAAAAAGACATCACGAGGAACCTCCTGTGTTTATATGCGTTTTAAACGGCGCTTTCATGTTTTTTACGGACTTGGTGAAACACATGGAAGATTGCCATATAGACTTTATACGCGCGAAATCTTACGAAGGAACCACACAGGGTGAAATATACATTACCAAACAAATAGAAAGTGATATTACTGGAAAAGATGTTTATTTGGTTGATGATATCTATGATTCAGGTAATACTATGAATCGTTTGATAAAAAACATTAGTTATGGTAATCCAAAATCAATTACCCCAGTAACATTGTTTAAAAGACATACCTCCAAAAACCCTGATCTAATTTATGGTTTTGATTTAGAAAATGAATACTTTTTAGTGGGTTATGGTTTGGATGGAGAAAATGATTTAAAAAGGAACCAAAAATACATCACTGGTATAATGAGTGAAGATTAATTTTAATTTGGTTTTTATAAAAAATATTATTATATTATTGTTATGACTATTGAAAATAAAAGAAGAAAAATTATTGATGTAGAAAAACTTGAACTGGCTCAACCTGGTTTTGCTAATGGTATTTCACTTCAGTTAGACAAAGTAATTAAAAATGGTGAACACCGTTCACTTACTGAAAATGAAAAATACGATATCATTGACAAAGCAGAAAAAGCATATGGTGAGTTTTTAGATGCTTTAGGTGTTGATTGGAGAAACGATCCCAATTCAATGGAAACTCCTCGTCGTGTAGCAAAGGCTTATGTACTGGATTTGTGGAAAGGTCGTTATGATGTTCCTACTGAAATTACTGCTTTCCCAGCAGATGGTTACAATGGAATTATTTTAGAAAGAGATATTCCTATTGTAAGTATGTGTTCACACCACCACCAAGCTATTTTAGGAAAAGCCCACGTTGCTTATGTTCCTGGAAAAGATGGTAAGGTAATTGGATTGAGTAAATTGAACCGAATTGTAGAACATTATGCTCGTAGAGGTGCTATTCAAGAACAACTTACAGTTGCTATTCACAATGCAATTAATGAAGTATGTGAAGGCAATATTGGAGTAATGGTTGTAGTTCATTCATTCCACAATTGTGTTTCATGTCGTGGTATTAAACATTTTGGAGCATCAATGGTTACAAGTGAAGTATCAGGTGTATTTGCTGACCACACCAAAACAGCAAAACAAGAAGTTATGGATATGTTAAAATTTAATATGGAGGGTTACAGATGATCCTAAACGCAGAACAACTTTTGGAACAAGGTCTAATAATTTTAGATGATGCCAAAGGTAAACCAGCACAAGTTGGTTATGATTTATCAATTAAAGAAGTTAATAAAGTAGGAGGTGAAATTGGAAGAGTTTTAAAAGACAAAACCATTGTAAACAAACATACTCCTGTTGAAAAAACTAGTTTGGAAGGTAAAAAAGGCTGGATACTATATCAGGGAGTTTATGATGTAATTATGAATGAAGGCTGTGATATTCATCCTGACAGAGTAGGACTAATTCGCCAACGTTCTTCTTTGATGAGAAACGGAGCAATTATTACCTCAAGTATTTTTGATCCTGGTTTTAAAACAGCAAATGTAGGAACTTACATGATTGTTTTTGAAACTATTTTTATTGAAGAGGATGCTCGAGTTGCTCAAATGTATTTCCACGAGTGTGAACCAGTAAGCAAAGATCAGCTTTATAACGGTCAGTTCCAAAACGATAAACAAAGAGGTTAATTTTTTTTTTTTCATTTGGAAACCTTAATTTTCTTTCGTATATTTATAACAAATAAAAACTCAATAAAATGAAAGACATAATTAGAATGAACCAGCTAGCTGGTATTATCACAGAAGGCCAAGCTAAAAAAATGATGGAAATTTTAACTGAAGGAGAAGTAGATGAAATGGCTACCTTAATCAATAAAAAATCTTCAGAAGGAAGTGGAAAACCTGTACAAGTAGGTGATACAATCAAATGGCAACAAGCGGTGTCTAGTGGTGATAACTATTACGGTAAAAATTATGTAACAATGAAAGGTAAAGTAACCAAGTTGTTAGGATCAGCTAATGTAGAAGCTGAAGATCTTGAAACTGGTGATTTGTATAGAGTTTCTCGTAAAGAATTAACTGTGATTTCTGAAATGGAGGGAACTTTAAATGAAGCTAATCCTGATTTAACAAAATTTAAAAATTACCTCAATAAAAAAAGTTTTGGTATGGAAGTATTAGATGAACCTGGACCAAACATTTATTTTGAATTCTGGACACCAGCTGGTTCACAAGCTTTTGAAGATTTATTAAATAAATTAAGTCTAAAATTTAAGAAAAATACAGAAAGAGATGGTGGAAAGTTAGTAACTATGTATTATGTAGATAAAGCAAGTGCAAAACAACTTTTTGGAAAATAATTAAACAAACAAAAATCATAAATTAAGGCTTGGGAAACCAAGCCTTTTTTATTACATTGATGCTATGTATCAAGCAGTTTACTTTGATAGAGAGGAAAAACAATATTATCTAAGAGACGACAGATGGAAAGGTTTTAAAACAGTTCAACATTGGCCTACTCTTTATGTTGCTGATCCTGATGGTGACTTTGAAACACTAGAAGGTACCAAAGTATCCCCTGTTAAAAGAATGGATGATTGGAAAGATCCTAGATACTTTGAAAAAGACGTAGACAAACTTACTCGCTTACTTGTTGATTACTATTATGAATCTGATGATACACCAAAGTTTCATAATACAGTTTATTTAGATATTGAGTGTGAAATTGCCGGAGCATTAACTGAGGAAACAATTAAAGATCCTAAAGGTAAAATAACTGCTGTTGCTCTTTATGATGCTAATTCTAAAAAATATTATTGTTTACTTTTAGATGAAAGTAAAACCTTTAAAGACATTGTTGAAGAAGATAAAGAGGTTATACCCTATGCCACTGAAAAAGAATTATTAAGTGGTTTTTTAGACAAATGGTATGAATTAGACCCAACTATTATTACAGGTTGGAACAGTGGTTTCTTTGATATTCCTTACCTATACTATAGAATTTCTAAAGTATTAGGTGAAACACTTGCTCAAACCCTATCTCCAATAGGAAAAATTCAATTCACCCCCCAATTTCCAGATCAACCTGTTAATTTAGGAGGTATTAACCATCTTGACTATATGCTTTTGTTTAAAAAGTTTATTACAAAACAAGAGTCATCTTATCGTTTAGGTGATATTGGTAAAAAATATGCTAAATTAGAAAAAATAGAGTATCAAGGTTCACTTGATAAATTATTTAAAGAAGATATTCATACATTTATTGAATATAACCTTCGAGACGTTGAAATTATTGTTGAGCTTGAAAAACGAATGAAGTTTATCGAACTAACAGTTACAATTGGTCATTTATGTCATACAACTTACGAATCGATTTACTTTTCAACAGTATTAAATGAAGGTGCTATTTTAACTTACCTAAAACGTAAAGGAATAGTTTCACCTAATAAACCAACTACCTATAATCCAGCTCTAAAAACATTACAAGAGGAATATGCTGGTGGTTATTTGAAAGATCCTGTTCCTGGTTTATATGAATGGGTTATTGATTTGGATTTTACATCTTTGTATCCCTCTATTATTCGTTCACTTAATATGGGAATTGAAACATTAGTTGGACGTGTTGTAAACAGAGGTAAATTTGATAATCAATGGTCACTTAAAGAACTTAAAGCAATGAACCCTAGTACTATGGTTACTATTGAAAAAGTTAAAAAAGATCGTAGATTAGCCCAATCAGAAATTTCAGTAGGTGATTTAATAGAAATTATTGAAGGTAATGATTTAATTATTTCAGCACCCGGTGTTATGTTCCGTAAAGACAAATCAAGTGTTGTTTGTGAAATTCTAGCTGACTGGTTTGCTAAACGTCAAGAATATAAAAAGTTGATGAAAAAGGCATATAAAGAAGATAACGACCCTGTTATGGGATCCTTTTATGATAGACGTCAACATGCTTATAAAATTAAATTAAATGATGTTTATGGTGTATTTGCAATTAATGGTTGGAGATACACTGATGGAAACAAATTCATTAGTAAAGCAATTACTTTAACAGGTCAGCGCTTAACTCAAGAATCTATTAAGTTTGTAAACAATTGGATGAATGAGCAATTAGGTACAGACAATAAAGATTACATTGTTACCTCAGATACCGACTCATTATTCATTCAGGTTAAAGATTTAATTTTACAACGTAAACCTGAATTAGCTACAGCAGATCAAGAAACAATTGTACAAGAGGTACTTAAAGTTGCTACTGAAATTCAAAAATTAGCAAATGAAAATCTACATACCATAGTACAAGAATTATTTAATGTTAAATACCCTAATGAACCTCACTATTTTGAATTAAAACAAGAGGTTGTACTTGATAGAGGTTATTTTGCTGGTAAGCGTAGATACGCCCAACACATTGTTAATAAAGAAGGTGTACCAACAGATGAACTAGATGTTAAAGGATTGGATTTGATGAAATCAAATTTCCCACCATTGTTTAAAAAGTTTGGTGAACACATTATTAATGAAATTATGTTTGGTAAACCTAAAACAGATATTGATAAACAAATACTTGATTTTAGAACCGAATTAAGAACAATTAATTGGAAACAAATTCTAAAACCTACTGGATTAAAGAAAATGGGTGAATATTTGGCTTCACCTCCTAGAGCAGGTGAGGTATTTTCAAAATTAGGATTAAAATGTCCTATTAATACCAAAGCAGCTATTTACTATAATGATATTTTAACTTTTAAAGGTTTAGATAAAAAATATCCAACATTCCAAATAGGTGATAAAATGTATATTGCTTATTTAAAAGATAATCCTTATAGAATAGATGTTGTTGGTTTTAACGGATTTAATGACCCTCCTGAGGTAATGGAATTTATAGAAAAATACATTGATAGAGACGGTTTATTTGATTCAGTTATGAAAAACAAATTAGAGTCATTATATTCAGATCTAGGATGGGGTGCTGTAGTACTCAATCAAAACATAAACAAGTTTTTTAAATTTTAAAGATGATAAATAAATTAGATTTAGTTTCAATTATTTCAAAGTATTTCCTTAACGGAATGAATGAGGCCGTTAAGTGGGAAATTAAAGACAATAACTTAACTATTAAGTTTACGGCTCCTGATAGATCAATGATTGGAAAAGTAACTTATGAAGGGTTTGAATTAGAGGATTCAACAGTTGGTATTAGTAATACTACTCAATTAAACAAATTACTTGCTATTACAAATGGTTATTTAAATTTAGAGTATTTTAAACAACACAAACTAATTACCAAACTTATTGTAGCAGATAACCAGTTTACTCTAAACTATGCTTTAGCCGATACTATGATTATTCCTAAAGCAGGAGAGTATGTTGGTGATGGTCAATACAATATTGAAGCCACGTTAGATAACGAAAGTATAAACGCTATAGTTAAAGCAAAATCAGCACTTGCGGAAACCGACACAGTTGTATTTAAACCATTTACTAACGATGATGGTGATTTACAATTGGAAATGCTATTTGGAGGCAATATTGAACACTCAAACAAAATATCTTTTTACCTTCCAGATATTACAACAAACAATTTACCTTCTGATTTTAAAGTCCATTATAATTCTAATTTAATTAAAGAAATTATGTACTGTAACAAAGATGTTTCCAGTGGGGTTATGGGAATTAATTTGGATGGAGTTATGAGATTGTTTTTTGATAGTGGAAAAACTAAAAGTGAGTATTATTTAGTTGCAAAAGAACTCTAATTAAATATATTTATTATAAAGTTATGGGTTTTGAATTAATTAAGGTTGGTGACGACTTATATACAGTTGAGCGTAAAATTTCTGAAAATACAGGAATTGATACAAATCTTTACAAAGGATACACAAACACAACAAACGTATTTAGAAAAGATGGCAAATTTTGGTTTTGTCGTCTTATTGAAGAAGCACAAGTTATTGAAGAAAATTTGGAAAATTAAAAAATATTTCATATATTCCCGTTATGAGTACTGAAAAAGAAAACCTACGAATTATTACAGATCCAGTAATGGAACCTTATTTCATTTCAATGGATGATTATTGTATGACAGTTAATGTTAAAATTACACCTGATTCCCGTTACACCAATTCAGGAAAAGATTACAACAAAACAATTGGTCACTACAATAATTTAGCTAATGCTTTAAAAGCGATTGCAAGAGACAAAGTGAATTCAAAATCTTACGAATCATTAAATGAGTACATTGATACTTACAAAAACACAATTAATTCAATCACAGAAAAAATAAGTATTTAATATGAAACTAGAAGCATTATACAACGCAGTTATCGTAAAACCTATTGAGGCAGAAGAAACCTCTTATGGTGGAATTATTGTTCCCGATTTGGGAAATGAGAAAAACAAACTTGGTAAAGTAGTAGCAGTTGGTAAAGGTTATTATTCAGTAACTGGAGCTTGGATTGAAACTGTACTAAAAGTTGGAGAAACTATTATTCTTCCTACTATGGGTTTTAGCAAACTAGAACACGAAGGAGAAGAGTATTGGATTGGTCCTGAAAACCAAGTACTAGGTAAACTAGTAGATGAAACTGAAGAAACAGAAGAAGAACTACCCTTTTAATTTAAAAAAACATGAGTAAAATTATAGAATTTGGCCCTGAGGCACGTAAAAAACTATCAGCTGGTGTTGATAAACTAGCAGATGCTGTTACAGCAACACTTGGTCCTAATGGACGTAACGTAGTTATTGATAATCATGGTATTCCTCAATCAACAAAAGATGGAGTTACTGTAGCAAAATCAATTACTTTGGAAGATCCAATTGAAGAATTGGGAGTACAAATGGTTAAACAAGCAGCTATCAAAACTGCAGATCATGCTGGAGATGGTACTACAACATCTACTTTGTTGGCTCAAGAGATGGTTAAACAAGGTTTGGCTCATCTAAACAATGGAGCTAATGCTGTAGAAATCAAACGTAGCATTGATAAAACAGTTAAAGAATTGGTTGAATTTATTCGTACTGAAATCAAAGAAGATATTTCATCTGAAGACCAACTTAAACAAATTGCCACTATTTCAGCAAATAACGATCCTGAAGTAGGTGAATTGATTGCTACTGCAATGCAAAAAGTAGGTCGTGAAGGAGTTGTGTTTATTGAAGAATCTAAAAATGGTGAAACATATCTTGAAACAGTAGAAGGTATGCAGTTTGACAGAGGTTATAAATCACCTTATTTTGTTACTGATAATAACTCAATGACTACTACTCTACATGATGCTTTGATTTTGATTGCTGATAAGCGTTTTACTACTGTAAAAGAATTGTTGCCTATTTTAGAAGCAGTTTCAAACCAAAATAAACCTTTAGTATTAATTGCTGAAGATGTTGATGGAGAAGCACTTGCTACTTTGATTGTTAACAAAGCTCGTGGTATTTTGAAAGTGGTTGCTGTAAAAGCTCCTGATTTTGGAGATCGTCGTAAATTGTTACTTGAAGACATTGCTATTATGACTGGTGGTCAAGTATTCAGTACTGAAAAAGGTATGAAACTTGATAAGTTCAGTTGGGATTGGTTTGGTCAAGCTCGTGTAGTTACTGTAGGTAAAGACGAAACCACTATCGTTGATGGTAAAGGCAGTGAAGAAAAAATCGCAGCACGTATTGAAGAACTTCAGGCACAAATTGATAAATCAACTTCTCCTTACGAAAAAGAAAAATTGCAAGAACGCTTGGCCAAGTTTATTGGTGGTGTAGCAGTTGTTCATGTAGGTGGATTTACTGAAGCTGAAATGCGTGAGAAAAAAGACCGTGTTGATGATGCTTTACAAGCCACTAAAGCAGCTCTTGAAGAAGGTATCGTTCCAGGTGGTGGATCTGTACTATTACATGCTCGTACAAGTATTAATGTTGAAGATATTGGTTCACAAATCGTTTATAATGCTTGTGCTGCCCCATTTAAGAAAATCCTTTCAAATGCTGGTTATGAGCAAGAAAATATTTACAATGCTATCAATGCTGTAACAGGAGGTGATTACTGGTATGGTTGGGATCTGAAAGCAGAAGATTTTGTTGATATGAAAGAGGCTGGCATTATTGATCCTTCAAAAGTAACTCGTACAGCACTTGAAAATGCAGCTTCAGTAGCAGGTACTATTCTATTAACAGAAGCAGTTGTAGTTGACAAGCCCGAAGAAAAGAAAGGTGATGATGGGCTTGGAGGTATGATGGGAATGATGTAAATTTAAAATTATGAAGGATGCAGTAGCTTTAGAAGGTCAAATTCTTAAAATTGAAGGTGTTGACCATGTTATTAAAAACTTTTATTTTGTGCCCAATACTAATTATCTTTATGTAGGGCTGTTAACACCACAAAATACAACTATTAACTATGCCTTCGAAAAGCTACTGCCCTACTTAATTGAACAAATAAAGTTATGAGTAAAACAGAAATCCAAGAAAAACTAATTGAAATTGCTCAACGTGTCCCACCAGGAGATCAATGGAAAGTAAATAATGTTAATGCTGTTCAAAAATCTTTAACAGATGCTTTAGAAGCATGGTTTCAAATAGCAACAGTTAAACCTAAAGCATTTCGTTTAGATTTGGCTCAAGGTAAACTTTTTGCTATATTACCTGAGGAAGTAGAAATACAAGAACCGGAACCTAAAAAATATTCAATTTACGGAGATTATACTTTAGATTAAGTTTTTTTATTTGGTGACTTAAATTCTTTTTCGTATATTTATAACAAAACAAAAACTCAATAAAATGAAAGACATAATTAGAATAAATCAATTAGCTGGCATTATTACCGAAGGTCAAGCCAGAAAGATGATGCAAGTATTAAATGAAGAAGAAACTAATGAATATTCCTTAGAAAATCTAATTAAACAATGGGTTAATGATAATGCTGGGGGTTATGGTCCTGATAAAGATGATCCTCAATATTTCAAATTTAAGAAAGAAATGAATATGCTTCTTAATAATACTCTTGAAGAATTTAATCCTGATTATTATGGGGATGATACAACAATGAGTCCTAATGATATATTAGAAGATTTTATAGAAGAAGCTGTTAATATTATTTCTAAATATACAATGGGTTACTATGGAGATGATACCTCATTCAGTCCCGAAGATATTAAGGATGATTTTTATATTTTTATAAAAAGGTAAATAAAACTTTATTTATATTTTAAACTAAGGCTTGGGAAACCAAGCCTTTTTTATTATATTAATGTTATGAGTAAAAAAGAACACACCCTTTGGGTTGAAAAATATCGTTCTAATACTTTAGAAAATTATGTTGGTAACGAAAATATCAAACAAACAGTTCAAAAGTATTTAGATCAAAATGATATTCAAAACTTTTTGTTTTACGGACCTGCTGGTACTGGTAAAACTACTTTAGCAAAACTTATTGTTAACAATCTAGATTGTGATTATCTTTATATTAATGCAAGTGATGAAAGAGGTATTGACACAATTAGAGATAAAGTATCTGGTTTTGCCTCTGCTGCCTCATTTAAACCACTTAAAGTAGTTATTTTAGATGAAGCCGATTTTATTACAATTCAGGGTCAAGCAGCACTTCGAAATGTAATTGAGACTTATTCACGTACTACAAGATTTATTTTAACTTGTAACTTTGTTGAACGTATTATTGATCCTCTCCAATCACGTTGTCAGGTACTTAAAATTGTTCCTCCCTCTAAAAATGATATTGCAAAACACGTTTTCAATATTCTAAAACAAGAGGAAACAGAAATTCAATTAGAGGATCTAAAACTAGTAGTTAATCAGTTTTATCCTGATGTTCGTAAGATACTTAATACCCTACAAATGGGTGCCAAAGACGGACAGATAGTTGTTGATAAAACTATATTAGTGTCTAGTAACTACAAAAACCAAATTCTCACCGAGTTATGCAAACCATCACAAAAATCGTTTAATAACATTAGACAAATAATTGCTGATGCTGGTGTAAGTGATTTTGAGGATTTATTTAGATTCCTATACGATAATGTAGAAAAATATGCTCCCTTAAGTGTAGGTGAGGTAGTAATTTTTATCGAAGAATATCAATACCACTCCAACTTTCGTATCGATAAAGAGATAAATCTTATGGCTTTGATATCCAGAATTTTATCATTAATTTTAAATAAAAGAATAATATGAACAATAAACAACAACAATTGAACGTCAACATCGACATTAAAAACACTAGACCTATTGTGTCTGAGGATGGAAATCAAGTATTTGCAGAAGGTGTTATCCTTCGTAAAGTATCTCGTTTTGTAACTGGTACTCAAGAAGATGGAATTATTCCTATTCCCTGTTTTTATGATGTAAAAAGCGGTAAGGTATTGGTTGAATTGCTTCCTAAGGAACTTAGAGAGGAATTTGAGAGTGACAATATTTGATTGGCTAAAACATATCACAGTAGATAAAAAACCCTGGTCATCTTTCACAGAGGTACAGCAAGAGTCATTTAATTCTTACATGGTTCATCGGTTTGTTAGTATGTATGAAGGATACACTGAGGTTGCAAATTACGGCCAAAGAATCCCCTATCCTGAAAAAGAAAAAACTTATAAATACTATTGCCATATGTTGCCTAAAAAGAATGTCTTCCTCAAGTACGTAAAAAGTTCACGTAAAAAACCAAGTGAAAAACTATTACATCACATTGCTGACCATTATACTATTTCACTGGGAGAGGCAGAAGATTATATTTACATTCTTAAAAAAGAAGGAGTAGAGATGATTCTTGAAAAATCAGGTATTGAAGATAAAGAAATTAAAAAGTTACTAAAAGAAATACAATGACAAAAAATAGTGAAATCTATGGTACTAGAATTTATACTGATATAAACAATACCAATAGAACTATAGAAAAAACAGACTCAATTGTAGATTCAGTTATTGATGAACACATTAAGAGAGCTAAATTAGGTAAAACAAAGTACAACAATACTTTAGATAGAACAGATTTATCAGTAATAGAGTATTTACAACATGCTAAAGAAGAAGCAATGGATTTAGCTCTGTATCTAGAGAAAACAATCCAAATGTTGCAAGGAAAAAAATAAGTTTTGCCAAAAAAGAAGAAAATACCTTCCATAGTAAAACAAATTCAAAAACACACTCTTAAGGAAATCAATTATTCTACGGAAAAACAGATTTCCTATAGCCAGGTGTCTATGTTTTTGAATTGTCCTCGTAAATGGTCTTTACAGTATAGAGACGGTTATTATCAATCCGAATCCTCTATTCATATGACATTCGGAACTGCTTTACACGAGGCATTACAACACTATATAACAACTATATACGAAGTTAGTGGTGCGGAAGCCGACCGAATTAATTTAGAGGAATACTTTGAAGAACGTTTTAGAGAAACTTACCAAAAAGACTACAAATCAAACAAAAAAGTCCATTTTTCTGATCCTGTTGAAATGAGAGAATTTTATGAAGACGGATTAGAAATTTTAAACTTTGTTAAGAAAAAAAGAGGTGGTTATTTTGGTAAGCGAGGTTGGTATTTAGTAGGTTGTGAAGTTCCTTTATTATTGAACCCACATCCTGAATACAAGAATATTTTGTATAAGGGTTATTTGGATGTTGTTTTATATCACGAACCAACCAACACTTTTAAAATTTTAGATATTAAAACCTCTAGAAGTGGATGGGATGACAAAACAAAAAAAGACGAAACAAAACAGCTCCAATTAATCCTTTACAAAAAATTCTACAGCCAACAATTTGGAGTTCCTGAAGACAATATTAGTGTTGAATTCTTTATTGTTAAAAGAAAAGTATGGGAAGAATCCCCATTCCCAATCTCAAGGATACAAGAATACAAACCAGCAAGTGGTAAGGTTAAAATGAATAAGGCAACTAATACAATCAATTCATTTATTGAAGAGGTGTTTAATTATGATGGTTCACACAAAAATAAAATATTTGAACCAAACCCTTCATCCCACAATTGTCGTTTCTGTCCTTTTAAAAATAATAAGGAGCTTTGTCCATTAGGTGTATCTTCATAGATCCCAATATATTTATATACAACAAATAAATAAAGATTATGACAAATAAAAAAGAAATGACATTAACCTCTGTAAAAGTACAGAGTGGATTGTTTGAAGAATTTAAAGTTGCTACAGTTCGTTACAAGTTTTCTCTTCAAAAATTGACCGAAAGATCTATTCACCTTTATCTCACAGATGATGATTTTAGAAAAAAATTACATTCACACACAAACACAGAGTTTGAACAAAACGACTAATTAAATTTGGTTTTTACAAGAAAAAAAGTTATATTAAAACATATATGAATTCAAGTTTTGCTTATTTGCCTCCTGACAAAAGGAAAAAGATTATGCTTATTTGTGATGATATTCGAGTTCACTCGGGTATAGCAACAGTAGGCAGAGAAGTAGTTATTCACACAGCCCAACATTTTAATTGGGTTAACATTGGAGGAGCCATTAACCATCCTGAAATGGGAAAACGTTTGGATCTTTCTCAATCAACAAACGATACAACTGGATTGAAAGATTCATCTGTAATAATGTATCCTGTTCATGATTATGGAAACCCTGATCTTTTAAGACAACTAATTCAGATTGAAAAACCTGATGCAATAATGTTGATTACTGATCCTCGTTATTTTGTTTGGTTGTTTTCAATGGAAAATGAAATTAGAAAACACATTCCAATTGCTTACCTTAATATTTGGGATGATTATCCTGCTCCTCACTACAATAAAGCTTTTTATGAGGCATGTGATTTGTTGATGGGAATTTCAAAACAAACAGTAAATATCAATAAATTGGTTTTGAGAGAAAAAGCAGCCAATAAAATCATTAAGTATGTTCCTCATGGTTTGAACCACGAAATTTTTAAACCAATTGACAAAAACGATTCTAAATTAAAAGAATTTAAGAAAACCTTATTCAAAGGTAAAGAATATGATTTTGCTCTGTTGTTTAACTCTAGAAACATTAGAAGAAAACAAATTCCAGATACCATTTTATCTTACAAATACTTTATTGATTCTCTTCCAGTTGAAAAAGCTAAAAAATGTGCTTTAGTTCTTCATACAGAACGTGTAAGTGATCATGGTACTGATTTGGATGCTGTTATTGAATTGCTTTGTAATGATGAAAAATATAATATTATCTTTACAGATGCAAAATACGATCCAATATCAATGAATTTGCTTTACAATAGTACTGATTGTCAAATCCTTTTGACCTCAAACGAAGGTTGGGGATTGAGTTTGACAGAAGCTATTTTGTGTGGTAATCCTATTATTGCAAATACAACAGGTGGTATGCAAGACCAAATGAGATTTGAAGATGAAAATGGAAATTGGTTTACACCATCATCAAAAATCCCTTCTAACCATAGAGGTACTTACAAAAAACATGGTGAATGGGCATTTCCAGTTTATCCCGTAACACGTACTCTTGTAGGTTCACCTCCCACTCCTTACATTTGGGACGACCTTTGTAAAGCAGAAGATGCAGCTCAACGTATTATGGAAGTTTATAATTTAACCCCTGAAGAACGTAAAGCTAGAGGTTTAAAAGGTAGAGAATGGGCAATTGGAGAAGAAGCAGGTTTTACAGGAGAAACTCAAGGTAAAAGAGTAATAGATGCTTTTGATGAATTGTTTACCACCTGGAAGCCAAGAGAAAAATATGAATTGATAAATGCAAATCAAGTAGAAGATAGAACCTTAAACCACGAATTATTATATTAAAATGAAATCCTTTTGACACTCATACATATTTATAACAAAATGAGTGTCAAATGGATTATCAAAAAATATACCACCAAATAGTAGAAAGAGCAAAAAACAGAGTGTTAGAAGGTTATAAAGAAAAACATCATATTATTCCTAAATGTTTAGGTGGTAGTAATGATAAAAATAACTTAGTGGAACTAACAGCTAGAGAACATTTTTTATGTCATATGTTACTTTGTGAAATATATCCTAACGAAAATAAATTAAGACATGCTTTATTTTTAATGGCTATAGGAAAGAAAAAAATTAAAGAAAAAACATATGTTATAAGTTCAAGAGTATATGAAAGATTAAAATGTGAATATTCTCAAATGTTAACTGGTAAAAAACAATCTGAAGAAACAAGAAATAAGAAATCCAAATCCATGATAGGTCATTCTATGTATACTGAAGAATGGAAACAAAAAATAAGTAAATCTAATACTGGAAGAGAAATAACATGGGGTGATAAAATATCTTCTTCTTTAAAAGGAAGAAAAATTGATTGGGATAGAGGAATAAATAAAACTATCATACAGTATGATTTAGAAGGTAATTTTATTAAAGAATATTCCTCAATAAATGAAGCTAAAAGACAAATCAAAGGAGATATAGGAGCCATGCTTTCAGGAAGACAAAAAACTGCTGGTGGTTATATTTGGAAATTTAAAGAAAATTAATTATATTATTTAAAATAAAAAACATGAATAAGCCGTTATTTGTAATAAGTTGTGCCTATGATACCTATAGTGGGTATGGGGCTAGAAGTCGCGATTTGGTTAAAGCCATTATTGAAACAGACAAATATGAAGTTAAATTGATGTCTCAAAGATGGGGAAATACACCTTTTGGATTCTGCAAAGACAATCCCGAATGGACATTCTTATCAAGCCATAACCTACCTAACAATCAGTTGACTCAACAACCTGATATTTGGATGCAGATTACTGTTCCAAATGAATTCCAACCAGTAGGAAAATTTAGTATTGGTTGTACAGCAGGTATTGAAAGTACAGTTGCTCCTGGTGATTGGATTGAAGGAATAAATAGAATGAATCTGACTTTAGTTTCGTCTGAATTTTCTAAAAAAGTGTTATTGGATTCCAAGTTTGAAAAAAGAAACAAACAAACCAATGCTTTAGAAGCTCATGTTCAAGTTGAAAAGCCTCTTGAAGTATTGTTTGAAGGAGCCAACACAAACATCTATAAACAAACAGATGAACCTTGTTTAATTGATTTCAATATTCCAGAATCATTTGCTTACTTGTTTGTAGGCCACTGGATGGAAGGTGATTTGGGAGAAGATAGAAAAAATGTAGGATTATTAGTTAAAGCATTCTATGAAACATTTAAAAACAAACCTAAAAAACCAGCTTTGATTTTGAAAGCAGCTCAAGTAGGTGCCTCTTATGTTGATAGAGAAAGTATTTTAAATAAAATTAAACAAGTTCGTAAAACAGTAAATTCAAAAGATCTACCAAATATTTACCTTTTACATGGTGAATTTTCAGATGAGGAAATGAACTCTCTTTATAACCATTCTAAAGTAAAAGCAATGGTTAGTTTGACTAAAGGAGAAGGATATGGTCGTCCATTACTTGAATTCACTTTAGTTAAAAAACCTTTAATATGTTCAGGTTGGTCAGGACAAATGGACTTTTTAAATCCTGAATTTACTAATTTGTTAGGAGGTACTTTAACTCCTGTTCACCCAAGTACTAAAAATCAGTTCTTGATTGAAGGTTCTCAATGGTTCTCTCCTGATCATGGTCAAATAGGTTTTTATTTGAAAGATGTTTTTGAAAACTATAAAAACTATACTGAAAAAGCAAAACGCCAAGCCTACAAATCAAAAACAGAATTTAACTGGGATAAAATGAAGGAAAAAGTAGATGAATTATTTACTCAATACATTCCTGAGTTCCCAAAACAAGTTCCTTTAGCACTTCCAAAATTAAAGAAAATAGAGTTACCCTCTTTGAAAAAAATTGAATCCTAATAAAAGGGGTATATTTGGAAATATAAAAATAATTAATTACATTTAATAATATGAATTTTGATGAATTAACAATATGTCCTCGATGTGGAGGAGATGCCAATTATGTAGATGAAGTAAATGAAAGCATATCTACTCAGTTTTGCTTTTCATGTGGTTTTCAAACCAACTCATTAATGAAAGAAGGTGAAACCTTTTATGAAGAACAAATTTCAATTTTACCTGAGCTTTATAAAGATTTGCTTTACAAAGATGAAAATGAAAATGTTTGGATGCCAACTACAGTAAATGTTCCTACTCAAGGAATGATATTTGCAAATGGTCCTTCTAAAGAACAATGGAAATGGGCAGCTGTAAAAGCAATTCAAGTAACAGAAGAAGAAAAAACTAAATACCCTATCCCAGGAAAACAAGGACAATACTATGAATGGAGAATGGATATGACAACTTTGAAAGAATATCATGAGCGTGAGTTTATGGATTGTTTAAGCTATATTGGAGTACTTCCAGAATGATTAGCTTGGCTATAACTGTATGTAATGAAGCTCATGAGCTAGAAACACTACTAACTTATTTAGAAGATAGAGCTTTATCTCATGAATATGAAATAGTAATTCAAATTGATAAAGACAATCACACCGATGAAGTATTGAGTGTTATTGTCAACAGAGGAATAAAACATTGGTTTTATCCTTTAAATAAAGACTTTGCTGGTTACAAAAATGAATTAGCAAAACACTGTTCAGGAGAATATATCTTCCAAATCGATGCTGATGAAATTCCAGCAATAGAATTACTTGATATACTTCCAGGCATATTAGAAAGTAATCCTGAGGTGGATGTATACTTAGTTCCTCGGATTAATACCGTAAGTGGTATCACCGAGGAACATATCCTGAAATGGGGTTGGAAATATGAAAATGAAAGAGTAAATTTTCCTGATTATCAGTGGAGAATTTATAGAAACTCTCCTTCAATAAAATGGATAAATAAAGTTCACGAGCGTTTGGAAGGTTATAAACTATTTAGTACATTACCTCCACAGGATGAATTCTGTTTATTACATCCAAAAACAATAGAAAGACAAGAAAAACAAAACCAGTTTTATAATACATTGTGAAAATAAAAGCAGCTCATTTTGATAAAAATGTATTTGAAGATAAATTAAAACATTTGTCTCATTTAGATTTTTCTCTATTTATTGATACTCCCCCTCAATCCCAAGATGAATTATCTCCAATAAACATCATCTCGTTCCAGGAACCAAATGAATATTTTGGTCTTCATGATTGGACTATTCAAAATAAAGACCTATTTCAAATTATTTTAACTCAAAGTGATAAAGTATTAAATAATTGTGATAATGCTGTTTATCAACCTTTTGGACATACTTGGTTACAACCAAATCAATATGAAAAAAAACATAAAAAAGAATTTAAAATAGCTCATCTTCAAGGTAAGTTACTTAAAACATATGGTCATTCTTTAAGACATGAAGTAACAGCTAGAAAAAATGAATTTAATATTCCTACTAAGTTTTATGAAACATATGGAGACAGAAATAATATTGAAGATGCTCGTTTAGGCAAAGAATTTATTTTTGGGGGTTCTCAATTTGGAGTGGTAATTGAAAATACTTCCCATAGAGGTTATTTTACTGAAAAAATATTAGATTGTTTATTATTGAAAACAATTCCTTTATATTGGGGTTGCTCAAATATAGGTGATTATTTTGATATAGACGGTATTATACCGTTTAATAATGTAGATGATTTAATTTACATATCAAATAATTTAACTGAGGAATTTTATGAATCTAAAAAAGAAATAATTAATAAAAATTGGAAATTGGCTTTAAATTACGTAAATTATGAACAAAATATAGTTAACACAATTACAAACATTTTTAAACACAATAATATTATATGAAAAAAATATGGTATGCTCCTTATAAATTTGAATCTTATGGGGAAGAAGAAATTAAAGCAGTAGAAGAATCACTCCGTTCAGGATGGTTAGGTGGACAAGGTCCAAAATCTGTTGAGTTTGAAGAAAAAATAGCAAAACGTTTTGGAAAAAAATACGGTGTATTTGTTAATTCAGGCTCTTCGGCTTGTTTACTTGCATTAGCTAGTTTACAATTACCAAAAGGTACTAAAGTAATTACTCCTGCTTGTACGTTTTCCACAACATTAGCACCTATTATTCAACTAGGACTTATTCCGGTATTTGTAGATGTAGGGTTAAATGATTATGTAGCAGATATTGAACAAGTGATAGAGGCTGTTACTCCTGAAGTAAAAATAATTATGTTACCTAATTTAATTGGTAATAAACCAGATTGGAAAAAATTAAAAAATGATTTAAAATATTTAGGTAGAAAAGATATAATATTAATTGAAGACTCAGCAGATACTGTAACCTATACTCCTGAATCCGATATTGCTACAACTAGTTTCTATGCTTCACATGTTATCACAGCTGGTGGTTCAGGTGGGATGGTAATGTTTAATGATAAAAAATTAGTAAATGTTTGTTTACAATTTAGAGATTGGGGTAGATTAGGAGGTGATTCTGAAATTATGTCTGAACGTTTTAATCATATGGTAGATGGTATTCCTTATGACCATAAATTCTTGTATAGTGTCTTAGGATATAATTTTAAATCATCTGAAATGAATGCTGCTTTTGGTTTAGTTCAATTAGAACGTTTTAAAACATTCGAACAAATTAGAAGAGCAAATGTTGAGCGTTATATTGAAAATCTTAAAGATGTAGAAGAAATTTTGTTACCTGATGATTCAATTAAACCAAATTGGTTAGCTATTCCTTTGCAAACTGAAAGACGTTTTGAACTACTTAACTTCCTTGAAGATAATAACATCCAAACCAGAGTAACCTTTGCTGGAAATGTAACACGTCACCCTGTTTATAGAGAATATCTACAAGAATTTACTAATTCAGATACTATTATGAAAAACGGATTCTTGTTAGGTGCTCATCATGGAATGACTATCGAGGATGTAGATTATGTTTGTGATAAAATCAAAGAATTCTTTAAAAAATGATAGATTTAAAAAAACGTATATTAGAAATAGCCTATAAAAATAAATTAAGTCACTTGGGTTCATATCTCTCTAGTTTAGAAATAATAGAAGAAATATACAAAAAGAAAAACCCAGAAGACATATTTATCTTATCTTCAGGACATGCTGCTTTAGCTTTATATGTTGTTTTAGAAGCATATGAAGGTAGAAATGCTGAAGAATTATTTAAAAAACATGGTGGTCATCCTCATAGAGATGAAAAAAACGGATTGTATTGCTCCACAGGAAGCTTAGGTTTGGGGATAACAATAGCAGTAGGTAGAGCATTAGCTAATCCGAAACGTAAAGTTTATGTTTTGATTAGTGATGGTGAAGCTGCTGAAGGTTCCATTTGGGAATCTTTAAGATTTATTTATGAACAAAATATAAAAAATATAGAAGTATATGCTAATATAAATGGTTATGCTGCTTATGATAAAATAGATGTTGAATATTTAAGTAAAAGATTATTATCTTTTTTACCTAACATAAATCTACGTTATACATCAGTAAACCAATATCCCTTTTTAAAAGGTATAAATGCTCATTACCATGTAATGTCAGAGGAGGACTATAAATTAATATGAGAAAAGAATTCGCTTCAATACTCCATTCAGAAATGTCTCAAAATGAAAATATTATTTTGTTAACTGGAGACTTAGGGTATGGAATGTGGGATAAAATTAAAATAGATTATCCTGATAGGTTTTATAATACTTTATCAGCTGAACAATTAATGATGGGGGCAGCCATAGGAATGGCTATGGAAGGTAAAATTCCTATAGTTTATTCAATAACTCCTTTTGCTATTTATAGACCATTTGAATTAATAAGAAATTATTTGAACCATGAAAATATACCTGTAAAAATAGTAGGTGGAGGTAGAGATAAAGAATATGGATACTTAGGTTTTTCACACTGGGCTGAAGAAGATATTGATGTTTTGTCAAATTTTAAAAATTTGGCCTTATTTAAACCAAAAGAATTCTCTGATAAAATATTTAGTGATTTTTTATATAACCAGAAACCATCTTATTTAAATTTGTCTCGATGAAAATATTAATCACAGGGGGTAATGGATATATAGGTAAGTCATTATATAATGCTTTAAAAGATAAATATGATGTTACTTCTGTAAGTCGAAAAGATTTTGATTTAACTGCTTTTGAAGCAATGAATAAATTTTTTCAAGGAAAATATTTTAATGTAGTTATTCATTGTGCTGTTGTAGGAGGTAGTAGATTAAAAACAGATTCACATAAAGATATGGATGTGAATTTAGTTATGTATTATAATCTCCTTCAACATAAACCCCATTTTAACAAATTAATACATTTTGGTTCAGGAGCAGAAATACATAATCCTGAATCCCCCTATGGTTTAAGTAAAAAAGTTATATCCAATTCAATATCTGAAATAGATAATTTTTATAATATAAGAATATATGGGGTATTTGATGAAAATGAATTAGACACTAGATTTATTAAAACTTGTATTAAGAAATACATTAATAAAGAACCAATGTTAGTTCAAGATAAGAAAATGTCCTTTTTTTACATGAAGGATTTAATAACATTAGTAGATTATTATATCCAATCTTCCCCAAGTACATTATTAAAGGAAAGCAATTGTGCCTATATCAATTCAACATCTTTATTAGATATAGCTAATATTATAAATGAATTAGAAGATTATAAAGTTCCTATTTACTTGGATACACAAGTAGGTAAAGATTATGAATCAAAGTATAATGCTCCTTACGGATTAAAATACATAGGACTAAAACAAGGTATTATAGAAACATATAATAAATTAAAAAATGAATATTAAAATAATGTTCCATATAATGCCATGGGATATAGATTGCGCATTATTAGTTTTTGATAAATTAAAACAATCTTCTTATTTTATTGATAATGAAGATAAAATTTATATTGATTCTTTTTTAAATTTATCACATGATATTATTGATTGGGATAATTCTTCGTTCCCAAAAGAATATTTTATTAAAAAATACCAAATATTAGATGATTTAGTTAAAGATATTTTTGTACATAAACCTTTTGTATACGATAAAGAAGGTATTTATGGTCATTTAGATTCTCAAAAAACTATAATCGAACCCCACATTGATTATTATGTAGGATTATGTCCTGATGTTGACTTTCAAGAACATCTTCTCTATTACCTAATAGAATCAGCAAAACAGATAAAAAATGAATACTTTGTTTTAACTCCACAAATATTTAAAAGTTGGGATTCAAGTTGGGACCTTTTAGTAAATGACAAATTTCAAAATATTCCCTACAATCAATGTTATAATATTGATATCCATAAAATAAGACATGATTGTTTAGAATTAGATACTCCTGCACTTAAACTTTCTCCTGGTTTTAAATTTGCTGGTTGGCTTGATTTGTATAGTAAAAATTTTTATGAAAAATTAATACCTACTTTAGATGAATGGAAAGGATATGGTCCTTGGGATTTGTATGCTATGAATGTGTGTAATATTGCAAAATCTAAAGGAGTAGATATTGAACAATATATTTTAGAAAATCAAGTAATATGGTTTAAAGATGTAGGTTGTTGGCAAAATGAAGAAGAACATGCAGGTCATGGAAAAATAAGATTAATTTATAAAGATTTTTTAACACTAAAACTTGGAAGACAAGAACAAAGATCATACATTGATAAAAATCTTCTTCATTATTTAAATAAATGGATAGAATACGCTAAAAATAATAACATAATTAAGTAAAACATGAAAACAATTACAACGTATGAAGATCTAGTTCAAGATCTTATCGACAACAAAATTACAATGGTCCGTCCAGATGAATTCAAAACAATATTTAAACATTATCCCAAAATATCTGAGGTTGAAGGTGATATAGTAGAATGTGGGGTTTGGAGAGGTGGGTTTTCAATATTTCTAAGTTATGTATTTCAAGATAAAAATATTTGGGTATGTGATTCATATGAAGGATTTCAACCTTTAGAAACAGCTAAACATAAATACGATAAAGAAAGACATACTCCTCAATTTACACATAACGCTGTAGGTCCATTAGGTATTAGTTTAGAAGAAGTTCAAACCCATTTTAGAAATTATGGTTTAGGAGATCAAGATCGAATTAAATTTTTAAAAGGATTTGTTAAAGATACTTTACCAACTTCAGGAATTGAGAAAATAGCTTTATTAAGAATAGATGTAGACGCATATTCAGCTACATTAGAAACTTTAGAAGAATTATATGATAAAGTTCAACCTGGAGGGTATATTATATTTGATGATTCTTGTTTATATGAAACTCTAGATGCTATTAAAGCATTCTTTAAACAAAGAAATTTACCCGAATTTATAAACCATCCAGTGACTAGTCAACCTTTAAATATTAATGAAAAACACACTAATGATAATTCAGGGTTACCAGCAGGATGTTATATTGTAAAATAGATAAGATATGAAAAAAACACTAACACAAATCGCAAATTCAATTGGAATTGATAAAGGAACAATTGCAAATTCATGTCATGGATTTACAAAAATGTATGATGATATATTAACTCCTTTAAGAGAAAAACCTATTATTATGTTAGAAATAGGAGTATCTGGAGGTGGTTCTCTTAAAATGTGGGAAGAATATTTTTCAGATGCTATAATTATCGCTCTAGACATTGTTAATGAGACTCATTTATCAAATGATAAAACTTTTGTTTACCAATTAGATCAATCTGATGAAACTCAATTACAAAATTTTGTAAATCAATGTAAAGAAAATGGATACGAATTTGATTTTATTATTGATGATGGAAGTCATCATATGCGAGATCAACAATTAACATTAGCTTATCTCTTTCCATTATTAAAGTCTCAAGGAATATATGTTATAGAAGATCTCCATACATCTTTACTTCCTAACGGTTATTCATTATATGGAAAACTTACAGAAATTTCCCCAGATAGACATAATACCACATTAAATTATCTTTCTCATGGTATAAATAGTATTTATATTACCCCAGAACAAAATATGTATTTAAATAAAAATATTGATTCTATTAATATACATAATATATTTAATCCTATTATAGATACATGGCATGAATCTTTAGGTGTAGGAAAACCATATATGGGAAGAAGTATAACATCCTTTATAATTAAAAAATAAGAATATGAAAATAATTCAAATAGGAGCTAATAATGGAAAGGATAATGTTTTTGATTTTATTAAAGAAAACCAAAAATCTTTAGAGTTAGCAATATTAATAGAACCTATACCTTTTATTATTGACGAATTAAAATTTCAATATAAAGATATAAATAATGTTATAGTAGAAAATATAGCTATAACTGATGAGGAAAATCTTGAAAAAATGACTTTGTATTATTTAGGAGACAGTAATTATGAGGTAAGTTCATTCAGTAAGAATCATGTTATAACCCACAAACCCCCAGGCTCATCATTCCCCTTAGAATCATTAGAAGTTTCTTGCTTAACTATTAATAATATTATGACTAAATATGATCTGGAAGTAATAGATTATCTATTTATAGATACTGAAGGATTGGACGTTCATATAATAGCTAGTATCGATTTTGCAAAATATAAAATTAAAAATATAATATTTGAAGCTGTTCATACTGATGGAGCATTTAGTAGAGGTGAAAATTTTAATAAAATATGTAACTATTTAAATCAATTAGGGTATAATTTATCAAATATGGACCAATTAAATATAAAAGCCAGTCTATGAAAATCATCTACCGTATCTCAGACACAGGTTATAACAAAGTAAAACCAAATTACGTTAACAATGAAAATTGTTTGAGAAATTTCTGTAATGTATTTTTTGATCATATTTATGATATTATAGTTTTAGCAGACAATTGTAGTGAACCTACTTTAGATATAATTAAAAAATTTATTGACCCAATCAATATAGAAAAAGTATCTGTAGGACATGGTGCTGGAACTTTTAATTTGGCTTTAGATAAAGCATTAAAATGGGAAGATGATGAAATAGTTTACTTTGTAGAAAACGATTATATTCATTTACAAGGTTCTCCCCAAATTATAAAAGAAGGAATTAAATTAGGAGCACCTTATGTTACTTTATATCTTCATCCTGATAAATTTATGTCACCTTCTCAAGGAGGTAATCCTGAGGTTGATGAAGATGGAGGTTATTTAACAAGAATTTATAGAGGTGAAACTCAATTATTTGGAATGTTTAATAGCACAACTATGACTTTTGCTTCAACAGTAAAAACATTAAGAGAAGACGAATCTATTTTAAGAAAACATACCAACAAAGGTCATTATCCTGATGATTTTAAAATGTTTTTGGAGTTAAGAGATAATGGAAAAGCATTATTGTGTCCCTTAAATACTTTTTCCACTCATGGAGAAACAAATTGGTTAGCTCCTTTATATAAAGTAAAACAAGAAAACCTAGTTGAGGAATGGAAAAAGCATATATTTCAGTAATAATACCTACTTATAAATCACCAGAGGCACTTGATTTGTGTTTACGTTCGGCTATTGAAGGACAACAAAACAAAAACCAAATCATAGTAGTGGTTGATGGTTTTTATGATTTAAATAAAGAGGTATTAGAAAAATGGAGTCAACATATTGATATTCTAAATTTAGAAGAAAATGTTGGTTTGTGTAGAGGTACTAATTTAGGTGTTTACAACTCTCAGTACGACAAAATACTGATAGTGAATGATGATAATATTTTTCCTAAAAATTGGGATGTTGATTTACTAAATTCCTATAAGGAAAATAGTGTTATCTCTCCTAACCAAATTGAACCTATTCCCTCTATATTCAAACAATTTAAAATTGAAAATTTAGGTCGTGACCCAAAAACATTTGATTTGGAGGCTTTTTGGGATTATGCTTCAAAAACTTCTTCTCAATTAAACGAGGAATCTGGCTCTACTTTACCTATATTCATGAAAAAATACGACTATTTAAAAGTGGGAGGTTGGGACGAAAATTATGATATGGGAGTTGTAGCCGATTGGGATTTCTTTCTAAAATGCACTATCTCAGGAATGAAAATGATAAGAACATATAGTTGTCATTTTTATCATTTTGTTTCTCTAACCACTATGACCCCAGAAAAAGAACAACAAAGAAGACAATCAGAACAAAATGGTCATGAATATGCAAAATACAAATGGGGTAGTTATATTTATTCTCATCCTGAAACTAATTTAAAATTTATTCTATGATATTTGGATTTTATAATAAAAGAGATAAAACACAAGAAACAATTGGACGCACAGTTGGACTTTCAAGATTGGAGGCAGCAAAATACTTTGCCGAGCGTAAACAACTGTCATTAAAAGAATTTTTAAAAATATTTGGTGTTAAAACAATCATATGAAAGAGTTTGGTAAAAATTTAAAAATACAACAAAAGAAAAAACAAACCAGTGATAAAGAACTATTTGTTGACCTAATTAATCTTTTTGACGAGTGCAACTCAAGAACAGATGCTTTAGAAAATGACTTTTTATTAGGGATATCATCATATGATGAATCGTTTTATATATTAATAGAAAACCTTTTAGTCGTGGCCTATGGTGATTGGAAAGCAGACATCATTTTATGGTGGGTATATGACCGTTATGACGGTGAAGGAAATTTGTTACCCGTGGAATTAAATTTCCATGATGAAAACAAACAAGAAGAAATTCTGATTGAAACAGCAGAACAATTGTGGGACATACTTAAAAAAATAGAAGAATAAATGAAAAATTGTGTTAAATGTGGAGGGATGATTCCTGAGGGAAGACTCAAAGCACTACCAGGAACTAAAACATGTGTGAATTGCTCTAGTGCCAAAATGAAAGGTACAGTAACAGTAATGAAAGGTGAGGGAGATCACACTTGGATTGAAACTATTCATTTGGAACATGAAGACTACAAAGCCTATGTTGAGGCAGAAAACAAAATGAGAAAAGGAGGAATGAGATTACTTGACGATCCTGACGATAGTAAAGATGTTCCTTACGGATTCCACGAAACAAAAATAGATAAAGAGTAATGCCAAAAGCAAGACCACTTGGTAAAGAAATGATTTTAGCTGCAATGGCTAAAACTAAATCAAATCGTAGTGCTGCTCGCTATTTGAATTGTAGTTATATTCATTATAAAATGTGGGCAAAACGATATGATGCAACCGAACCTGGTTATGCTAATTTATTTGAACAACATAAAAACCAATCAGGCAAAGGTATTCCCAAATTCTTAAGCAACGGAAAACCAAGAAGTGATTTTTCTTTATTAGACATTATTGAAGGAAGAGTAGATCCCTCCTCTTTTAACCCAGATAAAATTAAATGGAGATTGTTACAAGAGGGTTATATGAAAGAGGAATGTTATTCATGTGGTTTTCATGAGCATCGAGTTTTGGATTACAAAATGCCTCTTTTATTAAATTTTAAGGATGGCAATAAACAACATTACAGACTAGAAAATTTGGAAATGCTTTGTTACAATTGCTATTTCCTCCAAATTGGCAATTTATTTACTGATAAACAATTAGAGGGAATAGAGGATCACGTTGTTAAAAATGAATCTAAAGTTGATTGGGAAGTAGATTCTTATACCCAAGAACGTTTACGAGAACTAGGATTGTATGATCCTAAGCCTCTTGACGATGGTAGTGAGTATATATCTCGTTTGTAATAAAATCTAATATTTATAACAAAATATGAAAAAATCTGAATTAATGCGAATAGTTAAAGAAGAGATGGAAAAATCTCTAATTAAAAAAGAGATAGAAAAATCTAAAGATAATAATCTTAAAGAAAAATTAAAAAAAGCTTTAGATGCACTTAAAAATAGTGGAAAAGTTACTAAAGAAGCCTTATTAGATTTTTTAGAAGGTTTTTTAAAAAACATAGACGATTAAATTTACAACTGTGGGAAAAAAACGAGTACCTCTACTAAAAAAAGGAAAGCATAAAAAACACGATGCTATTGTCAATGATTTTGATGCTCAAAAGGAAAAACACCTTGAAAAACTAGCCACCAAAACATTACAAGAGCAGGAAAAACTTAGTAGATTGAAAGAAAAGAACATTAAAACAGACTTTTTTAAATTATTTTAACTATGGTAGCAGAGATAACAGTTAACAACACTGAAGAATTTCAGGAATTAGTTGACAATAAAGATATCAGAATAGCAAAAGCTATTGTTGGAGGAATACTAGATAACATAAACACAAACAAAAAACATGTTCATGTATTATCTGTAACTTGTTTAGAGGAGGGAGAGGTTTATGATATTACTGTTGAAAGGAAATACTTTGCTTCAACCCTAGAAGAAAACCTACCATACTATATCCGAGAAGAATTATATGAGGATTGTCAACGTATTGTTGAAACAGTAAATAAATTAAAAAATGCTGTTCCTGTGAAAAGAGGAAGACCAAAAAAGAATCCATCTTAATTTGGTTTTCTAAAATCCGTTTATTATATTTCCAACAAAAAAACAGTTATGAAAAATCTATTGACAGAAGAATTCAAGGAAAAAGTTAAAGTAGCGTTTACTCGCTTCATGAACATTATCATTGTTACCTCAACTTTGATTGCTGGTTTTGGTTTGGGCTACTATTTTCAAGAACTGAAAATGAAACCAAAAGCCGTTAATGAAACTATCTTAAACAAAGAAGTTAGAATTGCAATCGATTCAGAAGACAAGTTGATTATTATGGATCGCAAAACAGGTGGTTATACTATTTACAGTGATTCAATTGGTAAAATTGTTTTCAAAATGTATGCCACTAAAATTGCTGCTCCTGTAACTACTAGTACTAAATAAAATGAGATATATAGGATATAATATAATTGCAATTTGTTTTTTAGCCCTGGCTGCCTTTATGATACATACCAAAACTCCAGGATGGGGATGGTGTGTTTTTGGAGCCATCATAACAACAGTTATACCCTCAGGCAAAGAAAATACTAAATAAAAATCATAAAAATTATGGAAACAGGAACTTTATTTGAGGTAATACGTTGGGGATTTTCTATCTTTATTGTTGTATGGTATTTTTCTATTTTATACACAGGAATTAAAGATAGAAATGATATTGATGATGTTATGAAAAATAGAAAATCTAAATAATTAATAAATTAAAAATATGGAAGATAAAATTTTCAAAGCAGATGCTAAACAAATAGTTGATATGGCATTTGACAACAAATTATTTAAGGACAAATTAACTCGTGATGATTTTAATGCTTTTGAGGACTTAATACAGTACTTGTTACAAAGTAGGTTTGAAAGCTATCAGAGAGTTGAAAAGTTAATGAAGTCTATTGAGGGTCGAGAGAAAAAATGAACTTTTTTTCAAAAATAAAAAATTGGTATTTAATACTAGTCCTAGCAATTGTAGGCTTGATGTACTACAATATAAACAGGAAACTAGATTATTTTGAGGATCGTTTAGATTTAGCTAAAGGAACTATTTCACTCCAGATGTTTGAAAGTATTGAACACTGGAGTGATAGTTTCAATGTTCCTAAATACATTGCTTACAATGTAGCTTATTTGGAAACTGGCTATAGAGGTCCATTTGATTTCAATTACAATCCTTATTTAACATCATCTGCTGGAGCAGTAGGACCTATGCAAATTATTACTCAGTGGGCTCATCCTTATGCAGGTCGTCGTTTAACTGACAAAGAATTGAAAACCAACATTGATTTAAATGTTAAAATAAGTATGCAAATGCTTAATGTTTGGTATAAAATTCATAAGGACTGGACATTGGCTTGTGGAGCATATAACAGTGGACAGCCAATAAGAAATGATTATGCTGTTTATGCCTCTAGTAATAAAAATTATAAAAATAAATGGGTGAAACTTTAACAAAAAATCCATGTATGTATAAGCATGGCAACAAAGAAAAAATCATCATCGGCAAGTGCTTTTTCGCACTACAAGAAAAAACCCAAAGTTCGCAGACCTGGAGTACACGCTAAAACAAAAACAAGCAAATCAAAAAACGCAACAAATTATAAAAAGTTATCAGTCGGACAAGGTTAATTAAAAAAAGTTTATGTCAAAAACAAGTAACAAACAAAAATTAGAAACACTCAAAATTTGGTTAGACAATCTTAAAAAGAAAAATCCAAAACCTAAAAAACAGCCTAAGTGGGTAAAAGATCTAGAATATGAAGACTAATCCAGGTGGTGCTATAGAGTTTTTTCATAGCATCCCTGATGATGTTTTAGTAAAAATAGCTCTATATGATTGGAGAGCTTTAGAATCACTATGTATTGCTCTTACTTTAGATCTTCAACTTCTTAGAGAAGAGACAGAAAGAGAAAAGAAAAATTTGGCTTCTTAAAGGATTGTTCGTACATTTATGTCATAATAAAGGTTATGGCAATTTTAGAATTTTCACACAAAACAGGTAAAGGAAATATAAGAAAACGTTTGTTTTATAATCCTACTACCTCTTACGGAGTAAAAAATCCTACTGCTTATGGCTCTACAGTAGCAATAAGGGTTCATAAATATGTTTATGAGCATCCTTACCTAGCTCCTACTTTATTTACTAACTTTAAAGGAGAAAAATTCATAACACCAGGTTGGATTCCAGTTTTACCTGAAACCACTTATAATGATATTGAATGGATTAAACCAGAGATTGTTAAAGTTAAAGAAGAACCACAAACTTGGAAATTTGAATCCTCTAGTGATCCTGGTTCATTTTATATTGTAAGAAAAGCTGGTGAGACACTTAAGTGTAATTGTATGGGGTTTTTTAGATCTCGTGGTAATTGCAAGCACGTTCAAGAAGTAAAAAAATTAAAGTAATGATAAAAAGTAAAAGTAAAAAATCTAAAATCGAAATCGATTTAACAGGTCCTGATGGTAATGCATTTGTATTGCTTGGTATTGCAAAAGATTTATGTCATAAAACAGGTATTGAATGGAGTAAAGTTCAAGCCGAAATGACAAGTGGTGATTACGAGAACTTGATTCAAACACTAGACAGATATTTTGGTAGTATAATTGTAATGTATAGATAATGGCAGAAAGAGGTAGACCAAAAGAAACACCAATAGTTCAACTTGATAAGTGGACTAGAGAATTTTACGAAGTACCATCAAAACCCGAATTAGGTTGGAAAATGGTTTGGCACTATGATTTGAATAAAAGTGTAAGTGGTCCTTTTAAAACAGAAATGAATTATCCTAAAAACTTTAAACACGAAAAAGTAAAAGCAGATAAAGGTAAAGCCTATAGTGGACAACCTGTTGTAATGGTATTTAAAACATCCGAACGCTCAAACGCTAAAACCAAAATGAAAGTTTGGAACAATGAAAATATTGATTATATCCTTACTGCCCCTACTCTTCCAGGTGTTCCTGATAATGCTGTTATTTTGGAAATAGCAGTAGGTGAAAGTTTTATTGATAATTTTAAACAGAAATACTCTTTATAATATTTATAACATATAATTAAACTATGGGAACTAGAGCTCTTATTGGTTATTTAGACACAGATGGTGATCTAAAATTAACTTCAACATACAACCACTACGATGGTTATCCTCAAAACTTAGGTAAAGGTTTAGAAAATTTCTACAACAGTGATGCTAAAGCAGAAGAAGTTGCTAATGTAGGATATATTTCATTTTTAGATGGTGAAACAGGTGAAATTGAATCTAAAAACCAACAAATGCCTGATGTAACTAAATTGACTGATAATTTTGAAGAAGCTATGATGGAAATAGCTGGAGAAATTGATGGAATGAGTGCTGATTATGGTTATATTTGGGATAATGAAAATCAAGAATGGATTACTGTTAAAAACGAAGGCATTGGGTTAATGGCCAAAAATTTAGCATTGGATTTATCCCACCTAAAAGGCAAATTTGAAATGTCTCCCGAACAAACTATGGAAGCTAAAAAAGAAGTAAAAGAAGGTTATTATGGTACCACTAATGCTGAATACTATCTCCAAACCATAGGATATGATTCATTTGAAGATTTTTTTAATGACAACCCAGGTGGTGAAGAGGCTTTAATTAATTGGATTGAAAGTGTTCCTGAATTTAGAAAAATGCTTATGCAACAAGGAATGATGGAAGCTAAAAAAGATAAAGAAGAATTAGATGAATATTTCATCAACAAAATGAAATTTAGAGCTGGTATTATAAAATAATGAAAAAAGCAGATAACTTCAACCCTGGTAAATGGCTAGTAGAAAATAAAATTACTACCCAATCTCGTTTAAACGAGGCTTTAGCTGGTCAAATGGGAGCTGTTGCTGCTGCTACTAAAAACATTAAAACACCATCAGGAGAAGAACCTTCATCTAAACCAGATGAATTCAATTTATCTGTATTGGTAAATCCTTTATATAAAAGATATGCTAATTACAACTACAAACTTAAAGATGTAGTATTTGAAAAAGCAAAAGTAAAAGAAGGATTTTTCTCCGGTATATTTAGTAGTAATCCTACTATTAAATTTGTTTTCACCAAAGTTGCTGATGGTAAAGAAGCAACAATCCAAGTAAAACTTAAAGGTGATAAATTTGTATTAAGTAATTCCTCAACCTCAGATGACGTAATAGGTAGTATTCCCGACAGTGGTGAAGCCACTAAGTTTATAAATTACTTATTAGGACAATCCGAGTGGAAAGATGACTTAAACAATTCATTTGAAAATATCAAAGACAAATTAACACCTGAATCTTTCAAATAATCTTATTTGGAATTATTCTAAATGAAAAACTTTTGGGCCTCGCATGAGGCCCTTTCGTATATTTATACCATAATGAAAGAGCAAGATAAAATAAATGGTTTAAATAAAAGGCACGTTGCCCAAATTATAAGAAGAAACATGGTTACTCGTACTAAGCCAAGTAAAAAAGTTTACGACAGAAAAGCTTTTAAGAAAGGTTTGGAATCCTGAGATCCTGTTCGTACATTCACAATATAGAGATAATAAATAATAAAGGTTATGAATAAAATAGAAGTAAATCCCGATTTTAAATTTTCATTTGATGATGATTATCAATTGTTTGATGTTCAAGTAGCAAGAGGTTATATTGAGTCATATGATATGGTTCGTGCTTGTGTTAAGTACAAAGATGGTCCTCAAATTGATTATCCATTAAAGACTAAAGAAAATTACTTTAATGAAATTGCTCGCTTAAATGGAAGAGCAAGTGATATTGAATCAGTGGAAATTTATCAATCCACTCATATGTTTGATATTAATGATTATCTATAATAAAAAATAAAAGTTATGAAAAAAACAATTTGGAAATTCAGTACAATCGAAGATGGTTTTAAAGAATCATTTACCATCAAAATGCCTAAGGGAGCAGAAATATTAACAATCCAAACCGATCAAAAAAATAACCATCCAACAATTTGGGCTCTAGTCAATCCTGAGGCCGAATTGGAAGAAAGATACTTTGAGTTATTTGGAACAGGTCATGAGGTTTATTGTGATATGGGTATTGAAAGAAAATACATTGGTACCTACCAGTATCAAAGAGGTGAGTTTGTAGGACATATTTTTGAAAGAATTAATTAAAATAAAAGTTATGGAAAACATAATCAAAACAGACAACTATCTTCTTATTGTAAGTGATGAGGAGATTAAAGAAGGTGATTTCCTTTTATCTAAAGAAGGATTTATTCATAATAATTTTGGATGGAATTATGGTGATAAAAAAATCACCGCACACCTACCACTCAACAACTCACCTATTCTTGAAGGTGTGGACTTATTGCCCCTAATGCAAGATGAAACCATAGGTAAGCCATTGGTGGATTATGTATTTTTGAAGCATACCCAAGAAGAATGTATTGGATTTATAGATGGCTACAACAAAGCCAAAGAGAAGTATAATTTAACTTTAGATAAGTTGCTTGACTTATACATTGAAGAAAGCGGTTATGGTATGGATATGTGGAGTAAAGAAGAAAATGCAACAATGAATATTGTAACTAAAATCATCCAATCCCTCCAACAACCGAAATATCCTATTGGGTTTGAGTGTGAAATGGAAGCACCTTATACAGACGGTTATGCTGATGATAGGGTAAGAAGATTTTATGGTGTTCCTGAACCCAAAACCACAACCAACTCACAAGGACAAACAGTATTAGTAGGAACTTACATTTACGAATAAAAATAAAAGTTATGAAAAAAACAAATATAGTAACCCCTATGTGGGAAAATTGCAGATCAATTATCGCAACCGGTGATATAGAACTTGCCGACCAAAAACTAATGGAATTGGTTTGGAAACTAGCCGATTACACAATGTTAGGTTATAAAGATACCGATAAAGTTGAAGGTGTGAAAATGGAAGTTTGGAAAGAGCGATGTTGGAGTCAAATAGAAAATCTTGGTTTGCTTCCTGAATAATCTTTCGTACATTTAAGTTATGGCAGAAAAAAAGGGTCACACAGAAACCATAAAATATGATTTCAATACTATTCCCGAATGTCAAGTTCAACTTGACAACGGGAAGTGGTATAGAGCAACTCCTTTACATTTTAGATCATTCAATGGTCCAAGACGATTTGTAAGATATAAAGGTGAAGAAGTTACTTATGAGGAATACGATGGAACACTTTATTATTGGAATACAAACATTAAGGTTAAAGAACCTAATGGTTTTGGTGTTCAATATATTGAATCAATGCCTCGAAAAACTCAAATAAGACCACATGAAAGGCATTTACTTGACTATATCTAATGATATGTATATCCATGACTAATGAGGAATTAATTGAGGAATTATACCACAAAGCCCACCAAAAAGGGTTTTTCAATGAATTACACCAAAAAGTGGATGAAATCAAAAAACAAAATCCAAGAATGCCTTTATGTGATGTAACACAATCGGCATATAGAGAAGTTAAACAAAACAAGCTTGCATTACCTACCCCACAATCTTAATCCGTATATACGATGGACTTAGTACATAATTACGTTTTTTGGTACAATACGTATGACAACCTTTGGTATGCAATTCCAAGAGACCAATACACGAGTTTTTTCTCCGGACACCTACCTTATGAGGGAGTAATAAAATCAAATAAAATAGATACTTTAATACTAATAATCGAACATCCCGAACAATTAAATAAATAAAAAATATGAAATTCAAAGATTATGTTATGTTAATGGGTGCCAGTTTGGCACTAGGTTTTGTTTTAAGTTGGTCTATACCCTCATTTAAACCAAAAAGAGCAATCGATACACTAAAAACAGACACTACCCAAGTAGTGGTTAAAAAAGACACTACAGTCAATGTTAAAGATAAAACAGCCATTTACATTGGAGATTCTCATACTGCCAACAATACTCAAGGTTGGCAAGTCCAACTATCAAAACTAGTGGGTTTTAAAATGACAAATGTTTCGGTTGGTGGAAAGATGACATACTGGATGTTGCAACAGGCCAAATTGCATTTGACTCCAAAATACGATTATTGTTTTATATATGGTGGGGCAAATGATATGTATTCGGTGGGTATTAAACCACAGACGGCAGTCGATAATATAAAGTCTATTGCGCGTATATGCAGGGAAAAAGAAATTGTATGTGTGGTGTTAACCGGGTTTGATGCTAAAACTTGTACCAAGTCCAATAACTTGGAATATCCGACAAGATATACAGAGTTTCAGAAATTGTTAATGAGTCAGGATATGGAAGGGGCTGTTGTTATAGACACTAGAGTGGTGGATAGGAGAGACTGTTGGGACTATTTGTGTCATATGGCACCTAGTGGACATAAAAAGATTGCAGAAAAAATTGTGAAAGATTTGGCTTTGCAAAGGATTTGACGTACATTCACGGAAATAATAAGTTATGTTTGCATTGTGGTTTAAGGGGAGTTTGGCTCTAATGTTGGGATTGAGTGTTGGGGGTGCTTTAAAAACCCGTAAGGAAATTAGAAAAGGGAATGTTCAATGGACAGCTTGGAAAGGCAAACATGATTCATTATATTTGGCTAAACAGAAAAATAAATAAACATATGAAAAAATTAATATTTGCACTATTGCTGATTCCCTTTACCTCTAAAGCACAGGAGGTAAGACACTTTTGTAGTTATGATGCTGAAACTACAGCCAAACACATTATGATGCTTCACATTACTGATCATCTACATGATACAGTGGAGTTTTCTGTTGAGAAAAAAGGATACAAGTACAGTAAAAAGTACTTGACACCTGTTCAAGCAGAAAAGAAGTTGAAGAAAGTATTGAAAAAAGGTAAATCTGCTTATTCAAGTAGAACTAATGCTGGGTATGTGTTCAATATTGTGGTTGTGAGTTTGGCTGATGATACTGAAATATTGAATTTTGTTAAATTTGAGGTAGATCATTTTAGTCAGAAAATTATATCAATTGAAGTATCTAAAGGGCAATGATATTTATAGACACGACAATATTTGAAAATTAAATAAATAAACATATGAAAAAACTATTATTTGCTCTTACTCTTATTGGAATGATTTCCTTTATAGGTTGTAAAAAGGAACTTATTACTCCTGATCCCGAAGTTGTTGTTTTATTGATGGATGAAGAACCACAGGCCTTAGTTGATACATTAGGGGTTGTTTTTGATAATCCTGTAACTACTGAGGTAACACCATTAACAGATGCTGTTATAATGGATTATCCATTATTTTTAGATTATGACCCATTTACAATGGTTGTTTCTAGAACTAATAAGGGAATTGATTCTTGTGTTAGAGGTATTGAAACTACAAAAGCTGAAAAAGAATTACTTAATAAAGCGTTTTTAGCTAAATTAGAGTGTCAAAAATACAATAAAGAAATCATTGCTAAAATTCATAGGGAAATTGAATCTTGGGCTAAAACTCAAAAAGAAAATTATTATAAAAATTGGTATTTGGTTGAAAAAGGAAAACTCGATGATTCATTGAAAAGAGGTTTATTGACTCAAACACAATATAAAGAAAAATTGGCTTCTTTGGATAGAACCTGGTCCAGCAAAATGTCTTATTTAAATGGTCAAGTTAAAGAAAAAATTAAATTGAGTATTGAAAGAGCCGAAGCTAGTGGTAAAATAAAAGATTGTGAAAAAATCTATTTGAATAAAGTTTTAGATATTTTAGGTAAAACTAGATATAAAAAGTGGATTGAGTGTTATAAACACAATTATAAATCAAGAAAATAAAAAAAAAATTACAAGAGGGTTGGTTTTCCAACCCTTTTTTTGTACATTCACGTAAATAAAAGTTATGAAAGTAGAATATAAAAATCGTTACAATGATGTTTTTACATTTAGTAAAACAGAAGATGGAAACATCTTATGGGAAGGTAATTTTGAGTATAGCAGAAGAGGTTGGCCAAATGTTTACACTGAGGCTTATAACCAGTATGTTTTAGATGGTGGTGATATGGATCTTAAACAGTTTAAAAAAGAGGTTCACGAGGCTGTTTATGATGAAAATGGAAAATATTTACATATGAGTGAAACAAGCCAAAAGTATTGTAAATTAGTTTATTCAGATTTAAATACAATTGATTTTGCGGATCCATCAGGTGGTCCATATATATCTTCAAATATGGATATGGGAAGATTTGATGAGGAATTTAAAGGAATGATTGTTGAAAAATTTGAACGAGTAGAAACAGGATATAAAATAATAATTAAAAAATAATTTTTGCAATATTTATTACCGAATGCCGAGTCGCAGCGGTAATAGTATTGAAAATAAACCAAAATACCCAAGCATGAGTAGGGAACTGCGACCCCGAAAGTGCTTGGGTTTTTTATTTTATGAAAAAATGTACAAAATGTAAAGAAGAAAAACAATTAACTGAGTTTAATAAAGCTAAAAATCAAAGAAATGGATTAAGTCCATGGTGTAAAGAATGTATTAATCAAAATGGTAAAGATTGGTATCTCAAAAATAAAGAAAAACACATGGTGTATGTTCTTGAATATAGAAAAAAATGGGATAAAGAAAATAAAGAACATATTAAGAGTTATGGGAAAGAATATAGGCAAAATAATAAAGACAAAATTAGACAAAGAGAAAAACTATATAGAGAAAAAAACAACCATGTCTCCAGATGGAGAGATATTCTTAAAAGTACTTTAAAAAGATTTCATAGAGGAAAAACAGCCTCAACCCAAACTTTATTAGGTTATTCAGCCCAAGAATTAAAAGAACATTTAGATAAATTAGGAATGAATTGGGATACTGATCATATTGATCATATAATACCTTTGAGTTGGTTTAAGAAAAGCACCCCCATTCATGTTGTAAATGACTTAAGAAATCTTCAACCATTATTTTCAGAAGAAAATCTAAAAAAGCATAATAAGTTTGGAGATTTAAAAGATATTTCGTATATTAATGATGTAAAAAAATATATAAAAAAAGATAAATTAAAGTTATGTTTACCTATCATTTAAGCGAAACTGAATATTTGGTTTTTAAAACCTACAACAATCATTTTGAGCTATTTTCAGGACACGAAGGTGGTGCTGAGTTAAAGAAAATTGCTAACTATCAAGGTGGTAAATGGTTTTTTGATTCATATGATCAACAAAAGTTGTTTTGGTTTTTATTTAATTTGTTTAAAATGGATTTTGGAAAAGCATTAAAAAAGTTTTCTAGATCATTGAATGAAAAACCTAAAACATATGTTTTTACTTGTGCTAAACGTAGGTTTGATATTAAAGTACAAAAGATGAAACGTGGTTGGAGTAATTTGTTTTACGGATTTTATGAAGGGAATAGACGTGGCTAAACCTATTTTTATTATCAGATTTCCTTATGTTAAAGAACAACATATAGTAGATAAGTACTTAAAAATGTATAAGGAACTTGGTGAGCAAATGACTGATTATCACGTACTATGTCCTATGGACAATAGTGTTGAAAGAGTTGAATTTGAATGTTACAATGCTATCAATGCAACCGATGTTGAAATTGAAGAATTGAAGCAAATAATACTTGAAAAAATTAAAACAATAGAAAGTTATGAATAAAGAACAACAAGAATTATTGGATGATGTCTATAAAAATTGGTTTGAAAAAGGTAGAACTGAATTTGAAGAGTTTGCTGATCCTATGTTTATGAGTGAAGATGCTTTAGGGGAGGAAAAATTTCATAAAATTTCTAAAGAATGGTTTATTGAACAAATCAAAACCGATACAGAGTTCTCTGAAAAGTGGGGATTAAAGATTGAAGAACGAGAGTTGTTTAGATTAGAACGAATAAATATTGCTATTGAGAAAAAATTAACTCATAAAACTGCACACTTAACAAAAGACTTTGATTATCAGAAATGGTGCGATGAACATAATATCCCAACCAAACTAATTACAGTAACATACAACAATAAAACAATAGAAAGTTATGAATAAAGAAACTATAGTAATATCTATTAACTTTACGGTTAAAGAATTCAACGAACATTATTGTATATTACAATATGATGATGAGAGAACTTTAAAATTATATTCCTTTGATAAGGAATACAAAACAATTAAAGAATATTATGAACAATATAGATAAACTAATAGAACAAGGAGCTGAATTAGCACGTAAACATGAAGAACTACGTGATGAAATTCTAAATAATCCTGATATGCCACAGGAGTTAAAAGATATTATCAATAAAAGTAGAATACCTGATGATAAGATAGTTGATTTAACTAGTGGTAAAAAAATAAAATATATTAATCCTGATACATTTGAAATTGAATATGAATAATCTAGACAAAAAATACATTATTGATGGTATTACTATCGATAAAACAAAAGAGGGGTATAGAGTTTTTACAATACCAACCCAACATTTTGATATTGTTAATTTAGATGAACTAACTAACGATAGATTTGATTTGGAAATTAAAAGACAGGAACAATATAAAAAAGATAGTTCCGAATTAATTAACTTATGGTTAAATGAAAATGAACAACATTGATAAACAATACCAACAACTACTCAAAGACATTATTGAGTATGGTGTAGAAAAACAAGACAATTGAAAGTTATGAATAAAGAAAGAAGAATAATTAAAGTACCTATACCAAAAGAAATTTGGGATGCTGACATGTCAATATGGAATGTACTCTTTGGAAGAAGATATATTATGAGAGCTTGGATGAATAGTATAAAAGATGTAATTAACCAAATGAGTGATGAACAATAACATTGACAAACAATACCAGCAACTACTCAAAGACATTATTGAGTATGGTGTAGAAAAACAAGACAGGACAGGAACTGGAACTAAAAGTATATTTGGTTATACCATCCGTCATAATATGAGAGATGGTTTTCCTCTTTTAACAACTAAAAAACTTCATTGGCCTTCTATAGTAAGTGAGCTTTTATGGTTTCTGCAAGGCAGAACTGACTTGAGATGGTTATTGGAACAAGGGAATACGATTTGGGTTGGTGATTGTTATGAGAACTATTTGAATGTAGTTATGTATGAAAAACCTGATTATCTTCATGAAAAACACGGGCATCTTAAAATGAGTGTGAAAAAAGAAGATGATAATTATTTACCACTTACACAGGAGGAATTTATTAACAGAATTAAAACTGATGATAAATTTAGACATTGGGGTGAATTAGGTCCAATTTATGGTAAACAATGGAGGGATTGGGGTGGTAGAAAGACAGATGGGTTTATTGAGTTTGAAAGTAATGGATATAGTGACCATATTAAAGGTAAAGACCAAATCCAAAATCTAATCAACGACCTTAAAACAAATCCAGACTCAAGACGATTAATGGTTAATGCTTGGAATGTTGGTGAATTAGACCAAATGGTTCTTCCACCTTGTCATTATGGATTTCAAGTTTATACAAGAGAGCTAAGTTTAAAAGAGAGAAGACTGTTAGTTACACAAGAAATGTTCAACCAAATTTACAATGGTGGAGGTCCAGAAAGCTTATCTCATAAAGAAATAGATAAGTGGAACGTACCAACTAGAGCAATCTCTTTAATGTGGAATCAACGTTCAGTAGATGTAGGTTTAGGTCTCCCATTCAACATAGCATCTTACGGACTATTACTTGAAATTATTGCCAAAATTACAAATATGGTTCCTGATGAATTGATTGGAAACTTGGGTGATACACACCTTTATTTAAACCACATTGAACCAATTAAGGAACAATTAACAAGAGAACCATTTGAATTACCTAAATTGGTTCATATGAAAACAGATGAGTTTTGGAAAGAATTTAACATAAGTTTAATTGGACATTTGGACCCTAAAGATTTCACATTAGAAAACTATCAATCACACCCAACAATTAAATTACCATTAAGTAACTAATGTCTTACATCTATAATATATTCAAAAAATATAAGTGTTCACTTTTAATGATATATCTTTTTGTGTTCATAGCACAAATTGAATATCTTATTGAACCCTATGTTTTGGGTAAAATGATAGATGGACTATTGATTGGTGAGTACTATTGGTTAATGATATTTTTTATTACATCCATGGTTGCAAATGTTTTTATGTATAAAAGAATGGTTTTGGATACAAAAATATACACAACAATTTATAATGATATTGTTTTTGAATATCTTAAAAATGATAAAACATCCGAACCATCAGCCAAAATAGCAAGGACAGAAATGGCTAACAATATAATTAACTTCTTAGAAAACGATTTACAGTATTACATTATGGCAATTATGTCCTTGATTGGTACGTTATTTTTTGTATTTTTACAGGACTATATTACAGGATTTGTGGTTGCGTTGTGTTTGATTCCTGTATTATACATTATTAAGAAACTTTACAAAAAAATCGCACAAGGAACTAAAGTGGCATTTAACCAATACGAAAAGAAGATAGGTACCATGAACGAAGGTAATGATAAAAATATTAACAGTTTTTTTGAAAGAAGAAGAAAAATCTTTATTCACCTATCAACCCTACAAGGTAAAAATTGGTTCTCACTTAATTCAGTTAAAACCTTGTTTTTAGTTATCGCTTTAGTTGTATTTACAAGTAGACACACTAATATATCTCAAGGACAAGCCGTAACAATATACACATACATAAATCAGTTTTTAATATCATTAATGTCAATACCAATTGGAGTTGAAACATTTACTAGAATTAAAGATGTGATACACAGAATAAAAACAACATAAAGTGGCAACATTAAAAACACAATATAACCTTTTTATTAAAAAACATCCTGATAAATCACATTGGACGTATCAAATGTGGTTAGATTGGTGGAGTAATGAAGTAACTGAAGCAATAAAGAACGGATTTGAGCCTACGATATCAGATGATTTTCAAATAGGACCTGACGGAGCATATGAACACACAGAAGAAAACTAAATAAAATATGAAAGTAGAAACAACACCAATTAAAGACCTTTTGGTAATCACACCAAAGGTGTATGAAGACGACAGAGGATATTTCTTAGAGTCATTTAACTCAAGAGCATTTCGAGATGCCGGACTATATTACAATTTTGTTCAAGACAATCAATCCGTAAGTCTAAAAAACGTAATTAGAGGGTTACATTTTCAAAAAAGTGTACCTCAGGCTAAATTAGTCAGGGTAATTGCCGGTGCAATTTGGGATGTGGCGGTAGATTTAAGAAAAGGTAGTAAGACCTATGGACAATGGTTCGGTATTGAACTTAATGAAGATAATTTCAAACAACTATTAGTACCAAGAGGATTTGCACACGGTTTCTCAGTACTATCGGATGTTGCCGTTGTAAGCTATAAATGTGATGAGATATATATGTTGTCCGCTAGTGGAGGAATTATTTATTCAGACCCAACCTTGAAAATAGATTGGAAGATAACAGAAAAACCAATAGTCTCAGATAAAGACGGTGAATTACCTAAATATGAGGATATAATAAAGGAACTTAACTTTTAGAAAGTTCCATTACCATTTTTCTTTTTATTTCCTTTAATAATGAATAAATTTCTTTCATCGCTGAATCATTTTTGATTTTTGTTAACACCGAAGATATTCTCGTTGGATTAACATCGTCAAATAGTTCCATTAAATCATCAGTTGTTTCAACATCAAATAAGGCGAAAAGTTGTTTTTTAGTCATTTCGTTTTTTTCATCCTCCAATATATCTCTAACATTAAACTCACCATTAATTTGTTGAGATGTTGGTTTTTGTATTTTAAGACCCTGAAACGAGGGTGAATTGATTGAAATCTGTTCATTAAGACCCATCAATTTTAACATTCTTTTTTGGCTTTCGTTAATCATTTTATTTTTTTGGACAGAAGTTTTTATTTATTATTTTATCCGGGTCTACAAATTGACCATTCTTTTTTAATTCAAAATGTAAATGAGGTGCTTGTGAATTTCCTTTCTTTGATGGTGAGTCACTCTTAGCACCACCACTAACACCAACAACTTCACCTCTTTTAACAGTTCCTGACATTTTATCAATTTTAGACATGTGACAGAATTTGGCTTGAAGTTTTTTCTCATCGTTCTTGATGATTATCATTCCACCACAATCACCGTTAGTTGGATTGGATGAGTTACCAAAACTACCTGAAATTGTTCCATCAAAAGGTGCAACAACTTTTTCATAATTTGCGGCTAAATCAACCGCAGGATGATATGAATATCCTAAAAGTTTTCTTGGACCAAAAGGACTTGTAACGTTCCAAGGGTTAGACGCACCACACATTGGAGATATAACATCATCAGGTTTAGACACAGATTCAGTGTCGACCTCAGAATCAACGTCTTTTTTCTCGTCAGAGTCACCTGAAAATAAGTTACCGATAAAAGATTTAATTTTATCTAAAACGGACTGTTCATTTAAACCCATTAAGGTTAATATTCTTTCCGTTTCTTCATTTAGTGGTTGTTTAGACATATTGTATAAATACATCAATCCCACCAATTTTCAATACGTCGTTCTAATATTTTAAATAGTAGTTTTTTAGCCTTTTCATGTCTTACAATCCCAACCGCTAAATAACCCTTTCTTCCTTCAATAAAATAATTAACAAATCTTGGGTCCCTTTTCGCCACTCTTAGTGAGTGCGGATACTTTTCTAAGTATTGGTCTATATCGTCTCTTTTTGTGTCAAATACGACTTCATACAAATTGTTTTCTGTAGGAACAAATTTCATATCCACATCACGATAATCAAAGTGTTCTGATTGATAATATTCTTCTTGAATCCTACCAATTAATTTTTCACAAATTCTCATATAACGAACTTCGTTTTCCCATCCAACAAACCTCTGATTTTTTTCAAAAAGGTCTGCAGTATTTTTAATCTTGAACTTCAAAACTTCAAAAATGAAATGGTCGTCCCAATCACGGTCTTTCCAAATTATTGGAAACCATCTCCAAAGATTTCTAAATCCTTGAAAAATGTCACGATGTAAGTGTTTTGCATCCCATTTAAACCATCTATATAGTTTCCAATACCACTGATTATATTCTTTTTTCATATTGATAAAGATATTAAATTATTATGAGTTAACAAGTATTTATATTTGTGGGACAAAGATTTCTTATATCTGAAAGTGAAAAAAAAGATATATTAGGGTTATATGAAGACATCATAAGACCTTACCATAAATTAATGCAATGTAAATTTAGTTCCGATGGTAAAGTAATTGTTTATGAAAATGTTGCATATAGTACTGAAACAGGTGAAGAACTACTCATTAATGAAGGTTGGTCTTTAAGTGATATATTACATGCGGGTGCAGATGTTTTGTCTGCGGGTTTGGATTTTGTAATACCAGGTTCAGGGGCAATTGTTGATATATTGAACGGACTAAGTTATATAATTGAAGCTCAGTTCAAAAGCGAAGCGGAAAAAGATAGTTTATATCTTATGGCAGCGGTAACATTTGCATTTGTTGTTTTGCCAGGTCCATTACAAACTGTTGCGGTACCACTAAAACAATTTTTGAAAGGAGGTGCAAAAGGTGCATCAAAATTAGTTTTATTAGCACTTAAAGTTGTTGGAGGGATTCTAGATAAAGTTTTACTTGGAATACCCAAATTGATTAATAAAGCATTGAGTACCAAATTAGGGAAAGGTATATTAGGTAAGTGGGGTAAAAAAATATCTGACTTTTTTTCAGCGTTTTCCGCAAGGGTAAAAAATTTATTTAACAAAATGACTGGAGGCTCCGCAGCACAAACCGTAACGAAGAAAACTTTGACAGGTGCTGAAAAATTAGCAGTCAAGTCGTCCAAATTAACACCCAAAGCGTTAAGTAAGATGACCGTTATGTCGCAAAAATTAGTTGGAAAGATAATTGGTAACAAGGCGGTGGCACTTAAAGCTCTAGGATTTAAGCCAGGAAAAATGTATAGATATTTGGGAAAAAACGGAAAAATGAATACAGTTTACATCAAAGAAATAAAACCTGATGGGACTGTGATAGGACTTTTTGGAAAAAAATCGGGAGATACTGTTCTTGGAACCCAAGCTGCGGTTCCCGCAGAAACATTTTTAGGAAGAGGAATAGGGGGTCCATGGGGTAGAAGAGGTTCATCAGTCATGGTTCCTTTATTTGTTAAAAGAATGACTGATGCTATGAGAGATGATGGTACTATTGATGCGAATGTTTTAGCCGCTGGTGGTGAATTAAACGCCGATGAAGTTTCCGCGGCATCTTTAGAGTTTGCACCTGAGGATGTGGTTGCTGATTACCAAGGGGATACCGGTCAGTACGATGTTTCAAGTAACGTAACATCAATTCAAAATGCGTTAATGGAGTTAGACCCTAATTCATTACCCAAATTTGGCGCTGATGGTAAATTCGGACCTGAAACATTATCCGCAATTGAAAAATTCCAAAAAGATAATGGACTTACACCAAACAAAAAGGCTGATAAAGCTTTTGTCAAAAAATTAATAGAAAAATTACCGGCTAATAGTCCAAACAAAGAAGAATTAAATTCATTATTAACTAAACCATCTGAGGTTAAATCAACTGAAACAGATGCTGAAATTGAAACAACATAAAAAAATGGGAAAAAGATTTATTATAACAGAAGAAGAGAAAAAAAGAATTCTCGGACTTTATGAACAGGACGAACCAACACCTGAAACAACTGATGAAAAACCATCATTAATTGACACCTTAAAACAAATGGGATTTGAAGAAAGTTCTGACCGTATTGGTTTGTGGCAAATAAAAAAAGACGACAATACATATGCTGCGGTTTTAACGTTGAATCCAACAAAAGACCAAATTAGCAAAGCGGAAATTGTAGGAACTCCAGATATCCTTTCCACAATACAAAAGGCATTCAACGAGGTCAACATTCCAAATATTATTTCAGGTGAAAAACTAATTACTCGAGCACCATTTAAAGAAGAAAATTTAATTAAGAAATTATCAGAACCGGCAAAAAGTGAGTTTTAATGAAATTCAAAATAACCCATACACAATATAAAAAATTAACAGAATCATTGGACCCTGATGTTCAAGATTTTTTTAGTGCTGAAAAGGGTAAGTTTCATTTGTTGGCACCAATTCCAATTAGTAGAACAACCGCTTCTGAGGTTATAAAAAGAATTTTGAAATCAGAAAACAAAAAGTATTTTTTTGGTGATGATATTGACCTTAATGAATTATCTTTAGTTAACAGATTAAGATTTGGTGTTTATTTAGAAGAGGTCTTAAGCGAGGTTGGTACAAGAGGTCATAACTATGAAGGATTTATGGCAGGTCTTTTTGATGGATATCTACCTAAAGACACTAATTATTGGTTTGATTATAGGATTAGAGAGGGTTCGGTAGAACAAAAGTTTATAAAAAGTAGTGGAGAATCACCACAACTTAAAACATATGCTAATTTCATAAAAAACAATCCTCAATACGAAGGTTTATTAGATAAACAAAATACTCCTGAAATCATCAAACAGAAAATACAAATGTTAAACAGTCCTGAGTTTTTAACAGACATTTACATTTTTTCAACTAAAACACCTGAACCAGGAAAAGGTTATAGAATCGATAATTATGTTGTTTACAAAGATGAGATGATTAAGATTTTAATGAATCCTAATAATCTTAGAGAGCCTAAACAAAAAGGACAAACCGCTTTGAGAATACCGGCAAGTGTCTTGGGGGGAATTGATTTTACCATAATAACTCCAAGATATAAATCGTCCGAACTACAGGAACTTGTAAAATTGGACGAAAAAGAACGTGCGGTGTTAAGTGCGTTTGGTAAACATAGTGAACACATAAGACCAGATGTAATTAAAGATTTGAGTAAAAACTTAGATGAGTTTATCGAATCACTTATTGAAATACAAGAAGAATATGAATAAAAAATCAATAGACGAACAAGCTATCAAGGCGTATATGAATTTAGAATCGGTACATAACCATTTAGACGAAATTTTTATTATATTTGATACTGAAAAAAGAATTGCAATTGCAAAAGACGATAGAGAATTGGCTGATTTTATTTCAGAACAAATGAGAACATTAAGTAATGTTGAAAATGGATTAAGATTCGGTAAAGATTACCTAAAAAACTTAGTCGGTTTAAGTTGGGACCTATATGGTGGTGACATAACCACAAGAACTGATGGTGACGATTAATGTATTATAAAAGATTCGTCCGAATTGTTGTTTTTAAATAATAGAAAAAAAGAAACTTGATTACCGAAGAATTTATTGAAAGTCAGGTAAACATCGTCAACAAATACTTTCTTATAGTTATTTTTATCTAAATACTCTAACTTTGTTTTATAGTTTTCGCTATGTATTTTATTATTTCGATTCAAATAAAAAAAATAAAAATATTCACCTAAAACAACATCATCAATTTTTTCTATCTTTTCAATCAAACCTGAATAATACCTATTACTTATTAAATTCAGAGATTTCAACAAAACATCTTCGTTTAATTTCGACATATCATAATTATAAACGATTGTTGTCGGATTGGAAATATAATTTTGTTCTTTAACTATAATTCACTATCTTCGTGGTATGAAAAAGTTTTTGGCTTATTACTTCATCTATCGCACCACAAAAAACCCAATGATTGCCGCTCAAATATATCAAATACTTTATGGAAACAACAACAGTGTTTCTTTGACACCTACAATCGCTGGTACAACTTCTACGGTTCATAACACCTCAAAAAAACAAGAGTTGGAAGAATCTTTGAAATATCTAAAGGAAAAAACAATTAAAACAAAAAAAGATAAGGAGTCAATTAACGTTTTAGAGGCAGTGATTCAAAACATGTAATAGTTTGACTTTGTATTTTATTGTTTATATAATTGTCATATGAAAAAATTTATTCAAGCGGTTATTATAGGATATGCTGTTTTATGGGTTTTCGCAGAACTTAAGAAGTTCATGGGTGATAAAGAAGTTACCACACTTGAGGATATTAAAAATCTGATTAAAGAAAAACTATAATTTAAGGTCTGAAATAAGATATATCTGCATCAGTGAATCCGTCATTGATTGGAGAAGAATTATCGAATTTATATCTCACAAAAAAATCTTTGTAACCTAATTTGTTTTCGGGGTCCACAAAACTACCAACATAATAAAAGGTGGTTAATACGTTATTTTCTATTTCTTCCATTAGTTTTTCATATTCTTTATCATAGAAAATGCTACTCAAATATCTTAAAGTGCCGTAATTACCACTCATGATTAAATTAATATATGGTGCTTTTCCCTCGGGTGTAAAAAGACCAAAAAAAATCTGAGGGTCAATCGATATAAGAGTTCTATAACCTATTTCAGGTTCCAAACCAAACTTATTACCGGAAGTCCTACTCGGCTCAAAACTACCTCTATATTCACCGCTAACAATAAATGGGTATTTTCTTTTGAGTTTTTTTACCGCCATATCGGAAATTTTTTTACCTATACTGTCCCTGTCCATAACTAAACAATAAATACAACGCAAGGTACAAATATACCTCTTAAAGTATTTATAACATATGAACTTTAGAGAAGAAACAAATAGAATAAAAGAATTAATTTGTGAAACCTCGGATTTGAAATTCAAACGAAGAAACGCAGACGTTGAAAGATTCTTAAGGCAAGTCATGGAATATCTTTCAGTTTGTGATTACGAAGATAAAGTACAATTTTTTATTGCTGTTTTATTGTCGGTAAGAGAAGACGAACTGATAAGTAGCAATGAATCTTTTGACGGAAAAGAAGTCTCAGACTTTATTGAAGACCACTACAAAGAAGAAATATATTACTATTATGAATATTACTATGATTTGGAGTGTGGAAAAAAAGAAATAACCGAATATCCCAATTTTGTTTACTAATTTATTTTAGTTATATTTGTGAACATGAATACTAATGTAATAACTAATCATATGGATACTTATTTTTGGGTTGACAAAGTAATTAACTCATGTACTACAAAAAAACAAGCCAAAACAGGTATAAAGTTGGTTGGGTTATGGCAAAACATGTTTATAAATCAGTTAGATAGGGAAGAACTAATATACCTTTCAACAAAGTTAAACAAACGTGCTCTTGAAAAGTATTATTCATTGAATATCTAATTGTGTTTTTGGACTATTTATTTATAATGTCCAAAAAAGAACTCAAAAAAACCATATTAAGAATATTGTCAGAAGAAACTTCTGAGGACTTGCCTTTAAAATTAAAAAGAAGGTACTCTAATTTAGTGGATGAATATGAACATACTCTTTCTTTCCACAGAATGTGCGAATATGAGGATATTTCGGGTTTTATATCAAATTTGGTATCAGAAATTCAATTTTTAAGCACAAAGAATATACATGAAATTTCTAAACTTATTTTTTCATATTATACTCAAAATCCATCAAAAACCAAAAAAATGTTGAAACAAGCATTTATAGAAACATGGAATCAACGATGTAAAAAATCAAACTAACATGGAGGACTACTCAGTAAAATTTATAAGAAGGGTAAAAGATTTTGAAGAGTTTATTATGGATACTTGGCCTGTAAGAAATCCATGCGACTATGATGATATTGGTCAATACATAAGGGCGATTTACCAAGAGATTGCTGAAATAATTGATGAAGGTGAATTGGATGGAATTTATGTCAGTGAGTGGTTGGATTATGAAGAAGGAAAAAAATATGTGGATGAAGTTTTAAAGTCAAAAATAGTTGAAAATTATTATTGGAATTGTGGGGATGACGACATGATTACAGAAAACGTAAATTCAGAAGATGTGATAAATAAATTAGTTGATAAACTGTATGACTATACAATTGGAACCAAACAAGTAAAAAATAATCCAAGAATGTTTACCACATCGATTTATTTCACAAACAAAAATGATAAACACCCTGAGATTGAACCAATATATTTCACATGGGAACTTGATAGTGTATGGTCTCCAAAAAAGCTTTCTTTTAGTGAATCTAATAATGGTAAAGTTGGTATGTTTAAAAAATTAGGGGCTGAAAACCAATTTTATGAGTGGGCTCGTGAAAAGGCAAAAAAACACGCCGAAAAACACTTATTGAATATAGGGGTTTACTTATCAGAGTCAAAGAACCTCAGAAGAAGAGTATATTTTAAAGACTTAGAAGATAGGTTTGAATATAACCTTCAAAGAGCGGTAACTTTATACAATAAAAAAGTGGATTGGAAAAGTTTTACACGTGAAAAATTTGAACTTATAGTCCTTACTACATTGATAGATGCAATCCATGAAAAAATAGATTGGGTCACCGACCCATCGGGAAAATTGTATGACGAAATATACGATTTTTTAAAAGAAACTTTTGGTGGACAGATTGATAAAAAATTTGATGAAATAAGGTTGAATAGAATAACCCAAGACATAAAAAACAAAATATATTAAAAATTACCTAAAAACCTGTTAACGAATGACGGTTTAGTGTTTGGTGTAGTGTTTTTGTCTTTAATCCAATTGTATAGTATTTCTCCCAAATTTTCCGTATTCATTTCTCTATCACCTAAATTATCTTTGATTTGTTTTTTGAAGTTCTGTACCATTTTTGTAATACTCGCTGGTGACATGTTTTTATAAACACTAGGAGGAACAAAACCCGATTTAACATAACCTTTGTTTTGAAACTCTCTTAACTTCCTTGAACCAAATTCATCCGCGACTATTTCCACACCATACAAAAACTTGGCAGCGTCTTCATCAGAAATTTCATCTTTTAAGTATTCATACATTTTTTCAGCACCATATTTTTGATATTGGTATTGGTGGGCAATTTCGTGAAATATTACAAATAATAATAGAGGTAGTGGTTGGCGCAAAACTTGTGTGTTAATCAAAACACCCGAATGAAGAGCGGCTCCCCAAGCGGGAAAATTAAATCCTGAAAATTCTATTTTTTTACAACCTGATTTTTTAATCGCATCTTCTAATTTATCGGCATGTTCCTTAAAATTAGGATGCCTTTCCACAATTTCACCAACAAAGTCGTCAATACCCTCAACCGACTCGCACAATACTTTTAATACTAAGTCATTTATTTGTTCTTTATATAGGAAAGTTTTTTTCACGATGAATATTATTATAAATACCTCTTGGGTATTTATTATGTATACAAATATAGTCAATCTAATTGAATAAAATGAATCTAAGGGATAAAATAAAAATGATACTGTCAGAGGAAGAACATTTTACTCCTGAATTTTCCGTACCACCATGGTTAAAAAGAAGGTTTAGAATGTTAGAAATGATTGTGTTTAGAGAAACACAGTATGCTGAAAGACAAGACACATATCCTTTTTGTAAAAATTTGTTTAAGAAAAAAGAAGATTATTTTAATTACGTTGTTGATTGGGCTGAACAACATTTTGACGATATTGAACTACCAAAACAAAAAAAATTGGATATACTGAATCAATTTATGTCAGAAAACTACAAAAAAGAGTTGTATGACCTATATGAAAAAAAATGTAAGGACTTTATGCGATGAGAAAAGAATTAGAAACATTAGAAAAAATTCTTAACACAATGGTAAAAAGGAAATATCCTGATGACGTTTTAAAAATAGAAATTATTGACGAGTTGATATTTGACCAAGTATATGATGTTAGAGTTTATGTTATTTTAGAAAAATATGAGTCAATATATAAATGGGAAGAAATGGAGCAAATGGTAAAAAACATTGCAAGATTTTCAGGTGTTAAAATAAACCGAGTTATTTCCGCTCAAGAACAATAGTGGTATCAAAGGTTATTTAATATACCTTATTTACCGCAATTAGAAATTTCTATTTCTTTTTCCCTTCTAAAATTCTCAAACTCACTTACAAATATCATGTGATTAAGTAACTCTTGCCAATCAAAAAAATCAGAATCGTCATCGTCATATCGTACATTGAATAAATTACCCAAAACATAGTCTACAGTAGAATGCAACGCATCATTAAACATATCGTAAACTCCATTTTCATATTGGTAATCACAAGGACTTAATCTCTCAACATATTCATTAAACTCACTTATAATATAATCAAAGTGTCTTCTTAATTTTACTATTTTGGACTGTGATTCAGTAATGAGTATTTTCATATAGAATAAATATAATAGGTTTTTATTTTACAAAGTATTTATTAGTATGAATCTCCAAGAGAACATTGATAGAATTAAGGAAATGATGGGACTTATTGTCGAATCAGATGACAAAGAGGTTGTTTGTAGTAAATGCGGTTGGTCTTGGGATTTATCTGAGGGTGGTAATGACCCATATACCTGTCATGAATGTGGTCACACAAATGAAATAAAAGAAAATGATTTAGACGAATATTCAAGGACTCTAAAGAACGCAAGAAAACAAGGGAGTGGTTTAAGGTTTTCTAAAAGTGCGGTCAAGAACGCACCTTTGAGGTTTAGACCATATAACAGAGAAAATATTGAAGAAGGGGACCCTAAAGTTGGGACAGGAAAAAAACCTAAAGGTTCTGACAGAAGACTCTACACTGATGAGAATCCAAATGACACGGTTTCAGTTAAGTTTAGAACCAAAGAAGACATAATAGATACCCTTAACAAAGAAAGTTTTAAATCTAAACCACACAAAAGACAGTCACAGATAATTAATCTTATTCATCAACGAGTTAGAGCCGCATATCAAAACGCAAAAGACTCTGAAACCAAAGATAGGTTAAAAAGAGCATACGACTATATAGAATCTGTAAAAGAAAAATCAAAAGAAAAGACAATCCGACTACAAAAACAAGAACAAACTGAAAGCGAACTAACAGAAAAATGTTGGAAGGGATATACACAAAAAGGCATGAAAACTATGTTTGGTAAACGATACCCAAACTGTGTTAAAAAGACAAAGAAATAAATATAAAATTTCATGAAAATAATAATCACAGAATCACAATACAAATCATTATTGTCTGAACAAACATCAACAAGTGATGGATGTAAAGTTTGGGTAGAATCAAAAAACGACCCAAAATACATAAAATATATAAACGCACTAAATTTGTACATGAGAGGAAAATCTATTGTTGACTTCTTTAGGTCAAATCCTGATGCCACAAATGATATTTTAAATAAAAAAGAAGATGAGTTGGTAAAAAAATACCCTGTAAATAATAGATACTTGGGTTTTGGCTCAGATAGGATATTATCAATAAATTCAATTATGGTTGGTAAGGGTCGTGCCGCACGATATGCACAACAATATCCAAAACCTGATAAAGTTTGCGTAAGACCAACTCCTACGACAACTACAACCACTACCATCGCACCACCACCAAACACAAATGCGTCAATTCAAAAGGCAAACAGTTTATTCCAAAGGTACAATTACATGTCAACTGAAGACAAAAAAAGAGCGGTGGCGAAATACGGTGACCCAAGCAAAGTGCCATTCCAAGGGGTTGATGTTTTATTATTAAGAAAAGAATATCCAAATATATAAAAACATGTGATGAATTTACAAGAAAACATATCAAGGATTAAAGAAATGATGGGACTTCTCATAGAAAAAAGAGAAGGATGGTATAATCTTTTAAGAAAAAAACTACCAAACATGCCCGAATATGTTTTGAAAGATTGGATTTACAGAAAGGTTGATTACTATAAGGATTATGAATCTTTTAATAATTGGTTGGATGAATGGATTGTTGGTTTAGATTGGGAATATCAAAAAGATTTTCCAATGACTATGGATATTTTTAGTGACAAAAGTAGAAAGGAATTAGAAGAAAGGATTAAGGGTTCGGTTAGGTCCGATGTTGACAGAGACGAAGAAAGACACAAAAATCAAAAAGAATTATTAAAGTTACGTGGAATATCAAAAGAACCAATTATTTTATTTAGGCATGAGGATGGTAAATACGACTTGGGTGAAGGTTGGCACAGAACGGTTCAAGCATTCATTCAATATCCTGACGGATTTATTCAACCAAATGTATACATTGGACTTAATGCAAAATGGTTAGATTAAAATGAACCTACAAGAAAACATATTAAGAATCAAAGAAGTAATGGGATTACTGTCTGAGGGAAAATCTGATAAACAGTTTTCAGGTAAAAATAGAATTATAATCATTGGACCACCAACAGTCGGAAAATCTACAGTTGCTGAAGAATTATCAAAACAACTCGGAATCGAATATGTTAAGTTAGACAAGTTACAAGAAAAAATAGGTCACGGTGATGGAAAAGAGTTGGAGTTAGTTAAAGAGGTACTATCAAACAAATTTGAAAAATACAACACACCATCCATATTAGATTTTGGTGGAGGACACGTCTATAATAAAGGAGTTAAAGGATTACTCAAAGATTATCCGAATGTAATATTGTTAATGCCGTCCAAGAACCAATCAAAGTCAGAAGAACTTTTAATGAAAGGAAACACCGAAAGATGGACAGGATTCATAGACCAAATAATTAAAGGGTTAAAAAGTGGAAAACACAATCATACAAAGGAAAAGGAATCTGAACTAATAGACAAACTGAAAAAGATGAAAAAGGGTGAAGGAGGAAAGTTCCACAAGAAAGATTTACCGAACATACCTGAAATGAAAGGATGGGGAGGATTAAACTTGGATAAGGATTGGAACAAACATGTCCCTTTAACCAAAGAGGAGGATAGCATAAACAAAGAGATTGCCAAACACACAGTTATTGTGTATGATAAGAATGGGGATAGAAAAACGCCATCAGAGATTGTAAAAGACATTAAAAAAATATTGAAATGAGATTAAGAGAATCCATAAAAAGAATATTAGAGGAATACACAAAACAACTGAAAGATATGTTGGTTCCCGCAAATCCTAAAGGTAAATTACACCATTATTCAAGTTATCAAAACAGGGAAAGCATTCAAAAAAACGGTTTGATACCAAAAGTGGGGAGACAAACCACAAATTATATGTCAAAACAGTTTCCTGATGTTGAACCAATGCCATTAATATTCACTCAAGACCCAAAACACGGTAATTTCTTCGGTGTTTATGGTAATGATATATGGGAAATAGATTTGAGCAAAGTAAATGCGAAGTGGTATCATGACCCAATACATAAAGATGACGGAAACAATTGGGCGTTTTACGTCACGACAGACCCAATCCCACCATCGGCAATCAAACTAATTGGTTCAAATGAACAAAGAGATGATGACATGGAAGTTTATCGTCAGACAGGAAAGTTCCCAAACAGAAATGTGGAACCTGAAGAACCTAAAAAACCCGAAGAACCTGACATATGGGATGAAATATTGAGTCAAATCGGTGATGATGACTACATAACAATTCCTGCAGAGTATTTAAAAGAATCCACAAGAAGAACACTAAAGGAAATTACAAATCCAAATACCAAAAGAAGACATAATCAAATAAGACGACTTTTGATTATTATTTTGGAGAATTCAATAACTTGCGGTCCTGATTATGAACAGTATGAGAAATCTGTGCTTGATGACGTGGAAACGTTTATGAATGTTTTAGAAATAAAAGGACTAAGCGGACGTGAGGTAAAAGACCATATTGAAGAATATTTGATGTATTTTATAAAGAGATATTACACCGAAGCCCAAGAAGATTGTTAATATGAACCTACAAGAATCCATAAGAAGAATATTAAGGGAAGAATTAGAACATACTACATTTGAATCTTTTTTTTCAAAATACGGAGAAGATGTTTTGGAAATTATGAATAATCATTTTGATGAAGAAGTTACGATTAAAGAACTTGAAAAATATTATAATGATGAAATTAAATATTTAAATAAAATAATAAACCAAAAACTACCAATATTTAGGTTAATAAAAGTTAATGATAATGTTTTAGAGAGTTTTATAAAATCAAAAAAAATTAAATCTGGTATATTTTGGACTTTAAATAAACAAGTAACAAAATATTGGGTATCTAGTGATTTATATGATGATAGATTTGAACTTGGTGGTGACAATACTATTATTTTTGAGTCTGAATTATCTAATGAATTAGATATTGACATAGAAGGTACAATATTTGCTAGATTTACTTCATCATATGAAGATGAAATAAGGTTATTGGCAAATAACCCTATTAATATTAAAAATGTATTTGTTAATGGTAAAAAAATTAACATAGAAAATAAAATATTCATATCATAATGAACCTACAAGAATCCATAAGAAGAATATTAAAAGAAGAAATTGATTCAAAAGATATTAGTTCTTATTTGGATGTATCACCATTTTATAAATTACCATACCCATATCAAAAATCATTAATGATATTTAAAAATGAGGGAACTACAAATGATATGGAGATTAAAGATTTAATTGATGATGAGTTACAAACTTCTTTTAAAAGAAAAATGTATTACTATGGAGTTGTCCCAATTAAATTAATAGAAGATGAGGTTACAGAACGATTAGGATGGGATAGTTTTGAGAATTACCATAAATGGTATGGTGATGAAGAAACGGACCACGGAGATTCGGTATTACCAATCATAATAGATTTTGATGATGAAGAATTAATTATAGATGGTTGGCACAGATTCCACTCCTATGTTAGAAAAGGATTAACTAAAATCCCAGTATTGGGTGTATACGTTGATTAATATGAACCTACAAGAAACCATAAGAAGAATATTAAGGGAAGAAACTTATTCACCTGCGGGGAAAGAATACACACCAGCAAGAGTTGTTGTTCATACATCAAATCCCGTTGTGAGAGATAATATAAAACTTACAGGGTTACAAGTTTCAGTTGGGGAATGTTATCAAGTATACGTAAACAGAAACGAAACTAATCCCGATAAAATTAAATGTAAAAAAGCGATATTTGCCACGGATTCATTGAAAAATAGGGACATGTTTAATTCAACATATGACGATGATATTTGGTTGATTAATACTGAGTGTGCGAATGTTAAGTGGTATAAGGACAAACATTTTGATTACCCTGACTCAAAACACATAGTAACATTTGAAAACATATCACCTGAGTGTATCAAATTGATTCATAAAGGTACTGGTAAAAGTCGTTAATAAACAGGTGGTGTAGCTCTTTCAGGATATATTGTTACCTCATCAACTTCATCTTCGACTTGTTCGTCAACCCATTCAGAAATAATATCAAGAATTTTGCTCACCCTTATTTTGATTATCTTTCTAAAGAAATCCACAAGATTCGGATGAACTTGTAAACTACCTATGCCATTGTGTACGGTATCGTCATCATCATCATAAGCACCACCTGGACCATACCAAATATAATATAACATTTTATTGTCGTTTCTATCATACATTTTGATGGTGTAACTATTTTCACTATATAAACTTTGTTCTTTGGATTGATTAACGATGTTCTTATCCAGGTACTTATGAATAACATCTTTAGATTGCGTGTCGGTTATAATGTAACGAGCCATATTAGATATAAATATAAGGGGTAGGGGGTTTGGGGATGGTAATTAGTTAGATTAGTAGGTAATTTAAAAAATTAATTTTTATTTTTGATTTAAAAATTATATCTTTGTATTATGGATAATGTTACTTATTTAAAAGAACAGGTGGAAAGAAAAATTACACTAAACGATTATGTTAAGGCATATTATGATTGTGATATTTTACCATTTCCTCCCGAAAAAAATAACTTAGTTAATCAAATTGCAATTTTAGCAATTGAATATAAAAATAAACATTTAAATACCTATAAAAGAAGAATCAACGAACAAGGGAATGACCAAGAAGAACATTTGAAAAATTCTATGAATAATATTTTAAATGGTATTTTTAAATTATTGGGGACTGGATATCCTGACGTTGGTGGTAAAGCTGAAGAACTTGAATTTCCGTTATACTGTGATTCAAAGATTCGTAAAAATTTAATTGATAAAGAAAGTATTCGCAGTTTTTATACATCTACGCCGGCAAAAAAAACTAAAAACAAAAAGGACCTTAAAACAGGATATCACTTGTTATTCATTTTTGAACATGATGGAAACGGTAAACTAACCGGCAAATACCGAGTTTCTGATTTAAACGGTTTTATTTACACTTCATTTGGTAATAAACAAGAAGGTTCTTATAGCGACATTTTATCCCATAACAAGTTTATTGCGGAGAATCTATAATCTTGTATTTCTTCAATTATTTCTTATAATTAACACATGGACATTAATAGAATATATCATGAGGATTGTTTGAATACTATGAAGAATATGCCAAATAATTTTGTATCACTAACAGTTACCTCACCACCATATGATGATTTAAGAACATATAATAATAAAGTTAAGGGTTTATCAACCGAATTCAACGGATACTCATTTGATTTTGAAAATATTGCACGAGAGTTATATCGTGTTACAAAATCTGGAGGTGTTGTGGTATGGGTAGTTGGGGATGCAACACACAATGGTTCAGAAACAGGAACATCTTTTAGACAGGCATTATTTTTTAAAGAGGTTGGATTTAATATCCACGATACAATGATATACATGAAGAACAATTTTTCAAATCCTTCTTCTAATAGATATCATCAGATATTTGAGTATATGTTTGTTTTATCTAAAGGTAAACCAACAACATTTAATTCAATCAAAGACAGGAAGAATGTCTATGGAGGTCAAGTCGGTTCATGGGGTAAAAATACTGTTAGACAAAAGGACGGAACCATGAAGGAAAACACTAAAAAAGTAATAGAAGAATATGGTCAAAGATACAATGTTTGGCAATATAAAACATCTAAAAATGGACAAGAAGACGAGGTTGCTTACGAACATCCGGCAATATTCCCTATTGATTTGGTTAAAGACCACATTATTTCATGGACAAACCCTGGCGAAATAGTATATGACTGTTTTATGGGTAGCGGAACTACAGCAAAAGCAGCAACGGCATTAAATAGATTGTGGATTGGTTCTGAAATAAATGAAGAATATGTTGATATTTGCAACAGAAGACTCAATAGTATACAAACAGAAATAATTTAAAAAGGGGTAGGGGATAATCAGTTCCCGGCTTCACACAGATTATACTAAAAGGTATTATACCATAAAGTATAACCATTCACTCATGGTGTTTCACTCCGTTCCACACATTCGTTCATAGTTATACTTTATTCCCCACTTAGTTAATCTATAGGTTTACTTCCGTACCTGTAATGTCAAGTTATATATTGACTTGTTTACAGTAACCTGTTTACTGTAAACTAATCGTATCGGTTATCGTATATTTACGTATCATTACGTATCAGATTCCCCCATCCTCACGAGCCCCCATCATAAGAATGGTCCACAGGTGAGGGGTTCACCGATAATGTGGCTCAGTGGTTTATCATTTACGGCTCACAAAACCCTATGGGGTGAGCCAATTAGTAAACCACAGTGAGCCACAACACCGACATAGGTCATAATGGGACTTCATAGATAAGGTTGTCCCACATTCTACCACATCACTATTATACCCTACTGAATGGACCAATTGAGGTCTTCATGATTGGGGTAAATGAGGGGGTCACATAACAAGGGACACGGTTGAAGAAGGGGTTTCTATCATAGGACTTCGTCTCCCCCACCTATGTTCCATTACTTACATTATTCTCTGGGAAACACATATAGTAAAAAAAGTGGTTCTAGTGATATCAGGAGAGGGGATTTTTTAGGTAGTTTCCCTTGTGGTGCTATCGTAAGGGGTAATTTATGGATGGGGTCTTAGTGGTGGTGGGAAAAAGTGGGGGAACCAAAACCCCGTAAAGGGATTGTGTAGTGTCGAGCGAGCAACTGACATTTTGACAAAATCAAGTTTTTCCCCCTATACTTATCCACATTCTCACATATATTTATGTGTATAAATTCCCCCTGACAATATGACAGAAGAAGTTATCCACATTTCAGGTTCCACAAATAATCCACATAAAGTGGGGGACCATAACTATGATTTATTGTTCCACACTTTTTTCACCCCTATCATAGAACATAAGGATGGGGGAATAACCATTACATGGAAACTAAAGAAAGGACCATCCCATGTTCAGGGGTGGGTATATTTGGAACAACCAAAGAAGGGGTGGAAAAGAAAACCTATTATGACAAACCATTATACAATGACCAATACCAATCTCAACCGTATTCACGAGTTCATGGATAAGTATATTATCTACAAGAGTGATTCACATGAAAGGGTTAAACGTTTCTTTCTAAATGAATCCATTAGATTGGTTAAGGAAGAAAAGGTTTAATGTCCCTGTAACAGAGATTCCATACTTTCTCATATTCCCTTGCTTCAATCTCCATAGGGTGATTCCAATAACCATACTTCTGATACATCTTGTTGTATGTCTTCTCCCCCTTCTGTAGAGTGTGAGCGTATTCATGAATAACAATGGCAATTAACTTACGTACACAGTTCCCCAACTCTGAAAAGGTATGGGGGTAAATTGTAATCCTATGGTTAGCATCCACGTAGTCACCATAGAAGGGGTCAGTCTTAAACTTCTTCTTTGACACCTTAAGTTCAGGGAGACCCTTCTTCTTTTTAAACCCCATATTTTTGACACACCAATTAAAGGCAAGTTCCACAACAAGGGACGACTCCTTATGAGTTAAAGATGAGATGGGGGTATTACAATTAATCATACCACAAAGGTACTGAATAACTTTGACACTACCAAATTATTTTCTTCCCCCTATTATTGGGGCGAGCCGCCTCTGATTAAGCTTCAGTGAACGAGTCGTCCCCAGCCCTTGGTCCTCTATCCGATTTCCCACAATACAAAGATAGTGAATAGGTATGGAATAAACTAATCCCCCATCCTAAGAGTTATCCACATCGACATGTTTATAAGTGGGGGGTCCATAAGTTATCCACAAAGGGGTGGGGGTAAAATGTGGATAAGTCCCCCCATACACCCCCCCCGTTATATGGGGGTGGGGGTCCCCCCTGTGACACCCTGTCAGGTATCCCCCCCCTCTCCCCCCGTCATTTTGTCAGTTTAGGGGGGTCAATACCTTCGATGAAATTTCTGGAAAAATTTTTGGGAAATTCGGTTTATATTTTAATTTAAATTTATTAACATAAGGTGACATGGAAAAAAAAACTTACATTAGTCAGGAAGAATTGGACAGAATAATGTCATATATAAAATTGTGTGAGGATTGGAATTACTATATAATACTTCATAATTTGGTTGTACACCAACGACATTTTAACGAACTTAAAGATACAAAACCTATTATACCTGAGGGGATTCCTATCCCTGAAAAAAACCCTTTTGAGATTACAATAAGAGCGGTTAATAAAAGATTAAAATTTTATCAATACAAACTTGGTTTAAAAGACATTAATTTATCCACCAAAATATTTTCAAAAAGGTTTGCTGTTAGTGGGAAAATATTTTACGGTATATTAAATACCGATAAAAATAGTTATAAAAAAACTGAAGAAGGTTATGTGTATATTGTAAAACACAGTCATAGAAATCCTGAAATATCCAAGCGATTAACCGATAAAAAAGTGGGTATTTCATTTGACTATACTCGAAGAATAAATGGTTTAACATTGGGGACCATTGGTATTGAAGTGATAAGGGCGTGGAAAATGTCTTCACATATGGCAAGGTTTATGGAAAAAACAATACACAACGAATTAAAGGAATGCAGATTGGTTGGGGAGTGGTTTTCAGATGATGATGGGAAATTGGTTGGAGAAGTTGAGAAACTAATCGAGTTATATACCCCATCCTCGGTTGAAAACAAGTAATCTATGGATAAGATGAGTCATGTTTGGAAAACAGATAAACTTATATGTAAAGATATTTGTTTTGAGTGCGGTTCTGACTATGCAATTCATTTTCATCATGTTGTACCTAAATCAAAAGGAGGGAAAAATGCAATACCATTATGTGAAAAATGTCATGGATTAGTTCATAACAGGAAATTCAATGAACACAGAAAGTTACAGATGGAAGGAATTGAAAGGGCTAAATTAAATGGTACGTATAAGGGAAGAAAATGTGATACACCTGAGACACCTGAAAAATTTATGGGAAAAGAAAAAATACAAAAGGTAATGATTGAATTATTGGCAGGTAAAAAAGGTACTGTTATATCTAAAGAAATAAATGTACATATAAATACCATCTCAAAGGTGAGAAAATATATGGTAAATTACCCTGATTTGGTTCCCCATCCCTAATTCCTAATTCCCCTTCGGTAATATATTCTCTTATATGGTGGGGGTTCGGTATAATTATTCCTGAACGGTAAATTCCCAATGGTCGGGGTATTTATATATTATGAAAAAGGTTGTAAGATTAACCGAGTCTGATTTACTTAGGGTTGTTAAAAGGGTTCTTAAAGAAGAATATACTCCTGAGAAAGAAAGTGAGTATTACAAATTAACCCTTCAAAGAGATTTCATTAAATCCCAATTAGATTCTTTAAGTAAGAGATATGAAGAAATATCTGAAAGATTAAATAAAATAGAATTACTTTACCATCCAAAATTAATAATAAGTTTTGTAAAGGGTAAACGAGGAGAAAAAGGGGATAGATACTCGGGTAGAATTATGATTCCAAACAAATACAGGATGAATCCTAAAAGTGAAAACGAAAGATTCTACTCTATAGTTTCATCACCAAAAAACGCTTCTGAATATACAGGCAAGGATGACCCCAAATTAATTAAAGATTTAACAAATGAATTTAGAAAAAAATTCTCAAACCCCAAGTGGTTAGATTTGTTAAACTTCAACCCTGATGATATATTGTTTGATAAAAATATAAATTAAATAATTTAAACCCCATCCTTCAACAGGTGGGGTTTTTTGTTTTTCCCAAAAAAACTTTTCAATCTGAAATATACCCCATTTTCAAAAAAAAATTTCCGGAAAAATTTTCAGAAAATTGACTATCTTTGTTCCTTGGGAAAATAAATTTAATCCTTCTTAATGGTTGGGGGAGTATTTATTGTTTATGAAAAAGGTTGTTATTCTCACAGAATCCGAATTGGTAAATTTAATTGAAAAAATTATTGAAGATAAAAACACTTCCGTAATTGAGGAAGGTTGGTTTGGTGACATGATTGAGGATATACAATATAATCTTAAATTTTATCTTGGAATTGGTCTTTTATTGTCCTATGGTGTTTTTTCGGGAATTAAGATTTATGAAAAATCACAGGAACTATCAGGTGAGGAATATTATATGAAGATTTTAAAACCCGCACTTAAACTTCAGGGAAAGAAAAAACTATCTGAATTATCTGATGAGGTTGGGGAAAAAGATATTTTAATGTATATTCAGCAAAACCCCGATGAGTTTGCCATTGGTGAGAATGGGGAGATTTTCTACAAGGACTAATCTTTTTGTTTCTGATGCCGGAAACGGTTCCCGAATCCCCCGACCCCCTTTTTTTATTTTGGTTGATATTTATAATTTATGAAAAGTATAAGTAAAATAAGACATATCCAAGAATCAAATTTTAAATTGGAAAAAAGAATTTTATCTGAAGAAGACGAAACCCAATCTATGATGGATGTTTCCTCTGATTCAGATTGGTATCAAAAAAGAAAACAAGATGTGTCAATCGCTCAAAACGACCTATCAACAATTTTATCCATTGCTTACAGATGGTGCAAAGGTAAGGAAAATTTGCCTGACTGTCAGAATGTTAATTCATTGTATATGAAACATTATCTATAATAAATTTTTATATCGTATGAAAAAGATTGTAAGATTAAATGAATCCGATTTGATTCGTATTGTTAAAAGGGTTCTTAAAGAAAATTTGGAATCAAGACCAAATATGATTAGAGTTAGATTAACCCCCGAATTGGAAGAAACAATGATGGAAAGAAATAAGATGGGGGGAATAGATTTTAATACTGAAATGGATTTAATTTCTGGTATGTGGTACAAAATCGGTCAGGGTCGAGGTAATTTTCACTCTCAAAATTATGAACCCCAATCGTTTTTCTTTTCAAAATATAAACCAAATCAAAATGAAATTTATACCATGGAAGTTAGATGTCAAGGTAGAGTTCATACCGACATGGCTAAACAGTTAACTCTTATGTTTGATGAAAGGTTTAATAATTTTCTTAGTAGTGAAAATCCGTACGATAGGTGCTATGATGCGGGTGGATTTTACTCAAAGTTTGAAACTAGAGATGGAAAACCAAATTTTGATGTTGGTGAACAAGACCATAGAGGCTATTTTGAAATAACCAAAACTAGCGATTAATTGATATTTATATTATATGAAAAAGATTGTTAAACTTAAAGAAGCTGACTTATATAACATTGTTCGTAAAACAATAAACGAAATGGATGGTAATAAGGGTGACTCAATGGATGATTTTTTTAAACAATTGAATGATGTTTTGGAGATATACCAAAAAATTGATGATTTGAAAGTAAATCATCTCGATGGTTCTGATTCCGCTGAAAATTATTTAAAATTAAACATAATGTATTCCGATATTTTATATAAACTACAAGAAAAAATTTTTCCTAATCGTTTAAAAGTTTTTAATGAGTTGGGTGATAAAGTTAATTATTACGGCAACTTGTACAATAAGAAAAAAGACGAAATGTAATACACTTGATAACCCCCTTCTTTAAGTTGGGGGTTTTTTATTTCCGCATATTTATTCTATATGAAAATTATTATTGCTGAGAGTCAATTAAAAAAATTTATTGAAGATAAATTGGGTCTTGACCTTGGTGATAAAATTCACATGATAACAAGTAAGTATGACTTGCCAAGAGAATTTCATTATGCCTTTGCTGGAGATGCCAGATTTTTTAATCAATCTCTAAATTACTTTGGACCAATGTATATGATTGAAACTCCTGACGGAAAATTTTTATATCACAATAGAAACGGAAAAATAAGAATTTATGATGAAAACGATACTCAAAATTTATCACCAAGAGATGTTTTTCGGTCACTTGGGATTAGTCCGTATTGGGGTTTTGATATTGATGATTTGATTAACATTTATTTTTGACACCGGAAACCGTTTTAAATTCCCCCAACCCCCTTTTTTATTTGATTATATTTATTGATAATGTACTTAAGGGGTCTAATTAAAAAAGTTATTAACGAGGAACTAAAAATACCTACCGATTTTGGACCTGTTTATTGGAAGGTACCAAAACATATTCGGGATGATATTGGTGTAAGACTTGCCAAAGAAGAAGATGTCTTATATTTGCAGGAAATTCATTTTGATACATCTGTGGTTTTATTGATGCCTTATGCCAAAGATGAAACCGGTGAAGAATATGCTTATTCGGATTTGAATCCGCATTGGCATTTGTATCCAACAGAGTATCGTATTCCATTTAAAAAAATCCCACCAAGTTTGATGAATTTTATTAGACGTAGACTACCATCCGAATATTTTGAATATATGAACTTTTCTTGAGATATTTATTATGTATGAAAAAGATTGTTAAATTAACCGAATCTGATTTGCTTAGAATTGTTAAACGAGTTATAAAAGAAGAATATGGAAAATCGTATTCAATTGAATCCTTATACGACGTTATAAAAGATGAATTAATAAATGACCAAGCCGTACAAGATTGGATTAAATTCACGGAGTCTATGGGAGCCTTGAATGATTTTATGGTCGATGATGATGGTGTTGGAATTGCTGACCGTGCTGAATTGGAAGGAGATACTTTGGGTGTTACAGGAAACGTTAGCATTTTGTCCGCAACCATTCTACCCATCTTGGTTAGATTGGGAATCACAAACAAATCAAAATTAAAATCAAACCCTGAGGAAATGGATATGGTAAATCATATTGCCAAATTATTATATTCGGACATAAAACCTGACTATAATCCTCATGGTGATTTATAATTTAAAGTAATATTTATATCATATGAAAAAGGTTGTTAGATTAACTGAATCAGATTTAATTAGATTGGTTAAAAAAATTATAAAAGAAGAGGAGGGTGAATCATCAGTTGAATCGATTAAAGATGAAATTGACGGAAAATTTAATACTCACCGTCGTATATTTCTTATGGATTTACAAAATGGTAAAGTAAAATCTGATGAAGGTTTAAAAAATTACCATAATAAATTTGATGATAGCATGGCAAATTTTTTCCAAAATTTAAGGAATGAGGGAATATTAACACCTGATAGTAATGAATTCCAAGAAGTTTTCCAACATTTTTTTTCAAAAAGCAATCAATTTTATGATTTAATTCAAGATGCTCATAAAAAACATAAAATGCGTAATAATTAATTTTTAAAAAAATGAAAAAGGTAGTTAGATTAACAGAAAGCCAATTAGTAAAATTTGTTAAAAGAGTTTTGGCAGAACAAGGTATGGAACCTGAATTGGAAAATAAACCCAAAAATAGACCTATTAATTTTGATAAAATCAAAAACAAGTTTGATAAATTCTTGGACGACTTGAGTTCACAAGGTAATGTGGATAAAGGTAGATTTTTAAAAGATGTTGATAAAGAAATAAGAGCATATTATCATAGCCGTTTAAACGATGATAATTCAAACGTAGGTAATTTTGCGGAAAAACATGCTGAAGTAATCCAACACTTCAGAGACAGGTTCAACAGCGAAAAAATAAGTTGATATTTATATACTATGAAAAAAATTATCAAATTAACCGAATCAGATTTATTTAAAATTGTTAAAAAAGTTATTTTAGAATCTACCGATACAATTGGCGGTGAATTAACTTATATAAAGGATATTGAAAACGGGATAAAGGTTTATGGTAAAAACTATGGTGACTATACAATTTATGTTATGGTCTTCAAAGTTAAAGATAAAGATGGTACTCCACGTATGATAGCTAAAGTACAGGGAACACCTACTGATGGAAAAGAAAATTATTTTCCTACTGTTGGTTCACCTGAAGATAAAAAAGGTGGTTTTATTTATATTAATGACTTGAATGACCCAATATTAACACAAAAATATATTCCGATGGTTCATAATAAGTTTGGTAATCCTCAAACACCAACACCACCAACGCAAGATTCAATTGCCGGAGAATTAAAATTTAAAGAAGAAAAAAACGGAATTAAACTTTACTCAAACAAATATAGAGATTATGCAATTAAAGTTCTTGTTAGAAATGTAACAAAAAAAGATGGAACACTAATAACCATAGCCAAGGTTATGTCAATAATAAACAGACCAATGGTGTCTAATGCCGAAGAGTATAACCCGACTGAAGGGTCATCAGACGATATAGGAAATGGTTATATTGTAATAAACGATTTAAATGACCCAAAATTAATGAAATATATTTCAATGGTTCGCAAACAAGTGGAACTTTATAGAAAATGGGATGATTTACCAAAACTATAATCAAAAACCAATGTTAGTTTATAACCCCCTACTTTAAGTTGGGGGTTTTTTATTTTTATGGGTATTTATTTTATATGAGAAAGTTTGTAATTACCGAAACAGAAAAAAAACATATAAGAAGTTTATATGAAGAACCCACCAGATTTACACTTCCTTTTGCGGGTTATCGAATCTATAATAATCAAGGTGTTGATGTTTTTGAAGTCACAAATATGAAAGATGCCTGTTATTATGGTAAAGAAATGAAATCATTTGAAATGAGTAACACTTTTTGCGATAAATCAAAATACGATTCATATGTTAAGGAAGGTGAACGTCTTTTTTTTATTATCGAAGATAATTATGGAAGTCTTCTTAAATCAGAACATAGACCTGTTATTTCAGTTAAATTACCTAATATAATTGATGATAATTATGGATACACTAACCCACTTAAAGATTCTCATGTAATGATAGGCGCTTCAAGAGATAAAAGTTTTAGTAGTATTGAGGGTGATATGACTGATTTATTTTTAGAATACCCTGAAGTAAAAGGTTTTTTTGATAAAATAAATAAAGACAAATATGATGTTGATACCGCATATCCGGAAAATTACAAAGAACCTAAAAAAGAAATCCCTGATGATGATGTAGATATGAGTAGTCTAATGAAAGATTTGGGTATTGATGATATGTAATAATTTTTAGTTATATTTGTAGAACGTGAAAATTATGCCAACCGAATCAAAATATAACGAATATAAAATAATTAGGAGATACGATTCCTTTTTTGATTATTTAAAAGAATTTTTAGAAGGTAAGGAAAATAACATCAAGGGAGGTTTTTATACCAGTGTAGGTCATTTTATAAATCACACAGTAAAATATATGACCATGGATTTAATTGATTTTGCGATAGAAAATAAAATAGATTCATTATTTTTCATGGAAACCTTGGAAAAAATGTTTGGCAATTACTTGAAAAGTTATTGGGAAAAGAACGGAAAGTTAAATACTAATATTTATTGATTATATTTTATGAAATATAATATCACAAAAGAACAGTTTAATAATTTATTCCCGAAATATCTTAAGTTTCGTAATATTAATTATAAACTTTTTGGAGGTGGTAACTTTATAAACGAATATACTAAGAAGGCGCATTTCTTTCCACACATTTGGTTTACACAACACAATGAAAAATCTTGGAATAATAATGTTACTTTTCAGTTTATAGGGGACAAAGATAATTTAGAATTTGTCGACCACGATAAAAAACTACACAATATTATGGATTTTTATATGTTCCCCCCTGAAATGGTAACTGAATATTTTGTTCCAATAGTAAAGGAATATCTAAAAAATGCTATAGAGAAAGGACATGTTGTTCCAGGTGAAAAGGCTAAAATTATAAGTAAATAATTATGAAACGATTTGTAATAACTGAAGATGAAAAAAAGTCAATAAAAGGTCTTTATGGGTTAATGGAACAGTCAAATGTTGTTGTCTCAATAAAAGGAGAGCAACCATACCCAAATAATACAGATTGGGACCTTGTTCACGGAATCTTAGGTTCTAAGAGAATTGACGATGATTTAGAAAAAAGAGTTGGTGATAAATTGAAAGAGGGTAATTATAGAGTTGTTGGTGTAAATATCAACTCATATGTACAGGGAAACAAAGTTGTTACTGACGGTAAAGTGACTTTAGTTCCTGACGAAACAAATCCCGATGTTGCCTTTACCACTAGAGGGTCTATTGGTGATGGATTTGACACTAGACATGACGGTCAAGTAAATGGACTTGGCGACAGATTATCGCAATATTATGGAGGACAAGCGAGACAATTTGGTCCTTTCACCATTGATATTAAGGGTGTCAAATACAAACAATCCTTTTTTGCCATTTCTAAAAATAGAGGAACCCAACAATCAAACCAAACCACAACAAATAAACTAATTCCCATCACCATATTCACCGCATCTAATTTGGATGAATTGTACTCAAGTTTTAAAGAAAAAGTTTCAAGGTATATTCAATCTTATCCTGGAAAATACAACGCTAAAGATATACGAATAAATGTTAGTGACGGTTCATTAAGTGCCACAGTGTATTTATTTGCGGACCCAAACGGGTTCCAAGGGTTTTCGTTATTGTTTAACCCTAAAGGTCAACAACAACTTTCAAAAAACAATGCTTTGGCTAAAAACCCAACCGCTAAAGTTATCAAATCCGGAGAAGTATCCTTCAACAACAAAGTTTACGAATATCACTTAGTAGGATTCTAAAAACAAATATATTTATTAATTATGAAAAACATTAACGACTATAAGAAAAGATTTTACAACCTTATGGAATCAACCATGGGCGATGTTAGACCTTTGATATTTGAAAATGAACCTATATCACCAATTAGACCAATGACTGCAGATGAACCAATTAGCGATGAAGCGTTGAATGGTTTTACAGATGTTGGACCAACAACATACAGAAATGGTACTTGGAAAACATACGTAAAAGAAGATTCCGACGGCGGTTTTTATATTGTCGTTATGATTGATGGTGATAACGCCAGAGTTGTAGTTGAGTATGGGTCTGACAATATAATTGTTGTTGAACCTTACGAAAGGTACGATGGCGAATTTGATATGGAAGTTGAAGATGATGGTATATTTAAAATTTCAGGAATGGAAGATGAAAACTTACTTAAGACAATTGAATTAGCTGAGCGTAAAGGTAGATGGTACCAAGCGTATCAGGAATACCAAAATTTGTAATCTATAAAAAGTTTTTCATAATAAACCCCATCCCTTGAAAGGTGGGGTTTTTTGTTTTATTATTCACAAATGGAAAATGACACATATTCTGCGACCGTGCAAATACAATACGTAGACGGTAGAACACACGTAAATCTATTACAACCCAACGGACAAAATCTTCCAACTGATTTGTTAGGTAAAATATTAGCCGGTGGTTTGGCACTGGCAATTCGTGGTTCTGAAAATGAAGCGGAATACATGAAAGAAATTATTGACTATCTTCATTCTGAATTTATCAATCCTGATTCTTTTTCTGACATGGAAAAAAGAATTTAATTTTATATTTATTGGGATATGAAGTTGATACTATCAGAATCCCAACTTGACATGATAATACCTAATCAAATAAAACGTAGGTATTCTGAGTTTGATGAAATTCTTCACGAAATGTTACACAATACGGACTACGGTAGTCAGGCGGTTGATTTCTCAAAAAGCGGATATATTAATTATATTGTGGAGGAATTGTTGTATAACACATATCTTCCCGATGGTGATACACTTCTAGGTGATTTTGAAGATATTTATATACCAATAATAAAATTTTTATTTGGACCAAAAATTGGTATTTTTTGGAGAGAGATGAATAATAGAAAATAATAATGAAAATCATTGTCACGGAATCCCAACTAAAATTCTTGTTAGAAGATGAAAACAAGTATGAATCACTTGAAAAGATTGTGTACAAGTTTTTGAAATTGATAAAACCAAAAGGTGTTGTTGGTGTTATTTTTCATAATGATGAAGGATACGATGTGCCTTTTGAGGTTTATTTAGTTTTTGACTCTGATTTTGAAATGGGTAATGGTTCTCAGTATATTAAAATGTTAAACATTAGAGATATGGTTCATGATAAATTAAAAAAAATGTTTGGTATAGATTCATACGTTGGTGGGTTTGTTAACCACAAAAATATTGATAATGTTGTAAACAGTAAAGTTTTGTATTTTAATGAACAAACTTAAAGAAATATCTTTGGCGTTGGAAAAAATTTACAACACAATGGGTAATAAGTACCTCACTAGTAACTTTATTACAGAACCATTTGAGTTTAAGGTTGACGTTGTAAGAACACCAGGAGATGACTCAATGTGGGATTATGTTATAAGGGTAAAATCAACACCAAAAATGCCTGAAAGTTTAGAATACAGGGAAAAAACACCGGCATCTGTAGATGGTGTTCACAAATCCGTAGTACAATACAATTTTAAAAAATACATTAATTATATTGACCCAACTTTTGGTTCCTTCAGGAAAACCGTAGGTCTTGTTTTTGTGTGAACGATATTTATTGTTTGTGAAGATTATCATAACAGAAGAACAATCTCTTTATTTAAGACGTAGAGATTCAGAAATATACGACTTGGTTAAATATGCAATTGAGTATGTTGACGCAACTGAATATAACTACCCTGACTATCTTGAAGAAATTGCGTGGCAAGTTTTCGGACGTATGGCAAGTGACGATAGAAGAGAACAAAACATTAAAGATATCCTTGAGTATGTTAGAGAAAATTATGGGGAAGATATTAAATCCCACCACACCTATGCCAATGGGTAATCCTCAATCAAGGAAGGTACAGGATAAAAATGGCAAATATTAATATAAGAGTTACTACTCCGCCAACCAAAAATCCAAGGTAATATAAAAAATTATCTACATCAAATGGATTAAATTTACTCCAACCGCCTGAGGCTTTGTATATTTTGTAAACACTCAGACCAAATAACAACTCAATTAAAATTAATAGTGTACACATATCGTTTTTTATTTAATGATATTACATATTTTTTGAATTGTCACGTTATTGGATATTTATAGTTTGTGTATCTTAAACATTTAATAAAAAAGATTATCAAAGAGGAAACCGATTTACCTCCATTTATTCGCAGAAGGTTAAAAACCACTGACGAACAAATGTGGAATGAAGTAAAAGCGTTTGCTATGAAAGGGTTTAAACCTGGAAACATTGAGGATACCGTGAGTCGTGCAATGAGAAATACGGCATATGAAATACTTGACCCTATAACATCAAGTTTGAGTGATAAAGAGTATTATGAATTAGAAAAAAAAATGATTAGATTCCTGAAGGATAAATATTCAGATAAACTTATTGAATTTATTAGCGATTTTATCACTCCTGAAGATGACCAATATGATGGGTACAGATACGTATTTGAAAAACACTCAAATTATAGTGGTGGTGGTGCGGGATTTACTCAAGGGTTTGCCATGTGGGGTGATTTACTCACGGCATATGCGTATTGGTTTCCTGATTTGGATTGGAAAAAAATAAAATCAGACTTAGACAAAAATCCGACAAATAAAAGAATTAGATTGAAAAACGTCGGTGATAATTATAACATATATAATTATTATTTTTCGGTTATTAAAGTACCGGGTAATTCATGAATATTAGAGAACAAATATCAAGAAGTAAGTCGCTTATGGGTATAACCGAATCAAGAGCCCTGAATATTTTCAGACGTAGATTTGACATGTCAAGTGAAGAGGCAAACAATTATTTTAGGGAGATTGTAGATGAAGGGTATGAGTTTTTTTCTTCACCATGTGAACATGAATCAGGTATGGAATATACAAAACTTTTCCTTCAAAATTGTGCTTACACATTTGTTTTAAGAACAGTGTACCAACACGAATTTAGTGATATTATACATGAATTGGTTGATGTTGTTTATGAAATGTACGCACCTGATTTTTTTGATGATGTATACCGACATTATTTATATGTTAGAAAGGAGGAAGGTTGTTAATTATGAGATTGGACGAACAATTAAATAGAATAACAGAAATGATGGAGGACGATAATACCCCATACGCAGTTATTGAAATAACCAAGCCATTATCTTATATGAGTCAAGATTATTATTATCAAGAAGTCCCATATTGGAAAACAAAAAAAGATAAGATATACATTAAAAAAGGTCCATCAGGATACAAAACAATATCAACAGACAATATAAAGGTCCTAAAGGTTTTTAAAGACGGAGACACTGAAGAATTACAGGATTATTTAAAATCACTCAGAAAGAAAAATAAGTTAAACGAAGTTAATGATGATTGGGGTACAGAAGTCGATGATAAACGAAGAAAATCGTACATTAAGATTATTGATAAGTTTATGAAATTAAAATATCCTGGTTTTAATAAAGAGAATGTTGGTGTTTATGAAAATAATGTTGGCAATGTTTTATATACCAAATGGTTTGAAGATAAAGGAAGAGCGTTTCTTGAGGATGATAAAAAATTTTATGCTAGATTAGATATGATTAGCCGTGAATTGATATTAGAAAGAACAATTTTTGAAGATTTAGAAAAATACTTTGGTGATTTTGTTATGACGTTCGTTATTGATTGGTTTAATCAAGAATTCGGTGAAAATGCCGAAGGACTAACATTTTAGAACAATATGAAATTAATAGAGTCCATAAAAGAAATATTAAAAGAGGAATCTGAACTGAAGACCAAAGTTGAAAATATGGTTAAAAGCAGAGGAATTGAATTCGCATCAAAAATGCTTGGAGATTTAGATAACGTCATTAAAATTTTGGGTTTAGACATTAATAATGTTGATGTCCAAGAAGAACTTGTTAAGAATTTCATTATGTTTTCAAAAGATGTGGACCCTGATATAGATGTTAGTTTTATTAAGGTTTCAAGAATATCAAGAGGAACGGTAATTGCACCATTTATTGTTAACGCAAGAGAATATGCTCTTTTTTCAAACGCCGCTAGTCTTTTTGACAGAACAGTTTGTGAACTTATGAATGATTTTTTTCCTTTTAAAACAGAACCTATATGGGAATTTGATAGAAATAAAAGTAACGATACCAAAATATTTATTAATTCAGTAGAACTAAACGAAGACGATGACTAAGACCAATAAAAATTTAAAATGAAAATAATAATAACTGAGTCACAATTAAAATATTTTATTAGACGAAGAGCTAAGTGCATCGAAAATTGGATTGAGAGATTAGAGAATGGCGATATTATTATGCCATTACTACCAGCCACGTTAAATTGGTCTTCATATAAAATTATATTAATTGCATACGCCCTGACCCATTGTGGTACAAATGTTACCAAATATGATGAAGAAAAATTTAATTCGGTTGAAGAAGAATTTGGTGACAGATTATTTAATTGGTACGTAAACGAAAAAAATAGAACAACAAAATAGTTTTTTATTTTGGTAATTTTTAATATATTTGCATAATAAATTTAATTATTATGTCAAAACCAATATTTGTCGTTAGATTCCCATATTCAGAAGAAAAAAGAGATGTTTATTTGAATTTTGTTAAGCGAATATCCAATCAATTAACCGACTATCACGTTTTAGCTCCTATGGATAACAGTGTCGAGCGTGTTGAATTCGAATGTTTTAATGTGAAAGATGTGCCCGAAACGGAAATTAATGAAATCAAAGACATGATTTCCAATATGTTGGAAGAAACAAAAAACAAATAATATGTTTTCTATTTGGTTAAAGGGTACAATTGTGTTTATTTTTGGACTTTGTGTTCATGACACAATAAAAACACGAAAGGAAATTCGAAAAGGTAACGTTCAATGGGTTGCGTGGAAAGGAAAATATGATTCTGTTTATTTAAAAAAACAAGAACAGTTAAAAACCTCACAAAAGTGAGGTTTTTTTTTACCGTATATTTATATTGTGTATGAGAATTATTGATGAATATAAAAAAAGGTTCTTTATATTGTTAGAGTCTGAAATGGGTGATGTAAAACCCATTACCAATGACACTGAAGAATCCGACGCCGAATCTGTTGTATCAAAAATTGAGGGTGGTGATTTTGAATCTTTGAATAATATGCCGGTTGACATGGACTTAGCAAAAGAAGTCCTACAAATTCTTTCAACAGAGGACCCGCAACTTAAAGAAAAACTTAAAAATTACATTCAAAGTCAAACCTCAGAACTATCTGAGGGTATAAATAAAAGGTCACTTTTATATGCTCTTGGATTTTTATTGTTTAGTTCTGGAGTTGCCGTTGGATACAATATAAAAGGAGATTCATCAAACAAAGAAACGGTAAAAACAGAAGTTAAACCTGAAGGTTCTGTTTCATTTGAAAACGCCCAAAAAATTGTTAAAATTAAAGAGGGTGGTTATCAAAAAAATCGTACTGATGCGGGTAACTATATAAAAACAAAAAGAGGTAAAAAATTAATTGGAACCAAATATGGTATTGCCGCACCAACATTACAAAATTGGTTCAGAAAAACTGGTAAAATTTCTAAAAAAGAAACAATAACTAGTGAAGATATGAAAAATTTGGACTACCAAACCGCAACAGAAATTTTTAAAAATGAGTATTGGGATAAAAATAATTTGGATGTTTTAAACAATCAGTCTTTTGCAAACTTAATATATGATGGAGTTGTTATTCATGGACCAAATGGAATGGCGGAGGCATTAAATCAGGCTTTGGAAAATCAAGGTCTTGAATCTCCGAGCGGATTCTCTAATAAATTTAACGTTATAAATGATTTGGATACGGAAGAGCAAGAAAAACTATTCAATCAGATAAAAAAAGAACGAAACGATATATTATTATCACAAAGTAGAGCAGAAAGAAGAGAGTTTGGTGATGGTTGGGATAATAGATTAAACTCTTTTGTGTATTCACCAAATTAAATTTTGATAATAAAAAAATTATTATTACCTTTGTGACATGGGTTCAGTTATTAGTTATGTAGATTGTCCTAATTGCGGACAAGAGTGTTATGATGATTATTATTATAAGACAAATGAAAGTTACGTAAATTGTGGTAATTGTGGATATCATCATTCAGTAACATTATCGGATGTTGAAAAAAATTGGGAGGATATTACTCAGGACGATTATATCATCACTGAAATAAAAAACCCTTATGGTTCTTACAAATACAAATATATTGGTGATGTTGCAACCATTTTTGGTAGTTTGGAAAACGAAGAACAGGCTGAAGAATTTAAAAAAGAGATGATTTCCGAACAAGAAACTATAGAATTTGCTCAAATAAGTAGATATGTTAATGGCGAATTTTCAATAATATCATTAGTTGAATCTACAAAATGAGTACCGAAGGTGAATTAAAATTCAGAAGAAGAGTTGAGACGGTTTTTTCCGATATGGTAGATACTTTTTTTGCCGATGGAGAACCGTGTAAATTAAGTCCTGAAATGTTTACAAGAAAATTAGTGTTTATGGTATTACACGAATATAATCACCATTACCCAGATAATAATTACGATTTTTTTGAATTTAAGGATATGTTAATGGAGTATTTAGAACCAAAAGCAATTGCGGTTTGGAACAAATACTGTAAGAACAAAAGGTAATCAACATACTATTTATAGTTTATGGGAAAAACTATAAGATTAACAGAGTCTAAATTGGTTGAGTTAATTGAATCTATAATAAAAGAAGACTATTACGATTCAAACAAATTATATAACCGTGAATATATTGTTTTTAAATTAAAAAACGGACCTAGAGAATTAAGAAAATATATTAAAACTTTACCTGAAATTGAATGTAGAGATAGTCAGGGTAATAAGGCGATATGTACTAAAATACCACAAGTTATTCATGTTTTTTTAACAGGTAACTATTAACAAAGTTTTATTATGGAATATTCACCACAACAAAAAGATGCGGTTTTTAAATATTGGAACAAATTGGGTCCTAATGTTAATGCTGGAAAATATTTTGGTTTGGACGAAAGTACCACAATAGAACTATTACATGAATTTTGGAATTCTGACGGTAAAAATTTAATGGTTGAATTGATAACGTTTGTAAGAAAAGCGGTTTCAGACTTCAAAGAATGTAATGGTGATGAATTCTCTTTAACCTTTGATTATGTGGTACCATATGGTGCCGGTAATTATTATGAAGTTGGTTTTAGATTAAATCTGAATTCACCTGTTTTAGATACTCAAGATTGGGATGATTGGGAAGACCTAAGAACCTTATATGGTCAAATAGAAACCTGTGTTGAAGACATGTTAACCCCTCTTACATGGAAAAAACACGGTTTAATCTGTGGTCAGGCAAACATGTTAGAATTTATTTAATCTACTTACCCATCCCACTCAAAATAACTTCGTAATAATTTTGGTTTGAACAATAAGCATATGCCTGTTCGGACACTTTATTATACATAAAATCTTCCAAAGTAACCTCGTCACAGTTTGGTCTACCGTTCTTTATTACATATTCTATAACTGAAGTGTGTAGGTCATCTTTGATTCCACTCTCCACAGACTCATCTTCTAAATTATTTAGGTCCATTTCATTCAAAAGTCCCATTCTTTTCTTTATCTTTGTAATCTCTTCAAAAACATTGTTTCTCATAAGATATAAATATCAAAATAAAACTATTTATCAATAAATCATGGAAGACCCAATTAAATATCAAACAATACGTGAATCAATCAACTTGAATGATTACGACGCAGAAGATTTTGTTGAAGTGTTCATTTATGTTTTTAGAGATTGGGTTAAAAAAAATGTACCACAAAAAGAATCTGAATACCCAATATCGTACCTATTCAAAAAATATAAGGACAAATTTTGTGAAGATATGGGTATTGAAAAGTATATTACATACAGCCAAAGAGCTTTTCAAACTTTGGGTAGACGATTGGTTGAAAAATCATTATACAAACTTCCTGATTTTACCCCACAAGAAAAATGGACTTCAAAACCTGTAAATCAAAAAATATTAAATTCTTTGATTGGTAAAATGAATTTACCACCTTACATTACTCTTAAAATTGATGAAGAAAAAAACTACAATGTTACGATATTACCGACCATAGATTTGTCTGAAAGTCTTAAATCACCCATTAAAAACGAATTTTGGGGTCAATCAATACCAACAAAACTAATGGGATTGATTAAAAAATATGGTGCGGTAAAATTAGGTAAATCAACACTAGGTGAATTGGACTTAGAAATATATACACCATCAATTAACGACAAGGGTTGGGATAAGGAATTTAAAAAATTAAGAAAGGAAACTATAGAACATATTGAATCATTAAAAACCGAATACAGAGGTAAAATTAGACAGTTCTTTTTTGGTTTCGAATGGGGTAGACCATGTGTTTATTTGAGATTTAATACTTGGAGATTTCACACCGAAATTATTAGAGAAGTTGAGGGATTTTTACAAAAAAAGGGTTACAATACCGAAAACTTAATAGTTAGGGAAAAATAATAGATTTACTTGGTATATTTATAACATATGTCAAGGACAATCATTTTATCACAAAAAAATTTATCATCTATTGTCAGTAGATTAATGTCTGAACAATTAAATGAGATTAAAAAAGACGTTAACCAAAAACTTTGGAACGTTTATAGAATTCCGTCAAATATAGGCGCCAATGGGTACACAATATCCTCTAATTTTGATGAGACAAATGTTCTTAATTCTATCATAGCATTTTCTAAAAATAAGTGGAAAGAAGGAAATACCGTTGTTTCTACTGAAGATGAAGATGGTTCAGGGTACCTATTCAAATATATAATATACCTAATCAATAAAACCGTTAAAGACAATCCAAGAATTGCTAGTACAAAAATGAGATTCACTCAAGAAATTGCTAATAATTTTGGACCTGTTGAAAAAGTAAATGATGAACCTCTTACAAAAGCCGACGCCGAAATGTTAAAAAGGAATGAGGCTAAAAGAGATATAAATTCATTCAAAAGAAAAGGTGCTGCAATATTTAGGGAATTTGAAAAGGCGGGTATCGACAAAAAGTCTTTATCAAAACTAACAAAAAACTTCCAAGAAACAATTTTTGATTTGTTTAAGTGGGATGAGTTACAATATTATGCAGAAGACGATGGGTTATTGTTATACCACAAAGGAGCGTTTGAAAAACTTATGGACACAAATCTTCCCGATTCATTAAAGGCGGATTTAGAGTCAGTAGAAAATAATCCCGAAAACGCCATAGACCCAGAGACAGGTAAAAAGTTCCCTTATAAATTAAAAATGATTCCAAAGGACTCTAAAATTTATAGAACCATTACCGGTATTTCAGGTTTTGCTCCCAAAAAAATTATTAAACAAAAGTTTTGATTTTGGGTCTAATTACATTATTTTTGAATAAAATTAAAAATCATGTTGGGGTCCTTAATTACAATATTTTTATTTATTCTGATTTACAGTTATGTAAGTTGGACACTTCCTTTACAAAATTTTAAAAACAAGAGTTTTTCAGAAAAAAAAGAAGTCGTTAAAAAACTAAAAGATATGGATTAAAATTTAATCTATAACTTAGGTATTTATAGATATATGAAGATTATAATCAAAGAATCTCAATTACCACTTTTATTAGAAAACCTTCAATTTGAAGAGGTGTATAAAAAAACATACCCGAAGATTTTTAATGCGGTATGTATGAGATATGCTAAAGGTGATTATGATTTGGCGTCAGAATATTGTCAATTAGGGTTTATTCAAGTTTATAAAAATTTAGATAAGTACGATAATTTAGGTAGTTTAGAAGGTTGGGTTAGAAGAGTTGTTACAAATATTATAATTAACGAATTGAGGTCACAAAAAAGAAAATTGGACACTGTTCCTGATTTTGAAGTGGATTTAGAAAAATTAGACCTTTCGCAAGAACCAGAAAGTTTTGAAGAAATTTCTTACATGGGTAAATACCCCGAAAGTTTAATTAGAGCGGCGGTTAATTCTTTACCTGACGGATACAAATATGTTTTCTACAATTATTATTTTGGTGATAAAAGTCATAAAGAAATTGCGGATGATTTGGGTATTAAAGAAATTACGTCACGCACCCAATTACACAAAGCCAAAAATTTAATTAAAAACTACTTGGAAAAACATTCAAAATGAACAAAATAATAATATTCATATTGTCTTTAATACCTGGTAGAATTATATGGTTATTTATCCCAAAGGATAAAAACGACAGTTGGTTAATGTAATTACAAACCAAACCTTCCTTTTTGGGCTTTGTAGTTTTGAAGTACTTCAACAGAAGAGAGAGCTCGGTTATAAATTAAACCTATAGCTATATTACCATTTAACAATTGACTAGAACCTCCAAAAAACCCTCCACAACCTAATTGTGCCTCTACATTATTATTTAAAAATTTTGTAGTTGTTGTTAAAACTGCTGAACCGTTTAAATAAACTATAGTATTATTTGAAGGAGTACCTGTGTTTGTGGTAAAAGTCATAGCTACATTTTTCCAAGTTCCGTCGGCAATATTAATTCCTGTACTTCTAGTTCCCCCACCACCCCAATCATAAGTAACTAATACACTATTTTCTGTAAACAATGCGTAGTTATTCTGTTTTGTTATAATTCCCCTAAAGCTAGAACCAGGAGACGATGTTTTGACCCATGCTGATATTGTTCCTTGATTTATTTGTAAACTAGAATTATTACCGCAACTAACATAATCATCGGCACCATCAAATACAATTGAACCACCATTAGATGAGTTAAATGTTGGTCCATTCACTAATCCCCCATTATTGTTATTTCCGCTCAAATCATACCAAGCGGTTGCAGTGGTTGGATATGACGGAGTAAAACCGGCGTCCAAATTTAGAACCAAACCATTCGTTACTATTCCTTCATATTCTCTGTTTACACAAAACTTATCTGTTTGAGTTACATAATAAGTTAAACATTGTGCCGATGTAGTATATGAAGTTCCTGCAATCTTATTTGTAATTGAAACCAATTCACTTTGATTGGATGCCCTATAAATCGCGGGTCCGTTTGACTCCTTATTTAAATATATTGTAAACCCTCCAGATACAGGGTTATATGATGTGTAATATCCTGTGGTTGAAGTTGGTCCTTTACCATCATTTATTGGACCCAACCAAAAATTACCAATTTTAAGTGCGTTCGTTTGAGCGTTGGTACTGTATTTTATATAATTTGCCATTTGATTATAAATAGTAGTGTGGTAATTTACATGTAATGTATATTTATAAACAATGAAGATAATATTATCAGAAACCCAACTTTCAAAACTTATTAAGTTATTAAAGGAGGAAATTGACCTTCCAGAATCTCCTGCAAGAAGGGTGTATAATATCCTTATGGAAAAAGGATATTTAAATGAAAATTCAGAAGTAAATGTTGGAACAGACACATTAGAAATTTATTCTTTACCGTATCCCGCACCTGAAGAATACTTTACCGATTATGACGGATATCTTATAATAGTTGTACCTTATCTTTTTGAAGACGAAGGTGGAACTGAAATACAATTTGAAGATGAAAATACTAAAGAATCTAGTCAAGCACGTTTTGAAGTTAAGGACTATATTGCTTCTACATGGGACTTGGATTTTCCAATTGATTTTGACGATGATTATCTATCTTTTTCTATTTAAAATTTTCTTCTAAAATAATATCATTAGAACAATTTTTTTATTGTTTTTCCTATATTTATCAGGGTATGAAACCCTTTATAATAACCGAAGAAGAAAAAAACAAAATTTTACATCAACACATCGAAGCCACAAGTAGGCAATACCTACCTGAATCAAAGCATGAAACCGAAGAAATCTATACAATGAGGGATAAAAAAACTCCCTCAACAGGATATAGTGATATGGACATGAAAGACTTTGATGAGTTTGAACATGATTTGGGTTTCGACGCACCATCAATAGTAGATATTAAAAGGTTAAAAAAACTTGACAAAAGTGCCGTTAAAAACATGTTCAAGAAAAGACCAAAATTCACAGGTAGTGAGGTTGAATTGGACGAGGAAATGGATAGTTATTCCATTCCACAAATGAAACGAGACCTAATAGATGCCACTGGCATATCCCAAGAAGAATTGGACTTAATATTAGCCGGTGATGAAGATGCTTTAGAAGAGGCGAAAGTAACTTATGGTTATACAGACGAAGGTAGAGTTAGATTTGGTATTTTGGACAAGTTGGACGCTTTGTTTGATGCTTACAACCCACCAAGTTATATTGAAGACGACGATTATTAATCTAAACGGTCTCTAAAGTAGGATATGAAATTATTTTTTACACTGTACTCAAAACTGCCGGCATCCCAATCCCAACCATGACCCTCAAGAGGACGACATCCAACTAGATATCTCCAACCAATATTTTCTCGTGTTTTTAATGATAGGTATTTACCCAAATCTATCTTATCGGCAAATTCATCGGCAAATGGTGTTCCATTATTTATGGACCTTTCATTAAAATAACATATTATGGCATCAAAAAATTCTCTCTTTTCATACCCAAACTCATTGCAAAAATCATCAACCATTTCATCATCAATTAGAACTTTATCTCCATTACCTTTTATGTAATTTAAACTTTCAAATGTTATCGGAAAGAAAAATTCAATGTCTTCGTTATCAACATATTCCTCAGATTCCATGTTTGAGTAATTTATAGAATATGGTACTCCATAGGACCTCATTTCTCCTTTTTTGTTTTTACCAACATATTTTTTCAAATACTTTTTGGTTTCTTCACTCATAATTATAGAACGAGCGGTCAAATCAATTTTTCCGTACTTAAATTTAAAATCAATCCTAAATTCTTTTCCTTGTAAAGGATGGTAGTCAGGAAACATAAAACGAAACATTTTATTGAGGGTGTCATAAATCTCATACTGCAATATTTTTTTTGTAAAATAAGGTATTTGTGGAGTTCCTGTAATTTCTACATAACAATCATATAGTTTAGAATACGCGCCAGCATTTTCATTTTTAGGTAAATATTCTAATTTGTAAGATAGATTTAATCCGAAAACTTTGCTTTTCAGATTATTTAACATTTTCTCTATAAGATTGGTTTGAACATTTATATCCATGACAGTATTTATATAAATATGAAAAACAGGACAATTATTCTCAGAGAATCCGAACTTGTCAATGTTATTGAAAGGTTAGTTAAGGAAGAAGACATGATGGAATTCATGGACTATGACGACGCCGACCCAATTGAGGTTATGAGAATTAACAAGGAAAATTTGAAAAGTAAGAAGTTGACATTTTATGAATATGAAATCAACGATGCCGGTTATTTAATTTTATTTGATGAGATTAGAAATGTGTCGATAGAAGTTTATGATGGTGAATTTGTTGATAGTGATAATTTCGAAATTATCTATAAACCAATGAATCAATATGCTAAAGAAGTATTTTCAGAGATAATATGAGAAAAGTAATAAAATTAACCGAGTCGGATTTAAGAAGAATCGTTAGACGTGTAATCGCCGAGCAAGGAAGGTCAGGAACAAATCCTGAGGTGTTAGACGCAATTAAATCTATGAATTTTGCCAAAGAATATTGTGTTAGAGCAAGTGATAAGGGTGATATTGAATTGTCATATGACTATTGTAATAAGACTTATCCGCATATCATGATTTCATACCCAACAGAAGGGTTGGAATTATTGGATATAAAAACACCTAAAATAATTAAAACATGGGAATTCTTCTCAGAAGAAGACATACCTGATTTAGAACAAACCGTAAAAAATGTAGTAAAATGAACAGAAGAATAATTTTAAACGAAGATGAAAGGTCAAAAATTCTTTCAATGCACAGAAATGAAATAAAGAAAATGTTTATTCGTGAAGACGATGACATAAGTGATGATGACTTCATGGATGATGATACACCTGAAGAAATGGTTACAGATTTAACCGTAGAAAAATTTGGACCATTAGTTTCTGTGGAAGGTAATGGTGAAAAATTCATGGGTAGTGAAATGGATGGAGGATGGGAATTCTACAATAATGAAGACGTTATTGTTACAATGGACGAAATGTGTTCGGCTCTTGGTTGTAGCATGGAACAACTTAAAGACACCCTAGGAATTGATGACGAATCTGAAGAGATTGATGATGTTGTTATGTCCAAATCGGATGATGATGAGATTGACTTAGGATTTTAAAGTACATATACAAAAAATTTAGAACCCCAATTTAAACGTTGGGGTTTTTTATTTCTATTTGCTTGTATTTATTATCAGTATGGCATGTTGTAAATATCAATTTTTATCAAATAGACTGTTTCCGGTTACGGTTAATTGGACCGCTTGTGACGGACAAAAAAAATCTACAATTTTAAGAAGAAATCGTCCAATAACCGTTTGGGCAATTTGTGGAACCGCACAACCTAGCAGATTTGCCACATTAATTTTAGAGTGTAAATGTGTTGGACTTAAAATTGAAAAGCAACCAATAGTAACATCAGGTAGGACCACTTTTGTTCAATTTACAGATTGTTATGGAAACCTACAAAAAAAGGAATTGACCGATAGTTCTCCTGTAATAAACGAGTGTGGTTGTAGAGGAACCACAGCTAGTGCAGATATATATAGTGTTAGTGAATTTGGTGATTGTTCTAAAGGAGGATTGATTATACCAACCCCTACACCAACAAAAACTTCAACATTAACACCCACATTAACCAAAACACCAACCTCAACACCAACTCCAACAAAAACAAAAACCCCAACTCCAACTCCAACAAACACAAGTACAACAACACCATCAAATAGTCCACAAAGTACACCATGTTTAAGTTTTAGTTTGACACCAAGTAATAGTGCAACACCTAGCACAACACCATCAACAACACCGACAACAACTCCTACGGTAACAACAACAACTTCACCAACACCGACTAAGACTGCAACACCATCACCAACTGCGTGTGAGTGTAAGATTTACCAATTCAGAGTCAGACAAACTGATTTAAACAGTGCCACAGGGAATACACAATCGTGGATTAATAAAACAGTATTCGGGTTCATGGGTAACTGTGCACCAACTTGCAATCCTGACCATTGGCAATCAACAGGGTTTGTCGTTCCTGATGGTTATATTGGTTCAACCGCAACATCAGATATTATCTATGAATGGTGTCAACCATTAACAAAATTACAACAAGACGATAATAACGGATTTGTTACACCACCTTACATTTATTTTTACTACTATCAAAATGGTGTTAAAATAACAGGTATATCTACAACTTATACTGCAACCACAGAATGTTGTACCGAACCTGTAGTTTATGGTGGTAATAGACAAGGAATTTATTCTTTGACTGAAGAGGGAGGGGCTCCTTCTACACCATCGACAGGACAAATAGAATTTTTTAACTCCGGTGTAACATATAACATTGGTGAAATTACAGGATTTTCATTTACATTGGTAGATGCGTTGGACCAAAATGTTGGTCAACCAAATGACGGTACAGGAAATTGTTATTCAGTAACCAACCTATCAAACGGAGGTGGGTCAATTTATTTTACACAGAGCGGTGTAACTTTTGGGTTTAGCGGAACCTCCTCAAGTTTTGTGAGTAACGCAACAGGGTTTAGTGGTTCTAATTTGACATTAATTCAATCAGGAGGAACATCTTTCTTTTCAGGATTATCCGTAAATATGACATTTAACGTTAATCCTTACCCAACAGTAACACCAACAAGTAACCCAACTGTAACACCAACCAAAACACCGACCAAAACACCAACACCAACAGTTACACCAACTTATACCGTTACAAGTACACCTACTGAAACCGCAACCAACACACCAACACCATCTGTAACACCAAGTCCAACAGAAACTTATTATTGTAGACAATGTCCATCGGGCACAACATGGAATGGTACTTATTGTGTTGGTAACATATTTTCATCAACATCTGCAACTACTGCATATTCGGCCTTTACCTTTACCTCAGGTTCCACATTAGCGGCGTTTGGTCGTTGGGGCACCATTTTTTACGAAGATATAAGTGGATATACCTTACCATTAACTTTTTATAACGGTGATTACCCGACAGGGGGTATTATTGCGTATTCAGGTTCAAATACAACAATATTTAACGGATTACGAGACTCATCAACATTTATAAATTCTTTCACATCCATCGCTTCGGGTAATTTTGATTCTAATTCTGGCGGTACTGAAGTACAACGACAAATAGTCGTTAATAATGGTAATGCTCCGACATCACAATTATGGTCAAGTCTTAATAATTCCGATTACGGAAGAATTAATCAGGCCGGTGTACAAAACGCCGCAGGATTTTTGACAAATGAATGGTGGGGTTATTATGTTTGTGTTGAATTGACCGCAACAACACAATTACATCTATTAATTGGTGGTGATGACCTTTATAGATTAAGAATGAATGAAAATTTTATAATCTATAAAAATGGTGCAAATCCGCCATCGGTAACTCTTAATGGTGTGACTTATGCAAATGCTGGTAGATATGCCATCACAAATGCTGCGGGTCAAAACATTAGCTTTTTTAATCAAATTTGTTTACCTATAACGTTGACCGCAGGAACTTATATATTCCAACCCGAGTTTATGGATACAGGAGTTCAATATACTACAGGAGTATTTGAAATATACTCAGGAGTATCAACATCAACATTAACAGGTCTTACAACAAATACACAACTATCACCATATATTTTACATTCTTCAGAAAATTTAAGAGGTCAAACAGTTAGCATGATTAAATATTCAGGAAATACTTTTGGTATTTTCTGTCCACCTAACTATACACTTGGTTTTAGTTCTTGTACACCATATTGTGTTTATGGAAATACAATACAACAACCCTGTCCTACTGTTACACCATCAACCACACCTTCAAATACACCTACTACGACTCAAACACAAACACCAACACCAACTGAAACTCCAACCTTAACACCAACACCAACGGAAACTTTAGGTATAGAAGGATATGTTGCACAACCATGTTGTGGTGGTGGACAAATAGAAATAAATATTCAAGGTAACGGCACATTTTTAGGGCAGTCTTTTTCGTTGGCTAATCAATGTTGGACTATTATTTTACCGCTGGGTACATCGGTAGTTGGTCCAACTATAAATGCAACATATTTGTTTGAGTCTGGTTGTACACAATGTTTTGATAGTACTTATGACTATTGTCCATCTCAGACACCAACGGCATCAATAACTGCAACACCTACCGAAACTCCGACTATGACACCAACAACAACGGTAACAAAAACACAAACTAAGACACCAACACCTACAAAAACTGCTACTAAAACACCAACACCTACAAAAACACCTACAATGACACCAACACAAAGTAAGTCGGCGTGTTATTGCACAACATTTAATATAAGTAAACACGATATTGAATTCGCTTCAGGGAATACAGATAACACTAATGGTAAAGTATTTGCGGTTGTGTATTTGTGTGGTGAAAGTCTACCATCAACGTTAGAATTTAATTTTGGAGACACCTATAGAAGGTGTATTGGTCAGTTCTTCTACTTTTATTTAAATAACAACAATTCTGTTTATCAATCTTACGTAAATCCTGAATATTTTAGTTCAACAACAATAACATCTCAAACCGCATGTGATAGTGATGAATTCTGTTGTGGTTTTGTACCATCTCAAACTAGAACGCCAACAAACACTCCAACACCAACAAGTTGTTTGGGTTCATGGAATAGCGTGGCGTTACTTTCAGAATTTTCTGACACCATTTGTAATGGTAACACTATTAGGTCAGGAAAATTAGAACGAAGAAATTTGGTTCAGTATACAAATAATTGTAGAAATTTGAGTTCAATACCTGCTAACTGCAAGTGGTACCAAGATTATTACATATATTCATGGGATAATAATTGTAATAAAATTACAACTGTGGTTACTGAACAATACCAACCAAACACGGCAAATACTGTTATAAATTTAGGATATATAGAAGAAACGGTTGGGTGTGAAAATTGTAATAGAGTTGTGGTAAAAAAACCTGTACCTGGCACATTAAGAAATAATTGTGGTATTCCTTTTAAACCGTAAAAAATATTAAATGTCTTATACGTGTATTAAATATACCGTTCAAAATATAAGTCCAATTATACCTGTCACAATAACATGGCGTGGTTGTAATGGATTAACTAGAACTCAAACACTTAGAAAAAAAAGTTCAATAAGTATATGTGCGTTAAATAATTCTGTTAAATCCAGTATCATTAGGTTAACAAATATAACAAGAAATTGTAAACCAACTAATGAATGTGTAAATTATTTGGTAACAAATAATAGTAGTTTTTATCAAACATTTGAGTATGTTGACTGTCAAACACCTATGCCGGGTTTGGGATTTGTTAATAATAAAACAAGAGGCGTAGAACCAGGTCAAACAATTTCAGTTTGTATGTGTGTACCATGTTTAAGTGCATCGGAAAATTTTAATTTTACTTTAGAAAAAAAACAACCATGTGTTAATGGTTTACCTGTAACCCCAACACCGTCACCATATAATTGTTTTAGTGTTATAAGTTATGAACCACCAAATCAAGACACGTTGGTTTTATTTACAGACTGTTGCGGAAACACTAGACAGTTTGTTGCTGATGTTAATTCAAGCGGATACGGTACGCCACCTGAATTTTGTATACGAAAAAATTCGGCAATTAGTAGTTTGAAAAGTGTTCTTTATCAAGACCCGTGTGTACAAACTTGTGGAACGCCAACCCCAACACCGTCAGTGACATCAACACCCGCAACAACGCCAACCAATACACTTACACCAACACCGACACCAACAAAAAGTTTGACACCAACACCAACAAAAACACAAACCAATACACCGTCAGTAACATTAACGCCCACAAAAACACCAACCAATACTCCTTCAGATACACCAACCCCAACCCCTACTCCAACACCAATAATATTGAATAATCCAATATTAGTTGGTGAGGATGAATATTTAAATGTTGGGGATAATCAATTTTTACAATATTAAAATTAAAAAACTATAAAATAAAATGGCACTAACAGGAAAAACAATCGGACAATTAACATATCTACAGTATCCCACAAATGATACTTTGATTCCTGTGGAATTAAGTGGTGATACATACCACATATCATTTTCTGCAGTAAACTATACTGAAACAACATATACGGATTTAGTTGTAGGTGCAACAGCAGCTGAACTAACTCCAGGTCAATACTACTTGATGACCGATTTCCAAACTTGTTATGACCAACCAAATTATGATAGTCTTGGTAATCCAATAACAACAGGTAACTATAAAACAGGTACAACTGAACCGATATTATTGTTGGCAACATCAACAACAGGATTCTCACCAACAGTATATTCAACATTGTATCCACAAGATAAAATATCTTACGACTTTACTTGGAATACAACTGAGGTAACAGGTAGTCCTGCTAAAGGTAGAATCACAGAACGTATTGACGAAAAAGATAATAGAGCCGACTACGATTTCAGAGCAGTTCAATTTATCAGATATGTTGGATTCTTTTCAGAACAATATTTGCCAGGTAAAATTGATATAAATGCAACAACAGGATTAGTGTCAGAAACTACAACAGGAACAACATTTTTATCTTCCTTTAATGTTGGTGATATTTTGGGTGTTTTTTATTCAGCGGGTAATGACGCTCCTATAGGATGTTTTCAGTATTACGAAATTACATCAATTGTTAGCGATACTCAAATGTATGTGACAGGTAGGACTTTGACCGCATCCAATAACGTGTATTATAGTCATGGGATAAGATTACCTGATTACATGAGTCCATTCCAATGTAATGTTACTGGAGGAACTTATGATGAATCTGCAGAGTATTATACATTCCATAATGGAAGTAGTAATAATGTTTATCTTGGTAATAACAGTGAGTATAGTGATTTTATTTTATCAAACAACGTGTTTCAAGGTGGTTCACATTATGATATGACTTTTGGTGGAAATGTTGTAGGAAATACCCTTAATAACGTTTTGAGAGCAAGTACCTGTGGTCCTTACTTCCAATATAATATCATAACAAATAATTTTGATAGAAATGTAGTAGGTCCAAATTTCCAACGAAATGTTATTGATTGTGATATGAACAATAATCAAATTGCAGGTAATTTCCATCATAACACTTTGGGTGATGCAGACGGACAAGATTTTGTTTATAATACAATTGGTCCATTTTTCTATAACAATTTCTTGACTTTCAATAATAGTGATTTCCAAAACAACACCATTGGGTATAGGTTCTATAATAACCTTATAGATAGTGGATTCATAAACAACGAAATCAATGGTACTTTTTATAATAATATAATTAGGAATTCAGATTTTGATAATAATAACATTGGGGACACATTTTATTCAAACAACATACCAGTTAGTTTTAGTAGAAATACTATAGGTCAACAATTTTATGAGAATAACATTTATAGTCAATTCACTGAAAATACTTTTGGTGAAAACGTATATGTAAACACTTTTGGTGACCCGACTAACATTGGAATTTATTCATTCACAAATAACAACGTAGGTGGAGATTTCGCTGCTAACTATTTTTCAGGAACTACTCAATATAATAAAATTGGGAACGGGTGTGGTAGTAATAATGTTGACACAAATTTTTCATATAATCAAATTGGAACTAATTTTACAAGTAATATTATTGCAAATGATTTTGGATTTGGTGGTGGGGTATATAGAGGAAACATTATAGGTAACGGATTTAATGCTAATACCGTGGGTGAATATTGTTACAACAATACTTTTGGTGACGAGTGTTATAATAATAACTTATCTGATTATTTTACAAATAATAATATAAGTTATGGTATGAATAATACAACCACACTTGATTTAGATGGTGTGGGAAATTTCCAAAATAATAACATAACCTATGGTTATTTCCAATTTGATTTAACTTTAACAGGTGGGACAGGAGGGAACCCAATATTATATAGTCAATATACCACCAATATCATGAAAGATTCTATGGATAATGTCACATATGTGACTTTCTTGAGTGGTGGAACAATAATCGCACAAACAATAACAATTTAATAAAATGCCCAAACACCAACACCGACACCAACAGACCCTTATACAGGAGTAACCCAAAAACAAACAATAACACCAACTAACACTCAAACTCTAGCGGTACCTAAAATTAAATCAAACAAATAATCTAAAATTGATAATTGATTTACATATTATGATGATATTTATTGAGGTATGTATACATGTTTAAATTTTACGATAACAAACAGAAATGTTCTTAGACCAATTGTAGTCACTTGGAGAGGGTGTGACGGGGCAACAAGAAGCCAAAGCTTAAGAAGAAGAGGGTCTATGACCGTTTGTGCATTAAATGGTAGTGTAACCTCAACTTTCAGAAACTTCGCCACAATAACAAGAAACTGTCAATGTTTTAATTATCAAGTAACGAATACAAGTATATTCTATCAAACATTTGAACATGTAAACTGCAATGGATTTACAACCACGACAGGCATAGGACCAAACGAAACTGTTTCTTTGTGTATGTGTCGTCCGTGTTTTTTACCAAACCAAACAAATGTTAATTTTACATTAGTGCAAGGTCAACCATGTGTTAACGGACTACCAGCAACTCCTACACCATCAACAACACCAACTGTTACCCCAACCCCACTTCCATGTTCTTCAGGGATTACTGCAGATGCGGGTTTTTGGTTCTATTATGATTGTTGTGGAAATTATGTTTCAGGTATTAGCGCAAATACTGTGATATGTATGAACCCAAATTTTGCGAATTCAGGGGTTATTCCAATATATTCTGCTTGTTCACAAACATGTGTAACACCAACACCAACTAAAACTAAAACATCAACTCCGACACCAACACAAACGCCCACAGACCCATACACAGGAACAACTCAAACTCCAACTACAAGTCCAACACCAACTACAACTCCTTCGGCAACTACAACATCAACTCCGACAGTAACGTCCACACCAACAAATACGCTTACTCCTTCAGCAACAACAACATCAACTCCGACAGTAACGTCCACACCAACAAATACACTTACTCCTTCAGCAACAACAACACCAACAGAAACCGTAACTCCTACACCAACAAATACACCTAGTCAATCGGCAACCACAACTCCTACACCAACAAATACACTTACTCCTTCAGCAACAACAACACCAACAGAAACCGTAACTCCTACACCAACAAATACACTTACTCCTTCAGCAACAACAACACCAACAGAAACCGTAACTCCTACACCAACACCAACGGTTACTGACCCGTACACAGGAACAACTGAAACACCTACACCAACACCAACAAATACACCTAGTCAATCGGCAACCACAACTCCTACACCAACTGTGACATCAACACCAACAAATACAGGCACAATGGCGAGCACAGGGGTTACCGTTAATTTTGGTACAACAGAAGCAACAACATGTACTCCTGACGCTGGAACGGCCTTAGTTTACTTACCACCAGGTGGAACAATATCTGAGACAACTACAATTTATTTTGATGCTGGATTGACAACACCATACACTATTAACCCTACCGCTAACTTTATTGTAGACGCAACTGCGGGAAGTACAGTTCATAACTTTAACAGACTTACAGGTGTAGTTGGTTCCGCAACAATAACAACTTGTCCGTAAAATACTAATATATGTCAAGAAAAATAATATTATCTGAAAAACAATTTGAACAATTGGTTAATAAAATAACTGAAGACGTTAATGAAAACATTTTTTCAGATGCTTATTATGGTTTAAAGGGTGTTTGGAGAGGTTATGGTTATAACTTTTACAAATACACCAATCAAGTTGACAATATTGCACGTACTATGTTAAGAAAAACGGCAGGTTTGGATGCTCAAGCCAATAATTTGGTAGAAATAAATAGAACTGTGGGGCAACTAAACATACCACAACAGTCAAAGGACGAATTGAGAAATGAAGTTAATAACTTGTTAACCTCGTTCCAACAATATCAACAATCTCTACAGAACTTAAGGGCTTGGAGTCAAAGAACCATCTCTTAAATTTACTCCTATATGGGTAAAAGATTTATTATATCAGAATCTGAAAAAGAAGATATCAAGTCAAAACATGAAATTGATATTGACCAAAAATTATTTACATATTTAAGGAGAAACCTTAAATTCAAAAAAAGAAAATATCCTGGATTTGATTGGGAGCCGAATATTATCACATACGTTTACGATAATGAAGAAAAAGTATTAAATTCTAAAAAAGATGCATTAAATTGGATTTTTGCTAACTTACCTGAAAAATACACAGAAGAAGATTCTAAAACAAGGAGAACAATTCGTAAGTATATGAATGACTCTATTGATTCCTTAAAATAACTTTTTTATTTTTTTATTTATGACTAAAAAAGTAAATTCTTTCAAAAGGTTATATCTACTAGGATTTATTGTTGTATTGGTTTTTGGTTCTTTAATATTTTTAATTGGTAATCAAATTTATTTGAAGATTAAACCTAAGAATAATGAACCTATATCAGAAAAAAATACGGTAGATACAGTAATTAAAGAAAAAATTGTAGAAAAAATAAAAATAGACACAGTTTATTTTGAAAGAAAACCAAAAATGGTGGAAAAACCAAAAATACCTGACACTACAATCTTGAATCCTTAGTGGAACGTAAATCAATTTCAAAATTGATTCGTTTTAACCAATCGTGAACAGTTACCTTCTCATTTTTATTTTTATTGTGTAAAAATGTCGCATAATTTAATATAGGTAAGGTTGTGTCATACCCTTCTACAATATTTTCATAAATGTCGTCAATTATTTGTTCGTGTGTTTTTTCTTCAAAGTAGCTCATAGTAATTCACATTTTTTTACAACTATTAATTTTTCAGAAATACCTAACAATCTCCATGCTCTGTGTATGTAGTCTTCATAAACAGTATTATAACTATCTTCTAATAATTCAGGTTCGTCTGTATATAATGTAACGTCAACAATAAATGCCTTCTTTTGACCTGAATAGTGTAATGAATTTATTTGCGAATATGAATTTTCGCCAAAAACCGCCTTTTTTTGTTTCATTTCCATTAGATTTACGGCGGCTTCCAAGGAATTCAATAAACCTTTCATTTTAGTAAAATGATAATAATAAATACATTAAAAATAAAATGTTGTTCTTAATTTTGGGAACTTGATACAAGTTTTTCTTTACATTCCCAGTGGATTCTCCAACCACCTCTTAGGACTGGCATTAACTTAGTTTCTTCTGCAATTACATGATATATTTCGTTTTTCATGTCGTAATATTCGTTCGGAACCATCTGTGTTGTTACCGTTACCTCTGGGTCAAAGTACACTCGATTTAAACCTTGATTTTTAGATATTTTTATATCTACGTCAGAAAGGAAAAAGTTATATTTGTTTAAAATTTTTTCAAAAAGACACTTTTCCATTTTTTCCATAACAGATAAATATCACCAAATCACATAAAAAGTTTTTTAGATAATATTTATGGGTATGATAGGTAACATTAAAAAGTTCTCATTTGCTGAGATGACATCAAATAACAACGGAAAAACATCCGTTACATCAACCTCAGGTGCTTATATAATTTTTATAGGTGGTTTAGGTTTTATTGCTGGTTGTGTGGATAAAATGTTTTTGGGAAACACAGTTGATATTATAAATCAATCTATAATGTTGGTTACAATTGGTGCCGGTTTACTTGGTGTTAAAAATATCACTGGTAGTAGAAATCAAATGGCTGAAGCCAAAGCTGAACAAATTAAATCTGAAATTGAGCAAAATTAAAATTTTTGCCGTATATTTGTAGTATGTCTGATAAAATACAAAGAATATACGAAACTGAAAACTGTGTGTCTATTTGGACCTACGACCCAAAGGTATCAAAGGTAAATCCAATCTCTGTAGAACATAAGTGGCGAAACATCAAAGAACTACTACCACCAAAAAAGAAGACCATGAAAGACATGGTACCGACAAAAAAGAAGAAAAAATAAAACCCCTTATTTAGGGGTTTTATTATTTAGGACATTTACCTCTTTGAAATCTACGTCAAGATTAATTCTCCAAGGTTCGTTTGTGACATTATATTCACCATCCAAAACGCTTCCATTAAAGAACTCAGTGTCTGCGTTATACGCCCAACCATAACCTTCGTGAATGTGACCTGAAAGGTGTAACATTGGTTTTACTTCCGCAATTCTTTTATACAAATCTTCACAACCTGCAAAATGTCTTTGATGAGGAATGTAATCACATTTGTACATCACGGGACCATGTGTAATAACCACGTGTGTACCCATAGGAATCTTATTCCACTCTTCCATAATTTCATTACCTCTGTGTTTGTTGAAAACCCAATGTTCACCGTAAAACCATGGAGTTATTGGAGAACCCCAAAACTTAACTCCTTCGATTTCACAACCACTGTTTTCCAAATAAAACACATTGTCAGGTAAGTCACTCAAAAGGTCCATTAACCAACCTTTTTTGATTGGAAAATAGTTCACACCCATTAGCGCTTTTTCTAATTTGTTCTCATTCAAAGGATGTTTCTCATCAAAACAAATATCGTGATTACCGGCAATAAAAATTTTGTATCTGTGTGGTTGACCCACAAACCATTTTACGAAATCTTCAACCCCACTCCGTTCACCCACGTTACTGATATCACCGCTGTGAACCAAAACGTCACCATCAGGCACAATTATATTCCTGTGTAGCCCGTGTGTATCTGATATGTGTACAATATTCAACATAATACAAAGATAATAAAATAAACTCTCATAAAAAAGAAAAGGTCGGAAAAAAATCCGACCTTCTCAAAACAATATATATAAACACACCTCAATTAGGCGATGAATTATAAATATATCGAAAATTTAATTTTTTATGTCTCATAGGTATATCAGCACAATAAACTATAATATTCCTTGAAATGTTTTTTTCTATCTTCTAATCCTATGGTTCCACCGTTAACACATCTAGTTACAGAGATTACTGTATTATCATCAGCTCCCGCATCACATTTTGTTAAACAGTTTTTAAAAAAGAACCAACCTGCAGACATCAACGGGTATTTTGTTGAAACCAAATCGGGATTTGCTAAAATATCATCATCAACAAATTTATCAAACGCTGTGTAATTGTCTTTTCCGGTCAATTGGATATATCCTCTGCCACGGAATTTCCATCCTTCCTTAGTGTTCTCAGCACCATTTCCCATTCTTGCACCATATACCTTAGATGCGATTTTTTCAGGTTGTCTTGCGTACTGTTCCGCAAGAGTTCTATTTGGGAAATACCTTGGAAATATCTTCATTAATCCGTCAACATTATAATTTAAGTTTTCCGAAACCGCTTTAAAACCCGCTGATTCATGACCACATTGTGCCAAAAAATGAGCCAACCTTAAAGGCGTGTTAATTTTGAACTTTTCCATAACGTCAGGAATTTGTAATAATACCGCATCAGGTATGTGACCTTTTAATTTTGATAAATCAATTGGACCTGAAACTACAGGTATTACCACGTCTTCTTTTACTACAGATTTTACCCCCATTTTTTCCAAAGTTTTAGGACCAGCAATGCCGTCGTCAGTAAGCCCATTTTTTTTCTGCCATTCTTTAAGTGCTTTTTCTGTATTGGGACCAAAATCACCATCAGCGGTTAAACCTAACACTTTCTGAAGTTGTTTAACTTCTTCTCCTTTTGAACCTTTTTTTAATAACATAACTTTTTTTCTTATAAATATTTGTTATAACTTGTAATTCTTATTATCTTTGTAATTGATGAATCACATGGTATTATTTCCCCCCGAAACAAGTTTGGCACACGAATATGGTCGCAAATGGTTACCTGTGGACTTTGTTGTATTTGAAGGTAATTTGTATTTTTATTTAAAAAATCAAGAATGTTCACTTGGTTCGGTTTGTTATTTCCCTCAAAACAAAACAATAAGACCAAAACGATACATAGACCCAAAATTTGTCAATAGAATTGTTGCGTTCCCCGACGAGATTGGGTTTGTATTCAATCAAGGACCTCCCCACGACCACAATTACAATTACACAAATGGTGATTATTTGGAGATTTTACATCCTGACACCATTGTAAAAATAATGGAAGGTAAATACTTGGTTCACATCGAGGTAGACCACTACTTCGAAACAGGTTTTGAAGGTCCGTTACCATATTCACCAATTTATTTTGACAACAAAATAGTTTTAAACCTAAAAGAAATAAAATCGTTCATATGAAAAATATATCATTTAAAAATGGTTCTTGGCTCAGGTCTGTTGTTCAGATTGCTTTAATAATTGGAATTGTTGCTCTTGCTATGGAAGGTAAAGAGGGTTGGGGTTGGTTAACTTTAGCATTAATTTTGTCATTGTAAAAAAAATCATTATCTTTGTAACATGGAAAGGAAATTAGCGTCCATAAGGAAAATTACAGAACTTCGCCCTATTGAAGGTGCGGACAAAATTGAACTTGCCGTTGTTGGTGGTTGGAATGTTGTTGTAGCAAAAGACGTTGGTCACAAAGTTGGTGACATGGTAGTTTATTGCGAAATTGACTCATTCTTACCTATCAAAGAAGAATTTGAATTCTTGAGAAAGAGTTCATACAAAAAAATGAGTGACCAAGAAGGGTTCAGATTGAAAACTATTAAATTAAGGGGTCAAGTATCACAAGGTTTAATTTTACCCATTAGCGTTTTGAATCAAGGTGAAGAAATGGTTGTTGGAACAAGTCAACAACCCTGGGGAGACCAACTTCAACTTGGACCATACGACAACGCTTTGGTAATCGAAGAAGGTGTTGATGTGACTAACTTGTTAGGAATAGTTAAATACGAGCCCCCAATTCCCGCAGAACTCGCTGGTAAAGTAAAAGGACAATTTCCTTCATTCCTTCACAAGACAGATGAAGAACGTGTTCAGAATCTTGTGACAGAATACGAAGGTTGGAGGTACCAATCTAACCATAAGTTCTACGTGACCGAAAAACTTGATGGTTCTTCAGCAACGTTTTACTTTAGAAACGGTGAATTTGGTGTATGTTCTCGTAATTTGGAACTCTTGGAAACGCCAGGTAACACTTTTTGGAAAGTCGCACGTGAACTTTACCTTGAAGAAAAACTTGGTACGTTAGATGAAAACATTTGCCTACAAGGTGAATTGATTGGCGAAGGGATTCAAGGTAATCCGTACAAAATCAAAGGTCAAACAGTTAAGTTCTTCAACGCTTTTGATATTGACAAACAACAAAGATTGTCTTTACCTGAGTTTTTGGGACTGATGACAAGGTTGACACTTGAACACGTACCAATCTTGGACAACCCTGATGGGTTTTTGTTACCCTTCACAGTTGAGGAGATGTTGGAATTTGCCGATGGTAAGTCAGTTTTGAATCAAAACACAGACAGAGAAGGTGTTGTTGTACGGTCATTTGACAATACCATCTCTTTCAAGGCAATTTCAAACAAATTTTTGTTACAAGAAAAGTGATGTTTATTTAAATGGTTTAGAAATGGGGGTTTTGACCCCCATTTTTATTTATAACCGAGTATTTATGTTTATATGTGGGAATTATTGTCAGAAGTAAAAAAAATGAAAGGTATGATGGGTCTTCTAAAGGAAGATGATTCAGAATTGCCAAAGGACAGGTATATTAAAGACATAATTAATATTCTACAATTTAATGGAATATACCAAGGGGTGGTAAAAAAAGTGTTTGAGGAGATAATCAAGCTTGGTGATACCCAAATTATTGATTTTGAACTATTAGACAAAGGTCTAAAGAGAAATTTGTTAAAAAAAGGTAACAAAAAGAAAGCCATTGAGGATTATTTTCTCAGAGTGTATAACTCATTAAAGTTCAGAGAACGTGGTGGATACGGTGTTGAACCCGAATCAGAGGATTTTTCGTTTGAACCTGAAGAACCATCACTAATTCCAAAGAAAGTTTACAAAAAAGAACTATATTACCTTCAGGTTGAGTTGTTAAAACTTGAAGAATGGTTAAAAAAGACAGGAAAGACCGTAATTATCGTGTTTGAGGGTCGTGATTCTGCAGGAAAAGGCTCAACAATCAAGAAATTCACCGAAAATATGGACCCAAGAGGGTTTAAGGTAATTGCCATGGGTGTTCCAACACCTGATGAACGTAAAAATTGGTGGGACAGGTACAGAAAACAGATAGAACCAGGTAAAGTTAACCTATTTGACCGTTCTTGGTACAACCGAGGTCTTGTGGAACCTGTTATGGGGTACGGAAGTGATGAAGAATACGAAGATTTCATGGAAAATGTGGAAGATTTTGAAAATTCTTTGGTTGAAAACGGTGATTACCTGTTTAAACTATGGTTTTCAATAGAAAAAGACACGCAAGCCAAAAGATTTCAGATGAGACAACAATCTCCACTGAAATATTGGAAATATTCACCAAATGACGCTAGAATGCAAGACCTTTGGGACCGTTTTACCGAGTTTAAGGAGAGATTATTTGATAAAACATCAACCCTGAACCATCCATGGGTTATTATTGACTCTAATGACAAAAGAATATCAGGGTTAAACGCAATTCGTTACATTTTGAAACAAATTCCTTATGAAAATAGAAATGAGGACATTTTAAATAAAGAATATCCTGAAGTTTTAACCGTTTTAAAACCAATAGATAAGAAAAACGACACCGATAATTAAAATATCCAAGTATTTATAAAATATGAGACATTTGATAAGAAAAGCATTGGTTACTGAAGCAAATTCAGAAAAAATGATATTAAAAGAAAATGCAGGTGCTAGTGAACACCTACAATACCACCTAAAAAACGATTTAACACTATCTGAGAACGTTTTCAGGATATATTCGGACGAATTCTTTAATCTAATCAATGAAGTTAGAAATCTATATGAATTAGGTCTCATACATTTGAATGAGGAAGACAAATGGATTGTTAAATCCGATATTGGAAAAACTGATTTATATGAAGGCGAAACAGTTTGGTTAGATATGCCGTTTGAGATTGAGGATGAAGACGATAATCTTTTTGAGGCAGAATATAGAGGTAGAAAAGTAAACTTAAATTCACCTTTCAGAACACCGGGTGGTCCAAAAAAGTTTGGTGTATATGTTAAAACCCCGAGCGGAAATGTAAAAATTGTTAGATTTGGTGACCCAAACCTAAGGGTTAGAAATAATAATCCCGGTGCAAGAAAAAGTTTCAGAGCTCGTCACAAATGTGACCAAAAAACCGATAAGACAAAAGCGGGGTATTGGGCATGTAACGTTGCAAGATACCGAAAAAAGTTAGGTATTAAATCTTCATCTCCTTGGTAATTTTAATATAATTCCATTATGGAATTTCCTTTCACCCAAGAAAAATACGATGGGTATGTAATTCGTGTTTTTTCCAAAGACGTAGAATCCGAAGAATTAAAATGGCATTATGATTTGGAAAATAGAAAAGTTACAATATTAGAGGGAGACGATTGGGAGTTTCAAATGGATAATCAATTACCACAAACACTAAAATCAGGTCAAACTTATACAATACCAAAGGGTGTTTATCACAGGGTAAAAAGAGGAACGACCGACCTTAAAGTTAAAATAGAAATTTATGAGTAATAAATTAAACGAAAATATACCACACTTCAAAGCAAAGATTAAAAAATCTTATTTCACCAAAAACGAGGAAGACTCAAAAGAATATTATGATGTGATTTGTTTTGGAATACAATCAATTGCGGGAAAAATATTGACGTTTCACATCATGACCGATAACGGAATGATGAGAAGTCGTGTACCATTATCTGAAATATACATTAAAGAACCTGAAAAAGATATTCCATTTCATTACAAACAATTATGGGATTGTTTTTCAGAAAATGTGTCAGTAATTGAATATAACTTTTTAGGTTATCACAGAGCTCAGATTGTTCTTAGGGATGGTTCTAAAGTTTGGGGTGAATATATGTTCACTGTTGATTGGTTTGGTAATCCATATAGTGATGAACCAACAGATTACAAATGTGGTCACGTTTTTGCGTCAGACGACGGTTATTTACTCTGTATGCCAAACAACAGAATATATTGGAAAGATTCTAATTGGGTTACAAAAAAATTACCTGAAGATTTAAAACAATTTAAAGTTGATTCTGAACTACCTTCGGTTGAAAATATTAGTGACAGATGGGTAAGTGAGGATACCGATAGTTTTTATTACGATATTATTAAGGAACAATAAACTTCTTGTAGTCAGGAGTTATTGGTCTTTCATTTCTAAAGTAATATTTTGTGGTTGTCTTACCTGTTGTGATAATTTTATAGAACCCGACAGGTACTGTCGCTCCTGTTTGTAATTTCACACTTTTTTTATCAAATACCAAGATTATTTTAACCTTAACGGTACCTGTCTTAGCCAATTGCCTTTCTTGTTCTTCTAATAATCTCCAAACACCCCTATTTAAGTATTGATTCTGTAGACAACAGTTTAAATAACTAAATGTTGATAACAACATTGGTTTGTCACAATTAAAATCTGCGGCAGGTGCCAAGTGACCTTTATCGTAGACGTTATTTTGGTAATCGGCGTGATTTGAAGTGTGAATTGAGTCGACTGTAAAAAAATCCATACCGTCTCTTTTTGCCGTCCCGTTAGGACAAAGAACGGTATACTCCAACCATAAAGGTTGTTCTAAGACTTCAGAGTACATTCCTCTGAATATGGGGGATTGGAAATAAACCGAATCTCTTTTTTGTGCAAAAATAATGGTTGGTAGTAAAAATAGTATAAAAATTATTTTTTTCATACCGATAAATACTACCAACCATACTATAATTAACCTCTATTTTCTATTTCCCTATATGGTCTATTGTCCATGTGGTTACTGTACACCATCTGACGAATTTCATGAGCAATTTCGGTGTTTAGTTCTTGTCTGATAGGTGCAAACATTTCGTATTCTGCGTCACTTTCACTCTCAGTAATCATATCCTCAGCCAAATCATACATTTCTTCTTCGGTCTCCTCAATATCACGAAGTGGTCGTAACTCCGCAAAATCTAAAGACCTAAGAGCGTCTTGAATTTTTTCAATCGAACTAACACTTTCTGTTCTAGATTTATTCCACATTTTGGGATTCAATTGCTCATTGGTAGAACTGTTATCTTTAATTAAATTTCTAAGCAAATCCAAAACAGATTGGTCAAGTGGTGTCATCATAGAGTCTATTCGGTCATCTCTTTCGTTCCAAAAAGAAATTTCATAATTATCGTTTTGTGGTGAGCGACCTTCAAACAATGCGGTTTTTTGACCGGTTTCCTTGTTCAAAATATAAACCAATTTACCGTTTTGAGTGTATCTGAAAAAATGATTTGGACTATCACTTGATGTTGTACACCATCTGGTTTGAGCGCCATATTTACATGATGCCTCATAAGTTATTGGACGAACAACCAACCAAGTGTCATTATTCATCAATACGTCAACTTGTTTTTCCAATTCTTTGTTGAGTTCAGATATACTGGCTTTGGAATTTAACTTTCTAAGGGAGTCCATTGTTTCAATTTTGTTTACGTCAACATCATGAAATTTATTGTTCATATGTCGTTGTATAAAAGCATTAATTTCATTGTAATCGTCCCTTCCCATCGATATCATGTCAAAAAGCCTAATTACCACCAGCTTAGTTTCAAAATCCATAGATTCAATAACGGTTTCATCTGAGATAAATCTATGCACATTTTCGGTTACATAACTTAACTCATTATTCATCTCGTATCTATGTTTTTCTTCATCCATTCTTTTTGAAATCAGATTAAGAATCATTTTTACATATTTTTTAGAACTTGATGGGTCCATAAGAACCACGGCGTCAAACAATGACATTTTAAACCATTCAGGTGAATTTTCTTTGATTGTCTTTAATCTTCCCATAGTGATGAAAGTATAAAAAACAAAAAAGACAGATTCAAATAAAATCTGTCTTTTTTTCTGTGGAAGGTGAGGGGCTCGAACCCTCGCGCCGGTCACCCGACCTAACAGTTTAGCAAACTGTCCCCTTCACCAACTTGGGTAACCTTCCAAAAAAAATCCCGACCTAGCTCGGGATAACACATTGGATTTGCGGAAGCTGAGGGATTCGAACCCCCGGACCCCGTTAAGGGTCTTCAGTTTTCAAGACTGACGCGATAGACCAACTCTGCCAAACTTCCGAAACTATTATAATTTAAAGAACATTATCGTTTTTGTCAACAATACCTTCCATTATATTAAGTATCCTGTTTTTTGCTCTTTCACTGATAGGTATAGAATTTCCTTCTTCATCTATTCTTACAAAAGTAATAAATGTACTTAAAAGAAGGTTTTGTTTTCCTGTGTAAACACTATGTGAACGGGCTTCAATGTACAAAGTTACTGAAGTTGTTCCAACTTTTTCAGGTTTTCCATAAATTTTCATTAATTGACCCTCTTTTCCTGGTCTGTGAAAAACACATTGGTCTAATCCTCTTGTTACAACCATCGGAGTATCACATAGTTGCATTGCCAATCCTGAAGCCGCTGAATCAACCCACGCGAGTATTTTTCCGCCAAATAAATTTTTATGAAAACCTAAGTCAGAAGTTTTAATAGGGTGAGTATTCAAATATTGCATAATACAATTATATAACCAATCATGATTATATCAAACTAATTTTTAATAATTGCTGATATTTATTTTATTATGAAAAATGTCGTTAAATTGTCAGAAAGAGATTTGAGAAAAATCGTCTCTAAGGTTTTAAGTGAACAGCCAAAAAAAGAAATGGACCCATATATTTCAACACCAGGTAGGGGTGATTATTTGAATAGAACCGCAGGGTCTGAGGGTGAAATGTTAGGGGTTGAAAAAATACTCCAAGGAAAAAAACTTGACGGGTCAATGTTTTTAAATGGTGTTGACAAAATTGATAAAAATAGTTCCGCTTACAAAGCAGGATTGTCTGACCTAAAAAAACTATACAATATACTTAAATCAAAATCAATAAGTGGTTTTGATGTTACCGTTCAAGGTGGTGCGTCTGCGGTAGGGTCTTCTGGTGGATATGATAATGACGCTCTTGCTAAAAGAAGAGCCAACAATTTTATAAGAGCGGTAAGAGAAGATTTACCTGCCGATTTACCAATGAAATTCAATGTAACCTCAACAGTTGGTAAGGCAACTAAACAAAATTCTCCTGAAGCCAATGCGGAACAATTTGTAAAACTTTCATATCCTGATAAAACATCAATTAAAAGAGCACCGGTCCAATTGGGTAGAGATAATACAGCTGGTAGATATAGTGACCCAAACTTCCAACCAAAGAACAAACCTGTTGGGGGGGATAGACCTTACATGATTTTGAAGATTCATTATAACGAAGGAACAAAACAAGGTGTTTTAAATAAGTTATATGGCGCGACTAGAGATGAAAGAACTGTAACAACAGATATTACCGATAAGGCGAAAAAATTAGGACTCTAATTCTGAATCTTTTTGAACACTATCAACAACTTTCATTAATATATCTTTAACCATATTTCCACCAACGATAAAAGCCCCCGAAACTAATAAACGGGATAATATATCATTAAATTCGTTGATTGTGAATGATTCGTCTTTGTACATATAATCTAAATAACCCACTAAAGGAATTAGATAAGTATATGACATTATATCGGCAAATTGATGTCCCATAGTCGCAAGGTTTTTCATAAATTGTTTGAAAAGTCTCATCAAGATTTTACCTTTTGACACGACCCTTTTCAATACGGGAAGAAGACCCTCAGTTTTTAAATCTTGATACAAATCCTGTATTTGTGTTTTATTATTATAATAAATCATTGCTAAGGCGGCAATCATAATTTTGGTAATTTGAGTATCTGTAAGCTCAGGATTTTCACCTTTTAAAAACTCTTCTAAAGGTTTCCCAATACCACCAATTGCAGAACCCCAAGTAATTAAAAACCTGAAAGAAACACCAAAATCTTTCATGGCTCTTTTTTTCAAACCTTTAGCATATTCTATTGTTGATTTCGCCAATTCTTTTAAGTCTGAACCAACGCTTTCAGTTAAAATTATTTTGTATTGTTCTTCTGTAATTACGATTTTCATCATTTATAAATATCATAGTATTTATTAAATATGGAAAACAAAAACAATCCCGAATTAGTGGTTGGTGATGATGTGATTTTATTACACATGGAAGACGAATTTATGAGAATGGGTCTTAAAGGAGTCGTAAAAGCGATTAATAACACCCCTTGGGGTATACAATACTCTGTTGAATGGCAGAATGGAAGTAGATTGGATTTAATTCCTGATGTTGATAAATGGATGAAACCAAGTCAAATAAAAAAGAAAAAAGTTGATGAGGCTGAAGACCCAAGAGTTGGAAATATAAAAAAAAACTTGGACGTTTTAAAATATCTAAAAAAAGATAAAGATAAAGTTTTTGGTTTTTTATCTAAATTACAAGAATCAGGTCTTACAAATATGTTAGGTGCCGGTCCTGTTTTGAGTTATTCAGGTAAAGACATGGAAAAATGGATTGAGGGTATGTTCAAGGATTCTGAAGATTATACAGAATTAATTGATGCCGCTGATGAATCAAGAGACGCACTAATAAGAGCGGTAATGAACATGTATGAAGACAAAGGTCTTGACATTGACGATATGGACAAAGTTAACAGAGATTTTAGAAATTTAACTAAAAAAGTTATGGAACTTTATACTATAAATTACAAAGATTTCATAAAGAAACGATAATCTTCATTAATCACTTTAGGTTCCAAAGACAAATCTAAAAACACAGCATTTTGTTCACCAGCGTACAACCCTAATATATTAAAATCATAATACTCTTCAGCTTCTTGTTGGGTCATTGGATTTACCTCCTGCAATTTTTGTAAAATTTTATTTTTGTCGTATAGAATTCTTTTCCCGTTTCCAAATTCTTCAACAATCCCAATAATACAATCTTCTAAACCTGTTAAAAGAATTGCACCTTCGGCATATTCGTGGATATCAACTTCAAAACTCATGGTGTAAAATAATAAGATATTCTACCAACTTCATCAAATACGGCAACTGTCATTCCATATTCTCCTTTAACCAAAACCATACCCATTTGTCTACCTAATCCAACGTGATTAACCTTTAGATAAGCGGTCGTGTCATCAACATACTTAAAATCTAAAATATCGTAATTTATTGTACCATTACTAACCAATCCTTTACTGTCTGAGTTCACTCTAAACTCCCATTTACTGGCAAATGGTATTTTATCTTCATTACTTACAAAATCCCATTTTTTTTCATTGTAATTCCATATCATTTTGGAAGTTTGTTTGTAGTTTGTTTGTACTACAAAAGTTTCATAATCTTGTCCATATAAAGTAAGTGAAAATAGGGACAATAAGAGAATTAATATTTTTTTCATAGTGAAAGTATAAAAAAGAAAAAGGTCGGAATCAACCGACCTTTCTTTCTAATTACCCCAAAGTTTTTCAACAACAAACTTAAATCTCTTTTGGTTCACATATTCTTTTACCTGAGATTTAGGAAGCCAAAATTCAAATTCACCAACTTCTTCAATTCTTCTTTTAAGGTCTGCCTTAAATCGAGAAACTTCGTTGGCGTTCTTGATGTAAGTGATACCCATGTTTTTAGCACAAATGGCTCCCATGCCTGTTAAAATTGAAAACTCATCTGTCAAAGTTGCTCCACAACAACGACAAACATCACCATTTTCTTCTGTCATTTTAACAGTTACTTTAACCGCCTTTTCAGTGATTTGGGTAGCTTTAATCATATCAACCAAGATTGGCATGAACTCCAAACCATACTCTTTTTTTAGTTTCAGAGCGACACCACGTTTTATTTTGATGGACTCATTGTTTAAGGGTATGTTGATTTTTTGTGCGGGTGCTTTGTTTTCTTTTGCGATTTGTTTAACCGCTGAGATTATTTGTTTATCAGACAAACGTCTCCAAGTTTTGTATTGTTCTTTAATTTTGAGAACAAATTCGTTGGGTCCTTGATAATTCACGATTGATTTCAGGTCGTCAGAAAGTTCGTCAACGTTAATATCGTTAACCTTTTCTTCTTGGATAAGAATTTTTTCTGCAATTTCAAACTGTTTTGAGGTCAAGCGACCGTATTTGTGTAATCCGGGTTGGATGTTACGAATGAAAGAATTGTTTCCGTTGTACTCTCTTACTTTTTGTTCTACTGTTTTCATGGTGGTTGTTTTTAACAATACAAAGATACGCGCTTTTTTCGATTGCACAACTATTTATAAAGAAAAAATTATGAACGCATATTTTTTCAATATGACTCCTGAAGAAAGAGAGTCAATCTTAGACAAACATAAACATGTTTACAACGGTTATCAAACTTTGCAAGCAAATATCCCAAATCCCCAACCATTATATGTTCAGGATTATGCTAACGACAAAGAAGGGATAACAGTGTCCAACAAAGGTAAGGTAATGTCATACAGAAACCAAAACATAAATGAAAGTATTCAAGAAGGTAATATGTGTGAGCAGTGTGGTAGTATGATGAACGAAGGTGAAACGTGTGAACAATGTGAAAGCAGATATGAAAGTATAAAAGAAGGTGAAATGTGTGAACAATGTGGAGGCACAATGTCTGAAGGTAAATGTAAAGTGTGTAGTAAATACAAAAAATACGACGTTGATATATATGATGTTGAAGATTTAAATCCAAAAAACAAATTTGATTATGTTGAAGGTATGGAAACTTCAGAGTTAGATGAAATAAGAATTGGAGATTTAGAACTTGACAAACCATACAGTATGAAATTTACGAAATTTGACGAACCAGATTTTCCAAAATACGACAAAAAAATGAAGTACACAGGTAAAATACAATATAAAGACGGAAAACCTATGCATGGATTCTCATCAATTGAGGACGAACCAAGTTGGGCAAGTTTTACAGGAGATGATGACGAAGAATTAAGAGATGTATACCCTATTGATTTAGAAGAAATGGAATCAAATTATGACTATAAATTACCTGCATACCAATTCAAATCACATGGACCAATAGACGCTTACGATGAAAGCGATAAGAATTATTTTGAGGATTCTGTTGATGTGTTTGATGATGAAGATTTACAGGCGGGAAGAGCTTTTTCAGACATGGGAGACAAAAGTGATTGGTCGGATGAAAAAATATTAATGAGTTTAAGAAGTGATTCTGATAAATCTATGGGAACCGATACATCGATAGATATGGATTTAAGTGACGTTAAAGAACCATATACTTTTGCATCAGGAGGTCCCGGTAGAAGTATTGGTGTATATGAAGAATTGGAAGAGGAATCTTCGGCAAAAATAGGTCCATACGCGAACAAATCTTTAAAAGAACTTCAAAATGAGTTGGCTAAATTAAACGCCAAAGCAGACGAACACAAAGAAAAAGATGAAAACTTACCTGTAGATATTAAAATGAAACTAAATCAAGTACGTAACGCAATTCAGGCTAAAAGAAAATCAAAAGTTGAAGAAGATGTTAATGAAGATTTACGAGAGTCGTTCATCAAACAAAAAAATAAAATAACAGAAATGTTTAACAGAATACAAAAATACTAAAAAATAGGTCCCATTTGGGACCTTTTTTATTTCATATATTTCTTTTTGTAAATTTGTAGATATTTCTTATAAAAATAAAATTATTATGGAAGTAAAAGAAATTGTGGACGTATTCGTTCACGAAAATGTTGTTGAGGTTCATTTCAGGATGGTAAATGATGAAGAAGACACAATCAGGGTAGATGAGTTTGAATTCGATATTTTTGATGAGTATGGATATCCGGTATTGTCGGATGAGCAAACAATTTTGGAATATGATGATGAGAACGATTCTTTTGATTTAGATTTTTTAGATATTGAGGTCAATGAAAGTGAATTGGTTTCATTTATGAATGAATATTATATGGTAACAAATGATATTCCTAATTCAGAATTTTTTTAAGTCGTTAGTATTTATTGTTATGATAAAATTATCCATTGATGACCTTATAAGTACATTTGAACGATTGAATAATAAGTCCAGTGACAATGTGTCAGAATTGGGCGAACAGGATGCTGGTGGAGGTTCTACAGGTGGAGGTGGGGGTTCTACAGGGTATCCCGCACCTACAAAGTGGAACTCACTATATAAAATAACAAGGGGAAAGGCAAATCAAATTGGTAATACAAAATGGAAAGACACCCATACAATTACTAGAGGTCCTGCAAACACGTTATATTAACTTTTTCAAAATAAAAGATATTTATACAAAAAAGATATGAAAGATAATTTAGCAAAAGAAGCACTTAAAAGAAGTCTTCTTCTTATGAAGTACGATACGTCAAAAACCTTGACAGAAAATGAGGTTAAAACAAATAAAAGATTACTAATGGAAGGTCCTGAAGAAAGTATACGTAAAGTATTAGGTGCGTGTGCTAATAGACCCGCAAGAGAAGGAACTTTAAATGATGCCGAAATTGCGGGTGGGTTTAACCAAGCCTTTAATTACGAGACGTTAGGGTTTCTTGGAGGTACGGATGACTCTAAAGAAACTGGTTGGAGAAAATACGCTGAGATGATGAAAGTTGGTAATTTGGATGATTTGTGTAATATTAACAACAGATTTAAAGAAGCAGGGTACGGTGAATTTGCCAGTGAAATTATTGACGATTTGGATGACGAAGAAATGTCTGAATTGGTTACTGTTTTTGACATGATGAAACGTAAAACAGACAAAGAGGCTCGATTGTCTGTTGACAACACAGAACAAATGACGATTGATTTTTGGAAAAAACAGTATAGTTGTGTTTTTGTAAATGGTGATAACGTGGATAGTCAACCAAGACAAGATAGAAATAACCAAGTATATATCCTTATAAAGGGTAGTTCAGGTGATGTCTATAGATTGTATACCGAAGGTAGATTAAAGAAAGACAGTTCTACGGATGAAAAATTATTACCTGTTAGATTAAAATGTGCAAATGACGGCTCTACTGTTGTTGAATCTGTGTTGTCAAAAAAAAAACATTTAAGAGAATTTGATGATACCAAAATTAAAAATCCTAACAAACCATCACCAACACCAACAGGAGGAGGTGGTGGAGGCGGCGGAGGCGGCGGAGCGACTTATGACCAATCCGTAGCAAACCTACAACAACAACTCCTAAATTATGGTTTTTATCTCGGAACTTCAGGACCAAAAAAAGATGGTGTCGATGGTATAAGAGGTTCAAAAACAAATGCAGCACAACAAGCATTTAGTAACGGAGAAAAATGTGGTGATTACAACAAAAAGAATAACTACCCAAATCCTGCAACATGTAAAGATGGCGGTGATGGCGGAACACCAAAACCACAAGACCAAGAAATAAAAATGATAGACCCAAGTACATTCTAAAATGAAAAATAAAAGATTAATTAAAGAGCAAACCGTGTCAGGTTTAGATAAGTTTTTTTATCCTGGTTGTTTTACTGCGGGCGATGCGGATACCGACCCAACAATGGCAGCAAAAACAACAATTACTATAAACCAAGTAAAAACACCCGCTATCAAGAAAAAAAATAGCCAAGGTAAGATGGTTTATTATACCGAAAATGGTAAGGCATATACTTTAGAAAATGGAACAATGACTTACATGAGTGATTGGTCTTGTAAAGACGCCCCAGGAAAAGCAACCGCCAATCCTGCGGTTACTTATTTTAATAAATTAGGTTTAGATTTAACTCAACCTAGTGCAATAATGGATATTAATGATGCGATTCGTGAAATATCATTAGCGGTTAAAAATGGTGGAACAGGAAAAGATATTAGAAACTTTATCTACTATGTTAAACAATTAAAAAAAGACCCGACATATGCAACAGAAATAGAATCCGTTACTGAAACACCTGACGGTCCTATTGAGGCTCAATTTGAGGCTCAAATGGGTAGAAAATGGGTATTTGCTGACCCTGCGGACACTGAAATGCCAAGGTTCACCAAAAAAACAATGAAGGTTGGAAACAGTGGAATCACATATTATTCATGGAACGCCGGTCGTACTGTAACCAAGGCGGCAAGTCAATACAGTTCAACAGAGTGTTATCAGTTTTTAACTGACTATATTGATAGAGTTGACAGGGGGGAAATTTCAAACATCGATGAATTGGGTGCCGAAAAACAAACCCTATTTGCATGTTACAATCCATTTTGGTATGATAATAAGTTGAATGACGAAAATAGAACTGGCACCAGAGAATTGGGTGTAAAAGGAAAACAAAGAAGATATTTGGAAAAACTTCTACCACAATTACTGCAGTCAAGAGGTGAAACAGGTGTTGGATTTGGAGATGGAACTCAAAAAGGTAGAGCTTTACAGTACGAATCTTTAGAATCAAGACTAAGAAAGGCTCTTTTTGAAGCGGTAGATTTAAAAAAAAAGAGATTATTGAAGAAGAGATAATCAAAAATAGATTTTCTTTTCTTATTGACGAATCGGTGGATTACACCAAAAAGGGAAACTTCCATAAACTCATAGACAATTCAATTGTTGAGATGAACGATTTGAAGGGGTTTGGTTACAACGAGGAATTAATCAACGAAAACTTTTTTAGTTGGTTATCAGGACTTGTTGGAGGTACGTTAGGAGGTATTCCTGGTTCAGTTCCTCAATTAGGAAAAGAATATATTGTTGATTGGTTTTTAAAAACGTTAGGTCTTGACAAAACATCTTATTTGTCAAGTGTAATTTCAACAACAATAGGTAACATACCAATAGATGAATACGGAAGATTATTTACGGATTGTAGATTCACATCCGAAACGATTTCAAAAAGTATTGTTGAAGCATTTTTCAAACAAATGAGAGAAAAAGGAAATATGTCAGGAGTTGGTGGAGTTTTAACTGACCTTTTAAGAAACAGTGTTGCTGACACATTATTTAAAGATAAAGAAGGTGTTATTGGTAGTGTTTCTGAAGGTATAAACGATTTCATTTGCGGTAAACTAAGTTCAGTTAATTCAAAAATGGAAAACGTAAAAAAAGAAATTACCGACAAAGCAATGTCGTAATTGGTCTCAGATTAGAATCTGAGAAATAAACATAAATTGTAAAGGGGGTGTCTTTATCTAGAAAGGGTATCGAAAGATACCCTTTTTCTGTTAATTGATATTTATATTATATGTTATTAAATGAATCTAAGTGGGATGCTCCTGTGCGTAAGATGGTACGTGACCTTGTAACTATTATTAAAAAAGATGACACGGGTAGTTGGATGTTACCATCTGAAATATCAGATGAGGACGAATATTCATTTCATAACGTACCAGGATTTCAAATATATTTTGATTGGGATTACGAGTATAATTTAGAAGAACCATATTATTTAAATGGTGATTACGACAATGATACTGACACAATGAATATTGTTTTGTTTATTAATCCAAAATACTTCCCACAAACTATGTATGATATTGTTGCTGATTTAAATGATATTGTTAGGCACGAGTTAGAGCATCATTTACAAGAATGGGGATATGAAGAAGGTGAAGAAACGGGTAAAACAAATAAGTTAGGAATAAATTACTATCTTAAGAAGATGGAAATTCCTGCAGAAATTAAAGGTTTTAGACGGATTGCTAAACTTAGAAAACAACCAATAGAAAAAGTCATTACAGATTGGTTTGAAAGACATAAAAATATCCACAAGTTTTCGGAAAAACAATTAAAAAAATTAATTCCTATACTTGTGGATTACTATAACAAATACTACCCTAATTAGTACTCGGGACGGGAATCGAACCCGTACGAACCCTTCGGTCCACTGAATTTTAAGTCCAGCGCGTCTACCTATTCCGCCACCCGAGCGTAATTTTTACAATTCATATAGTTTGAGTTTGGAGGGATAACGTCACCGTCCTCAAACCCCCTTCACCAGTGATTTCTTTACGGGGTGAATTGTTATACAAATATACGACAGTTTTATTCATCAGACAAATGAAACTTTAAAATTTTCCCAAATTTCTTCAACGTCGTCATGAACGACAAATGAAAAAACAGACGGGGCAAATGGTTTCTTTTTCATTTTAAAACCAATCTCATCTACTGACTTGTTACCTTTACGCAAGTTACAACCTGAGCAACATGTTACCAAGTTGTCCCATGTGTTTTGACCTCCTTTTGAACGAGGAATAACGTGGTCAATAGTTAAATTCTTTTTGGAGCCACAATAAACACATTCAAAGTTATCCCTTTTGTATATTCGTTTCCTGTTCAGTTTAATTGGTTTAACCTGATGTCTAACATAGTTCAACAAACGAATAATAAGGGGTCTGATAAAGTCCCCAATACTTGTCAGTAACGGTTTGTCGTCTTTTTTAACTACTTCCGCCTTTCCTTTATATACTAATTTGAAACCCCGATTTAATGAGGTTACATTCAGTGGAGTATAGTCAGCGTTTAATACTAATACTTTGCTCATGTCATATATTTTTTACAAATTTATACTTTTTATGTGTAAAAAAAAAGGTCCTGATTGACAGGACCTTCTTAAAACACGTTTTTTAGGCTTTTCGGCGTTTTAAAAAGGTCATTTTATTATCATTGTATAATGAAGTGACAATTCCCATTTGGGATGCCAAAAATAACGTTTCATTAAAACACCAATGTTTCATACGTCAATAAATAGGTCTTAAAATTAAAAAAGTCAAACTTGTCATTATAAAAAGGTTTAGTTATATTTATGACATGGGAAATATGTATTGTATTGTAAAAATAATTAAAACTTTAGACGGTAAACAGCTACCTGTAATTATGTTGGACTCTTATGACGAGGTTTGGGAGTTCAGTAACCCCGATGAGGCAATTAAAATGGCTGAAATATTAACAAAAAATTCTGACTCGGGACATAAGTATTATGTAAAAAAAGTATGATAATAGATATTGTATTGATATTGGGATATACTATACTTATGATTTGGTTGGGTTCTGACGAAAAAAGGTTGGAAGATAGAAAAAATATTTTTTGATATTAGATAATACTTATTATCTTTGTTAAAGATATGGTCCCTTAGTTTAATGGATAAAACTAATGCCTTCTAAGCATTCGATGGTGGTTCGATTCCACCAGGGACTACAAAATGAACGACGACTTTGATTGGCAAGGTAAAAGAAGAGACCAAGTTGAATCTTCTTATAAAATAATCGGTTATACCGTGTTGTCGTTTTTGTGTCTTGGTTTGATATATTTTCTATTCAAACTATAACCCTTATTTGTATATTTATTATGTATGAAATTGCTCTACGAAGGTAGGAAGGAAAATGTATTTAACAAATACAGAAAAAAAATTGAAAAAGAACGAAAGTTAAACTCAAAGGTAGAGGAAACTTCTTTTTATGACCTATTGGTTGATGAAAATTTTATGCGTGAAACCGATTATGCGTACTTGGATGATTTGTTGGCGTTATATTATAAAACAAATGCATTTACCGACTATGACAATATATACGATGTTGAACCAAATTCTTGGGATAGTGCCAACGATTTAATTAATTATAATGTTGGTCTTATACAAATGTTAATACCAAATTTGAGGTTTTTTCATCAAAATAAAGATAGGTTTGAAAATAGACAAATAAGAAACTACCATAATTTTGCCGAGTTCATGGATGTTGCCAGTAATCTGATGAACACACCAAGTAAAAAACAAGAGAAAAAATCATTAAAAAGTGGTAGTGTTAACATTTATAATTCAGATGACGTTAGTGTTGTAAAACCAATGACCCATGAATCGTCTTGTTATTATGGTAGTGGTACCAAGTGGTGTACCGCATCCAAAACATCATCTACCCATTTTGATAGATATTCCAAGATGGGTAATCTGTATTATGTTTTTCTAAAAAGGTACGAAAACAACAACAAATATTATAAAGTAGCTATTCAAACGTATTTTGATTCTCCTTTTGATGGTGCGGTTTTTTGGAATGCTGAGGATAATACTATGACCAAGAACGAAGAAGAATTATTCAAAATGGTTATACCTCAAGACGCGATGACCGCAATTAAAAATGATTTTGAAAGAACAAGACCAAATTTGATTAGCAAAATTTATGAAAAAATACAAAAATTACCTGACAATAGTGGTGAATCGGCTATAATTACCACATACAACACATCAAAAGGTAGAGGTAAAATCATTATGACCATGTCAGGTTTTGATTGGGACATGGAAGATTCCGTTGAAGGAGAACAACCAATTATTTTTGGAACTTCAAGAATGCAAATTATTGATTCAAACGATAAAAAGGGAAATAAAGTTTTGGATTCGGTCTATCTAATGATATCAATTTATCAAACAACCTCTCAATATTATACAACAACAGTTACTGTGGATATGTTTATTGATAGTGATTTATCAGTTCAAATGGAAAAAGATTATTTTGATTATTGGAATAATGAAAAAAGTGTGAGATTTGACGTAACATCTTTGGATTTAGTTGGAAGAATAATAAGAAATATTCAGCTAAGTGTAATAAATGAATATCGAAAGGCTTATTACGCAGAAAACACAAAAAATCTTGTAGATTATTTACTTAACACATACAATTACGAATACGCCAACTTTGGTCATGGTTATACTTTACAAAAAGGTGGAAAACTTACCAAAAGGTTTGTTGAATATATGAAAAACAAGGGGGATGAGGAAGTGGTAACTAAAGTTCAGGTTCTACAAGATTTGGGAATACTTAAAAAATCTGAAGATGGTAAAACTTGGTTTAACTCAGCGGGTCGACCAATATCAATACAAGGATATTATTCGTCATTTTTCTCCGCAATGAATGCGTCAGGTATTACAAAGAGAGCCACAAAATCAGGATTTACAAAAGGTCCTAAGTTTGAAAAATATTTGAAAAAATATGATTTGTAATTATACTTAAACCATGGCGCATCCTGAAGTACATGCCAAATCATCTGTTAGAAAGTTTGGTGGAAAGTTTGAAGATTATTTACATATTCACAATTGGTTTGACGAAACAAAGGGTTGGGTTGGTCATTCTCATCACAGGTGTTTTAGACACCATTCAGAAGGAATTTTTGAATGTGAAAAGATATTTGGACAATCGTTTGTAAACTCTGACGGTAAAACCGTTTATACAAGATACGTTGGAGAACAACACGTAAAAGAAGATTGTAACAACTACATACCAACGGCAAAAGAATGGGTTGACGCTTTCCATGAACAAAAAAAACCTTCGTGGATGATGAAAACAATGAAAATCGAATTAGAAGATTGATATTTATTATTTATGGATGATAAAACAAAAAAAATATTAGAGCTGGCGGCAAAATTTATAGAAAACCGTGGTTGCGTTTGGGCTGAGTTTGATTTAGATTCGTGGAATTATAGACCATGGGGCGAACCAAGAAGATTTCAATGTAGTACAGATGGACAAAACAAAGGTGGTTACCTAAATCTACCATTTGATATTTCAAACGTATTGACAGAACTTTGCGAAGAAAACGCATCTGAAATCGCAGAAGAATATGAGGGTTATGACGGGTATTTTAGTATTAGCTCTCTTGAATGTAAATTTATACCATCAGAAAGAACACTAAGATTTATTGGTATTTATCAAGGATACGGTGAAGGTGCTGAAGTGGTCGTAGACAAGGAAATTGATAGTGAAATTTTAGAAAAATTAAAAGAAAGAGGGATTTTAAAAGCCACCGTAGAATTTCATGGTGGTGGCGATAGCGGATATTTTGAAAATTTATATGGTGAAGGTGAAGACCAAAAAGATATACCTCCTGACAGCATCCATCCTGATTTTGACGGTTTTTTAGAGAGAGTTCTTGATAATTATGGTGATTGGTACAATAATGAAGGTGCTAATGGAAATATAGTAATTGATACTGAAGAGGGTATGGCAACGGCTCACGTATATCCCCAAGAAGAAATTTATGAAGATGTTCCACTTTTTTCTGTGACTTATTAAAATTATTTCATTACCTTTGTGAAATGAAGGTAATTTTTTTGGATAACGATGGTGTAATCTGTCTTGCCAACAATTGGGGTTCTAGATACAAAAAACAACGTAAGGCAAACATTCGTAGAATATTTTCTTCTACACCTGAAATGCCCGTAGAGTTTCGATTTGACAATTTTGACAAAAAGGCAATCAAAGTATTAAATGAAATCATCCAACTCACCGATGCTGAAATTATCGTATCTTCTGATTGGAGGTATCACGCATCCGTTGAAGAATTGGGTGATTATTACACATCACAAGGGATTTTAAAAAGACCAATTGCGGTTACAAGTAGAACTCAAGACATTGACCCAGAACTTTGGAACAGACATTTTAGTTACTACTCAAAATTAGAAGAAGAAAGAGCGTTTGAAATCAGACACACTTTAGGACTGTATCCATCAATCACCAAATGGGTTGCCATTGACGATTTGTTTATGGGAACACACTTAAAATCACGAGGATATACCATAGAACAGGATTGGGGTTTGAGTAATTTTGTTCATACTCCCAAATCAAGGGAAGGAATCAAACAATCGGGAATCAAAGAAAAAGTACTTAATTTTTTAATGAAATGATAAAAAAATTTAAAACAAGATGGGGTAAAATTAATTTTGTCCTACGTCACATATGGGAAAAAGGTGATTGGGTGGAAAATTATGAAAAACACCAAATGAGAAAAGAAATCAGATTAGGTGTTTGGGTTAGAACTTACATTGCCGTTGGGAATAAAAAGGGACCTGTAAAAGTTGTTTTCAGTAAAAACAATCATGTTAGGGGTTATATGGTTGGAATTAACCTAATTGTTTGTAACATGTGGGTTGATATTAGCGGACCAACATTTGGAATGTAAGTTGACAAATTTAAAATTATTTATTAATCTTGTTTAGACAAATATGACTATGAAAAAAATGATTATAGACGCATCCCACTCAGAAGTGGGATTTAAGGTGAAACACCTTATGATTTCTTCAGTAAAAGGTATCTTTGGAAAATTCTCAGGAAGTGCTGAAGGCGATGTTGCTCAAAACATAAACATTAACTTTTCGTTGGAAACCGCATCGGTTTCAACAAACGATGAAGGACGAGACGGACATTTAAAAGGTACGGATTTCTTTGACGTTGAAAACTATCCAACGATTGATTTTGTTGCTCAAGGTGCGAATCCTAGCAACGGTGTAATTGCCGGTAACTTAACAATCAAAGGAGTTACCAAAGAGGTTATGTTCTCTTGTGATTACAATGGTTTTGGTGTTGACCCTTGGGGTAATAAAAAACATGGATTTGAGGTTAGAGGAAAAATTAACCGTTCTGATTTTGGTTTGACTTGGAACGCTCCTTTGGAAGCTGGTGGAGTTTTGGTAAGTGATGAGGTTAAATTGACCGCAGACTTACAACTTATTGAAGTTGCGGAATAATTCAAACATGTCCGAAAAACTAACCCCGACTGTAAAAGGTTGGGGTTTTTTATTGGACATTATTATTAAAATGTCCGATATTTATTATCAATGAAGGATTTAATCAAAAAATTATTACGAGAAGCCGTTGGTGTTCCCGCAAACATTGACGTTGCCGCTGAAAATCTATACAACGCCCTTATATCAAAAGCCAAAAACGCCACCCCCGAAGAATTAGAAAAAGGTTTTGTCTTTCTAAATCGTTCAGGAAAATATAATATCGCCGATTTTAAACCAAAAAAAATAATATTAAGTGTTCGTTTTGGTGAATTTCCTTTAGACAATAACGATAACCTAACAGGACCCGTAGTGCCTGGTATGCAAAATTATTTAGATGCGAAAGTAACCGAAAAATTTAAAATTACAAACATAGATACCGACCAAATTAAATTAAAAATTACTTTTGCGGTTCCTGAAGGTTTTGGTAATATCCAAGGTTCGGATTTTGTGAACACTCTGATAAAAGATAAAGCAACACTTTTACCTTCTTTGGCTCACGAATTAATGCACGCTTATAACAACACAAAATATAAAGGTGAAGATATTGGTGCAAGAGCCGAATACGGACAAAAGTCAAATTTAAGAGTTGGGTTAAGACCTATGGACCATTTTATATATGGTCTTTACTTGATTCACAACATTGAAAATATTGTTAGACCAACAGAGGTGTTTACTAGTTTAAAAGGAACTGATAAAAAAGAATTTCTAAAAAATTTTCAAAATTTAAAAATTGTTAAAGAATTGATGGAATACAGAAATTATAGTTTGGAAGATTTAAAAAATGGGTTAAAGTCCAATATTAAATCTGTTAATGCGTTTTTAAAGGGGGTTAAAAATTACCCAACTAAACCAAAGACAGATGATGAAAAAGTAAATGCGGTGTTAGATATTGTTCATAATATGTTTATAAGCAATGTTTCTTCTGAAATAAAAAGAATGCAAAGAATGGGACAAGCCGCAGCGGCTCAAAACCCGTTTGACATTTTCAGAGCGATGTTTTCAGGATTGGGAATAACTAGCGATGATTTTGAAAAAATCAGAAAAAGGTCGTTGAAATTTGGTGACGATTATGAAAGTTGGTATAAATATGAAATAAAAAAAATGAATAAGGCGGCGGATGAAGTTATTAGAAAAGTATCCAAAGTTTATTCATTAATGGGTGAAGAGAAAAAAATACAAACCTTTGAAATATTTGACCCATCAAGTTTTGAGATGGACCAACTTTATAGAAAATTAAAAAAACGCTCAAATATTGAGATAAAGAAATAATTTTTTATTATACTTGCAACATGAAACCTTATTTATTTTGGATTGTAATATACCTCACCAAGTCAGGTGAGAAGAAATGGATGTACGTCAAAACCGAAGACGATACAAAAAAAGAAGATGTATCCAACTTGTTCCCATACAAGTGGGTTAAAACCAACGTTGAAAAATTTGTTGATACGATTGAATGCGACTTCCAAGATGAAGTTGAATGGGACTTGGCGGACGATGAAAATTGGGAAATGGATTTTTTTTCTGAAAATAATTTGTCTTCTGAATAATCTTTTGTATCTTTGTATCATATTTAATAGGAAAGGAAAAAATAAAATGACACTCGTACACAAACATATGGTCAAGAATATGATTCAATTCTGTCAGAATTGGTATATTCGCTTGTCCGTGAGTTCGGGTGTTGTTTCGTAACAACCAAAGCCTATAAAAAGGAAACCCGAACTCACAAGGTTCGGGTTTTTTTTGTTCTTTGACATATTGGTAGCAAAATTGGACAGGTAGCTCAGGTGGTAGAGCACTGGACTGAAAATCCAGGTGTCGCGGGTTCAACTCCCGCCCTGTCCACAAATTGATTACTTTTTCTTCAGGTATATTGACCAGAATACACCTGCCAAAGTCATCGATGCGCCTATAACTTCAGCTAAACTTGATTCGTCAATGTAACCCTTGGAAACTAAGATACCACCAATAAAGGTTAATCCGTGTCTCACAATTCCTTGTACTTGTTCTTTTGTCATCATGTTTTAATTATTTAATGAGGTTTATTTCTATATAAATATCTTGGGATATAGCTCAGTTGGTTTAGAGCATTTGTCTGATACGCAAAAGGTCACCGGTTCAAGTCCGGTTATCCCAACCATAAATTACCCCCTCGTCTAACGGCAGGACAAGTGGTTTTGGTCCACTTAATCGAGGTTCGAATCCTTGGGGGGTAACAACATGACTTCGTAGCTCAATTGGTTTAGAGCACCTCACTTTTAATGAGGGGGTTTCGGGTTCGAGTCCCGACGGGGTCACAAAAGGTTGATTGGGGAAAGATTAACGATGGTGGTAACATTAGAAACAGTCGTTAATTCGGAGGGGTATAGGCTGAAACGGTCTTCAAAACGAAGTAATGCCAATCACAAAAACAGATGTCCACAGACCCATCTTTTGTTTTCCTTAATTCCCACCTTAGCTCAGTTGGTTAGAGCACCTGCCTTACATGCAGGGGGTCGTTGGTTCGAGTCCAACAGGAGGGACAAAATGCCAGTATCGCATAGCGGCAATTGCACTTGACTGTAAATCAAGCCTCTTTTGAGTTCGTAGGTTCGAGTCCTACTGCTGGCACAAAACTTATAATCCTCCAAAACTCGATTTTTTTATTAGTTTTGGAGAGTTATATAATATAAGTCCATGTGCCTGAGTGGTTCAAAGGGACGGTCTGCAAAACCGTTATTCGTCAGTTCGAATCTGACCGTGGACTCTGTGGTTGTAGCTCAGTTGGTTTAGAGCGTTGGTTTGTGGCACCAAAGGTCGTGGGTTCAAGTCCCATCAATCACCCCAAATGGTTCCTTAGCTCAATGGATTAGAGCGTTTCGCTACGGACGAAAAGGTTGGGGGTTCGAATCCCTCAGGAATCACAAATACGTAAGTGTGGTGAAATGGTATCATCACGGTCTCCAAAACCGTTGTTGGGGGTTCGAATCCCTCCACTTGCGCAAATGGCGAGGTAGCTCAATTGGTCAGAGCATCTGTTTCATACGCAGAAGGTTGTCGGTTCGATTCCGACCCTCGCTACTTATTTAGAAAAATGAAAAAACATTAAAAGTGTTGCAAAGAAATTGAATATACTACTAACAACAACATAGTCACCTCTTGTTCTACGTACAACTCTTTCTAATTGGTATGAATTTGGGTCTAATTCCCACCTGTTTGTGGAATCAACCCAATTGTAGATTAAGTAATTTTCATCAGGAACCGCAAGGGCTGTTTTATGTGCGGGTACTTTTAACGAATCAACCACAACAATTTTAGTTGTGTCTATTATTGTATAACGACAAATTACAGTATCTGATTTTCTTTTAATTTTTGACAATGAATCAATTTCTGATTGTTGTTGTTTTATTTTGTTTCTCTGTGATGCCAAAGTTTCATTAACTTTAACCGCTTGAGATTTTAACATTATAACAACGGTATCTTTTTTTCTTACTTCTTGGAATGGGTATTCAGTTTGCGCTGTCAAGTGCGAAAACAAACCTATTAGGGTCATCGTTAAAAGTAGTTTTTTCATTAGAATCTTTTGATAGTTGGTTTAGTTTTTCTTCAGACAGTTTCAATTTTGTTTTTAATTGATTAATGTTTGATGATATTTGATTCACGGAATTGTTCTTTGCTTTTTCCGCATTTGCAAATGCCGTACTTGCCGCTCTCATGTTTTTATTGCTATTTTTTGACAATAACTCAATTTCATCAACTTTTGATTGAGGTTCACTATTCAAGTTAGGTATCATATCAACAAACATGAAAAGAGCTGCGACTGCGATTATTTTTGATAAGTGGTTCATTTTGGGATTTTTCCTAACGTTGTTAATACCTCAATGTAAGAGTTGGCACTTGCCAAAGAACTATCCGATTTTTTCCAACCGTGATAAGTAAATTCTTTTTGAGATTCCAATTGTTCGATTTTCTTATCTTTTAATTCTATTTGCTTTTCATAGTTTCTTTTGTTGTCTTGCCATAAATAAACCATTCCGATTAATAATAAAAATTGAACCGCTTTCCAAGGGTCTTTAGAAAACTGTTCAAATGAAATTGGAAGTGGACCTGGCACTTTTGCGTTTGTGATTTTTTTTGTTGTTCTAGGTTTTTTCGTAGTTTCACTCATTTTAAATTTATTTATATATGATAAATATTCATTTACTATTGACTTTGTATTTTAATTTGGTTATAATCGGTTTTTTTTTAAAAAAATTTGGCGGATAAAAATATTCGCATTACCTTTGTGACATGGATAAAAAATTTATTTCATCTTCTGAAGCTATCAAAGGTTGTTCTGATTCGGTAATTGCCAAATCTGAAAGAAATGACTGTGTTGTTAGAGCAATTGCATCGGCGTATGATATGCATTATGATGCCGCACATCAATTGGTTAAAGAAAAATTTCACAGACAAAACGGTAAAGGTACTCGTGGGTTTATTTACGGTATGAATATGGCGTCCAAAAATGGTGAAAAAATTAACGGTAAATCTGTTGAAATTATTACTGAGGAACACAATACCATGTTGTACTATGTAACTGTAAAAGGTAGAAAGACTCTTAGAAAAACTACAACAGGTCACTTTATGAAAAAATATTCAACCGGTGCGTACATTGTCACTGTTAGAGGACATGCCTTTACCATTAAAGACGGTGTCATTATTGGAAATTTTGACGACGGCAAAAAATTAAAAAAACATATCGAAGCGGCTTGGAAAATTGGGTAATATTTTTTAAGTTTGTTAAACAAAATACCGAAGTGGTGTAATGGTAGCCACGTTAGTCTTAGGAACTAATGTCGAAAGACGTGTGGGTTCGAGTCCCTCCTTCGGTACAAATATCAGTGTGGCGTAACGGTAGCCGCGGTCGTCTCAAAAGCGACTCTCAAAAGAGGTGTAGGTTCGATTCCTACCACTGATACAAATGGAAAACATAAAAGTATTAACTGATGAAGAAAAATTGACTTTTATTACCAAAAATGAATATGAGATAGTAAAGGCAATCATCAATGGTCATAAAGCAACAGAAAACGACCAATTTGAAGAGCAAAGAAAGTTGATTAAACAATATAGGGAAGAATTGGGTTTAATAAAACCAAGATAAACTCCTCGATAGCTCAGCGGTAGAGCACTCGGCTGTTAACCGAGCGGTCCCAAGTTCGAATCTTGGTCGGGGAGCAAAGTGGAAGATTAAGACACAGAAACAACACCAAGTCAGTGGAGGGGAAACCCATAGAAGCGTTATAACACTTGGTGAGTAAACAGATACTTTTCACTTGTTAATCAGATGGGCGTAATGAGGGAAGGTCCCGAGTCCTGAAAACACCACGGTCCATAATCATTTGGATGCGAGACGTTGTAAGGTTGTCTAATCCGTCCATGAACGGTATCCGGTTCGAGTCCGGCTCTGATTACAAATAATGGTAACAATAAGTAGGTGGAAAGCGCCGGGAGAGCGGTTTCTTAAGGGTACACACTAAGGACAGGTTGACATTCTTAAATGTATTGTCGTAAATCCCATCTCTCTAATGGTGTGTGAAGTTTAAATACGGGATTCCTGAAAAATTTCCACCACCATTATTTTTTTATTGTATCTTTGCACCATGGAAACACAAAATAAAGATTGGAAACAGGGTATGTCAAATGGACATATCGCCCAAATTGTTCGCAGGAAGAATGTTGTCCGTATTGTGCAATCAAAGAAAGTGTATAACAGAAAAAAAATTAAAAATAATTTATCGGAATATTAAAATTTTTGTCTTATCTTTGTATCATGATTTAGGGGGGACGGTAAGTGGTTAGTTGGATACCGTCCCCCAGTCAAATTAGTTCTTTGAAAAAAATAAAATCACGGGTGGCTCCCTTAATAGTTAAGGCTGACCTTAAGCATCCACCGAAAGGTATACAGGGGGCGAAAGTGATTTAAAGATATTGATAGTGGTTTTCCCCACTCAACGGATGTCGACAATCCAGAGTGGAATCGGAATTCAGCACCCTCAGCCGAGGCCTTGTAAAACTATAATTAAGCTGTTAAGATTGGGACGAGACGGGTATCCCATCACTATCAAAAATATTTAGTCAGGTGGCGGAATGGTAGACGCAAGGATAAGTGGTGAGGTGAGGCGGGTAATCCACCGTAGATACCATATCCACGATTACAGGTTCAACTCCTGTCCTGACTACAAATTAAAAAAAAACAATATGTATTTAATAATAAAATTAGACGGTAGCAAAACTTACATGAATGAAAGAATCATTATGAAAATAGAAGTTAATGAAGATGGTACTTTTACGCTATACCATTTTAATGATTCACGAGTTCAAATTAAAGCCTTTAGTAAAATATAAAATATAGTCAGGTGGCGAAATTGGTAAACGCAGTGTATGGGTCGCAACCATTGGGAGTACTCGTTCCAACAGACAAACGAGGTGTACAGGTTCGAATCCTGTTCTGACTACAAAGAGGAAAAAAACCGAGTGTAGCGGCCTCAAGGGACTGCAGCCCTACTACACTCCATAGCCGAGTGGTGTAAGTGGGAATGAATACCACCTTGGGAAACATCTCTATTTTAGATAGGGGGACACGGGTTCGAATCCCGTCTTGGCTACCAATATGAAATACGTATTTAGAGGACATGTTGTGTTTGAATATAAACCAAATGAGGAAGACCGAAAAAAAGGTGTTGTAGAACAACATCAAATAAATGATGTTATACCCGCATATGATTATTGTAGGTTTATTCCTGATGATTACCGAATGATTGGAGAATTTTTTACAACCGCATATAGACATATTCAAGGAGAAGACGTAAATTTGGAAGATATTGAAGTTTACTAATATGAAACACTCTATTTTAATTTGGATTGGTATTCCTTGGCTTTTAGCTATGTGTATTTACATATCGTCTTTAAGGGCGTTTACTCACACAGAAATTAAGGACACTACAACCATCCCCGTAAAACAATTTGTGGACACAGTTGTTGATGTAAATGGACTATATGCTTTATTTATCGGTGATTCACATACGGCAAATCACGAAAGTGGTTGGCAAACTGTTTTGTGTGAATCTACAGGAATGAAAATGAATAATATTTCCATAGGTGGTAAAACAACGTATTGGATGCAAATAACCGCAAAAACTAATGTGACATCACACTACGATTATTGTTTCATTTATGGTGGTGCAAATGACATGTATTCACAAGGTATTAAACCTGAAACCGCATTACATAACGTTCAAAAAATCGTTGATTTGTGTAATCGTATGAAAGTTCATGCCGTGGTTATTACAGGGTTTGACCCCGTAAAATGCACAAGAACAAATAACCCACAATACCCATCAAGGTATTCCAAATTACAAGAGTTATTTATGGACTCAATCAAAGGTGCGGATGTTATTGACACAAGAGTTGTGGATAGAAAAGATTGTTGGGATAACCTTTGTCATATGGCTCCATCAGGACACAAGAAAATTGCGGATAAAATTATTTTGGACATGAAATTTAAAAGAAAATGAAAAAACTAATTTTCGTATTGCTCCTATTTCCAATCTTATGCTTTAGTCAACCAAGAATTTGTTGGGGAGGAACTGCGGGATATTCTACGGTTCCAACACAGGAGGTTTTTGTTTGGGGAACATTTGTAAATTACGAATTTAATAAAAAGAATTTAGTGACTCCTTTACTTGGTATTGGAATTGTAAGTTGGAATAGTCCGACAGTAAATCAAAGATACTTTATTCCTCAGGCACAAGTTGGCGTGGCAACAAAAGACGGGTTAGTGTGTTTTTTTGGTATGACAGAAAAAAAAGAAGCCTCATTCGGGGTTGGGTTTTATACAGGATATCAACAATTTAGAATAGAATATAGTGAAACATCAAAAACAATAATGTTTGGCACTGGTTACATATTGAAATAATTATAAAGATGGAATATACATTAAAAGGTTATGGTTGGTCCATGGAAGCCGTGGGTAAAGCAATCACAGATGAACAGATTGAAATCATTAAGAAAAAATTAGAAGAAGAAGGTAATCCTGAACTTTGGACAATCCGACACGATTTTGACGAATTGCTCGGAATTGATATATGGGATGGCGATTTATTTCACATATCAAAACCTTTGGATAATGGTACTGCTCGTTTTGAATTAGTCGGTACAGACGATAAGGTCATTTTTGAGTTTGGTATTGAAGACGTATCAAGCATTTATGCCATTATGGACAACTACGATGAAATATATGGATTAGAAGAACAAGACGCATATCCAAAACCTAGTGGTCCAAAACACGTATATTTGTCTATTGACGAAAGTAAGGGTGGTTTGATGAGTTGGGTTTTTGAATCAGATGAAGAACCAAAAATTGAAGATTTCCATTTTTCTACAGGATGCGTGGCAACACCTAAAGGTGATTGGGACTATCTTGATAAGGTTTTCTTTAAGGGTCAACCAATTGAAGTTTACGATTGGCTTGATAATTGGGGTAAAGGTGCGACTATCGAGATTTACTCTTGGGATGACCAAGACGGTGATTACTCAACAATTTCTTAATCAAAAATTTTGTTTCATTTTCACTTAGATTTGTAACAAAATTTTTGATACTTTCTTGTTGGACTTCGCCAATCTCCCACACTTCATCAACATCTTCATCATTAACATCACTATCGTGATAATCGGTATCAACCAAATCACCGTAGTCATCTATGTATCCTTCACTTATTAGATAAAGTAGATTTGCCTCTAATTGAGTTGAATCCATAAAATAACCGTCAATTTCTTGTTCATAATATTTTGTGGACCATTCAGATTCATCTCTTTTGATGCGAGCGCCAAATGTTTTTTTAACAGGTACTTTCATGCTGTCTACCGTTAATGTGTCATCTTCTAAACGTTCTTTGTTTTCCGCCATCATGTTGTACCAAAAAAACATATCATCCATGTCTTCAGAGTTGGCATTTATTAACTTACCTCGTTTTTGTAAAAAATAATCAAAATCAGATTCACCCAAATCCCCATAAAAATCATCAACACTGGCATCCCCGTAGTCTTTTTTCCAAAGATTGAATAAGGTTTTTAATTCTCTAAATAATTGTTCTTTATTCATTACGCAGTTGTTGCAATATCAAATTTTGGATTCATAGCCAATGCGGCTTTTCTTGACCAATCTGACCTTCTATTTCCGGCGTTTATATCTGTAAAATAAATTGTTGCTGATTCTTTATCTTTAAAATCAGGTAATTTTTTTGGGTCTTTACCATTCAAGAAAAATGAGATGGCAACTTTTGCAGATATTTCCGGTTTTTCCAATAATTCAGGATTGTTTTCCAAATCCACGCCCGCTAATTTACCGTAGTGTCTATAATTTGCTCTTCCGGTAATTCCATTTAAACCACGCCCAACATATTTCCACCCATCACCTGGTTGAGTATTTCCCAATGGAACACCCGAATCCTTACCGTACACACAATCAAAAAACTTTGGGTCATCACATTTTAAAGATTTGCACTTGGTCCCTCTAGCACCAAAAATACTAACAATTCTACTATCACTTGTGGTACAATAACCAAATTCTTTAACAGCAACAAATCCTGATTCTTTACCAATAACAGATAAAATACCAATCTGTGCATATGGGTTTGTAATACCCATTTTTTCCATTTCTTGGATAGTCATATCGACCATTTTTGCGGCTTGACCTGAATAACTGTGTTTAATTTTTCCTGTTATTTTATTTTTTCCGATTGATTCGTTTTCTTTTGTTGATGGTGATGTTCCTCCACTATTGTTAGAAAATCCAAACATTTTTTTCGCCATACCCAACAAACTATCTTCAGGTTGTTCGTTGACACTCATGAGTTCTCTAACTCTATTTACTTCTTCAATAAGATTTTGTCTCATAACAATAAATAGCTTGTTTGTTTAAAAAATATTCAATACCTTTGTATTATGATGCCACCAAAATATCTACAAGACCTACTTGAAATGTATGACAAGAATCTAACAATGTTCGTAGGCGACGTACCTGTTTTGTTTTTCACCACCACAATTGTACGTGAGGAAGAAGAACCAACAAAAGCACCAAAAGATAATATTTTACAATGTTCAGCGGGATAACTTGACGCTTTTTTAAAATTGGATATATTTATATCAAAACAAATTAAAACTTTCAATGAAAACCATTTTCATATTCGGGACACCAGCAACAGAGGGTGATACTTCCAAAGTGGAGATGGGATAATATTGTCTTTAAGACCTTAAGAAAACCCATCTCAAAAAGATGGGTTTTTTTTTGGTTTAATTTGGCAAATCAAAAATAAAGTTGTAATTTTGTATCGTTGTTGAAAGAAACATCTGAAACAACAAAGTTCTTTGACATATTGGAAAAACACATGGCCCCTTCGTCTATCGGCTAGGACATATCCCTTTCACGGATAAAAGACGGGTTCGATTCCCGTAGGGGCTACAAAACATCTCCGTAACTGTTAAAACGGTGAGTGGGTAAATGATGGTTGATTGGTCTGACACTACTTATACTAGTTTGTAGAGAAAAGTCAGAGCACTAAACAAGTAATTTACAAGATGGGTTCGATTCCCATCGGAGATTCAAAATGCCACCATAGCTTTAATTGGTAGAGCACCTGACTTGTAATCAGGGGGTTGGCGGTTCGAATCCGTCTGGTGGCTCAAACTCAAGGAGTAATTAACCTTGAACTGTCAGGTTCGAAACTGACGATTGATTATGGTGTAATAGGGCACACTGGCCTTAGTTGCTTCTTAACAGAAGTGGACGGGGCTGGGGATTGGGTTCGATTCCCTTTAATCAGCAAATGACCCCACAATTAACAGTAGTACTCGACTGTTATGGTGTGTGAACCCGACTTGAAGTCTTCGGGGCTATGGGGGATAGATACACTTGACGTGAAATTTGTATAACCTCTTATAAACGGGGTTAACCGACATGGGGAAGTTCAGTCGGGTACATCGGGAACAAGTATGACTGAGTCCCCCATTATGGATTAAGGGGGTTAGGGGCTTTAATTAGTCGTAATACAATCCACAAGTTGTAGAAACACTGGACAATTCTACAATATACACTCTTCTTCCGAGTGAGACCAGACACGTAACTATGTGGTAGGGTGAAGATGTCCTGAGGGTAATATCGTTGTTAATTGTAAGGCTTATGGTCCGAAAGGATAAGTTGAAACCCAAAGGCACAACGGTATGATAGTACAGACCTACCTTGGATGGTTACTATGTTCTGACGAATCTTGGAAATATAGGTAGGGATATTAATTCGCCAACTATTAAAACTTAAAGGTGTTCCTATAATGGCGTAGGGATGATTCAACACCTTTTTTACATCGCGGGATGGACTGGAGATGGTACCAGCTGAGTCTCATAAGCTCAATCACGGGGGTTCGAATCCCTCTCCCGCTACCAAATCGTGGATTGGTGTAATGGTAACATATTGGGCTCATAACCCAAAGTTCCGAGTTCGAGTCTCGGGTCCGCAACTAAATGCCGGAGGACTCCCATGATAGTCCCATGGGTCCGGCTCCATGCGGGTGTCGTATAAAGGCTATTACTTCAGCCTTCCAAGCTGAAGATGGGAGTTCGATTCTCCCCACCCGCTCAAAAGCGAGAGTGGCTCAGTTGGTAGAGCATGACCTTGCCAAGGTCAGGGTCGCCAGTTCGAACCTGGTCTCTCGCTCGAATGTGAATCTTAAAAAGGGCACTTCCGTCTCGTTGAGCGGCACGCTGAGCCCGGATTCACATATCACGGTCTCATAGTTAATCGGCTATAATATCGCCCTGTCACGGCGAAGTGCCGGGTTCGATTCCCGGTGGGACCGCAAAATTCAGTCAGGGTCGAGCCACGTTGTGCCACGACTGAATGATAGGTAAGGAAGGACAAGAGGTGGCCGTGACTACTCCTTACCGTTAATTTATGTATTTATTGGTATGTTTAAACGACTACTAAAATACTTGGAATCAATAGAACAACACAGAATGAACGCCATTATTTTTGGTGGAAAAGGGTTGTTGTAGTTGGGCTGTTAGCTCAGATGGCTAGAGCACCTGCCTTGCACGCAGGGGGTCGAGAGTTCGAGTCTCTCACGGTCCACAAGATGAGTTTCCCTACACCTTTGGGTTAGTAACTAGTTAAAGGGGGACAAAAGTGGTATACAAGTCCACGACTCATCCACTTCGGGATGTTGGGGAGCCCGGTCACCCCGCCTGCTTTGGGAGCAGGAGAACTCGCAGGTTCGAATCCTGCCATCCCGACAAAATTTTTTCAATATGTCAAAAACTTTTCTTATCTTTGTAATATGAAACAAAAAATTAATAAACTCGGTGCTTTGGTATCTGTAATGATATGGTTTGTTCTTATAACCATCTTAGGTATCTTTTTGACTTCTTGTGGTAAGCCAAAGAACAGGATTGAAAAAGGTGATATTGTTCAGAAGTGTCAGATTGATTCTATTAATGTTTTACCACAGCATTCAACAATCGAACCTGACAGGAAGTGTGAATATTTTACAAGTTGTGGAAGTAGAATTGTGTCACATGAAGGCGCTTTCAGGGTTGGTGATACTGTGACTTACGTATATAAGAAATCTAATAGTCAGAAAAACTGATTAACTTTTTTATACGGTTCATAGATTCTGTCATACCGTCTTGGTAATCATATTTTCCAACATAAACGTCAGGATATTGTACGGTAATTGGATATTTTTTGCCGATTCTTTCCATAATATCATCCTGAATCGCTTCAGGACTATTCTCACTTAAATCGTCAAGTTCTGATTGAAACATACTTACTTTTTCTTCAAATTCAAAATCACCAAATTCTAAATTTGGGTAATATTTTTCAACCACTTCATCCATTTTATTTGTATTTAAATCTCCAATAGTAACTACCGTTCCGTCGGCCATTTTTACAGTGCTGTTTGGATAAATTAAAACAGAATCTAATTCTAAATCGTACGAAATTAAAATAGATGAAGTACGTATTGGTTCAATAGCATAATTCGTAACTTTATAAATTAATTTGGCGTAAGGGGTTTCTACAATTCCGGGGTTTTCAATTACCTCAGAAATAAGTTTAAAATAGTTTTTTTCACCACCGTAATATTCAACAATATAAGGTAAAAAATCTTCCAAGCCCCAACTTTCTTTCCCTATAAATCTTGAAACTTGATTTAAATTATATACATCAACACCTCTGGCATCCCAAAGTTTAAATAGTACTTTTTTTTCTTGGTCTGTTAACATATTAATAATCTGAAAAAGATATTAAATTTTTTATTCTAATTACTGACTCGTTCAGATTTCCCAAATCAAAATCAACAATTTCAACTTTTGGTATATTTGGTTTTGGTGTAGGTGATGTTTGAACAAAAAATTTTTCTCGGGCAATTTTATTTAAGTAATCACTGGCGTTTTCTTTAATAGTTTCAATTAGTTCCTTAAAATCTCCGTATATTTCTTTTTGATATTGTATATATTCTTCGCTACCAACTTCAATTTGAGGTAAATATTTTTCCATAAGTTGTTTGATTCCTAAATTTTTGATTTCCAAAACAGGAATATATGTTGTTTCCCTGTTAAGGGTTGTGAACTTAAGAGTTGAACTTGGATGTAAATAAATTTTTTTCAAATACATTTTTGTGTTTTTAGGAACGCCATTATCATAGTAGGTTTGTACTAATTGTATGTCACCTAATTTTAAAAAAATGGTACCCATTGGGTTAATTAACGAACGGTCTTTTTTTGTTTCCTTTTTATAGACACCAAACTCCTGTAATATTTTTTCTTTGTATTTTTCTAATCCGCCGTAGTAATCAAAAAATAAATCGGTATAATATTCAGGTTGTAATTTATCTTTTGTGTAATAACCCACAAAACGTAAATCGCTTTCTAACCTATTTGGGTCAAAACCTTTTTTATTCCAAATAATGGATAGGATTTTTTTCTGATTTGGTGTTAATCTAGGTTCTCTTAAACCAAAAATTTTTTTTAGGTCAAATTCGTTAATTAGAGAAATTTTATTACCCATGATTTTATAAATATTTGTTTTTTTAATTAAACTGATATATATTTGTAAGGTAATGTAATAAAGATATGGGAAAGTTCAGTTATGATGACTTTAACGAGGAAGAACAACCACGTAAAGGGTCAAGAAACGACAAAAAAGAGAGCAAGAAACCTAAACTTACAGACAAAACAAAAAAACCTAAAAAACCGAAATAACAATGTCAAACAAAGAAAAAAAACCAATTAATGCGGAAAATCTACAGAAGATTTCAAACGGAAATGAAATCCACATTAATATTGGAAAAAAATTCTTTGATATGGGTGATGTTGAGGTCATAGAAATACAAAGACCCAAAGAACCCGTCTACGGTGAAGATGAGTGGGATAATATACACGGAGATATAGTACACTTCACCTAATCAATATAGACGGGTGGCGCAATAGGTTAGCGCAGGATTCTTATACAATCAAGGTTACGGGTTCAAGTCCCGTCTCGTCTACTTCGGGCCTTTAGCTCAGTCGGTCAGAGCAGGACACTCATAATGTCAAGGTCGTAGGTTCGAACCCTACAAGGCCCACAAATTATAATTTTATTCCTTTTTTTATTGAGTTATCCATATTTATTTATTATGGATTTTACTCAGATTATTATTACCCTGTTAACTTCAATTACTTCTGTTATTGTTGCACTTATAACCGCAGGGTTTATTCGTAGAAAAGATGACAAAGCAAAGGCGGAAAAATCTAAAAAACAATTAATAGACCAAATTCAAAAAGACGAGTTGATTCACGCAACTCTAAGGGAAATAAGAAGAAAATATAACGCTGATAGAGTATTCATAACTCAGTTCCATAACGGAGGTACGTTTTATACTAATTCACCAATGCAGAAAGCGTCGGTAACATACGAAAGATGTTCAGATGGATTAAAAAGAATTGCTGACCAATTTCAGAATTATTTGGTGAGCAATCTTTCTTGGTACGCATCTAAAGTACTTAAAAACCAAGCTTTTTTTTATGACATTGATGAAGTTGTTGACGATATAATAATGAAAAGTGTTTTTAAAAATTACTCTACGTGGGCACACGCCGCGGTTCCAATAATGGATAATAATAAAAATCCCATAGCGGTACTTGCCATGGATTGGGTCATATCAGAACTACCTGTTGAGTATGTCGATGATGAAGATTTTAACGATGAGTTTACCGAAGAATTTACAAAAGACGGAAATTCCTTAAAAACATACTTAATGTGATATTTATAATATATGTCTGACATTATTGCAGGAAATTTTCAGTGGAAGTCTAACGGAGGTCCTCGTAATCACCCATCAGGTTCTTGGAAATTATCTAATGCGTGGGATTTAGAGTCCAGAGAGGGTAATGATGTGTTTTCCGCTGTTAATGGAATGGTAACCGAAAAACAAAGTCCGTCAACACCAGGTCATCTGTATGGTACATCGATAACTATAAGAGGTGAAGGTTCCTACCCAACTATTTTTTATAGTAATTTAAGTTCTGTAAATGTTAACGTAGGGTCACAAGTTAGAGTCGGTGATAAACTAGGTGAAATTGCAAACGCGCCGGCAGGTACATCCCCTTATATACACATAGCTCTACCAATTGGAAAAGATATAACATCGATTATAAGTAACAACGGTTCTTTTGTATCTCCATCTGGTTCATCTTCAGGTGTTGAGGATGCCGCGGTCGCCGCAGGAGCCGCAGGAGCGACTGCGTTGGCTAGTGGTGATGGTAAAAAAGATAATGGAGATGGTGGAAGTTTTATGGACAAATTTTATGGTACTTTAACCAAAGGTTTATTACCCTTTGGATTAGTTACGGGTGTTGCCGGTATGAAAGAAGAGGTCGAAAGAATTAAAGAACTTATGAAATAAAAAAACCCACTCAGAGTGGGTTTTTTTAATGTTGTTAATTACTGATTACTTTTTTGTTTCTTCTTTTTTTACTTCTTTAGTACACGTGTCTTTACAAGTAGAATCTTTCTTACAAGTATCAACACATTCTTTCTTCGTTGTTGTGTCTACAACGGCTTGTTCAGTTGAGTTCGAACATGAAACGAAAGTTAACATAGTAATTGTTACGAATGCGATAAATAAATTTTTCATTTTTCTTTTTATTAATTATACAAAATTAAATATATAAAAAAAAGGTAAAGTTCGCCATATTTATTGTGTATAGTAAAAATATTTATCATTTATGGAACATTTAAAAAAAATTATACACGAAAGTTTGGGACGTGTTCTCAAAGAACAAATGGCTGCCCCAATGGAGGGACAAAAACAAGCGACGCAACAACCTCAAAAATCTATTAAACCTAAAAAAGACGAAATTAAAGTTCCTGAAAATTGTTTTGGCGGACCTAAAAAACAAGCCGGTGGTTTAGTCGCTTTAATTCAAGTATTAATGAAGGATAGTGATAGAAACGGTGAAAGAGCGGTTGAGGAAATTAAAAGATTCTCAGAAGGTAAATCTAAACCTGACCCTAAAGAAGTGGTACAAATTTTAAACAAATACAACAAACAAAAATATTTGGGATACGCAGGTTGTTTCTAATTTAAAAAATATTAAAAAGAAAAGGTGGTCAATGACCACCTTTTTTTGTTTGTGGAGGTGGAGGGTATCGAACCCTCGTCCAGTCTACCTTGACTGTAAGGTACTACACGTTTAGGTTAACATTTGCTAATGTTCCAAACTTCACAATTCCCTTATTTTATAGTGGTTCGGTTTACTGAGAACTAATCCTCCACTTGTTTCTTTTAAGATAGAAACCACACCTCTAAAGGACTTATGTTCCTAGGTTAATGTCCTCCCGACCTGAGTGTTATAGCGATTAGGCTACAACTGAAGCCTCTTCACGGAACAAACCGCAAGCTGCCATGTTATTTAAAACGTTGCCGTCTAATTGGTTAAATCAGTTTTTAATGAGTTAATTCAGCTCATACGTGCACCTTACCTTCAAAAATACCTGTCAAATCCAGTCACCCCCATATTTCAAAGAACACTACAAATATACTAACACTATAAATATATTCCAAGTATTTATAAGAAACATATGAAACTTTTTTCAATACTGACCGAGTCAAAAAAATCTGACGTAAAAAAAGAATTACTGTCTAAATTTCCTGAAGCCGAAATGTATATTGACCGTGCGATTAATTCTGACCCAACAGGATTCAAATATATGGATTACATTAAACGTTCATTTATTGATTTATATCCTATTTCTAAAAGTTGGGGTAATGAAGAAAGTCTTGTTGAATATTTTGACGATATATCTTGGTTTGAAAACAATTATAAAAGATTATCTATTGATGATATTGATTCAATATATGAAGACGCTAAGGCGGACAACGCATCGCAAAAAATGTTGAGAAGCATTGTATCAATAAATCCAAACAAAATAAGGGATATTAATTCTTGGGACATTAGGACGTTAAAATATGTTAGGGATTATGTTAATTCTAAAAAAACAAGAAAACAAATGGAAAAAGAAGCCAAGGAAGGTGCTGACTTGGTTTATGAATCCCCAAACAAAAAAGTTTTAGTTTTCAAAGTTAAAACACATGCCGCCGCTTGTTACTATGGTAGAAATACCAAATGGTGTGTAACAACCGCAGGACAACCTGGTCATTTTCAAAGGGAAACCCAAGATTACGATATGTATTTTGTTGTTGATAGAACAGGTGAAAGGGAAAAATTGGCGGTACAGAAACCAAAAGACAGACGCAAATCAAACTTCTTGAAAGTATGGAATGAAAAAGACGTTGAAAAGGGTCCTAATCATTTATACGATTTGTATCCTGAAGTACATGATGTATTTGTTGGTGATTCAATGAACGAAACAATTAAGTTCTTAAAATCATTAACAACAGATAATTTGGGTAAGTACCGTTGGGATTATCCTGATGATTTAATTACTGATATGTATTTGGCGGGTTCTACTGAAGAGGGTAATTTAAGGATAATAATTGAGATTACCTTTTCAGATAAAAGTTTTTGGGAAATGTATGATATAAATGAATATGATAGTACATTAATTCAAACTGTCTATTCTCCTTACAACAGTTGGGATTTTTGGGACACATACACAATAAAAGAAGATTTTGAAGAAGGTTATTTGTGGAACTACGCAACCAACGAGCAACAAGAAGAAATATCAAGGTTATGTCAAATTTTATTTCCATCATATCTTGTACAATTAAAACAAAATACATTGGACGAAATGCCTAAGGAATTTAATCAGTTAGTAGAAAAAACTTTCCCAAGAAAAATTGATAGTATGGTCTATGAGTACACAGCATCAAAGAATAATGAAGCCGAACACAACGTTAGAGATGGATTAGAAAGTGAATATTGCGACATATTCAAAGAATATAATGGTAAGGTGATGTCTTGTTTTTATAGATACGCCTTTAATGTTAATGACCTTATCAGGTTATTAGAAGATTACAAAGGTGGTGATGTTTTTGATTCTTTAAGAGCATATGTAAATAGAGTGTCTGACGCACCATATGAAATTAGTGATTGGGCTTACCAAGGTGGGGGGTCATCTGACGAATACAATGGTATGGAAAACGAATTTGACTCTTTAATTAACGCGATGCAAGAATCGGTTGATAGTAGTGAAGATGTTGAAGACATTACCCGAAAAACAGAGGAGTACAACAACTTCAACAAATTTTTAGAAAAAAATAAAATAACTGTTGGAGATTGGAATACATTACCATCGGACAATAATTTTTCCTTTAGAATTAATACAATTGACTTTAAAGAGGGTAAGGTGGACCTTCAAATCAAATCAAACGATACGGGCAACATGAAAGAATATTTCCCCACCTACGAAGAATTTACAAGTTTATTATACAATTATCAACTTTTTAGATAATTTTTCGTATCTTTGTATTCAAATGGAAAGATTACAATTATTAAAAGACGTTCTGTCTGTACGCACTTGCACATATCAAGAAGATTATTTGGTTGAGTTTTTGAGAAATTACTTAACAGAAAAAAATTATGATTTTTTCATTGATGAGTTCAAAAACGTATATGTCACAAAAACTTCACCTGAGTTTGAAGGTCAACATTTTCCTTGTGTGGTTGCTCATACCGACACCGTACATTGGGGAATGAAATCAATTAATATCAAAGAAGAGATTAAATTGGATTACCAAAAAAGGGAAAAATTGTCATTAAAAGCATACGATGACGAAGGCAATCCATCAGGTATTGGTGGCGATGATAAAGCCGGTGTATTTGGATGTTTGAGTTGTTTGGAGGATTTACCACATATCAAAGTTGCGTTGTTTGTTTCAGAAGAAACAGGTTGTCACGGTTCAAAAATGGCTAATTCTGAATTTTTTTCTGATGTTGCCTACGCCATCCAATTTGACGGACCTGAAAATTATATGATTACCGAAGTTTGTTCAGGTATCAGATTGTTTGACCGTAATAGTTACTTCTTTGATGTTATTGATGGTGTTTTTACCGAAAAAATGGAATATCACCAATACATGATTCACCCATACACAGATGTGTCAATGCTCAAAATGAAATTTGACTTCGCATGTGTGAATATATCAATTGGGTATTACAACTACCACACCGCTCATGAATACGTTGTTTTGGACGACGTAGAACGTGGTATTGATGTTTGTAAAACAATCATTGAAAGGTTGGGTTACGAAAAACAACTTTACGAATACAAAAAACCAACTTACAATCGCCATTTCTACGTAAAAGACGAAGATGAAGATTTTGTTCAAAGGTATTTGTTCTAATTAATTATTTCGGCATATTTATTTAATTATGCCAAGATTTATTCTAACAGAACAAGAAAGAAAAAGGATTCTTGAATTATATCTAAATGAACAAGTGGCTCAAATACCATACCCAACTGGTGTTACTAAAGCCGCGGTAGACAAAATACTATCTATTTCGGCACAAAATAAAAAAGGTTTAAGAGGTTCTTATTTGGCTCCTTTACAACAACAAGAAATAGACAAAGAATTTGGTAAAGATACTTTTAAGAAATTTTTTGATGGTGGCGGTAGAGACGTTTTAGACGGAAAAAAAACATTCAAAGATAGTTCTATACCGGAAATTTTAAATTGTGTAAGATTTGATGAAAAAGATGGAGACACAATGGGAACCTATACTAACGGTAAAAAATATGTTAGAGTTTTTAATCCAAACAGTATTCAAGTTTTTTGGGAGACAGGGGCTTTTCAACAATTTGTACGTAAATCGGATAACTCTGCAGGTTCATTAACTAAAAGTGGTACATACGCATGTAACGCACAAAAGAACGATGTGGTAATTAGCGCCACCGATACAGGTGCAAATACCGGTTCAGTAAATCTTGATTGTGTAAGATTTGATGAAAAAGATGGAGACACAATGGGAACCTATACTAACGGTAAAAAATATGTTAGAGTTTTTAATCCAAACAGTATTCAAGTTTTTTGGGAGACAGGAGAATTTCAACAATTTGTGCGTAAAGCAGACAACTCCGCAGGTCCATTAACTAAAAGCGGAAAATGGTCTTGTAACGCAACAAAAGATAACGTTGTAATAGACACCAACCAAACCGGTTCTACATCAAACAAGACTGAGTGGATGACATATTTAACTGACTCAGTTTTTAATGGTAAATCAAAACAATATCTAAAATATAAAGACCAAGACTCTGTTTATTTCCCTGATTCTAAAACATATTATACTGAGAAAGAATGGTTTACCGTTGATGATTCAGGAAATGTGACAAAATCAGGATATTGGTTCCAAGACAAAAATAAACCTCAAAACAGCCAGTTTACGCAAGGTGAAGGTAAAAATCCAAATGAAAAAACTGTTACAGTTGCACCTCCTTTAGAAAATGTTGCAAAAGGAACCGCAAGTATGAAACAGGGTAACCAAGGTGATTCTGTAAAAACATTACAACAAATGTTAATAGATAAAGGATATTTAAAAATCAATAATCCAACTAATTACTTTGGTAATATGACCTACAATGCGGTTCTACAGTTCCAAAAAGACAGTCTTTTGAAAAAACAAGATGGTATCGTTGGTTATGAAACATATACTGCCTTGTATAGAGCCCCTGAAGTTCAAAAAACACCTGATGTGAACATACAACCAAAAGGAATACAAGCTCAACCACTTTCGTCCGAAACCCCAAAGACACCTACCCAAATAACAATACCCAATAGATAAGTTAAACTTTTTCTATCTTAATTATTTCGTCAAATTTCAAGACGTAATTTTCACCTTCAATTACATTACCAACCAAGTATTCTTCTGAAATATAATCTTCAACTTCATCTTGAATCGCTCTTTTAATCGGTCTGGCACCGAATGTTTCGTCAAACCCGACTTTGGCAATATGTTCAATTATGGTATCGTCAAATTCAAAGTTAAGTTTTAATTCTGTTAACCTGTCTTTAAGTTTTACTATTTCCAATTTAACAATTTTTTCAATTTCGGGTTGTTTCAAAGAGTTAAAAACAATAACTTCATCAATACGATTTAAAAATTCAGGAGAGAAATAATTTTTCATTTCTTTTTGAAGAATTTGACGCTTGTACTCTTCTTGTGTTGAAGAGCTTGATGCGGTTGAAAAACCAATCTGAGTTCCAAAATCTTGTAATTTTTTAACCCCTAAGTTTGAAGTCATAATAATCAAACAATTTTTAAAGTTGATTTTTCTACCTAAAGAATCAGTTAAATGACCTTCATCTAACATCTGTAACAATGTGTTAAAGATTTCTTTGTTTGCCTTTTCAACTTCATCAAACAGAATTACCGAATAAGGTTTGTTCTTAACTTGTTCGGTTAACTGTCCACCTTCATCGTAACCAACATAACCAGGAGGAGCACCAATCAATTTGGAAATGGTGTGTTTTTCTTGAAACTCAGACATATCTACACGGATAAGATTGTCTTCACTACCAAAGATTTGTTTTGCCAATTGTTTTGCCAAGTGAGTCTTACCAACACCTGTTGAACCCAAGAAAATGAATGAACCGATAGGTTTATTTGGGTCTTTAATTCCCAACCTATTTCTGCGAATTGATTTTGCAATTTTGGTAACCGCCTCATCTTGTCCAATAACTTTGTCCATCAGAGATTTGTCTAAGGCAATTAAGTTTGTTTTATCATCAACAGATATTTTAGAAACAGGAATTTTAGTCATAGAAGAAACGACATCCAAAACAAGTTCAGGTAAAATCTCGCGTTTCTTTTCTGACATTTCTATCTCATACCTTTCCTTTTCATTTTCTAACTTACTGGCAATTTTTTTCTCTTTGTTCCGTAATTCTGCCGCCTCTTCATATTTTTGTCTTTTCACAACATCTTTTTTCTTTTCACTTATTTCTCTGAGTTGTGCGGTAAGTTTTTCTATGATTTCAGGTACTTTGGCCTCTACTTGTGCACGAGCACCAACCTCATCCATAATGTCAAACGCTTTGTCAGGAAACTCTCTGTCGGTAATGTATCTATCAGCCAAATTAACACAAAGCTCAAGTACTTCATCAGAATAACTTACTTTGTGATATTCTTGATACTTTGTTCTTAGATTTTTAAGAATTAATAATGTTTCTTTTTTTGATGGTGAATCAACAACTACTTTTTGAAATCTGCGTTCTAACGCACCGTCTTTTTCAAAGTTTGTTCTGTATTCATCTAGTGTTGTTGCTCCGATACATTGAATTTCACCACGAGCAAGGGCGGGTTTAAATATATTAGAGGCGTCCATAGAGCCCGATGCGTTACCCGCACCAACTATAGTATGAATTTCATCGATAAAAACAATAATTTCGGGGTTTTTTGACAATTCTTCAATAATTACTTTTAATCTTTCTTCAAACTGACCACGATATTTTGTTCCAGCAACAATTGATGTCATATCCAATAGAACAATCCTCTTACTCAATAAGTTACGTGGACAATCACCATTAAAAATTTTCATGGCGAGACCTTCAACAATTGCGGTTTTACCACAACCTGGCTCTCCTATGATTATTGGATTGTTTTTCTTTCTTCTTGAAAGAATTTGAGCAATTCGTTGTATTTCACGTTCTCTACCAATTACAGGGTCTAATCTACCTTCTGACGCCAATTTTATTAGGTCTTTTGAGAAGTTATCCAATACGGGTGTAGATGAACTGTTACGTCTACTTTGCGGTTTTACATTTTCGTTGTCGTCCATTGATTCAATCATACCACAAATATACAACTATGTTTCATATTATCAACTATGACAATTTGTCTTTATTATATGACAAAATGTCATATTTTCTTTTTTGGTATAATTTTATATAATTGTAAGGAAAATAAAAGAAATAAAAAAATAAAAATATGTTTAACAGAAATTTTAAATTAAAAGATTGGTTAAAAGAATTTGACGACATTTATGAGTCATTAAGTAAATCCGCTTGGGAAATTAAAAACGAAATGGGTTTAGAAGAAAACACTGAATCGGGTGAAAATGAAAACGGTAAGTGGAAAAGAACTACCTATACCACACCTGGTAAAAATGGTATAACATACACAGTGACAACTTATCATGTTGGTTCTGATAAAACCGAAACAACTGAAAAAGAAACCGAGATTTATATGTTGAAAAAAGAACTTGCTCAGGTAGTGGAAAAACAAGATTTTGAAAAGGCGGTAGAGTTGAGAGATAAAATTAAAAAACTTGAAACATCAAACAAAGAAATCACTAAATTAGAATCTGATTTGAAATCTGCAATTGACAAAGAAGATTTTGAAACGGCAATCAAACTACGGGACAAAATCAAAAAAATGAAATCCTAATTTTAACCCCCGACTTAGTTTCGGGGGTTTTTTATATTTATATTATATGAAACTTTGGGAAAAATATTTAGATACGACCAAAAAGGATTTGGCCATTCTGAATGAATACAGAAAAATGAGAAAAATTTTACAGGATTATGATACCGAAGAATGGCAATTATCTAAAGGAATTAATATCCCAACAGAAGCATATTTTATTAGGTCTCAAATAGTTGAACGACTTACAAGCTTAAGAAGTATGTTAGAAAAATTGGGTTTAACTAACACCGAAGAAGAACAGTCGGATTTTACTACCTACATTATGACTAAATTTTCAGAAATAGATAAAGAAATACCTTTACAAAAAGGAAATGAACCCGATAATATAAGCGGAGAAAAAATATGGCAATCAAGAGTCAAACAATCGAAGGTACAAAGATAATTAATGAAATAGTTTCAACAAACTTGGTTAAAACTACGTATGACGTAGAAGAAAACAGTTTAATTGCGGAATTTAAAAATGGTGTACAGTACATATACGAAAAAGTTCCCCATGAACTATACGTAAGGTTTAGAAACGCAGAATCGCAGGGAAATTTTTTTAATACACAAATATCTAAAAAATATAAATACAAAAAACTTTAACATTTCCTTGTATTTATTATGGATGGCAATTGATAAAGAAATAATTAACTCTTTTGAACCCAAGGATAAATTAAATCCAAAAATTTGGTATACACCAAAAGGGGAAGATACACCAAAATTACAACCTGAAGTTAGAACCGCATTACTTAAATCGGCTCAACTTTTTATTGAGTACGTAAAAGTAGATTTTTTCTTTTCGGATATTATTATGCCTGGTTCTTTAGCAAATTACAATTGGTCAAAGTATTCAGATGCGGATGTTCACATCATTGTTAATTTAGACCAATTTGATAGAGATGAAATTCCTTTATACCAAGAGTTATTTAAAATTAAAAAAACACTTTTTAATAATACTCATAACATTAAAGTTAGGGGATATGATGTTGAAATGTATATCGAAGATAGTTCTGTCCCAAGATTTTCAGAAGGAACATACTCAATAATGTTTGATGAATGGATTTCGGTTCCAAAAAAAGAAGAATTTAAAATAGATAAAGAACTTTTAAAAAAGAAAACTAAGAATTGGATGGACCAAATTGATTTGGTAATTAGCCAAACAAAAAAAGAAGATGTTGATGATATACGTGATTTGTTTAAAAAGATTGATGATAAGTTAAAAAAATATAGAACGGAAGGTCTTAGACAAGGTGGTGAGCAATCTTATGAAAATTTAGTATTTAAAATTTTAAGAAGAAATGGGTATATTGGAAAGATGAAAGACTACGAAACTGAATTCGTTGATAAAAAGTTATCGGTTGAACAAACTGAAGAATAATTAAATATTCATTAAGTAACGCATATTTATATAGAAAAAAATGGCTTTAGTAACATATACCATAGCACCATGTGCAGGAGGGAGCACATTAGATGTTGAATTTAGTGGCTCATCTTTACCCGTGGTCGGCGGGAATTATTATTTAACCTTTACAGGTGCGACAACTCAAGGTTGTTATGAAATTGTTGATACTTCAGAACCAGGAACTGGTTCGGATAAAGTTGATACTATGTCAACAAATTATGGTGATTGTGCGACTTGTTTGACGGCAAATCCAACCCCAACCCCAACACCAACAGTATCCTTGACTCCATCGGTAACCAAGACACCAACCAATACCCCGACTCAAACCAAAACACAGACACAAACACCAACTAAAACACCAACCCAAACTAAAACACCTACAAACACTCCAACACCTACCACAACACCTTCTACTTGCTTTTCAGCAATAACCGACACTACAAATTGGTATTATACAGATTGTTGCGGTAACTTTCAAGGAGGAAATGAAATAGGTATTACTGTTTGTGTTGATAGTACTAAACCTAATTCGGGTTTGGCAATTTTGGTAGATTTTCCGTGTAGTCAATCATGCCCTACACCAACACCAACAGCTTCAGTAACTAAAACACCAACAAACACACCAACTAATACACCAACTAAAACATCAACACCAACTAATACACCAACTAAAACTCAAACACCTACAAAAACAACAACAAACACACCAACACCTTCACAAACACAAACTAAGACACCAACTAATACACCAACACCAACCAATACACCAACTAAAACATCAACCCCAACAATAACACCAACTAAAACCCCTACACAAACGTCAACACCTACACCCTCATTTACTCCCTTTTATTCGATTGAAACAGGTTCTGAGTATTTTATGTGTGTAATTTGTCCCGACGAAGGATTAACAGGTTATACCTATACACCAACAACAGTTCCACATCCAGCAGCAGCAAACGCACAGGAAAACGTAACTATATACCAAAGAGGTGCAGTCGTAATTGGCGGACCTGATGGATTAAACTCATAATAAAATAAAATAAAAAACTATATCATGGCAGATTTAAAACCAATCGGTAGTGAAAAACTCCAAGGACAGGATAAAATTTCAAGAATTTTGCAAATTGCAAATTATAAAGAAGTCCGCCCTTCAAATATAAACGAAACATCCAAAGATGAATATAGTAGAACTTTGGCTGATGGTAATGAATACCATATTGTAAAAGAAAAATTGGGTTACGTTATCAAGAAAAAAGTTAACGAGTCTTTAGAATACATAGACCAAATGCAAAATAGAAAGCATTACGACTCATATGGTTCCGCACTTAAAAGACTAAACTTAATGATTAAAGAACAAAACATACTCCATGGTAATGATGAGGGTATCTCTTTGTTTGGTGAACAGAAAAAATTTGTACTAAAAACACCAAAACCAAAAGCACCTGAGGGCGATGATACACCAGCACCACCAATGGCAGATGTTCCGCCAGCACCCGCAGAACCGGGCGGAGGAACAGGTCTATCATATGGCGGAGATACACCACCAACAGGAGGAGATGATATGCCACCTCCACCACCTGGTGACGAGATGGGCGGTGATTTAGCACCTGAACCTGGTATGGGTGATGAAGGTGATTTGGCTCCTGATATGGGTGGAGAAGAGGGAGATATTGAACCTGCGGAACCTGATGACGAAGGCGAGGTTACAATGAAAACGATTCAAAAATTAACAGGTAAACTTGGTCAAAAAATCAGAATGATTAACGATTCTGTCGGAATGACTTCTGATGACGTAAAGTATGTAATTAACTCAATATTATCGGCTTTAAATGTTTCTTTACTCGATGAAGACGACAGACAAGACATCATTGACAGATTAGAAGAAATGCCTGAAGATATGGGCGATGAAGGAGATGAATCAGGATTGATACCTGAACCTGACGGTATGGACATTGGTGATGAAGGAGATGAAGGAGGGTTAATTCCTGAACCAGAAGGAGAAATGACTGAAGAAGTCCCTACTTACGGTAAAGGATACAAACCCGGCGACAATCATCCTTACACTACAAAAGTTAGTAAAATAATGGATTCTGTTTTTGCAGAATCTAAAGTAGATAAAGTTCTTAAATCATACTTCAATATTTCTGAGTCAGAAAAAAAATTCAAGAAAAATATTGAGATTCAAAAGGGTGTGGAAAGAGCGGATAAAATTAAAAGAACTTTAGGTCAGATAAAGAAACTTAGTGAGACCGTTGAGCAACAAATGGCATCTGAATTTATAATTAAAGAAAATTCTGAATTTACATTAGTTGGTAAAACCAATAAAGATAATTTAATTTTTGAACACGAGGGAACTCAAATCAAAATCACACCAAGAGGCGAAATTCTATGAGTCATCTAATCTATGTAAATGGTTTAGGACCTAATTACAAAGGTGATAATATGTATGAGTTCATATTTAGTGACGAATTTGATGTTTGGGGGGAAGGATGGGATAGAAAACCGGCACACGGAGCTCCTCTTCCCCCCGAACTTAACTACATAAAAAAAGTTGGAGTTCTTAAAAATACCGAAATAATATTAGAATTAATTCAAAACTCCGATTATTTTGCGGTTACAGATGCTATGGAGGATGTAATTGCATTAGCCTGGGAAACTGATGAATCATGTGAAAACGAAAAAAGATTAGTTTTTAAGTTTGGCGATTCGGAAGATACCATAAAAGACAAGTTGTACGAAAGAGATTTGTTAATACATTTTGAAAAAGAAGAAATCTATGAGAGCTAATAAAATAAAATTTTTAATGGAAAACGGATTACCGTCAAATTTCCTAATAAATTTAACTGACAGTCAGTTAAATACTTTACACAACAGATATTTGAGTGAACAACCCCAAACTAAGGGTACTCTAAAAGTGCCTGCCGGTTCACAAGCTGAAAAAGACGCTCAAGCAAAAAAAATACCTTACATGACTTATGAAGAAGAAATGAGAGAAACCGAAGAAGACCCAATGGACTTTGAAAAAGGGGCTAGAAGTCAAGATGCAAAACAAGTTGGTCCCGCATCTGATGACGGGTTTGGTAACTATGACGACGGTACGGGTGAGTTCACCGAAGGTAAGAAAAAATCCAAATATAACGCTTGGGCAATCTGCACATCACAAATGGGTAAAGAGTTTAAAACCACTGAAAGAAGTCAGTGGTCAGCAAAACAAAAAAACAAATACGAAAGATGTGTAAAAGATGTTAAGCAATCGTTGAAGGAAGGAAAAGACCCTTACGTATCTTTGTTGGAATCAAAAGTGATGAACATGGTACAATCAAATATCCTTCCTGGTATGACTAAAAATGATTTGATAAAAATGGTTAAAGAAAACATGCAAATGGTTAGTTTCAAAAAATTGGACAAACCAATTGGAAAAATGTATTCTTCTAAAAAATCAAATCCTATGGAGACAGTAATGGCGGAACCCGCAACAAAACCAAAAACAGCACCTCCTAAAATTAAACCAGGAACAAGACCAAAGACAACACCAAATCCCTACCAACCACCAAAAGAAACACCAAAAGAAAAACCAAGAGCAGAAGACTATAAGTCAATGTTTATTCAGGCATTAAATCAATTATTGGGTAAGTAATAAAATGGCAAAAAAATTAAGAACTGAAGCACCTATGGATTTTGGGGATATGCCCGAAAGACCCGCAAGAGGAATCCAAAGAAGATTGGCTAGCGGAGAAACTATTTTCCAAGGTAATCCCGCAATTCCTCAAACAGGTGGGGATACTTCTTACCTTGAGAAAAATGCAAGTCAAAGATTTGCTGAAGTTATTCAAATGGCGCGTAGATTTACAGGTAGGGATGACCTATCGTCAAGTGCGGTAATCAATATGTTGGCAATGCAATTGATGAGAGATGTTCAAACAGTGATTAACTTAGAAACATCAAATCAACAAACCGCACAAGAATTGATTAATTATGCTATAGATATTATCCAAAAAGAGTATAAGATAACCGATTGTTCTTACTTGTTTGATGTTGGTTTTGTTGATTTATATGGAATCCCTTCGTCAACATTTAGAACAAGACCTGAACCAAGAAGACAACAACCTGAACCGGAACCTGAGGATGACGAAGAAGAACAAAATGAACCTAATTTTGATTTCCCTTCTTTTGAAACTCCCGAGATAGAAAGAACCGATGAAGATTTTGTATTGGAAAAACACAAAAGACAAATTATTAACTCTTTAATTCAGGGAGCTGCAAAAAAATTCCATTGGATAATATTAGACCCAGAAGTTGCCACGGCATTAAATGCCATTAGCCCTCAATTACAACCCGCATACACAAGAATTATGGCAATAAACGATTTGTTGTATTGGACTATGGACGATATGATACAACAAATGTCGGGTTCAGGTGAAGGCGCTGGCGGTTCTTCTGAAGCTAATTATGACGAAGAAGAAGGATATCCTGAATGGAGAGCCGGTCAAACATACAACAAAAGAGACATTGTTCAATTTAATGGTGCGGAATATTTGTGTAAGACAGAACAAGTAACATCAAATATAAATCCTGAAGATGATGACACAAATTGGTGTCCAAAACCAGGTGTTAAATTAACTGTTAGGGCAACGACATTTGTAATTATGGTTCACGAATTAGGTAAGGCGGTTGAGTCTGCGTTGGGTAGATTTGGATTACCTGAAAATCCTATATTAGCGGCGGATGTTATGGGTCAAACTGATACTATGATGGCAGAACCTGACCAATTAAGATTGGGTCCAAAAATGGTTGAGAAGTTAAGGAGTTTATTGCCAAATGAACTATATGATGAAGATGCGGGAGATTTGATGAACTGGTTTAAAATGTATTTTTACAAAAAACCCGCACAGGAATTCTTAGAATTGGTTAAAAATGTTTTGTCTGACAATCCAAGAGATAATGATAAGGCGAAACGAGAGTTTGAATATGTTTTAAGGGATGCTAAAAAGGCTCGTGAGACTTATTTAAGTGGTGGAGACGATGAAGAAGACTACTATGGTGATGATGACGATGAAACACCACCATCAGGTCCTGATGATGAAGGTTTTGATGACTTGGATTCAATGTTAAAAGGTCTCGGAATAGATACCTCCAAATAATAAGAATAACCCTATATTTATTGATATAGGGTTTTTTTATGGCAATAACTAAAGAACAGTTACTTTTAGAGAAAGCGAGATGTATTAAAAGTACATACTACGCACTTAAAACGTACTTACAAACTTACGACAACACACAATCAAAATATGTTCCGTTGGAACTATTTCCTGACCAACAAAGGTTAATTGAAGATTATGATAAATATAACGAAAACATTGCGTTAAAGTATCGTCAGGCGGGTGTGTCTACGGTAACCGCCGCTTGGGTGTCTAAAAAATTAGTCTTCGCTAATTCACAACAACCTGAAAAAATATTGATAATCGCCAACAAGCTTGACACCGCAGTGGAAATGGCAAACAAAGTTAGAGAATTTACCGAACAATGGCCCAAGTGGTTGAATGTTGGTTTTTCTCCTGAAAAAAATGCAGCAAGACATTTTAAGTTAACAAATAAGTGTGAAGTAAAAGCGGTGGCAACATCAAAAGACGCACTTCGTGGTTATACCCCAACCATACTTATATTTGATGAGGCGGCTTATATAGACGCTGACGATGATTTTTGGGCGGCTTGTATGGCATCACTTTCCACAGGTGGTAAAGTGATTGTAATTTCAACCCCAAACGGATATGACCCAATTTATTACAGTATTTACGAACAAGCAAACAAAGGGGTTAACGAATTTAAAATTTCCGACATGTATTGGTACCGTGACCCAAGATACACGAGGGATTTATACATGGTAAAAACAGAAAGTTTGGTTGATTATCTATTAGATAGAAACAATTTTCCAAACACAGAAATACTGGATTTAAGTGGTAATCCATTTGAAAGGGATATTGAAAAGGTTCAAGAGTTAATTTCCCAAGGGTACAAACCATGTTCGGCTTGGTTCGAATCCATGGTTAAAAAACTTAAATTTGACAAAAGAAAAATATCACAGGAATTAGAATGTAATTTTTTGGGTTCAGGTGATAACGTATTTGATTCTAATTTGCTTCACAAAATTTCCGAAACTATGATAAAAGAACCGTCATCAAAAATGATGACAAATAGTTTGTGGATTTGGAAAGAACCTATTATGGGTCACAAATATGTTATGGGTGTCGACGTATCTCGTGGCGACTCTGAAGACTTTTCATCAATCCAAATTATCGATTTTGATGAAAGAGAACAAGTATTGGAGTATGTTGGAAAAACACCTCCTGATATGTTGGCTGAAATTGCCTACAAATGGGCTACTATGTATTCGGCGTATATTGTAGTCGATATTACCGGTGGTATGGGGGTTGCCACATCAAGAAAACTACAAGAACTTGGATATAGGGATTTATATGTTGATGGTGTTGAAATGGGAAATAAATGGAAATACGACCCAAAGACCGCTGATAAAATACCTGGCATCAACTTCAATTCTAAACGTGTTCAAATTATCAGTTCGTTTGAAGAAGGAATTAGACATGGTTTTAAAATCTATTCATTAAGATTATTGAATGAAATGAACACGTTTGTTTATATAAATGGAAGACCCGACCACATGAAAGGTCAGCATGATGACTTGTTAATGAGTTTGGCAATGGCGATTTATGTAAGTGAAATGTCATTCACTCAATTGAAAAAAGTGGACGATTTAACAAAAGTTATGTTAGAATCTTGGACAGTAAATAAACACGATAATTCCGCAATAACCGATTTTAATCCAAATATACCGGTATTTGTTAATGACGATAATAAGAATATTTTTAGAAATCAACCGACAAGACAAGATTATCAAGATTATAGATGGGTCTTCGGAGGAATGGGGTTTAAATAAATCAATATCAAATTATATTTAAAGATATGAGCGATAATTTAACAATATGGCAAAGGCTGAGTCAGACATTTGGTCCTGATTCACTTCTTGGTCAAGATTCACCAGTATACAAATACGATAAGAAAGAATTACTTAGAACTACAGATAGAGCTCAATATGAGTTAGAAAAACTACAGGCACAACAAACTGCGTTTCTATCTAATCAATGGGCGAAGATTGAAAACAATCTGTATCAACAAGCCGTATATTACGAACCAACAAGACTTTCTGCGTTTTATGACTACGAAAGTATGGAATATACTCCTGAAATTTCTGCGGCGTTAGATGCGTACGCCGAAGAATCTACTACTGTAGATGAAGATGGTTACATGTTACAGATTTATTCCGAATCAAAAAGAATAAAATCAATATTAACCGATTTGTTTAACAATGTAATGGACATTAACACCAACTTACCTATGTGGACAAGAAACACATGTAAGTATGGTGATAATTTTGTGTTCTTAAAATTGGACCCTGAAAAAGGAATTGTGGGTTGTTTCCAACTACCTAATATTGAAATGGAGCGTATTGAGAGAGGTATGACACCACAAACAGTGGCAACCGCAGAGAACGAACAAAAAGCCCTTAAGTTTGCGTGGAAGAACAAACAAATGGAATACCAATCTTGGGAGGTTGCTCACTTCCGTTTATTGGGTGACGATAGAAGATTGCCTTACGGAACATCTATGTTGGAAAAAGGAAGAAGAACATGGAAACAGTTAGTATTGGCTGAGGACGCAATGTTAATTTACAGAACATCAAGAGCACCTGAAAGACGTGTATTCAAGGTTTACGTTGGTAACATGGATGACAAAGACGTTCAACCATATGTTCAAAAATTTGCAAACAACTTTAAAAGAGACCAAGTTACCGATTCAAAAACAGGTAACGTAGACATGAGATTTAACCAAATGGCGGTTGACCAAGATTATTTTGTACCTGTACGTGACCCTGCCGCGCCAAGTCCAATCGATACTTTACCAGGAGCGCAGAACTTGGCAGAAATTGCTGATATTGAATACATTCAGAAAAAATTATTAACCGCATTAAGAATTCCTAAAGCGTTTTTAGGTTTTGAAGAAGTTGTGGGTGACGGTAAGAATTTGTCTTTGTTAGATATTCGTTTTGCTCGTACAATTAACAGAATACAAAAATCCATGATTGCAGAACTTAATAAAATAGCAATTATACATTTATTCTTGTTAGGGTTCGAAGATGAATTAGGTAACTTTACTTTAGGGTTGACAAACCCATCTAAACAGGCAGACTTGTTAGCGATTGATGTTTGGAAAGAAAAAATGTTACTTTATAAAGATGCGGTAACACCAATTGAAGGTATTGCACCAACATCACAATCTTGGGCTAAAAAACATATACTTGGTTTTTCTGACGATGAGATAAAATTAGATTTACAACAACAAAGATTAGAAAAGGCAGTTTCTGCTGAACTCACAAATACCGCAACTGCAATTCCAAAAACAGGTTTATTTGATAATGTTGACAAACTGTACGGTCAACTTAGCGGTAAAACAGGTGGAGCGGTTCCAACACCGGGAGCGGAATTAGGTGGAGCACCTCCTGATTTAGGTGGCGGAGCACCACCACCACCTCCGCCTCCACCTCCTCCTGGTGGTGAGGAACTTGCTGCGGGTGGCGGAACGTTACCCGAAGAGAAAATGGATAAAATAAACATTCTATTGGAAGGAGACTTTTTGACCCCAAATGATTTCTTAGATTTGGGTAAAGCTAAAAATTCTCTGAATGAAATGGATGACGAATTAAACAGAATATTAAAATCGTAATATTTATTATCATGAACTTCGGAGAAAAATTTAGTAAAATAGAGTTTTTGTTGTCAGAATCTTACGTTAACAAAAACTTAAAAAATGATATCAAAAAATTCCAAAAATTAGTTTTGGAAAATAAAAACGTTGCAAAAATGTATTTTTTGTATTCGGAGCTATCTAAACAACAAGGATTTGATAAGAATTTTGCTGAAGATTTTATTACGGAATCTCTTTCACAAATTAAAGATTTATCATCTAAAACAAACTTCAAATCAATCAATCCTTGGATTTCTAAAGTTGTTTGTGAGAATAGATATTCTGATATAGATAATTTGATAAACAATGACCCTCTGAAATTAAAAGAAAAAATATTAGCAAAATCAAAAATAGTTGAGTCGTTGACCAAAAAATCAATTCAAAAAGAAAGTGTTAATATTCCTTTAAGTTCAGTTGAGGTTATCAGAAAAAATGTGGTAAAAAACTATATCGATTCATTAGATGAATCCACTCAGAATAGTTTAAAAAATCTTTTATCTAAAGACGACAAAGAATTAAAAAATTTATTTGAAGATGTTAAGTCAAAAACTTTAGATAAATTAATGGTCGTTTCTGAAGGTAACCACGACGAACTTACCAAGAACAAAATCAACGAAACTATTACGCATGTTAAGAAAGAAGAGTACAACAAATTCAACTACGTTAGATTAAAGAATCTATACGAAAATTTAGGTTGATTAGTCGTTACTCTGTTTTGATTGTTTGTATTTCGCCTTTTTCATTTTTTCACGTTTCAAGGTCGTCTTTTTAACGTATTCTGTACGTTTTCTCAACTCCTCATTTTGTTTGGTTTTAATAACCTTACCTTTTAACGTTTTTAAGGCTTTTTCTAAATTAGTGTTTTTGTCTATGTTTACTACTAGCATATATACTAAATAATACGAAAAGTGGAAAAAGTTTGACTGATGAATATACTATGTGTATATTTTTAAAAAATAAACTTTTCTATTATGATATTTTTTAATGAAAAAAGGCAAAACAGCAAAAATAATAGGTTTTGAATCTATTAAAGTTATTTATGGTACAGTTGATTCGAAAAACCTAAAATCCGTTTATCTAAACATTCAAACATGGGCAAATCCAATACAGACATCAGAAAATTGGGACAGAGTTGTAGCGAATTTAAGTAGAAACATAAAATTAAACATTTCAGATATTTTAGATACAACATTATTTAATACAAATTTTATTGTTGATTTAGATTTAAGAACAAGCGGAATACAAACAGGTAAAAAAAGTTTTACAAATTTAGAGGTTACTTTTTTCTTAAATAAAGAAATTGATTTTAAATCTACAGAACTAAAAGACAAATTAAAAAAATTGACAAAATACATTTATCAAGAAAATTTAAAGAAAAACACTCACTTTGATTTTACTATTTCTAAATCCGAAAAACAAACAATTTAATCTTCCATTATATTTATAACTAAAAGTTATGAAGATTTTAGGACCAAACGATACGGGGCGTGGTATTTTGATTGAGTACGATGCGGGATACATTTCCCCAACCGAAAAACACAACCTTCATTTGATGGAGCAAATGAAGAAGGACATGTTAGATTATTCAAAACCATTTGAATTCTATGCCGTACTACAAAAATACAACACACCAAATAGAAACGGAAGAATATATCCTGAAAGGATTTTGAAAAGAGAATCGGAAAATTATAAAAAGATGATTCAAAAAGGTACCTCTTTATCAGAGTTGAACCACCCTGAATCATCTTTAATTGATTTGGACCGTGTATCACACATTATCACTGACATTTGGTGGGATGGTATAATTTTGATGGGTAAATTAAAATTATTGACTTCGCCAGGTTTTCATGAAAGAGGTATTGTTTCAACCAAGGGAGACCAAGCGGCTAACTTACTAAGACAGGGGGTTACTTTAGGTATTTCTTCTCGTGGAGTTGGTTCGTTAAAAAAAGTAGGTGAAAGAAATGAAGTGCAAGACGATTTTGAATTAATTTGTTTTGATTTAGTATCGTCACCGTCTACACCTGGCGCGTATCTATTCTTGGACCCAAAAGAAAGAAGTAATTTTGAAGAAAATTTGGAAGAAGAAATACAAAGGAAATCGCAAGGCTCAATTGATAAATCAGTTGACTTAATGAAGAAATTAACCGATTATTTATCAAAATAAATTAATTGACATGGACGAAAAATATTTTGTAGCAAAAATCACTTATGATTTACCCGATGAAGAATCAGGAAAGATTAAAAAAATTAGAGAAGAAAAACTCGTTAAAGCATTCTCTGTTACTGATGTAGAAGCTAAAGTAACAAGTAGATACCAAGGGTTTCAACACGATTGGAGAATAACATCGGTATCTGAAAGTAAAATTGACGAAGTGATAGAAGCGTAATCAAAACCCCTCGAATCGAGGGGTTTTTTGTTTTTATTGGGTTCTTAAATCAAAGAATCTAACTTTTTTCAAGTTGGGGTATATTTATTATATACAATTTAATAACTTGAAATGACTGAAAAAGATTTAGTTCAGGAAGCATTACAACAAATGAAAAATTTGGAGGACGTAGTGCAAGAAAATGCAAAAGGAATACTTGGAGCAACAATGGCTCAAGAAATCTCAGAATTAGTAAAAGAGTCTTTAATTAAAGAGACTAAGAAAAAAGAGTCAATGGAACAGGATGAAGACGAAATGCCTGATGACACGGATGACATGGATGACACTATGGATTCATTATCACCTGAAGGTGACGATGATGATTTAGGTGCTGATGATGACGACGTAGATTCGATGGGAATGTCACCTGATTCGATGATGGAACCAGAAGATGATGATGTAATTGACGCAACAGGATTAGACGGCGAAAAACTTTGGAACTTATTTAAGAAAATCGACCCTAACAAAGACCAAATTTTAGTTCAAAATGATGGTGACAACATTCACATTAAAGATGATGAAAACGATGTTGAATACATCCTTAGAATGAACGAAAGTTATGACGATGTTTATGAAGATGATTATTCTAATGTAGATGATATTTATTCTGAAGTATTCAACGAAGACATGGGATATGATTTAGAAGAAGATGAAGACGGAATGGGTATTGAAGATGCCAATGTTGATATATTCAGCGAAGACATGGGATATGACCCCGAAGATTCAGAAACCGTTTACGAAATCACTATGGACGAAGAAATGGACGAGGAAATGGATGAAGACATGGGTTATGACTCAGGTGAGTTTGATGAAACCATCTATGAAATTACCATGGACGAAGAAATGGACGAAGAAATGTACGAAGAAATGGATGAGGAAATGGACGAGGAAATGGACGAAATGTACCACGATGATGTCAATGAAGCAAAATACATGATAAAACCTGTTATGGGTAAAATGAAGAATAAGGGCGAAGCTAAAGAAAATAAAACCATGAAATCAGCAATGAGAGGTTTGAAGAAAGGTGAAACAAAAGAAGGTAATTATATGTCAAAACCAATAAAACCAACTAAACAAACCAAAGTTGATGGATATAAAAAAGAAACTTTACCCGAAAAAGGAATCAGTAACGTTGTAAAGAAAGAAACTAAAGAAGGGTCATTTGTAACAAAACCAAAAGGTGTTGGTATGAAACCTGGACAAAAGAAATTCGAATACAAAGAAGCTGCAAGAACTTACGGTAATGGTTCTAAAGAAGGTCGTGGTTTAAGAAAAGGAATTACACCAAATAGAAATTTTGTTTATGAAAATGAAGTTTTACAACAAGAGATTGAGACTCTAAGAGAAAAAAATGAAGAGTACAGAAAAGCACTCAACGTTTTTAGAGAAAAACTTAATGAAGTTGCGGTGTTTAATTCAAACTTAGCATACGCGACTAGGTTGTTTACAGAACATTCAACATCTAAAACTGAAAAGATTAATATTCTTAGAAGATTTGATGATGTAGAAACACTTAAAGAATCTAAATCGTTGTATTCCGCTATTAAAAACGAGTTGTCACAAACAACAAACAATAAAGTTGTTACAGAATCTATCGAAAGAAAGATTGAAAAAACAGCATCAACAGGCTCAGCAACTAATTTGATTGAGTCTAAAACTTACGAAAATCCTCAGTTTTTAAGAATGAAAGATTTGATGGGTAAGTTACAAAAATAAAAAAAATAAACATAAAAATTAAATAAAAATAAAAATGGGAGCATTATTAGATTCAGGTCTTGTAGGTAACATTGGTCTTAAGCATCTTAAGGTTATCAAAGAAGACACTATTAACAAATGGGATAAACTAGGTTTCTTAGAAGGTCTAAGAGGTCACTTAAAAGAAAATGTTGCGCAGTTGTACGAAAACCAAGCGTCTTTCTTAATTAACGAAGCGGCTTCAACCACAGATTCAGGTTCTTTTGAAACAGTTGTATTCCCAATCGTGAGAAGAGTATTCTCTAAACTTTTGGCTAACGACATCGTTTCTGTACAAGCAATGAACTTACCTATCGGTAAATTGTTCTACTTTGTACCTAAAATTCAAGGTTACTCAGGTGGTACTTTGACATCTCCAGCATGGGGTGATGCACAATCAGGTCAGCACTACGCACCAATGGGGTCTCCAGGAAACTACCCAGGTAATCCTGATTCAGGTTATTTGGCGGCAGACAGCACAGGTGACTACAATCCTTACTACAAGAAAAATCTTTACGATTTATTCTATGAAGGTAACGAAGCTGACTTGGACCCTCCAGGGTTGTTTGACTACTCTAAAGGTAGATGGTCCGCAATCACTTCAACTACTTTGACTCAGAGATGGGTTGGTAGCAACTTAGTTGATTGGGGTGTAAGTGCTAGCACAGAATATAGAAAAATTATTCTTAAGATGTGTGGATTTGCTGATACAGGCGCAGGTAAATTAATCGGTCCTAACGGTAACGAAATGGACACTGAAGAATTCTTGGCTAGTTTACAAATCAGAACTTTGAAATCTGCAGGTTCTTCAGGAACAGGTTCTTTCTCAGGTCTTTCTATGTCAGACATCAATGGTGTTTCTAACCCATTGTTATTCAGAGTTGTAACTCAAATCTACGGTCAAGGTATTGTACAGTACGGAGGTTACGCATCAACTTCATGGGCTTCTACAGGTTCAGGTGGAAAATTCTGGAATACTTGTGACGCTAACGGTTGTATTTACTTGGAAGTTGATTTACAACAACCAGTATGTATTGATTGTGCAACTAACTCACTTGATGGTTACTCAGGTTACACTACAGGTGGTGAAGGGTTAGCACCTGACGCTTCATTCTTCGCAGTATTTAGAAGATATGAAGAGTTAGAATTTGAAGATAAAATTGGTGAAGTTTCTTTTGATTTGGAATCTGTAACAGTTTCCGTAACTGAAAGAAAATTGAGAGCTCAGTGGTCTCCTGAATTAGCACAGGACGTTGCAGCATTCCATAACATCGACGCTGAGGCTGAATTAACAGCTTTATTGTCAGAACAAATCGCGGCTGAAATCGACAGAGAAATCTTAAGAGATTTGAGAAAAGGTGCGGCTTGGAACTTAAGATGGGATTACAACGGATGGAAGAGACTTTCTCAGACTACATCATACACACAAAAAGATTGGAACCAAACTTTGATTACCGCAGTTAACCAAATCTCAGCACAGATTCACAAATCTACTTTGAGAGGTGGAGCTAACTGGATTGTTGTGTCTTCTGAAATTAGTGCAATTTTTGATGATTTGGAATACTTCCACGTGTCAAACGCAGCACCTGAACAGGACCAATATAACATGGGTATTGAAAGAGTAGGTACTTTGGCAGGTAGATACCAAGTTTACAGAGACCCTTACTTCCCAGCTAACCAAGTGTTGTTGGGTCACAAAGGAACATCTTTGTTAGACACAGGTTACATATACGCACCATATGTACCTCTACAATTAACTCCAACAATGTATAACCCATTCAACTTCACACCTATCAAGGGTATCATGACAAGATACGCTAAGAAGATGGTTAACAACCGTTTCTATGGTAGAATTACAGTTGACGGCGTAAGAACATTTGACTTGAGAGAATTGAGATAATCATTCTTAACTTAAAAAAAGGGTCCAAAAAGGACCCTTTTTTTTTATTCTTTTTTTTCTTCATTATCAACATTTTCTTGATAAGAAATTTTTCTAATTAATTTAGAAACAATTTCGCTTTCTATCAAAGTAAACGCACCTCGAGTAAATGAAGATTCTAACGCTTTAATTATTAAAAATCTAACTTGTTCGTCATCCATGTTATCGATTAATTTATTTAACTGAGTTGACGATTCCCAACTAATTGTATCGAATAACATATTTATATTTTTTTTATTGCTCATAATCTGATATTTATTAATATAAGAAATGTCTAACAAAAAAACAATATCAGAGATAACGGGCACGGGCGGTTCAGGTTCTTTCAAAATTCCTTTGAATTTGGCACCTAGAATGTGGACAAAAGAACAGATGGGTGCGTTTACAGAACCAGTATCACACTACTTAAACCCAAACGTCGCATATGATAGTTATGACGGGACATTAAAAATGAGTAAACAGGAAATAAACAAACAAGAAAAAAAGGCTAAAAAAATGGCTAATTTTATGAAAAAAATTGAAAACGAGTTACCAAAGGGGACTCCTAAGTACATACAAACCCAAGCTAATTTACCCAAAGACGAATATAAACCCGTACTACAAGAAGATTTAGCGGTTTGGTTCGGTAAAAAGAAAAAAGGTAAAGGTAGCTCCCAACCACAAGGACCATGGGTTAATATTTGTAGAAAAAAAGAAGGCGGTGGTCATCCACCTTGTGGCAGACCAGATGCCGACCCTAAAGGATACCCAAAGTGTAGAGCTGCCGGAGTGGCGGCAAAAATGACAGATTCGCAAAAAAAATCCGCATGTGCTCAAAAAAGAAGAGAAGAAAAAAAGGACACACAATCAGGTAAAGGTCAAAAACCGGTTATGACCTCATACAAACCTAAAAATGAATCTTTAAGAGAAATTATTGTTTCTATTCTTAGAGAAGAAACTTCTATTTAATATTATCCGAAATAGTTTTAAGTGAGTGCTTAATGTTTGAAGTTATTTCGCTTTCAAATTTTTGTCTTCTTGTTTCTAACTCCGTATTAAATAAATTAGTAACCACCTCTATACCTTTTCCTTCTATTACTAAAGAATAACTATAAACGTGATTAATTATGTTTACATGCCTACCCTCAATAATTACATATATATCTAATTCATCATTTCTTATATACCTTTTGTTTGATAAGGGCGTTATTAATAACGTAGTTTGTTCTAATGGTATTAGTTTTTTACATATTTCAACACATTGACGTTCGTGTTGACTTTTAACCAATCTTGTTGGGTCACTAATTTTGTGTAGTTTAATCCCTTGTTTCTGTACAAACCTTTTTAGTTTGTGAAGTATATTTCTTGACATATGTTTAAAAACAAATGTAAATATAAGATAAAAAAATTAGATTAACAATATGTACCTGAACATCTTTTTTTTCCATCTAAACCAGGCATTTTTCCTTTACATACTTGAACCGCATATCCGTTTGCGTAAGCCGAAGGGTATACGTCAAATTTGGCTTTAGCTGCAGATTTACCTCTTGCACATAACTTAGTGCCTGTTTTTTTTCTACCCTCAGTCATAGTATCAATCATTTGGTCATCCATTTCTTCATCATCGGAACCTTCCGTTTCATTCATTAAAAAATCAAATACTTGGTCCATATTGTTTTTTGCTTCGGCAATATGGTCTTGAGCCCAATCATGACCATTATCTAAAATACCTTCAATTACGGATTTATCCATATCAAGAAGTATTTCGCACTGTCTTTTCATTTGTTCTAAATTGGAAAAAAACATATACCTGTTTGATTCTACACCACCACCTTCATTAAGAAGTTTATTTATTATTCTTTTTAAATCGTTTTCTGATAATTTTGTTCTCATTTTGAGTTTACTATTTGGAATTTTAATTGTTTTTTATAAGTATCTACTTGACCACTAGAATTAACTTTTATATCTATAAAATATTCGTTTGGTATTTTGTCTCTAGTGTCAAAAATAAAATAATACTCATTTGGTGTTCTGTTTATATTTGTCCAATCTTGAACTAATACTTCAGTAGTGCCTTCCATTACGTATACCCTATACTGTGCGGATATCTTTTGTAATGTCTCTTGAGCCGAGTATGCTTTTTTAATTGTTACCCCAACTTTTCTGACATCTGTATCTAATATTTTTTCACTTTGTTTTATACCGTAAAAATCAAACCCAAAGATTGATGGGTCTTTACTGTATTGACCAACAATACCAAAAGTAGTTATGGCTTTTAACGCAAATTGGTTTTCAATTGTCCCTAAATTCGCACCATCTAAAATAACATCTGACCATTTGTCGTAAAATAAACATGGTGTTGTGTACCCTGTAATTGCCGGTACAGTTACTTCGTAAACCCCCTTTGTCTTTAGACATGTTGTGAGTCCACTTAAATAAGAAGGTATATCTCCATAAGGGTCTTCAATATTAACAACAGGTTCAGTGTCTAAATTTGACAATTCTCCCGCATCATTATAAACATACAAATACAATTTATTTTGTTTTTTTTCTACAAAATTATTTCTGTCATCGTCTATTAAGTCATCGTAAGTGGTTAAAAGATACGGTTCATAAAAAGTTTGTGTGTACTTAGTAAAAAAACCAACAGAATAATTTGTGGTTAAACCCGTGATTATTTCAAAAGCGGGTTTGTAAGCGATTATCCAACCAGTAACACCTGTTAAAGAACCGTTTAAAATGGAATTTATTTCGTTGGACATATCAAACTCAATATCCTCATTTCCTAATTCAAAATGTTGTGTATCAACAATTGTTAGGTTTTCATAATTCTGACCTGAAAAAGACGATGTGTTTAAATTGCTGTAAATTCCCGGTGTTTGCCAATTTTCAATCGTACTCCTTTGGAAAAAATTACTTGGTCTGTCAGAATAAGTGTCTGTATCAAAAAAAGTGTTGTTAGTAAATGACGCTAAATAATTATTGTTTGTTTTTGTCAAATTATTAAAGTCGTATCCAACACCCTCGTCCCACGTTTGTGTGGTTCCACTACTTGTTAGTGGTATTCTGATTAATACTAAATCAAATGATGTTGCTCTTTGTGAACCTGTCGAAGTTGTGGTATTTAATAAAGCCTCGTCAAAAGAAGAGGTGTTTCTCATTTTTAATGTATGTGTCATAGAAGAAAAAGAGGTACATCCTGTTGAAATTTCTCCTGACGCAATTTTTTCTTCTAATAAAGTTAAATCAATATCAAAAATAAATCTAGTGTAACTAATCGGTTCTAATGCGAGTTGATTTGACCCAAAAGTTAATTCAGTTACGGGGTTTCTAGCCGTATTGGTATATGCGCCAAATATGATAGTATTATTTCTGTTAAAATATGAATTTAAAATTGACATCTATTATAAATATCAATTCATTCTAATATTTTCATTCAGTATGGTTTGGTTTGCATTGTTTAATTCAAATAAAATTTGTTGGACTGTTGTACCATCAGTACCTACGGGTACCGCAGCCAATCCATGATATGAGTGAACGTGAGATATCATAAATTTTATGACCAAATTAAGAAGACTTATTAATTCTTCACCTCTTACCATAGAACTTGTATTTGGTAAAATATTGTCTAAAATTTGTGATTGGTTAATTCCATATATTGTGTTTTCAATATCTAACTCTTTTGCCAAGTGTGATAATAATAAAACATTATCGGCACCTAAAATTCCGTAAGTTACAGGGTTTGTTGTGTTTTCAGTTTCTTGGATTTCACTAAAAACCGTTTTTGTTGGTTTTCCGGTTGCGTTTTCACTTAACACAATACCAAAACCATTGTCTTGATTACTTGGGTTATCGTAGTCGGCATCTAAAAAAGAAATGTTGTTGTAAAATCTATTAAAATTATTCTCAGATACATTACCATCTACAGAAGTAATTGTTGTAATATTTGGTTTAAAAATAAAAGGAAATCTATTTTCTGATAAATCGGGACCGCTTTCACCTGTATCAGGAATTGTTAAATTATTCCAAGCAACATCAGATATAAAATTATTTATTATTTCTACCGCATCGTCAAAACTTTCATTTTTAAATTGTTGTGTATAATATATTTGAGAAATAGAACTTAAATCAGAATTAAAAACTATTGTTTCTGTGGTTGCACTTCTTGATAATGGTAATTTATATAAATTTACACTACCTGTAAACCTACCCAATAAATTATCTAAATTTTGTATATCCCATTCTACCAAATATCTAACAAATAATTCATCATCTTCTAATCTAAACGTTTTTCTTGGGGGTTGTTTAATTAAAGTTTCCTTAAAATTTGTTAGTTGTAAAAATGACCTCCTCGTGTACCCTATTGGGTAATCATGAACAGATAGATTTTGTGTTTTACCTGCTCTAACTAATACTTCTTCTGCCTTTACAATTACATCCGCAGAACCTCTGCCTATAATACCGTAATCCTCAGGTTGAGGAAAGATTCCCTCTGATTGGGGGTTGTTGTATTCCCCTTCACTATTTTTAAGTTCTAATGTTGGTAAAATTTGAGGACCTTCACCTGTTTGTTGTTTCATCGCTTGGAAGTTCTCAAAAGGAATTGCCATTGGAGAGGAATATTGACCAGGAACATAATAAGCGTCTTGCCAAGGATACAATGAGTTTTGATAAAAAATGTTAATCCTTTCACCCTCAATCATGGGTAAACTTAAAAACAGTGGAACCAAAGGTCTTACCACCAAAGGGTCTATGGGACCTTTTCTTGGGTCTGTATTCCATTTGTATTTTCCATCAATACCATAAGCCTCAATAACCGCTAATATTGATTTATCTTCAGGTTCGGCTCTTACCCTACCCAAATCCAATGGGTCTTGAACATCAACGACCAAAGCGGGAAATATTATTCGGTATTCGTTTTTAACTATATCAGGCATTGTTTCTATTTCTGAATTCTTTATGTATTATATCATACATTGTTTCGATGTTGTCCAAATGATGTGTCAATTGAACTATGGTTTCTTTTGTTTGGTCAAAGTCTTCTCTTAAAAAGTCCATCGCCTTTATTAAGTCAGAGTTTGGTCTATCGTTAACTTCTTTGACAATTGTTGTCAATTCTTCCACTGTTATTTTTCCTAAGTCAATCATAATATTATTCCTGATTTTGTTACAAACCCAACTTGGCTTATCAAACCTATATCTGCCGCGGTTATTAATTGTTTTGTTACTGAATTGGCATCTCTTTCCGCTTCAACGCCGGTGATTTCTGCTAATTTAGCCAAAAGACCAATATTTGGAGAACCATCGGGCATCGGTCCAGTTGGTATTCCAATTTTTTGATATTCTTCTAAAACATTCAAAAACGCTCTTGTGTTATCAAAACCTCCTCTGGCATCCGCCAACGCTAGAAGTGGTGCAGGTACGTTTATCAGACCTTGCCTTAGAGCAAGTCGTATTGCGTTTAGTATACTATCAATTAAATTTTTACACTTTCTATAATCACTAATAACGCCAGCAACAAGAACCCCCGCATCTATAATCTGTAGTAATTGTAATATAACTTTTACTTTTTTGTTTTTTTTATTTTTTAAAATGTCTTTTGCAATGACTCTTAAAAGGTCCTTAATGTCTTTTATTATTAAATCGTATAAAATTTTCACAAATAATGCACCCAATTTAGAAACGACATTTATAACAAGTGTTTTGAATTTTTTAGAAAAATCAACTAACCCTGTTATAGTGTCGACTACTGATTGTTGTAACGATTTTAACATAATCATCATAGGTAATAACACCTTGGGTGATAACATTGCCTTAAATATTGATATCGCAACTTCTTTAATAAATTTTGTATTGATAGATATTTTTAATGTCTCTTGCTTGGGCCAACCGGGACTATCTCCTATATTATCAAACACTTTATTAACTAATTCGTCTAACTTTCCTGGTGCCGCTTGGTCATCTAATAGTGTTAAATTTTTATAGATACCTTGTGTGTTTACCGGTAAATTTACAACGTCGCAGTCTTGAAACTGTATTACACCTAATTTTACATCGTTTATTGTTGCGTCTATGTCACGTAAATCTATATCAGTCATTTCAAAAAACTGCTCATCAACACCATCTAATTCAGGTACTTTTGACGTTCCTGCAACGTCTATTTCTTTTCTATCATCAAAACATAATCCTAACACTCTTTGAAGAATTAAACTGAATTTTTTTTCTTCTTGTATTTTTTCAGAAGGGGCGTCCGAAACTATATAATCAAAATTTAATAGATTATTCAGAATAGATGTCCAAAGAGCTCTCATATCTAATATTTTAATTGTTTGAAAATAGTCATTTATAAAATCACTAATTAAATTTTCGGAACCAATTCTGTCCTTTAAAGTGACTCTATAACTTTCAATTGAGTCTATGTATTGAATATCAAATAACTCTCTACCTGTAAATCCATAATATATTTGTCCGTTGGTTACGGAGTATTCTTGTCCGGTCATGATTAACTCAAACAATTCACGATTCATCGCAAACGGTGTTTGTTGTACCACAATAGGATAAGTTTCGTAATGTAATGCGCCCACTTTAGAATCAGGAGCGTCGTATAACGCTCCGAAAAGGTCAATAGATTTAATTGGTATATCTAAGACTTGTGAGTTGTATTTTTGTTGTTGGTCACACCCTAATAATTTTTTTAATTCTTGTAGAAATATTGTTTCCGCCTGTCCTTGGACCCTATTAACAGCCTCTACGTATTTATTTCTCAAAAAATTAGTGGTCTCACCCATGGTTTTTCCACTTACGTTGCCAGGTGCGCCTTGTAATTTCAATAAGTCAAAAAGTCTGTCTGATTGGGTTTTGACATCCCTCTCAAATCTTTTTTTTCCTGTCGCTTTTTGTAATTGGTCTATTTGAGTAACTAACTTTGTTTTAGATTCTTGAAACTCTTTTTGTTTTCCGTTAGCATCTTCAATAGCCTCTTTATACGCAACTTTAACCTCCTTATAGGTTTTTGATGCAACTACTTTGGATTCTACTTCACCATATGTTTCTTTTAAATCTATTGGCATATTATTTCATTTTAAAAGAGGTGTTTATGTCATCCAAATCTTTTTGAAGTAATGTTTTGAGCATTTCTTCATCGGAATCAGTTAACATTAACGATTCTTCTTGTTTTGATTTCTCCCAAATTGATGTTTGTAATTTAGCTAAAGTTAATTTTTTTTCTACAACTTCATTTATTATTTTTTGTTGTTTTTCTAAAACAGGACCAATAAGAGTCATATCTTCAGGTTCCTTTAGAAATGCTAACATTTTATTTTGAACTCTTAATGCGGTTGTTCTTTGTTCAACAAGTTCATTATATACTTCTTGAAGTAATGACAATATTGAGTCCTTTGAGGTATCAATTTCTTTCTTTTTTGGTCTTGGCATATCTATAAATACTTTTCCTACGATTTTTAATCTAACATACCATTTAAAACAAAGTAGTACATTTTTTTGAACTTTTTAATTGAGCCTCTTATTTCTTTGGTTGATAAGTTAGTCATTTCTCTTAAAGACAACAATATAACATTTTTATTAAACTTGTTATTCTCATTCCCTAAAAATATTTCTTTGTAATTCTCAAAAAGGTCTTGAAGTGCAAATCCTAATTTTTTTTCATTTTCAGTCAATTCATTTTGGTCCATCATTCTTTTTAATTCGTCTACAAATTTACCTATTACGTCTTGAGCATCAACAATTTCATACTCCAAATAATAAACCATGTCAGGTCTATTTTCTAAATTTGTTGATATGTCTTCATACGATACTTTACGATTAGTTTCTTTTTGGTCCTTAATGATTTGACCCATTAAATAATTCTTGCAAATTGTACCAAAATATGAATAAGCCTTCTTTTCTTTAGAAGGCTTAAACTTATCAATTTTGGTCATTAAAAAAGAGTGAGTATCCGTATGAATTTCCTTAAAGTCCATGTCTTTACGATATAACTTGTATCTTCTTATTATTGAAGATATCATTTTATCTAATGGACCTCTTAGGTATTGATTGTAAATCTCGTTCTTTTCGTTAAATGTTGTTGCGGTTAGATACATTCTAACCGCCATTTCTTCTTCTACATCAAAGTAGTTTTCTTTTGTGGCTTTACGCCCCCTTTTTCTCGAAAGAACTGTCGTTGTAGTCGTTTCATACGTGGACATTATTATACTTGAGGTTCATATTTTATGCCTCTATCGTCTGTAAAATAAAATTCTTTCTTAGATGTTTCAATCCAAAATTTAACTTCATTTTCAGTCATGGGTTGAGTTCCGTTTTTGTAGTTCCAAAAAATACTACCCTCTCTCATGTTCAAGTGTTTGTACCCAAACTTAGGTATTGTCATAATACGTAAAGAATGATATGTCATTCTCAAGAAGAATTCATATCCAAAAGTCAATTTTACACTAGGCTTTAGTTTTCCGAATTCGACAAATTTATTTTTTTTCATAACCGCACCTGAGATTTGAAAGTTTTGATAACTTTGTAAAATATCATTAGACAATATCCCTATTTCCTGTGCAAAATTAGCCGCAAATGTGGCTTCATTTGTAAAACCAGCAAAAGTACCTTTTGTATCTACGTCAATTACGATAGGTAAAAAAATGTCAGTTTGTTCGTAGAAATTGTAATATTTTTCTACATTGTCCAACCAAATTGGTGATAATTCGTCATCAAATTCTAAAATAGTAAACCACTCTGAGTTGCAATTTTCGACACCAAAATTAACTTGAGAACAAAAATTAGGTTCATCAGAATACTCTAATAGGTTTACCGTTAAACCTGAATAATCAAATGATTTTAATTTTTCAATTAATGGTTCTTCTTTAGTATGTACAATTACTAACTCTTTAGGTTGTTTTCTTTGTTGTAAAACCGAGTTAACACAACTTTGTAAATAATCATCAAAACCTTTGGTTAATGCGGATTTTATGGGTAGTATAACTGAAATATCTATATTTTTCATAATCTTAGTTTGTTTCTTTAATTCTGTTTAATTGTTCTTGGAAATTATTAAGTCTTGCGTCAAAAATATTCATAAAACAATCTAATACTTTTTCCTCAAAAACATTTTTATCCGAAAATTTATTTGCGGTTTCTTTTCCGTCTTGAATTAGTTTCGGTGAAATATTATCCTCCAACCAATTTAGGGTAAAATCTGCAATTACGTCTGTAAAATTTATTGGGTTGTCTATCCACACTCCATTCTCTTCGGTCATCCAGTCATGTTTCAAATAAGGTATTTTACCAATTACAGGAACTCCAACTTTCATACTTTCCAAAGGAAATGAGCCCCAAGTACTTGTTGGGTCAATCCAAACAGACAAGAATGATTCTTTGATAGAAGTGGCGAAATCTTGTTCAGATAAACCTCTTAAATCTCTAAAAGTAATCCATCTATACTGAGGAAATTTTAAATAAAACTCTTTAATCAAGTTTATTGCATCTCTTTGGTCTCTTGAGTGTACACCAATTATTGGTTTTGCGGGAACCACCTGCTCTTCAAATTTATCTGAAATCAAAGGTTCAATAATGTCGTAAGAAACATTTCTCATTACCTTAGATATTTGTGACTTAGCACTTTCACTTGTGGTAATACATTTTAAGAAACCAAAATCAGGCCAAGTGGCACCTGGTTGTAATGTTTCTAAAACATGGTCGTAAGCCTGAGCAATCACTATTTTACCACAAGGTAGGTTTTTTACCTGTTCCATTACGAAACCAAATATTTCGGGTAGAACTAACAAATCTTCAGGTGCCACTGACAAATTACCCCCCTCAATTGGTTGATGAGGTAAGTCATCATATTTAGCGTCTAACCAAGAAGACACAGGTGTGTAGTCAGGTTTTTCAGTCAACATTATTGCGTTGTAACCGTTGTTTTTTAATGTAAGTGCAAAATCATAAATGTATCTTATTGATGCCTTTGCGTTACCTTTTGTTTCTTGAACGAAGAAATAAATCCTTGCGTTTTTATTTACGATTTGTTCAATTGATTTTTCTAACTTTAAAACTAATTCGTTTTCCATATTATAAACTTTGTATCATTTTGTGTTTAAGAAGTGTGTTCCAAGCAATTCTGAATGGGATTGTTAAGTTATTAGATGCTCTTGACCCCAACATTTCGTCCGTCTCTTCTTGTTCTGTAAGAACAATCTCCATCATCATTTTTACCAATTCATATCTTACGATGGAAATACTTTGTTCTGTTTCACCTGTTGTAGGCTCTTTCGATTCAATATTCAAATACTCGTTGATATTGTTTAAATCGAAATAATAATTTTCACCCATTAACTGTATCATGTTCTGTTATTTTTTCTAAAATAATATCTAATTCCTTAAAATTAGAAATAGTAAATTCGGTATCAATGTCTTTATTATAGACCATATCATATTTAATCATGGTTTTCCCATGATTATTTTGTAATAAATTTGGATTTGTAGTTACAATAACATCCATTTCAGACCAAACTTCATTTTCATTAAATTTGTTTATGAATATTATTTTATCACACTGACACGCAAATTTTGAGATAAAAAATAATGTTGCGGGTTTCGCTTTACCGATGTCATCTGAAAACAAAATGAATCTATGTTTTTCTTTGTATTTTTGATAGATTTCGTCATAATCATAAAAAGTTGACATTTCAGTCGATGGGGCGTGACCAAATATCTGCATTACAAATTCTTCATATAAAAAACTATAAAATTCTTCGTCGTCTTTGAAGTTGAAATGATTACCGAATTCAAATGATGTTACAGGTAAATTCATCTCATAAACAAACTCAGGTTCTTCACCCATTTCATCAATTAAGTATTTTTGATAAACTTGTTCTATTTTGGCAACAACGTCCCTTAGAACCCCATTTATTTCTATTGCGATGTTCATTCTTCGTATCTTTTAAGAATTTTAGTTATAAGAGGATTTCTTACAATATCTTTTTCATTAAATTCAAAGACACCTATATCATCCATATCTTTAAATTTATTTATTGCATCCCATAAACCTGATTGAGTTTTATCTTTGTACCTATCCGTCTGTTCCAAATCTCCTGAAATAAAAAATTTACTATTAAAACCAATCCTTGTTAACAATAATTTCATTTGATTAGGTGTACTATTCTGACCTTCTTCAAAAATCAAAATTGTGTTATCTATGTTCCAACCTCTTATGTATGCCAACGCTTGAACTTCTATAAAATCAGATTGTATTAATCTTTCTCGTGTTTCTTTACCTATTAATTTATTTAAAAGATAATACGAGGGACTGATGTATGGGTCTAATTTTTCTTCTAACGAACCGGGTAACGAACCTAACTTTTCTTCCGCTTCAACCGCAGGTCGTACAATCATTAATTTTTCATAAGGACTGTTTGGGTCTGATAATAAATCTACAGCGGCTTTCATGGCTATGTATGATTTTCCTACACCGGCGGGACCAGAACAAATAGTGATTTGATTCTTTCTAAGAATATCATAATAAATTTTTTGATTTTCTGTTAAGAATTTTTCTTTTGTTTGTTTTTTTAGAATTGTGACTAAAAGTTCTTTTTTATTTTTTTGTGATAATTCTTGTACAATCGGAGTTGTTACTTTTTTCTTTTTTTCCATTTTAGTTAGTTATTATTTTATTTTGATTTTGATTATAAAATTCAAACCAATAATCAATCATTTCATTCAACATCGTTTCAAAGTTGTACTTGGGTTCCCACCCTGTATGGTTTTTTAATTTTTCAGGACTACCTTTTAAATTGTTTAGTTCTTCCGGTCTTAAAAATTTTTCATCAATTACTACATAATCTTGATAAGATAAATTAAGTCTGTGGAACACGTATTCGCACAAATCTCGAACGGTATGTGAAACGCCCGTTGCACAAACATAATCGTCAGGAGATTCTAATTGTAGTATCATCCACATCGCTTCAACATAATCTTTAGCGTGACCCCAATCACGACTGGCATCTAAATTACCTAACGCTAATTTATTTGACAATCCTAATTTTATCTTAACGGCTTCTTTCACCACTTTATTAGTAACAAAATTAGTTCCTCTCCTTGGCGATTCGTGGTTAAAAAGAATGCCGTTCGATATGAACATGTCGTAAGAATTTCTATAGTTTCTTGATATGTTATATGAAAATACTTTTGCACATCCATATGGAGATACTGGGTTCATCTGTGTTGTTTCTCTTTGGAACCCGTCAGGGTCTATAGAGTTTCCAAACATTTCAGATGATGATGCTTGGTATATTTTTGTGTTGGGTTTTATTAATCTTACCGCCTCTAAAAGATTTAATGTTCCTAAACCAGTTACGTTTGCGGTGTATATGGGTTGGTCAAAAGATATTCTAACGTGTGACTGAGCAGCCAAATTATATATTTCATCTGGTTGTGTTTTTTTGATTACTGTCATTAATGATGAAAGGTCAGTCATATCCGCATAAAATAATTTAACATCATCGTAAACATTTCCAAGTCTTGCTGTTTGATTCTCTGCAACTGAATTTCTTTTTAAAGTACCAAAAACTTCGTAATTTTTTTCTAATAATAATTCGGCCAAATAAGAACCGTCTTGTCCATTAATGCCGGTAATCAAAGCTTTTTTCATATTGTTTCGTTCACTATTTCTATTATGTAATCTAATTCACCTTTAGTCATTTGGTGGTTATTTGGTAGATAAAGACCATATTTATGAACCTTAAACGCCTTTGGCAATTCTTGTTTATCGTACCTTTCAAACCAAAATGGGTGTTCGTTTATTGAACCACATATCAAAGGTCTACACTCGACACCCTTAACATTTAGGTTATGAACCAATAACTCTAATTTACTTGTTATTATTGGATAAGAAAAATTAGATATAAATGTATTTTCACTTGGTTTAATTTTCCATTCATGATTTATGATACCCTCATGATAAATTTTATAATTTTTATTCCTGTTACTCACTATAGAATCTAACTTTTTTAGTTGTTCTAATCCAATAAATGCTTGTAAATCTGTTGCTCTTAGATTAAATCCCGGATAATAAAATGTGTACAAAGAACGAAAATCAGAAATTTTATATTTGTTTCTTAATTCTTCTTGTTTTTGTTTTGGTAAATCTCTGTCCCACCCATGAGAACGAATTGATAAAAGTATATGGTATAACTCCTCGTCATCTGTAGATATCATACCACCTTCAATTGTTGACATATGATGACCAAAATAAAAAGAAAATGTGGACATGTCCCCAAACGTACCTAATTTTTTTTCCTCATATTCAGAACCAATCGATTCACAAGTATCTTCAATAAGTTTAATATCGTGTTTTACACACAAATCAACTATTTCTTTCATGTGGTTTGGAAAACCTAAAACATGAACTAAAATAATACTGGAAGGGTTGTGTTGTTCTATTATTTTTTTTAAGTGTTCAATATCTAAACCCAAGTTATCTTCATCACATTCGCACATTATTGGTTCTAACCCAAGTTGTATTGCTGGTGTTACTGTGGTTACCCAAGAAACTGAAGGAACAACAATTTTTTTATTTCTTAATTTACCTGAGATAAGTAATGCGTATACAGATGCTAAATTTGCCGAAGAGCCTGAGTTTACAAAAACCGAGAATTTTCTACCTAACCATTCAGACCATTTTTTTTCAAACTCTACAGTTAAATCACCTTTTGTTAATTTTGGGTTATGTTGCAACCATTCAATCAACTTGGATATGTCCTGATTGTCTATTGTGTCTTTAACCAATTTTATATTCATAGATGTCTTTTTTTGTTAGGTTTAAAAGCTCATTATAATCAGATGTTTTTATACAAGAATAATAACTATTACGTTTGTTTAATAAATTGTTAGAGTCGTCATACTCCAAATATTCTTCGATATTTTTTCCTGTTTGTGTGTATAAATCTACAATAAATTGTTTTACATTATATAATTCTCCGCTTCCGATAATTAGGTCTGATTCTGCACTTATAGATTTTTCTACAACAATTTTTGGGTGTATCAAGTCCCTTTCAAAGTCGATGTTACCTATTTTTATTTTTTGATTAAGTATTAATGAGTCAAATATTTTCTTAAATAGAAACCCGTCTTTTCTAAATGGTGAATTGAAATTAAACGGATATATTATTACAACGTTATTGTAATCTTTTTTATTTTTGTTTATTTCGTTGCACATCATTTCTTTGGATTTTATGTATGGAGTCTCAAAATAATTGTAAGGTGTTTCTAAATTTATACACCCGTCATGTTTGTTCCATAATTCCGATGTTGAATAAACAACTATTTTTCTGCAAAAATCTTTCAATCTGTTTATAACATCTAAAGTATATGATACGTTAACTTGAAAAAACAAAGAATCATTATCCTTTAAAAAAGTTCTTTGTTCGGCAAACAATAAAAAAATCTTATCGTATTTTTTTTTCTGTATTTTTTCAAAATCTAAATTTCTTGATGAAATAAAATCAAAATTATTTTTTGGAAAGTACGTTGAAAGTTGTGATGTGTTACCAATCACTAAGTTTTGATTGGTCATAATTTAAACGTTTCGTTATACGGGCTTTTTTTGTTTACGTATATTTCATGTGAATTTGCGACTATTCCCTTTCTTTCAAAACCTAAGTGTTCAAGAAACGAAAAATCTTGGTCAACTCCTAATGCTTTGTGATTTTCTACATCCAAAACATGAATAAAAACATCATCAAAATTAATCCCCTTTAACACCTGATTTTCATAACCCTCAACGTCTAAACACATAAAATGCACCTCAGTGATGTTGTGTTTATTTAATAATTTAGACAATTGTATTGCGGGATGCGGTTTAGGATTCCAAGACTTGTTATGAATATTAAGTACACCACCAATCATATAATGACTAAAATCCCCTTCAATATAATCTAATTTGTAATCATCAGATACTAATACATAGTTTTCTACTATTGTGTTTGGTCTGTAAATTTTGTACTTGTGGTTAAAATCCATTTTAGGTTCTACAACTAAACCAGTCCATCCGTTCCTTTCTAACGTTGCCGTATTATTTTGGTCTTCAGGGTCTGAACCGCCCGCTTCAACAAAAAATTTATTTGTACCTAAATTTTTTATTATAATACCATCAATTCCAAATTGAGCTCCCATATAAAATAATTTAATTAAAAATCAAAAATTATCAATCTAAGAATTATTTTCTTCTATATTTTACATTTGACTTGTCGTAGATATTATCAATCAAAGAAATTACATTTAGAGTTTCTTTCATTTTAAATTCCTCCAAGTTTTGATATACAAAAGGGTGATTTGGACATGACCCTTCATATGACCCATAGTTATTTGGTTCATTAGATATTTTGTATTTTTTTCTTATTTTTTCAAATTCAGATTGTGAACCTTGTGACAATAAGTTTGCTGACTCAACAATATTCATTGCTTTACCACCAATCTTGACAAATCCGTTTGAACCTATTACTGATAGTGAGCATTCTAAATTTCTAGGTTCTGCAGCAATTGTTATTTCACACGTACCACCAAAAGAACCAAAATCAAATATGGAATAAATGGTGTCCTCAATATCCACATTTGAATGTTTCATATTATATAACTTAGAACTATGAACCTCTGGTAACCCAAAAACAAATTGTAAAATGTCTAAATAATGTATTCCTACTTCGTAAAGAGTGCCTCCACCAACAGATGGAATTGCTCTCCACCCACTGAAATATTCTAGTGGTCTTTGCCATCTTTGAACTAAGTTCACCGAACGGATATCACCTAATAAATTATTCTCTATTGTTTCTTTTAACAGTTGTACTGTTGGATTTAATCTAACTTGTAAAACACAATATGCATCTCTATTGTATTTTTCACTCACCGAGATAATTTTTTCAACTTCATCAACAGAAAAAGAAACAGGTTTTTCAACTAAAACATCACAATTATTTTCTAACGCAAAAATAGATTGGGTGGTATGTAGTGAATTTGGTGTTGCTATGGTCACAAAATCAACTTTACCTGATTTAATCATTTCTTTATAATCAACAAACCAATCCACACCAAACTTTTCGCCAATTTCTTGTGCGATGTGTTCTTGTATGTCACACACCGCAACTAATTTAAAATTTTTATTTGCCTCAATCGATTCAATATGTCGTGGTAGTATAGCACCACATCCTATTATCCCTACTTTTTTTGTTTTCATATTATAATATTTTTCTAACAACTTTAATTGGATTTCCGTAAGCTAAAACCGAATCAGGTACGTTTTTTGAAACCACACTTCCAGCACCAACTAAAGAATTTTCACCAATTATTACACCGCAAATTATAACTGAATTTGCACCGATAGAACACCCATCTTTAAATATTGTTTTTTTAAACCGATATGGTTTTTTCCAATCCCCGTTTACTTTCGGATATAAATCATTTGTTGTTACTGTGTTTGGACCTAAAAAAACATTATTACCAATTTCAACACCTTCGTAAATTAACGAATGATTTTGTATTTTGCAGTTATCCCCAATTACAACATTAGGTCCTATGTGAACACCCTCTCCAATTACACAGTTTTTACCTATGGTTGAATTTTCACAGATGTGGCTAAATGCCCAAATTTTTGTATTTTCCCCAACGTTTTTTGTTTCTACTATTGCGGTATCATGTATAAAAACATTTTCCATATTATTTAACTTTTTTATTTATTTGGTCAATCCAATATTCGTAATCAATCAATTCTTTACTGTTGTTTTTAACTTTTCGTATTTCTTTTTTAACAAGTTCAATATTATTTAAATCTATCGGGTTGTTCAAGAAAACTATTGGTAAAAATTTATACAGGGCGTTATATATGGCGTCATACTTTGTCCTGTCACCAACACAAACAGGAATGCAGTCCAAATAAAGCGCCTCATAGGTTCTGATACACTCTAATCCGTTACCTGTTGGGGAAACCACTCCAATATACTCTTTCATTTTTTTAACGTATTCACGGTATGTTAATCCATACTCAAAGTCTATATTTTGTGATACCATGCAAATTTGTTTTATTAAATTCCTATAGTTTGGGTTGGTATAAACATTAAAATTTGCATACAATTTTTCATAAATTGGTTCTTGGTTTATTATCTCTTCTCCAGTTAAAAACGGTAATTTTTCAAAAATGGCGTCGTTAATCATACCGTGACCTTCTCTTTTAGGTGCGTATTGATTTTCAACACCAATTGGTATTGGTGTTACAATGCTATTGTATACGGTAGAATTTGTTGCAAATATGTGTTTTACGTTGTGTGGTTTTTGTTTAAGAATTTCTTCAGTAAAACTTATATCACCATTCATAATTAACATTACAACCTTGTGAGGTATTGTTGACACCCTTCTGAATTCAGGTATTACATGGTCTATCTTACAAAAAACAATTCTTTCATCGTCGTGTAACTCAGAAAACCTGTTCATTTGAATTAAATTGTTCATCTTATATAAAGTAGGGTATTTTATCAAATAAAGTATCTAAATAATTTTTGTGTTCACTGTATGGTCTTACAGAATGGCACTCTATATAAAAATTTTTATTTAAAAGAATTTCGTTGTAGGGTACCTCAATATTTCTGTAACAATCGACTCTCCTCTTTAAAAAATCCGATGATTTACTAAGTGCGGATATTCTTTTTCTATAAGGAAAATTCATTAGTTTTTTACAACTGTATGCCTCGTCCATACCCCACTTATCACCCCACATTGTGATTACACCACTATTTTCTAATTTTAATATTTCTTCTTCAAAAGTATCTTCAAAATCATAAACATCCCAAAACGTACTACCTTTTGCAATGTGATATGCGGAAGGGCTGTATCCATTTTCATACCATGTTAATTTAGATTTACCCTCTAATTTATATTGGTCGTCTATCAACATAACATAGTTATCATCAGGAACGTCTTTTATAGTATCTCTTAAGAAGTAGGTACCTAAAGGTATTTGGTCAATACCCATAATAGCACAAACATCATCCTCAAAAAATTTTGTAAAATAAAATAAACCCCAAGTATATTGCCAAGGTTTGATATCAGGAACCGATGGTTGTACTAAAATTTCCCCATATTCAGTAGATAAATTAATTTCATCTAATTCTTCTTGTGTTCCGAAAAATATTAAGGTTGGTTTAATACCAAACTTTTCTTTATACGTAAAAGAAAGTTTGTTCCAAAAATCATAATACAATGGATTGTTATTTGTTGATAATATAACTCTATCTACTTTCATAACTTAATTAATTGTTGTTCTGTGACTTCCGTGATAATACGAAATGTCTTTATTTTCCTCATAGTTTTTATTGTCTATTAGTGTTGATAATATAACACCCCAAACAGGTAAGTCACCCCACCTATTACTATAAATCCCGTGTGAATCGTCCACCTCATCTAAAAACATACATACAATGTCATTATCTAAAAAGTATTGAATGTCTACTATCATAAAGTTGGTATACGGACACTTAATTTCTTCAAATGATTTATATGGAGAAATACCGTTAACTGAAATAAAACTCTCCCAAAGATTTTTTAAACCAACAATGACATAATCCTCGTCTTGTCCTTGAAACATTGGTGAGGAGAAATATATTTCATTCTCCGTCATACGTTTTATTGTATTTGGGTCAAACTTGGTTACGACACAATCTTCATCAATTCTTATGATGTATTTGTAATTGGATAAATAATCCAAAAAATCCATAGACCAAAAATGACACATGTGTTTGTATCCTAATGGAAAGGCCATTGACTGTGGTGTTGGTGGGCATAACAACATATTTATTTTGTTTTTCTTGTCGTCAAAAGCTGTTTTTGGGTATGCCTTTTTAATATCAATAAACGTTAAGTTTAACCCTTTGCTATTGGACGAAATAAATGTTTGGTGTTCTTTGGTTATATTTCCTTCGTGAAAAAGTATTATGTCATATTTTTCACTTGTTTTAGAAATAATGTTATCGTATATACTTTTGTTTCTAAGTATAAGATTTTGATATCCATTTAAGTCTTGATATCCTCTAGTTAATGCAACTATAGCGTTTTTCATAAAAATTATGACATGTTGTTTGTTGTGAGTTTACCCATAATAGATTCGGTATCAACATAATGACCTTGAGTCTTGTGAGAATCCATTTGAAAATGTTTTAGAAAATTTGCAGTCAAGGCCATTTTTTTTCTATTGAATAATGAAAACAACGTTATTGAGCGCTCGTGATAGTGTCCTGCGTTTTTATCGTTTCTGAACTTAGTAACCAAAGGAACTACCCAATTCATGTACTTATCAAACACGTCTTTTCTAAATGTGGTATTGGATGTTGCAGACCAATGTTGAACTGTTCCTTTTTGAACTGCTGCTTCAACACTGTTTTTTAAATCTAACCCATAGACTGATTTCATTGCTTCGTCCAAACCATTTATAAATGGGGCGTGTTTGATAAACATGTTGTGATTTGCAGGGTATGGTATATACCCAATCATGTCTGTTTTTTCATAATAAAACTTAAACATGTTTGTTTCAAAATCAGGTACATAGTTAATATCATACTCAAAAAGATTAACATATTCACTGTCAATTAAGTTGTGTTTCCATAAAGTATACCAACCAGTGAAAGAAGTTAATTGAGGATAGTTTTCCAAATTGCCTTCATAATTTCTAGAAATAATTATGTTTGGAACGTCCGTTAATTTGTCTATAGGTCTGTTCCCAACAAAAACATACTTGTAACTACTAAAACCAATAAATTTTTTTATTCTTTCAAACTCCAATAATAAATCTTGGTCGTGAATAAAAATAAAAGTTTTGACATATTTTTCAGGTTCGGTAATGTCTATAGGAAGTTTTTCTGAAAATTTTTCAACAAAAGATTCCCTATTAGATTCCCACTGTTCATTTGTTTGACCCACTGACAAATGAGTTACTCTAATGTCAGTACATATACCTATTTGAACGTTTTTAATGTAGTTTCTAAAACAGAAATCAATATCATAGAAATGAAATCCTTTTACAGACTCATCAAAATTTTCAACTATGTTTTTTTTGTTTACCGCAAAAAACAATCCATCCACAATAATTGTGGGTTCTAATTTGTTACCAATATCTTTAGAGTATTTGGACTCCCACTTCTTACCTTCCGATTCATGATTTACGATACCATACATGGCAGATGTCATTTCCCACCACCTACCTGTTTCGGGTAGATATTTTGTCCCTGCTAAACCTATAATCCCATATTCAGGGTTTTTGTTGAAGTGTGATTTTAGTTTGTGAGCCCAACCATTAGTATCAAATTTTAAGTCGTCGTGACAAAAAACAACAATATCATATTCAGATTGTTCTAAAATTTTGTTATAGACTTCCGTCAAAGAATATTGACCATTATTTTCTATCGGAATAATTTGAATTTTTTTATTACCAGATGTTTTCTTTAATTGTTCGATGTATTTTTCATCGATTTTACGAGTGCTATATCCTATTGTAATCATATTTTAATTATACATAAAATCTCTTGCTAATGTATCTTCAACATCACAAAAATCAAATTTAGTTTGATGCCACTGCTCAGGTTTTTTAGTAGGACCATTATCTGACTGACCTCTTTCACACCTGATTATCCAATCTTCTAATGTTTTGTGATGGTAATGATTTAATTGTGCGGTGTCAATAGTTCCCTTATCATTGTAAGGACCAACAAAAAATTTTTTATTCGTATCCATTAAAGGAACATTTGGATTGTGAGGAAGTACCATACGACCTCCTGATGACATTTTTAATATTGTTTTAACATGTCTATCAACATCTTTTTGTTTAATAGTAAATTGTTTTAATAGAGAATTAGAATTTTCGTCTCGTTTTAATTTACCATTAGCACCAAAAAATTGCCAGTTTATTCCAATTCCGCTTGGGTTATTATATTCTTCTAAAAATGAGTTAATGTTTTCGTGTTTTTTTAACACTAGAAATTCGTCGCAATCAAAAAAAGCCGCCCACTCGTATTCTGTTTTATATGTGTTTATAAAATGATTATAAACTTCCATCTGTTTACGGTGCCCGTCATATTGTATTTTTTTTAAGTAAGGACGATTTATCTTACATCTCCAATCATTTTCATAGATTACAATTTCATCAAATCCTAATTTATGATTGTAATCAATCCATTCTTCAATGTAATTGTCTTCGTCTTTCGCAATACAAATTAGTGCCGATTTTTTCATAATCCCGTACTCCCAAATCCATTTTCACCTCTTTCTCCACTGTCTATGTTTTTACTTTCTTTTATTACCACAACCTCACCATCCAAAACAGGTGACAAAACCGCTTGAGCTATTTTATCTCCTGATTTAATATGATAGTCTTCTTTATTTGTGTTAAAAATTATCACCATAACCTCTCCCGTATAACCTCTGTCTACAGTACCGGGAGAATTTAAAACCATTAATCCTTTTTTAGACGCCAAACCGCTTTTAGAACGAATTTGCATTTCGTATCCAACAGGTATCTTGAATTTTAATCCTGTACCAACAACCGCTCTTCCTAGTCCTGGTATGTTAACATCGTTAATTGCGTGTAAATCAAATCCACTATCAGACGGATAATTGTACAATGGTGTTACTGCGTTATCTTTAATTTTTTCATAGACTAATGTATGTCTATATCTGTCAACTTTAAAATTCCTTTCAAGTTCTTCTAAGTCTAAACCATCTAATAGTTGAGCATCACTTTCAGATATATCTTCTTTTATGGTTTGTTCTAACTCCTCTAGTAATTTTTTTAGTTCTTTTTCTAATTCGTCTCCGTAAATCATTATCTTAAATTTTTTAATTTATCTATTAGTTTAACCAACACAAGGACATCTCTTTCACAGTATTGACAAATCGCATCTAACATATCGTCTAACCAATATGCGTCATGTACTCGGTTACCGGTAACTTCACCTTCCTTTGATGACTCAACACCCATGGCGGCACACATTAATTCCAAAGACGCCAATCCCCAAGGATTACCCGCTCTCCACACTTCTAATGTGTCAATTGCTTTAACTTCCCATGGTTTTGTATCATGACGAGGTAATAGTTTTGAAGGTTCAATACCATTAATCATCATTCGTTTAATCATTACAGGGATGTCAAAGTTTTTAATATTGTGACCACACATCCAAAAATTCAAATTGTGACACCTTTCAAAAAGATGGTTAACTTCTTTTAACAATTCATATTCATTATGGTTTTTAAGGACCTGAGAACGAACTTTACCTTCCTTATCAACAAACGCCATACACACACAAACAATCTTAGAAAATTCAGGAACCAATGCCGCTCTATTGTGGTAAACATCTTTCGATGGTAAACCCGCATCTTCAGGATAACGCTTCAAAAACCAATCAAAATAATTGTGAAATTGTTTGTGAAGCATTGGGTATTTTTCCTGTAAGTCTTCGTATGTTGATGTTATTCCGACAGTTTCTATGTCTAAGAATAAAATGTTTTGTAATGGTATGTCTATCATAAAATTGATTTGTAAAACTCTGCTCTTGTTTTTGTTACTGTATTTAAATCGTAAGTGTCTTTTACCGTTTCATATAATCTTTCACCCATATCTTTAACCATATTGGGATTATTGATTAATTTTTTAATGAACTTATACCAATCACCATGATTTCTGTTTTCATCAACTAAAAGTGCGTTTCCGTCAACAAAGTTACCATTTTTTAGACAATGTTTCAAATCAATAGTGTAGGGACCTACATTTGATGCGATAAGAGCCTTTTTGTAAAATCCCGCTTCAATAACTTTTAATTGAGACTTCATTCTGTTGAATACGTGATTTTTAATTGGTGCTAATGACACATCAAATTTTGAGTAATTTTTTGCGTATGAAGTTACAGGTCTTGTCCAAACCCTTTGGTAAAAATTATTATCCCATTTAGTTGGACCTTCAAATTCTTTCCATTTCATAAGTTCAGTTTTATAGTCCGCCTCAACCATTTTATAATTGTTTGTAACAATTTCTTCATATCTAGCCCAAACAGTTTCATGAGGTTCAATTGGTCTTCTTTTCTGTTCTCCCGTGTCTTTGTTAATTTCAGTTACAACTCCTCTAATGTCAAAACCACATAAATAAAACTGTGTTTCGTTTCTATGAGACTCCAAGTAATTACCTAACCCCTCTATTAACGCCATGTCGTGTAAATGTGAAGAACCTCCTAACCAACCAATTCTTAATTTATCGGACTCTAAAGTAGGTTCCATAAACTGACCTTCCTTTGGATTAATTGCGTTAGGAAAAACAACAACATTTTTATTTAATTTACTAATTTCATCTGCGAAAATTTTTGTAGTTGTCATGACATAACCCGCAACCTTTAAATTTGCCATAATTTTTTCGTGAATTTTTTGTTGCACAATAATTTGATGTATTGGGTGTTCTTTTGTAGGTAACCAATAATCATCTAAATCCATGATAGTTTTAATTCCCATCATGTTTAGTATTTCTATAAATGTTTTTGCTTTATCATAATCACCACCTATAGTTCTATGAAAATGAACTATTTGATAGTTAGACCAAAAAGACAAATCGTCCATATTTGGTTCATACTCAATATCTACGTGAAAATCGTTTGGATATAAGTTTTGTAAAAAAATGTGAGGGTCGACCGACCTAAACTTACCTACGCCTGTTTTATCTGAAGGCACTACTAAAACTTTAATTTTTGACATCTTATTCTTTTCAGAAAAAGATACAAAAAATTACGTAAAAATCAAAAGATTACTTAAGTTTTTTAATTTTAGAGATTTTTCCTTCAAAAATATGTTGACCAACTCTGAATGAAAATAAATCATTTGATTTTGATGTTGACTCAACTAATAAACCGCTTTCAGATAAAATCTCACGTACGGCTTCTTTTACCATCTTTTTAATGTTTTGTGTTTCAGAGACATTTTGTCTTTGAGGTTGTCCTTGAGGTTGTTTCTTTACGGTTGTTTCTTCTTCTGAAAACAAATCTTTTTTCATTAATCTCGCCGCTTTGTTAACCAATTCATCACTTATTGATGGTCCCGCCATGGACGCAGGAGGTGCGATTGGATGCTCAATCATCAGTCTTTTTATTTCGTCAGGTAATTTAGAACTCATAATTCTATCCTTAGTTTGTGGAACTGGTGTTGAATTTTGTTTTTGTATTACCGCTTGTTCTGACATTAAAAAATCTTGTGGTATATTATACGAAGCTTGAGGTGTGTCAAAGTTTTCTACTATTGGATTAGAAACTGATTTATTGGCTCTAGGTGTATCGTTGTGTCTATCCATTATTTTTTTAGACACCATTAATTTCTGCATTAAAGAATTTTCGTCCATCATATTACTATATTATCAAAATTTACTATTAATTATAACACGATTCATGCTTTTGTCACCATTAAAATTGTATCCTGGTCTTGGAGTGTTAAATTTTTCTGTTGTTGGTTTAAACGACATTATTTTATCTAATCTAAATAATCTCCAAGAAGGTAAAGGTAAAACACCTAAGTACGCTTTGTGAGACGAGCCTTCATAGTCCCAAGCTCTTAAAACCAAGTTATTCGCCTTAGAATACCCTAAACATACAGGTTCTATTAAACGCAGACCTTTACCGCCAGGTTCGTCCCCGTCATAATAGATTACCGTGATATCTTTGTTTTTTATTGCTTTTTGAACGTCATTCAAATTAGCAACCTCCAACAGAATACCTTTTAAGGTGTTTGTTAATTTCATTAAAAATCGGGATACCTTTTATTCTTATTGTATTTGTTTATTTTTATTTCAAGTTTTCTTTCAACTACATCTATACTAGTACCCGCATCTTCATTGAAGATATCTAAAAATACTCCTGTACCCCTACCCAAAGTATCTCCATCGGCAATTGCGTCAGGTGAAGTAACTGAGTATTCGTCTGCTTTAGGCGTGTAGTCGTTTTTAACTTGGTTTACAACTCTTTGTCTGTCAGCAATTGCGGTTAACAAGTTAGTTGGTTGTGAATAATCTAAAGGGATTAAAGTTGCCATAAATTTTCCATTAATTGATTTATCCTTTTGAGGCTGTTTAGTGCTTGCTCATTCATGTGTTTATCAACACCTGATTTGTGCGATTTTGATGGGGAATTGTTCATGTTTGATAATTGAGGTGAATAGTCTCTGTCCATTTGCATTCCCGTTTCTCTTTTGTTTCTGTCGGTCATTTCTAAACCTCTACGAGCACCTGATAAGATAGATTCAACAAATTGTTTCATTTTAAGACCCCCATTTAAATTAAATTCAGGTCCATTTTGGTCACCTTTAAAAGAATCGAAAAAATTTTTAATTCTTTTTGCTTGTTGATATGTCATAGAGGTAGACCCTTGTAATTGTCTATTTCTTTCAAACCCGTCCTTACCTTGACCCGCAGCGCCGTGTTGTCGATACATATCTATAAGATGTTTTCTAACATCTTCAGGCATTTCGAATTTTTGACCATATAAATTACTATTCATTCTTTAATAACATCATTAAATCTCTAACAGACAAACCTTCCTTATTTGCCATTTTTTTCAACGCTTTAATATTCCTTCTTAACATAGAACTCGCGTCAATATCTTTTTTAGATATTTCGTGGTCATCCGTTTTTTTATGTAACAAATCTTCAATCATCTTCATCATCTTTTGTTTTTGTATTTCTGATAAAGTTGCTTTTGTTACAAAATTTTTATCTTTATAATATTTTGAGCTTTTATCTCTTTTACCTGAAGGGTCTTTACCAAACTGTTTTGTTCTGTTATACGCCTCTTCGGGTTCCATTTCCATCTTATCTTTTAAGTACTTAAATGTTTCTTTTCCGTCTAATTCTTCGGTTTCTTCATATCCAAAGGCGTCCGAATAATCAACTTCTTGGATTGTTGGTTCGTCTTCTGTTGATTCTCCATAATACACACGATAAGTTCCTGTGTATGGTGGTTTTGGCGTTCTTGTCGCTCTTACTGTTTGGTCCATAGTTTTTCTCGGATGCATTGACATATCTAAAATTGGTGTAGAAGAGTCACTCATGGTTCCGTCAAAATCAATTAACTCTGAAACTTCTCCATTTTTTTTACTAACACGTGTAATAATTTTTTTCAAATCATCTATTGTGTATTTTTTGTCTTTTTGTTTACCCAAGTTAGAAACAACTTTTTTTAATTCCTTTTGATTTTTTTTAGGAACAGAAATTTTTTCGTCTTTTTTTCTTGCTTCAGAAAGTGTTCTTTGTACTGAAAAATAGACATCAATAGTATTTGCATTCTCCTTTAAGAAGAAGTAATACGGTTCAGCATAATATTCTTTATTAAGTTCTATCATAATTACTAACTATAAATACATCATTAAAGGTATTTATTTTATAATGGCTTATCAAAACATCAATCAATACGTCTATAACAAGTGGTATTTATTGGGAGTATACACTGGTGATGACATCTCCTTAGCGTCCGACGAAAGAAATTACAACGAAGAAGTTGTTTTTTCTACCGACATTATAGGCGTTGATGATGGTAATCTTCTACCAATAAATATCAACTTTAACAGTACTGCAAATACTCAGACTTTTGATATTTCTTATAATTCATACAACTTTAACAATATTATAGTCTCGTCCAATTATTGGACGCCTGAAAATTTTGACCCGAATTGTATAACAGCACAAACAATTTGTGACATTGGTTTGACAGGCACTGATAACGGTTTGGTTACCGGAATGACAGGTCAATCCATTACTATAACAAATGGGGTATTGACCGGCTCATCAAAATTTAATAGATATACTTTTGGTAGACAAATGAAGTTTCACCAAGTTACAGGATATACTGCAAGTCCAAACGTTAGATTTTCAGGTGTTCCTTCAGGTGCGACATATGCGATTGTAACAAAATCAGCCAGTACAATAGGGACTTATCAAGAATTTTATGGTGGTTTTTATCAAGGTTTTTATTCTTTATTTGGATACGAATATGACGTATTACCATACAGACAACATAGAGGTTGGACTGTTGAAATGTTGTTAAAGCCGAGATTATCTGATGAATATTCTCCGCCGTCAGGATATGCAACTTTAAACGGATTTTATCCGCAAAACAAAAATATTTTCTTTTACTTAGGAACTAGAGCGGAAAACAAATATTGGCATCACGCTGACGGAACAAATTCTGGTGATACAGGTTACACAAGAGTAACTTCGGGTCTAACAACTCTTCTTACTTGTGCTTGTGCAGACACGGGAGTTACCAACTCAAGCTGTATTCATGTATACCCCCCAACAGGATATACAACCGCACATACCACTTGTGATTGTGTGTGTACTTGTGGGTATTGTAACACACTTGTTCCCGAACCCGAAGACGACCCGTTATACGATTCAATGTCAAACGCTCTTGCGTTGAGATTGAGTGGTGACCCAGGAAACCCACATATATGTGTTAGGGTACTTAGGATGACAGGTGATTGTGTAACCACCGGTACTTGTGTCACAGGTGAAACTTCTTTAACAGGTTATACGTTTGAGGAATTTTGTTCTTCTAAAGGAATATACGATTACTGTACAGGAACGACTTATTTAGAACAGGAACACTGGTTTCAGGTAGACGCCGTTTTTGAAAGAAAATATTGGTTTGACGAATGTGATTTATATTATAGGGGTGGTTTAGGAACGATTACATCATATCCTTTTTCCGCAACTGTTGTAAATCAAACACTATCGTTAATCCAACCACCAACAACACATGAGAATATTGTCCCCCCAAAATTAGAAATTGTTGAATTAAATAATATGTGGTTACTTGAAAAGGACTACAGAAAAGGTACATTTAAAATTTACGTAAATGGAATGCACATTTTTTCTATTGAGGATTTTGAGGAAATCATACCTAGAGGATTATCAACAAGAAAAGAAAGACAAGTAGGTGTTCCTTTTAATATATCAATTGGGGGAGGAACACAAGGTCTACACGATAATTTAGTATTCAGTGGTTTACCCACAGGAATTACAAACAACTATATTCAAGACCCTGAGTTATTTCCTGACAATATTCTTAGTGCCACTACCTTGAGTGGTCTTAACACTAATATTTTAATTGAAAAATATTTTGCGGGAAATTTTGAGGGGGGTATTTCTCAGTTTAGGTTTTACAACAAACCTTTATCTGTACCTGAAATACAACACAATTACAGAATATTAAATACTGACTACGAATTATTTAATGAGTTCTGTCCAACTTGCCCACCAGTTCCAACACCTACACCAACCCCAACTGTAACTCAAACCCAAACTTCAACTCCAACACCAACACCTACCGAAACTGTAACACCAACAGTAACTCAGACACCGACAACAACACCAACGCCTTCAGTTACACCGGGAATTACACCTACAATGACATCGTCACCAACACCAACACCGTCTTCAACTCCTGTGTTCGATTTCGGATACTTGTTCATAGAACCACAATCAGGTTCAACAAATATTGGTCAATACTTGTACGATTTGGGTCTAAACTTCTTCGGATTTACAAACTTGTCATCTCCAGATACTTCTGATGCATCTCAATTTAACATAGATATGAATAGATATGTTGACTTCAGTGGTTGGACTTCAGGACTGTTCCCATCTGTAAGAAGTCAGTTTATACCTCAAACATCAGGTGGTGTTGATGGATATGGAAATGCAATAGTTGCTTACAACTTCACAACACACGAAGTTCCTGCTAACACAGTAATCGGTCCTGCTTGGTTTATTTGGATACTTCCTGTTGATTCAACTAATAACCAAATCCAAACCATGATTGATTACAATAACAGTGGTAATCCAAATGATTTGACTGGCGTTAATACCGAAGGAACATTAAGAGCAAATACATTTACATACTCAGGTAGTACAATACCGCCTGATACATATAGAGTTTACACAACATTTACTGACGTTGCGTTCTATCTAAACAATACCGATGATATTTATTTCAAAGGAAACTCAGTTTCATAAGTAATAGTATAATGAGTAATTTACCATATAAGAATCCGTTAACCGCACTTCAGTTAAACAGTCAACAATCAATACCAAGAAACGTAAATAGAGGTGTATCTTTTTCCGTGCTCAATACGGGTGGATATATGGAAGTGTACACTCTTGGTGATTTAATATGGAATTACTCGGGTGAAACTCTTCAAACAATTACCGGTTCAACAATACCAATAGATTTTTATAAAGGGGGAAACACAGCATTTCAACCCGATGTGTTAACTCTTAACTCGGACAACATATCTACAGGTCGTAGAAAATTGGGTATGTTAGCATATGTTTATGAAACGGATTTAATATATCAGTTTCACATTGACAATTATGATGCGTTATGGAGTGGTGCCACAGGAGCGACAGGTGTAGGTGGTCCAACTGTGATTCAAAATCAATTTGGAACTACGGTTAAAAATAATTCTGTTGCGGGTCAAAATTTTATTAATGCATGGACCGCATCTACTATTGAAGGTGTTGGGGGAGTGTCAAGAAGTAATGCAAGGTGGAGAGTATTTAGCGGGTCACTTGCGGTAATAACAGGTGGAACGGTTAGTGGTGGAACCACACTTATTTTAGATACTAACTACGGTACTCAAATAGAAGTAACAGGATTTACTTCAGGTACTACTGTAACGGGTGGCACATATGACTATACCACAGGAAATTTAACATTAGACAATTCTAACGGTACATTTGAAATAATTTCGGGTGTGACCGGTGTTTTAATAACAGGAGGCACATATTTTAGCGGGACCTCCACATTAGATTTGTTTGATTCAACAGGAGGCACCATATCAATAACAGGTGTTACCGCAGGTACTTCAGGTACTTCAGGCACTTCGGGTACAAGTGGTACTTCGGGTACTTCCGGTACAAGCGGTACTTCAGGCACTTCGGGTACAAGTGGTACTTCGGGTACAAGTGGCACTTCAGGAAGTTCAGGAACAAGTGGGTCTTCGGGAAGTTCAGGTTCAAGTGGTACTGATGGTAGCTCAGGTACTTCAGGAACTAGCGGAACAAGCGGCACAAGCGGTTCTTCAGGAAGTTCAGGAACAAGCGGTTCTTCAGGAAGTTCAGGAACAAGTGGTACTTCGGGAAGTTCGGGTTCTTCGGGATTGAGTGGTGTTGATGGAACTTCAGGTACATCAGGTTCAAGCGGAACTAGCGGAACAAGTGGTATAAGTGGTTCTTCGGGAAGTTCAGGTACTAGTGGTTCTTCAGGCTCTTCCGGAACTAGCGGAACATCGGGAACTAGCGGAACAAGCGGCACAAGTGGTTCTTCAGGAAGTTCAGGAACAAGTGGTTCTTCAGGAAGTTCAGGTTCATCAGGAACATCAGGGACTAGCGGAACATCAGGTTCATCAGGAACATCAGGAACTAGCGGAACATCAGGTTCTTCAGGTACTAGTGGTTCTTCAGGTACTAGTGGTTCATCAGGCACTAGTGGTTCATCAGGCACTAGTGGTTCTTCAGGAAGTTCAGGTTCATCAGGAACATCAGGTTCTTCAGGCTCAAGCGGTACTAGTGGTACATCGGGAACTAGCGGAACAAGTGGTACAAGCGGCACATCAGGTTCTTCAGGGAGTTCAGGTTCTTCAGGTTCAAGTGGTACTAGCGGAACAAGCGGCACTTCAGGAACAAGTGGCACATCAGGTTCTTCAGGAAGTTCAGGTTCTTCA